CAAGATTGCGCGGAGGTCAATATAGTCCTCCACTTCGCCTTTGCCATAATCCGCGCCGACTTCCAGATACCCGTCATCCCACTTCTTTATCCGCGTATACTTCACAAGCCTCGGCGACGTCGCAAAGCGAATGACATCATTACCATATGAAAACAAACTATAATTCCCGGCACAGGAAAGCCTAGCCAAGCCAGTATTTGCAGATACCTTACGCTCCGCGCGCGTGGGGTATGCAGCCGAATACCTCATTTTGCCGCGATTGCCGTTCTCTGTTCCTTGCCGGTGCATAGTGCGCCAAACAAATTGACTGATATTTTAACCTATCGGTTGCGCCGAATCAAGCGGGATTTAGTGGCTGTGTTAGTCGCCAGTTGTTAGAGGTTGAACCGTGGCGTCTTCATGATACGGGCGGAGTTCCGGAAAGAAGTCCATCCTAAGCGCATTCGCCAGCTTCGCCGCCGTGCGGAACGAGAAGTTCACGTCCTGGTGCAACACCTTCGTGATGTACGGCCGCGACACCTCCATCCGACGCGCGAGCTCCGTCTGCGAGACGCCCAGCTCCTTCATCCGCCTGAGTATCCGCCGCAGGAACGCCGATCCGATCTTGTCAATCGCTTTCATATTTTCCAGTCAAAACCCTCTACGCGCTACACGTTCTTGCCTTATGGCTCCTCACATTTGCTTTCGCTACTGGGAGTTTTGGAACTTGTGAGGATTGGAGGATTTTTATGATTTTTCACCGAAACTCCTAGTCTCCTAATCTCCCAGCAGCAAAAGTAATGAGGGACATTCCAATCACCTCTATCGTTTATACATGACTTAATGGGTTAGATGTGTTCTTCAACCCCACGGAAATGGACGTTGAGCTCGTGGAGCGGGGCGAGGAGCGTGCCCAGCGGCGTGCCTTCGGTCATTTTCGCGAAGGCGTTGACGTCCTTTGGAAAGCACTTGCCGCCGTAGCCGAGCTTGCCATCTGGACCAGGCACATAGGTATGCATGTCGTTGATGTATCCCGAGAGCAATACGCCAGTGTGGACTTTCGCCCAGTCGCAGCCCATCTTTTCGACATACTCCTTCGCCGCGTTGAAGTACGTGACCTTGTAGGCACCGAACACGTTGTGGATGTACTTCGTAAGTTCGGCCTCAAGCGGACTCATCACCGTGAACTTCTTGCCGGGGAACACCTTGATCAGGAGATCGACCGCACCGGTAAATACCATCGTCTGCTTTCTGAAATCCTCGATGTACGTACGTTCCGTAAGGAATTCCGGCATGTAGCAGACCATGTGCCCGGTTTCCCGCGAAAGCATCTCGCTCGTTCCCGGGAGAATCGTGGTGCGTACGAACACGGGCACCTCCGGAAGACCGCGGATAAGTTCCTTCATGAGCGTCAGATCCTGCGTACCGTCGTCCTCCGTAGGCACGTGGATCTGCAGGAAGGCGATGTCAATCTGCGAGAGGTCGTCGTTGTACCCCTTCGGCGGATCGCTCACAAAGATTTGCGCATCCTTGTTATTCTCTTCCAACCACGCCTTGAGGGCCCCGCCGACAAACCCGCATCCGATTATTCCGACTTTGATCATTCTACTGCCCTTCTAAAACAACGCTCCGCGCCCGTGGGGTATGCAGCCGAATGCCCCATTTTGTCGCGATTGCCGTTCTCTGTTCCTTGCCGGTGCATAGTGCGCCAAACAAATTGACTGATATTTTAACCTATCGGTTGCGCCGAATCAAGCGGGATTTAGTGGCTGTGTTAGCCGCTAGCGGTGAGCGGTTGAGCCGCAGTCTCTTCAGGATACGGACGGAGTTCCGAACGACTTGACCATCTGCTCTAGCGTCAGCCACACAGTCTCGCCATCGGTCTTGACGGCAGGTTCGTTGCCGTCCGACGACTTGTAAGCCAATCAAGCAGCTTCGCCGGAACATCGGCAATCATCGGGAAGTATCCATTGTCCGTCCTGACACGGTCACGGACAGACCGGTCAAAGCGCTGCCCATCGTGGAAAGCTCTCACCTTTATCGGATCATAGAACTCTTCTTCGTTGTGTATCTTCGCGAGAGAAGAAAAGTCATAGCTGCGCGGACGCCCCGAAATCGGCGTCTTGAATCCGAGCCCGCACTTTGCCGCGCAGCGTTTCATCCAGTCAAGGGTGACATCCGAAAGTTCGCACTCGTTCCCCGGATACCCTCCGCCAACATCCTTGTGAACCCCGGAGAACCACCTCTGGACAATCCTCTCGGCCCTATCATACTGCATGGCGCTGTACCATTCGCGCCTTTCATCGGTCGCCATCGCATGATATATCCATTTGACATTCGGCGCCCGCTCGCTGTCATGATAGCCCTTGTACTTGTCATGCGGAGACGTCACCGCATCCCAAAGACCGAGCATGACGATCCTCGGTGACGCGACGATGCCATCTTTCTTCAGGCGCTCGATTGCGTAGGCGTCTTTGTCGGCATAGGCCTTCGCGATCTGGACCGCCGAAGAGAATCTGCGCGGGATGCCGACTTCCGATAGAAGCCAGCTCAGCGTGTGCGCAAGATACCCGCCACGGCTGAATCCAAAGAGATAGACACTGATGTCCTCGCCGTCCGGCGCGTTCAGCATCTTCTTCGTCAACCATCTGTAGGCGAGCCCGAGCGGACGGTCAAAGTCCGCCGCGAACATCCCGCTTGCCAATTCGTCGCCCTTGACGGTTCCGATTCCCTCGACATACACCGCCTGCGTGTCCGCACCGGCAGAACAGTCTATATCCTGCTTCAGCTTCCAGACGTTCGTTCGCGTGGAAGCCTCGTTCCATGTCCCGTCTATGCACACGACGAGTTTCATTCGACAGCCTCCAACCAGTATGTGTACTCGACTGGCTTGGCGATCCCCAATGAACCCCAGGTCGCCAGAAGCTCCCACCACTCCTGGGAGACGATTAGCCGTTGCACGGCCCTTTCATCCACGCTCCCGTCTCCACGCTGCAAGGTGCCGTCAAGCAAAGTCTGCGCACTGTCGCCCCAGTCCCACCAGTAGGCGCTTGCGACATCGCAGAAGTTCGTTTTGGAGTTTTCATCGCAGTCAGCAGCGCTTGAAACATCGAACCATACGCAACCAGATGGTAGCCAGCCTGACATCGCGATCAGAAGAACAAGCACAAAAGGGCAATGCCACACGCCCTTGATCATTGCAACTTCTTTCCCAAGCTTGATTTACACGCGAAGAGTACCATTCCCAAGCGAACGGCGGTAGTCATCGACCGTCATGGCAAGCCCCTTCTCAAGGCTGATGGCGGGCTTCCACCCAAGCGACCGTATGAGCGTGGTGTCGCAGAGCTTGCGCGGCGTACCGTCCGGCTTCGTGGCGTCCCAGTCGATCGCCGCCGGACACCCAGTCGCCGCCTTCACCTTCTCCGCTAGCGTGCGGATGGACACCTCTTCGCCCGATCCCACGTTCACGAGATCCGGCGGGTTCTCCAGCTCCAGCATGAACACGCACGCCGCCGCAAGGTCGTCAACGTGCAGGAACTCGCGGAGCGGCGTCCCCGTGCCCCACAGCGGCACCGTGGCGTCGCCGTTGACGCGAGCCGTCTCGAACTTGCGGATCATGGTGGGCAGCACGTGTCCGCCCACGACGTCGTAGTTGTCGCCGGGACCGTAGAGGTTGGTGGGCATCAGCGAATGGTAGAGAACTCCACAGTCGCGCCGCAGGAACTCGCAGAGCTTGAGTCCGGATATCTTCGCGAGCGCGTAGCCCTCGTTCGTCTTCTCCAGCTCGCTCGTGAGGAGCGCGCTCTCGGGAATCGGCTGCGGAGCCATGCGTGGGTAGATACAGGTGGATCCGAGGAACAGCAGACGCTTCACGCCTGCCTTGTACGCGCCCCAAACCGTGTTGAGCGCGATCATCTCGTTCTCGTAGAGGAAGAGCGCGTTCGCCGCCGAATTCGCGCCGATGCCGCCCACGCGCGCTGCTGCGATCACCGCCACGTCCGGCTTCTCCGCCGCGTAGAACGCGGCGACGGCGGCAGGGTCGAGCAGGTCCAGTTCCTTGTGCGTGCGCGTGACAACGTTTGCGTAGCCCTTCTTGGCGAGCGCGCGGCACACGGCGCTCCCCACCATGCCACGGTGTCCGGCAACGTAGATTCGGTCTGTCTTGTTCATTTCAGCTTCAACTCCTTCTCGGCCAGCTTGAGATCGGCGTCCATCATCATCTTCACGAGGCCCTTGAACGTGACCTTCGGTTCCCAGCCGAGGACGCGCTTCGCCTTCGAGGGATCGCCCAAAAGCTGCTCCACCTCGCTCGGACGCTCGTAGCGGCTGTCGTGGCGAGTGTACTTCTCCCAGTCGAGCCCCACGTACCCGAACGCCTCGGCCAGAAACTCCTTCACGGAGTGCATCTCGCCGGTCGCGAGCACGTAGTCGTCGGGGTTGTCCTGCTGCAGCATCCGCCACATGCCCTCCACGTAGTCGCCCGCGAAGCCCCAGTCGCGCAGGGCGTTCACGTTGCCCATGAAGAGCTCCGACTGGAGGCCCAGCTTGATGCGGCTCGCCGCGCGCGTGATCTTGCGCGTCACGAACGTCTCGCCGCGCCGTGGCGACTCGTGGTTGAACAGTATGCCGTTGGAGGCGTGCATTCCGTACGCCTCGCGGTAGTTCTTGACGGCCCAGTACGAATAGAGCTTCGCCACGCCGTACGGGGAACGCGGGTAGAACGGCGTCGTCTCCTTCTGCGGCACCTCCTGCACCTTGCCGTACAGCTCGCTCGTCGAGGCCTGGTAGAAGCGCGTCTTCACGCCAGTGAGGCGTATTGCCTCCAGCATCCGCATCGTGCCGAGCGCGTCCACGTCGCCCGTGAACTCGGGCGAGTCGAACGACACGCGCACGTGGCTCTGCGCCGCGAGGTTGTACACCTCGTCGGGATTGATCTCGTGTACGATTCTCATGAGACACGAACTGTCGCAAAGATCGCCGTAGTGCAAAAAGAGATTGACCCCATTCACGTGCGGATCCTCGTAGAGGTGGTCGATGCGCGACGTGTTGAACGTGCTCGACCTGCGGATGATGCCATGGACTTCATACCCCTTCTCAAGGAGCAGTTCGGTCAGGTACGACCCGTCTTGTCCGGTGATGCCGGTAATGACAGCACGCTTCCTCATCATGCAGTCTCCTCCCACGGCTCGATGTCCGCGAGCACCGGGTGGCTCAGGTCCTTCTCCGACAGCGTCACAGCGCCTATGTCGACCGGCCACTTGATACCGAGGGCGGGATCGTCGAACCTGAGCCCGCGTTCGGACTCGCGGCAGTACACGTTGTCGCACTTGTAGCTGAACAGCGTGTTGTCCTCCAGCACGACGAACCCGTGTGCAAGCCCGCGAGGCACGAACATCTGCTTGCGGTTCGTGCCGGTCAGCAGCACGGCCACGTGCCTGCCGAACGTGGGCGATCCCTTTCGCACGTCCACGACGACGTCCCACACGGCCCCGTGCACGACGCGAACGAGCTTCGCCTGCGTGTGCGGCGCAGCCTGCCAGTGCAGGCCGCGCACGACGCCCTTGGACGACCTGCTCTCGTTGTCCTGGACGAACACGGCGTCAATGCCTGCATCGGCATAACGCTGCGCATTGTAGGTCTCGGCGAAGTAGCCGCGTCCGTCCACATGGACGTCCGGCTCGATCACCTTCAGACCAGATATTCCCATCGGCGCTTCTATTACTCTCATGACTGCCTACTTCTCTCCGTGTGGCCGTAGTATACCACAACTTCTTGCGCCGTGTCTACAGCAAAATTAAACCACATTGCGACCGGTGACCATCCTGCCTATGGCGAACGCCGCCGCACAGCACACGGCCGCCAACAACGCGATGGGCCAGAAGACGACACACATGACGAGCATCCGCCGCGCCCAGAGCACGTAGTTGTCCAGCACGGCCAGGCACAAGATCATGCCGACGGCCACGCCGCCGAGATACATGCCCAGGCAGAACAACACCCAGCCGCTCATCGCTCCCCCTGCGCAGGCATGAGCCCGTGCTCGCGGCCGTAGTCGCGCCAGTTGCCCTCGTTGAGGTATATGCCCCGCTCGTAGGCGTGGTCGTACACCTTGTTGAACAGGGCGCGGCACCTGGGGCACCGCTTCGACGCGTTGGAGCCGACGTAAGTCGCCCCGCACCCGCACGTCTTCTCACGCGGCGGGTTCCTCCGGCGGTCAGCCATTTCTCCTCCAGCCATTGCTCTTCCTCCACTCGTCTAACCTGCGGCACGGCAGCTGGCCGGTGCCGGAGCCTCCCGGCCCTGTGATGCACATGTACGGCGTAAACAGCCGCTTGACCGCGGCCCAGAGGCCGCTGCCCCTGGGGCGCACGAGCGCGCAGTCGCAGTCGCACCCGGTCGCGTCCGGGTTCTCCGCGAACGGGCACCTGCCGGTCCCATCTGGCGACGTGCCGCTCATTTACGCTCCCTCCCGCCGTCGCAGCCGCTGAAACCCCAGAACAGCCGGTCGCACAGCCAGCAGAACGCCAGCACGGCGAGCGACAGCGGCCACAGCGCGCAGAACAGCAGGTCAAGCGCGAAGTCGGCCGCGTTGGCATACGGACCGCCGGTGATGCGGCTGTACGCCAGAAGGGCGGCCGCGACAAGCGCGTACGCCCCGATCGATATGAGTGTCACCATGTTTTCCTCCAGTTTCCGTAAAAGGCCTTCGCCTCGGCCTTGGTGCCGGTCATCTGCACCTCGCCGTCACGGGACACGCCGTACACGTGCGCCCCGCCCTCGTCCTCGTACACCGACAGGGCCACCTTGGCCCCGTCGTCAATGCGCTCGTGGAGCGTCTTAACCAGTTTAAGCATCAACTCTCCTTGCCTCTATAAGATATCGCGCAAAAAACTCCTAGGCTTACGCCGTAGTGTACGAGTTGCGTCCATAAATGTGCTGTACTTATCACGAAGTGCAGTGGCATCAACGTCTACCCACCCAGCAGGATCTACTATCCGGTAAAACGACGGCTTGGTCGGATGGGTACCCCACGGAGTAGAATCAAACACAGCGTAATGCTCCCACGGCATTCCCCGCATCTCATGGCCGGGAAGAACCACTTGATACGCCGTACTTGGCCTCCCACCCCTGCCAAGAGACATTCGCAACAGTCGGTTGTTAACCTCAGGTACATGATCCGTGAAAAACGACTTGCCTGTCCTGAACGACTTACTGTGCACTAAGTCAGATACCGAGAGACTCCCACCATTGCGAGTATACGTCAACGCCTCCCTGACATCAGGTGTTGCAAAGCCTGGGTCAGTGATAGGCCATGCACTCTGAAATACCCTATTGGTAAACTCATTCCCCCTAAAAATGTTACCTCTCGATTTTACGTACTCCGAAGTACGAGGTACCCCGTCTGTCCAGTTATTCAACGCATACCGGACACTATCACGATACCGCTCTACCTCTGGGCGCACCATGTCACGGAAACTCCGTGCCACCTCTCTACCCCTGACACGCCCGTCTAACGCATCCGCAACCCTACTATTGACGGCTATAACGTCTGGCAGCAGAAATCGCTTCTTGCCTCCACCCCGCAGTGTTCTCCGCAGATGCAAGCCCTCTAGGTACTCCCTCAGCGGAACGCCTTTAGCCTTTGCCTGGCGGAATGCGCGCGCAAGGCTCATACCGAGACTCTTAGCTTGTTCGCCCACGGATAGTTTGCTGAAGCTCACACTAGGGTTGGCTAAACACGACTGCAACATGCGGCGAGTCACACGCGTGACCCTGCCGGACCTAATCAAATCTGCAAGCCGCCTCGCCGCTTTAGACCCAGCGCTCTTCTCAAGATCCGCGATACCGGCACCGGCTATTCTCTCGGCGTCCGCGCGCTTGCCGAGCCTGTCCGACACCTGCCTGGCCAGGTACTCGGCGAGCAGCTCCCTGTCGAGCTTCCTGGGATCCGTGTCCGGCCCGTAGCTGTCGGTGTACACCGTGTGGAACCCGCTCTTCCTGATCTCCCGCAGCAGCCTGCGCCGCTCGGACGAACGCCCGCTGAGCACGGTCATGTCGACGTGGTGCCCGAGCTCGTGACCGATGATCGTCCTCAGGAAGTCGCGGCCCGACCCCTTCAGCCCCCAGTGCCGCATTACCGCACGGTAGCGCGGGTTGATGCGCACCGTGCCGTCATCCTGCGTGTTGCCTCCGGACGAGTTGGGCGCCAGCACGTCCTTCGACACCGGCCTCCCGTCGACGTACGTCGGCTGGCGACTCACGACGAGCCTGTCGCCTGACACGGGATATCCCATGCCGGCGTACGCCCTGCGCACCTCGTCGTAGATCTCGGGTACGTCGATGCGGGCTGACATGGCCACATCACCCCATCGACGAGACCTTGAATGACCGGGTGTCGAAGACCTCCTTGACGAGGTCCGCCACAAGCATGGCCCTGCGGCCGTCCCTGTTCTGCAGGTCGTCGGCCGGGAACGAGATGCCGTACGTCGGGAACTCGAAGAAGTTCCACGGCGTGCCGGTCTGGTCCACGAGCTGCGTGTAGACTGGATCGATCGGGCCGCCCTTGAACATCGACCGGAACATGCGCACTAGCGCCTCGTCGGTCACGGTGTACGCCGGCGGGATGTTCCCCTCCTCGAGCTCGTCGCGGTACACCAGGAACAGCCTGACGCGGAGCTTGAGGTTGCCGAACTCGTGGACGCCGCGCAGGAAAAACCTGAACGCCTCGGACCGCTCGTCGGCGGGCGTGTACACGAACACGGTGCCGGTCTCCTGGTCGAAGTCCGTGAGCGTGCCCGGTATGCACTTGAACAGCGCCTCGACCTTCGCTGCCATCTCGACCACCGGGCTGGCGAGGCCGATGGCCGACACCGGCTTGTCCTTCTTGGTCGGCCTCTTGCCTGTGCTCTCGTAGAGCTTGACCGTCTTGTCTGCCGTGACGGTCTTTGTCTTATTGGTTGTCTTCTTGGTTGTCTTCTTCATGTCTGTTGCCTCCTTGTTGCGTATGCCCCGGAACGCCCGGGGCCTGAAACCGGGATCAGCCGTACGGGTACGGATACCCCCTGCGGTCGTCGTCCTTCGACGAGAACGCCTTGTACCCGAGATACCCCAGCAACGGTATTCCGATTGCCGCCGCGGCCGTGCCGATCGGGTGCTCGGCCGCGAAGCCCTTGACCTTGTCCCACGTGGACGGGGGCGGCGGTGGCGGGGCTGGCGGCGGCGCCGTCAGGGCCTTGTAGTCCTGGTAGCCGCGGAGGCCGCCGTACCCGGCCAGGCCGAGCAAGCCCACCTTCCCGAGCGTCCTGAAGAGCCCGGCAGACTTCATGAGGGCGCCGGGGTCGACCCCGGCCGCCTCGGCGGCCTTGCAGAACCCGGCGACGTAGGCCCGCATCTCGGGCGGAACCGCCTCCTCTGCCCTCTTCTCACCTCTCATCCCGGCTACGATGCCGCGGATTGCCTCTGCTGTCTTGGTATTCATTGTCTTTACCTCCGTTTTCAGCCTCTGTAATACGTCCCGCCGTACGCGACCAGCGGCACGGCGGAGAGCGGGAGCAGCATCGTGCGCCCGCGCATGAACTCCTTCGCCGCGTCAAGCGCGCTGCGCGCCTGCGGGCTGTTCACGGCGCCCTGCACGGCCTTGCCGGCCGTGCCGAGCGCGTTGCCGACCCGCTGGCTGCCCATCGCGCCCCGCACCGCGGCCCCGATGCGCGGGACGAGGCCCCTCGCACGCCGAAAAAGCGCGACCGGGTCCACGTTGAACGCCAGGGCGGTCTTCACGAAACCGTCTATGTACGCGTCGCTCATGCCGGCACCTCCGTCACCCGTGCCACCGGCTGAGCTGCACGCGCTCCTTCCGCTTGGCGTTGTTGTACGCGCCGGCGCCGGGAGTGAGCAGGTTGGCCCACCTGAACCTCTGGTCGTAGTCGATCTGGTCCTGCGCGGTGCGGCCGCGCGTGAAGAAGGCCTTGCCGCGGCCTAGCATGTTCGCGAGCGCGCCGGCGGTGAGGCCGGCGACCGCGCCGATGCCCTTGCCCTTGATGCCGCGCAGCCTCAGCTTGCCGAGCCACCTGTTGGCGCGTCGCGAGCCGAGGGCTGCGCCGAGCGCGGTGCCCTCGCCGAGCGTGGCCCACTGGCCGAGGCGCTCCATGAAGTCGTTGCCGAACGCGCTGGTGCCGCCGCGAGCCGGGAAGTTCTCGGCGACCTGCTGCGGAAGCTGCTGCGGCTGCTGCCCCGGCTGCGGAACCGCCCGCTGCGGGGGCACGGGCGGCGCCGCCACCTTGGCCAGCGCCGCGGGGTCTACCCCCATGGCCTCCGCCGCCTTGCAGAAGCCGGCGGCGAACGCCTGCTCCTCGAGGGTGAACCGCGCCTCAGCGGCCTTCTGCTGGCGCATCCCGGCGACCACGCCGCGGATGGCATCTCTCGTCTCGTTGTTCATCGACTGTTCTCCTTGTCTGTTGTTCACGGTCTACAATCCTCGCGGCATGCTATTTAAGCCCAGCCTGCTGGTATCTGCCCTTCCATCCCAGCTCCCCGAGCGCGTCTATGATCTCGTCGGACGGGCGTTTGCGGAACAGGCGGATGCGTTTAAGCGCGTCGGGGCCGCTCTCGACGCTCTTGATCGCGGCTGACATTCCTCCCGGATTCTCCCGCGTGTAGGCGGACAACGGCAGGTGGAACAGCTCGCGCCTCTTCATGAACGGCAGATCGCTGGCCGGGACAAGCGTCTCGAAATTCCACGGGCCTATGTTCGGACGGCCTTTCATCTCCATCCTGCTGTACAGGTCGTATGTCTTGTCCATCTCGCCAAGCAGTGCCTTTATCGGATTACCCCCGGCCCTCTGGGTATTGGGGCCGAGCATCATGTGCGGGGCGAACGGGGAATACCCGTTGACCACGGCCTGGCTATCGGCGCCGTCAAGTATGCTGAACAGGCCGAGGCGGCGCCGCTCGTCGGTAAACCCATTCCTGTGGGCGTAGAAGTCGGCCACGTGAGGGCTGCGCGTAGCGGTCACTCCCCAGCTGAAATCGACCTTGGGGTCTATCCCGTCCGCACGCATGTCCCACCCGGGCTTCCGGCTGTTGCGGAATATCGCCTGCCGCAGGGCCTTCGGAGCCCCGGCCACCCGCTTCGCGACCGAATCCGCCGGGTCTCCGCCCCTGAACAGCGGGAACCTGATCCCCTCCTCCCTGATAACGCGTGCCGCGCTTACCGGCCTGTTCTTGGTCTTCGCGAACAGCTTAGCCAGCTTGCGCCCCACGACATGGTTGCGCAACTTCACGTCAAGTTCGTCCGCAATGAACCCCAGACTCGGCTTATCGCTGCTATACACCCCAGGAACCCGCGGCTTGGGCACGTACGTGCGCATCTTGGAGGAGAGCACCCTGCGGGCGACCTCCGCAACACCGCCCTTCGACCGCAGCATCTCCTTCACGATGCGAGTGCTGGCCCGCTTCTCGCCGCGCATCCCGGCCACCATTCCGAGCACGCATTCTCTGATCTCGTTGCTCATGCCTCCACCCCCTTGTAGGGCGACACCGAGTCGACCTTGACCCACCTGTCACAGACCACGTCGGTAATTCCCGGACGCACGACCCGCCACGGCTCGGGGGCAACCACGATGCCGCTGTCGGCCAGCCCGAGCCACGCAGCCCACCAATTGAAGGTGGAGTTGGGTATGATCGCGTGCCTGCACCTGCCCATGAGCTGCAGCTGCCACCACGGTGGCTGGACGCACCCGACAACCTCCGCGTCCGGAATCCGGCCGAACGTCCGCTCGCACCACGCCGCGTCGTCGCCGAACACGAAGAAACGGCACCCCGGCACATGTGCGCGCATGTAGTCCATCGCCCTGGGATAGTAATGCGGCCCGACCGTCCAGCGGATTCTGAGGAAGTCCGTTCGCCTCGTGCCCACCATGACCGAACCCGGCCTGTCGATGCGCGACAGCAGCCCGGCATACCTCTCCCGCAGATCAACCGGCCACGGAAGGGCGAGCTCCCTCCGCAGCGTATCGGAGATGTCCACGAAATAATGCTCGTTCGCAAAATACCCCGTAATGTAAGCAGGAGTCTCGGTAAACAACTGAGGCAGGTACTTGTCTGCCTTGCCGCGGACGTCAATGCGCCGGAGGCCAGCATGGCTCCACCTCATACGCGAGCCGAACCGCGCCATGATGCCCGGAAACCAGTCCCGGAGCATCGGCTGGATCCGACTGTCGTCATATACAACCGGGACCCCTGTCCGAATCTCGAGCGCCCGGCCGAACGCGTACTGGAAAAGCTGGTTCCCGAGCCGGCCGGACATACGGACGCAGTGGTGCGGCGTGGTCCTCGGAACTTGCGTGGCTGTGCTGTCGCTCATGCCTTATCCTCCCTGCGCCTGCTGCTGCAGCACCATGTCCCTCCCCTGGAGCGCGGCCTGGTTGCGCATCTCGTCCATCCTCTGGATGACGAGCGCGTGCAGCGTCGGGTTCGAGTGCTTGATCTTGATGAGCTCGCTCCTGCGCATCGACTCCGGCGTCTGGGTGAGGAGCTGCTGCGCGAGGGCGCCGGCCTGCTCGTACACGTCGCCAGGAGTCGCGCCAACGACCGCCCCGGGCCCGGCGTTCTCGCCGCCGCTGCCGTCGAGCTGCTGCGCGGACTGCTCCTCCATGGCCTTCTGCTGCAGGCGCTGGATCTCCTGCTGCTCCTTGACGACGCGCTCCTGCTCGGCCATGTAGTCGATGCCGAGCGGCCTGTACGCTGTCTGCTTGGAGATGTCCTGCCCCGCGGCGGCCTGCATCATCAGCGCCTTGCGCTCGAGGTCGTCGGCGAGCGTGACCGGCCTGAGGTGCGCCTCGACCTTGTCTGACCAGCGGAAGTAGCGGCCGACGATCCTGACGATCCACGTGATGATGCTGCCGTAGCCGTTCACGAGGTGCGACCACTCCTTCTCGAAGAGGCGCAGCGCCACCGGCGCGGCCTGCAGCGACAGGGAGCCCTTGTAGAGCTCCGCCGGGTAGCCCATGGACGTGAACAGCTCGTCGAGGGCGAGCTGTATGCTCTCCTTCGGAGACAGGCTCTTCGCCTCGCCGCCGAGCATCTGGTAGCCGATCGCGAACGGGGCGACCTGGACGTCGGTCATCTGCTTGCGGTGGTTCTCCACCATCTGCTGCATCTGGCTGACGAACGTGCCCATGTTCATGAGCGACAGGGCGTCCTGGTTCGTGGTGGACTGGGCCTGAGGGAACAGGACGCGGAACGGCACGACGTAGTCGAGCGTGATCGCCTCGTCGTACCTGCGCAGGAGCTGTATGTAGTACGCGAGCTTGAAGTTGGGCAGCATCGGCGGGAGGCCGAGGCCGCGGATCGGGAGGCCCGCGAGGCTGCCCGCCCTGAGGTGGAACAGCGAGCCGTCCTTGAACTTGAAGAGGTTGTCCGACGGCCTGAGGGCCGTCTCGATCATCGACCACGGCGTGTCGTTCAGATAGAACGGGTTGCCGTCCTTTATCTTGGCGCAGAACTGCGGGTCCATCTCCAGGTAGTACTCGGTGCGGCCGCTGATCGGGTGGACGCGCACCTTTATGCGCTTGGGGTTCCAGCGGATGAGCTTCACCCGGTCGATGTCGGGCGAGCGCCTGTCCCGGTGCCCGAACGCCACCTCGGCGTCGCACTTCGGGCAGTGGCCGGTGAACTCGCCCTTCTTGAACTTGTAGGGGATGGCGTCGCAGTGGTACTCTGTCTGGCAGCCGGGGCAGACGAGCATGCGGTCGAACGGCAGGAACAGGGACAGGTACACGTTCCCGTAAGTGATGAAGTCGTCGCCTATCTCCCCGAGCGTCTCGATGAGCTTCATCTTGTCGTCGAGGAAGGTCTCGTACTTCTCGCGGTCCTTGTCCTCCTCGCCCTCGACCACTATCTCGGTCAGGAAGTACCGGACCACCCGGCCCGTAACCGCGCGGAACGGGGCCATGGTGGTCATGAGGAACTCGCAGAGCTCGTATATCTGGTTGATGTCGGACGGGACGTACTCCGACGCGATGTCGAAGAACGGGTTGGGGTACTTGTCAGCCCCCGAGCGGGTTATCCCGCTGTACCCGGCGTACCCTACCGCCGCTCCTGTGTTCTGAACTGCCATCTGTCGGCGTCCCCTCGGCGGATCCGGCTAGCACATGTTCTCGGTGACGGGACGGCGGTTGTGGCGCCTGAGGCCCAAGTTGGCCGTGGCCACGCCAAGACCCCGGCCGGCGCCGGCCTTGGCGAAATGCTCCGCGCCGGCGTCGATCACGTCGTCGATCTCGGCCGCGTCGCCCGCGGCCTTCTTACGCTCAACTGCGTTCTGCTTCTCCATCATGGTCTGCTCCTTCGTTGCCGACCGACAGCCAGAAGAGTGCTATGAAGTCCTGGCTGTCCGGTTCGGCGTATATTTTAGCACAACGACCATGATACTCGCAAGATGTCCTTTTCTCCCCGGATAGGACAACCATCGGGCCGGGCTTGATCCCCACCATCAGCTCGGACGCGTACGACGGGTCGCTGACCGTCAGCACGGCCGAACGTCCCTGGCGGCCTGGGTGCAGCCGCCCCATGATCCGGCACTCCCAGCGTTCCCCTCCGACCTTGAGCCGCTCCTCCGGGATGGCCAGGGCGACGCGCACGGTCTCGCCCAGCGCCGAGCGCCTCAGCTCCTCCTCGGCCCGGGCGCGATAGGCGTCGCGCTCCCTGGCCCCCTCGAGCTGGCTCGACAGGTCGGCGACCTGCGCCTCGAGCTCCGCCGCGCGCTGCAGCAGGGCCGCGTGGTCCCCCGCCAGCTTGGTCATCGCGGCGACCACGTCTCCGGACGCAGTGAGCTCCCGCGCGCGAGGCCGGGCGGGGGCGGCGGCGATGCCCCGCAGCGTCCCCCGCAGCCCCTCCAGGGCCTCCTCCCGGCCCGGCAGGTCCGTCTCCCCGGTTCCGGGCGCAGGGCCCGACAGCCCGTCGTAGAACCCGTCCAGCGTGTCGTCGTCGGCCGGGGCCTCCGCCCGGCGCGAAAACATCCCCGGGTCGTCAGGATCCCGCAGGACCGGCCGCTCCGGCCCGGGGCGGCCGGGACGGTACGCCCTCGGGGGGACGAAGCCGGCCCCTGGCAGTATGCGCCCCCGCACCCTGTGCGGCTGCAGCGTCGGGACGGGCGTATCCCCGTGCCCGGGCTGGACCCCGCGGCCGGCGCCGATCGCACGGGCCGGACGGGCTTGGCGTCCGGGCCTTGACGGTGCAGGCGGAGGGGCCGGGTCGGGCGGCCGTGGCCGCGGGGGTGGGGGTGTGCGGCGTCCTGCGCCCTCCCCGGTCCCCTCCGCCTGCGAATAGTACTCCCTGTACCGCTCGGCCTCGGTGCGGCCGTCGTAGCGGGCCGCGTCGGCCCGCTTCGCCGTGTCCTTCGTGTCGATGTGGCGCATGCCCTTCGGGACGATGCCGTTCACCGCGGCCACGCCCGGGGCTATTATGCCGTCCCTGCCGCCGTAGGCGTCGGCGCGGGGGCACACGAAGCCGGGGAGGCCGCCGGCGGTCGGCGGCTCCCCGGAATATCCCCTGTCGCGGGGCAGGCGCGTCACGAGGCCGTCCACGTCAGGCATCGCGGGCCCCCTTCCCCGCGTACACCGACACGTGGTCGTAGTGCAGGTACGCGTTCAGGCGGTACTCCCCGACGGCGGCGACGTACGTCACCTCGTAGCGCACGCGCCCGTTGAGCGTGGTGGACATGATCCACCTCCGCACCCCGTCGCCGGACTCCATCTGGCACTCGACGCGCACCTCGAGGCAGACGGGGGACACGGCCGAGGTCAGGAGCGCGTGGCGCCGCACGAGCTCGACGGCGGCCGCGTCCCTGTCCTCCGGAAGCGGGTCGCCCATCGGCGCGGGCGACACGGGCACTGCGAGCGGCTCAGGCATCTGCCGGCGCCTCCTCGATGCAGCGGTTCTCGAACTTCTTGTACGCGTCGAGGTAGTACCTCGCCTTCGCGGCGTCGTACGTGACCTCGTAGTACATCCCGTCCGGGAGCGTCGTGGAGAGGAGCCACTTCGCGTTCCCGAGGACGTGGCACTGCCACACGACGTACACGTCGAAGGCGGCGGCCGGGTCAGACCTGTCGAGGTGCCCCTTCACGTAGCCGCGGACTATCTCCGCGGCGGCTGCGTTGCGGTCCGGGTGCATGTCAGGCATACCCCCTCTCCTCGTCGACGCAGACGTCGTCGGACTTGTCGTAGACGTCGAGGTAGTACTGCGCCTTGGACGCGCTGTACGCGACCTCGTAGTACCGCCCGTCGCGCAGGGTCGTCGTCATCAGCCACTTCGCGTTGCCGAGGACGTGGCACTGCCACACCACCTGCACGTCGAAGTCGTCGAAGCCCTCCGTGTCCTTGACGTGGCTGCAGGCGTACCTGCGCACGAGCTCCGCGGCCGCCGCGTTGCGGTCGCGCGGGAGCTCCTCGTCCATCGGATAGCACTTGTGCCTGTCCGGATCCCCCATGTCAGGCCCCCTTCCCGGACTTCTTCGCGGGCTTCGCCGACTTCTCCGGCTTCGCAAGGTCGACGTTGCCGCCGCCCTTCGGCGCGAGCGTGCACAGGACGTCCATGAGGTCGTCGAGGACGTCGACGTTCACGTCGAACACCTCGAACCCGCAGTCCGCCGTGAGCCGCCGCAGGGCCTCGAAGTACGAGGACTGCCTGCCCGGGCCGTTGAGGCCCATCGCCAGGTGGACGATCGTGGACCGGCCGCAGGGCTCGCCAGGGACGGACGTCTCCGCCCTGTACACGCGGTACACGCACAGGTTGTTCGACTGGTCGGACACGCGCTTCACGAGCTCCTTCGCCCGCTTGGTGTCGACGCACTTCCGCGACAGCTGCTCCACCGACTTGACGTCGCCGAACCGCGCCACGAGATACTCCGGGGATCCCCAGGCGGGGGCCGGCTTCTTCTTGGCAGCCCCCTTTCTGCTTGGACTCTTAGTTGCCATCACTTTGCTCCTTTTGACTTTGGCTGTTCATCTCCGGCCCGTCCCGTCTGTCCCGCCCGTCCCGCCTGTCCAGCCCCGAACGCCTTGACCGCCCTGTTGTGGCGGACTATGTCGGCAAGCGACTTCGGCCTGTCGTCGGCTATCAGGTCCTCCCGCGTGACCGGCTTCTCGGCCCTGGCGACGGGGGCGACCTTCGCCCGCGCGCCGGCCCCCGGCACCTTGAAGTGCCCCATCCGGGCCATGTTGGCCTTCACGGCCTCGTCGTCCGCCCTGCGGCGCTCCTCCAGCTTCCTCTCGGCCTTCTCGGCCGCGGCCTTCCTGGCCTCCTGCGTCCTGCGCTCGGACTCGGCGCGCTCCCCGGCCGTGGGGAGGACGGCGCTGCCGGGTATGTGCGGCTCGCCGTCCTGCGACTCCCACGCAAGGGCCCCGTTGTTCATCGCCATGCGGACCGCGCGGTTGTCCCGCACCTCCAGCCACGGCGCGATGAAGCGCTCGCCGGGCGCCACCGAGCGGTGGACGCACTGCATGTACATGTCGGCCCCGGTCAGGTTCGTGAATATCATGACAGCGCCGCCATGTTCGCGTCAACGATGTCGCTGATCTCGCGCGCCATGCGGGCGAGCAGCAGTCCGCGCCTGACCTGCCACGGGATCGGGCTGTAGTCCGAAAGCGGGTCGACCTTCCCCCCGTCGACGACGGTGACCGTAGCAGTGCGGCCGTCCGGCAGGGCGATGGTGTGCCTGGTGACGCCGGGCTCGACCACGACCGGCCTGAGCTGGTTCCTGGCCAGCTCGACCAGCCTGCGGCCCAGGCTCTCGAAGAACGAGGCCGCCGGCTCCGGAAGCTGCGGCAGCGAGTAGCGCGGGCCGCAGCAGCCGCCATGGCAGCCGCCTCCGCACTTTGCCTGTTTCCCGGTTCCGGCGTTTTCCTGCTTGCGCTGGGCCTCGCGGATGCGTGCCCTGCGCTCCCTGTCATGCTTGTTCTTGCGCTCCCGCTGCTCCGGTGTGAGCGGTTTCCTGGTATCCGTCTTGCCTGCTTTGCCCGTCTTGCCTGCTTTGCCCGTCTTGCCTGCTGCGGCCTTCCCGGCCGCTGGGTGCTTTGGTGTTTTCTGCATCTGATTGGATCCTTCTGTTGCGAGAACGGGAATGAGTGTACCACACTGGCCGGCGTGAAGTCAAGCATCTTCTGGAAAAATCTTTTCTGCCGATCTGCCGAAACTCGGGAGAAATCCCAAGGGGGACACGTTCGACCCCCGAGCAGGGGGATCGAGCGAATGCGAGATCCCCCTGCGAGCGGGGTCAAAACGAGGGGGCTCCCCCGGGATTTCAAAAACGCCTGCAACCCGATTTCCGGGGACCCCAAAAACCCCGAAATCGAATATAAAAACTTACTTACCCTGTTAGGGTAAGTTTTTATATTACCTGCGCGCGTACGTACGCGCGCGTGCACGCGCGCACGCGAGGACATGAGGTACAAAAAATTGTACCTAACGTACCAGAAAACTGTACCGAAGACACCAGAAAACTGTATTTTGTGTACACCGGTATGTTGAGTCCATTAAATACAATTTTTTGTACCTCATGTCTGACTCAAAAAACTGTACTTCATGGGTATCAGAAAACTGTACTTAGCATACCAACGGATTGTATCTTCGGTACCAAAGAATTGTACTTCATGAAATATAATTTTCTGCTTGCAACACGAATACAGTTTTTGGTATACTATGCGCGTTCACGGAAAACAAGGTCTACACGGAGGAAAAACACCATGGACAACACGAGTTCAACAGCTGTCGCCAGCACGGTTTCTATCGGCTCGGTTGACATAGCCGGGATGCCGGAGATGAGGCTCAACGCGCCGGTGGTACTGGATGCAGGAAGCCTGTTCGACGCGTTCGCCATTTGCAGGATGTGCCTTCTCAGGATGCCGCTCGGCACGCTCGAGCGGCTTGCGCTGGACTACGTCCTGGTGGCCGACGAGACCGGCTTGGGCCGCAGGATCACGTACAAGGAGCTTGGCATGGCGCTGGGCCGCTGCGAGCATTCGGTCAAGGCGGCCGTCGCCGCCCTCCGCAAGGCGGGGCTGGTCATGACAGCCAGGACTGGTTACAGCGCGTCCGCCGTGTCGTTCACGGCCTCGCCGTTTGTGTCGTGGGCCATCGGCGTCCTCAAGCGCGCCGCGGCAAAACCGGCCGTTTCCGAAACGGCGGTTTCCGTTCACGCAGGCGTTGAATCCGTTTCCGGTTCCACGTTTTCCGTTTCCGAAAAGCCAGAACACGTTTCCAAACCGAGGCGTCCTCGTGCACAGGCCCTGGCAGCTAAAAAAGAGACGCAGACGCCTGCTCCGCCAGAGTCCGACGAGGGCCAGCCGGCCATCCTCGGGATGGCCGCGCCGTACGAAGGGGAGTTCGACAACTCCGAGGAGCTGGCCGACACCCTTAGGATCGCTGGCAGGTCTGCAGGGGAGGGCGCCGACGCGGACGACATCAGCTTCGGGTCTGAGACCGACGACACCGACATAGGCCGGGGCATCAGGATCAACCCGAACCTCTGATAGCTAAAGAAAAGCGCACGGGTCTCTTTCACCCCGCACGCATAGGAAGGCAACCGCCTCTCACTTGATCGTGATTTCGACGGTCACCTGTGACGGCGCGCCCGCCGCCTGCGCGCCCTTGGGGGCGTACCGGCGCCAGCGGACACGCCGTACGACCTCGGCCAGGACGTCCCAGCCGAGCTCGTCGACGAGTTTCTTCATGCGGCCGTCGTTGCCGCATGCGCAGCGCCACCCATACGGGGTGTGGCCCGTGAAGGCCCTAATCACCCGCAGGAACGCCGCATCGTCTTGATACCTGTTCGCCAGCTCCACGAGCTTGCGCTCATGGAACTTGGCGATGAGCCGGTCGGCCTCTTCAATGTGCCGCCGGAGTTTGAAGGCCTCCCGGGATGCCCTGTTGAACTCCCGGTAGGCCTTTCGGATCTCTGCCGGAGTCATGCCTTCCTCCCGGCGACGCCCCGCAGCCAGCGGACGATACGCTGCCACAGAGTCGGCTTGTCCGGAGTCAGCAACTCCCACGGCAGGGCGTGGTTTATCCCCACGAACTCCGTCACCGGAGTCGAGGAGTAGTCCTTGCCCTCGAGCAACCGAGCAACCCTGTTAGCCTCGTCGGACCCGGCCGACCCCGGTTCCCATTGGTAGGCGTGGGAGTAATCCCCGCTCCGCCACTGGTGACCGAGGTAGGCTGTGCCCACCGTTTCCCCGTCGGCGTTTACGAGGTGCACCCGCATCCTGACCGATGCGAATGTTCCGGTGCCGGACCGGTAGACGGACCAGCTTCCCTCGTTTCGGAGGCCGTATCCGACCGCGGCCTTGAGGATCTTGTTTTGCTCGGCGATCCACTCTCCGATGGTTTTTCTCGTCTTCATTGTTTGTTCCTTTCTGTTTGTTGGGTTGACGAAAATCGATTAGCCCCTCTCGGGACTTTCCGGGGGTTACCAGTCCCCATTATATGTAATAACCCGAAACGGCCCGTTTTTTAGCCCCTGGCCGTGGGCTAAAGAAAAGGCCACGGGCGCTTGCGCCGCCCCGTGACCCTCCTCTGTCGGCGAGGCGCCTCACCGCATGGCCGAGCGGTCGGCCGCGCCTATCAGCTCGTGGATCAGTTCCGCGTCGTCGTAGAACTGGTCCGTGAACTTGGCGCCGAGCTCCTCTGCGGCCTGTCCCCAGAGCTGGGTGAACATGGCGACTTCTGAGGCTATCTCATTGCAGGCATACTGGCCTCTGGCGCAGTACGCCTTGAAGGTCTTCCCGCACATGCACATCGTCGTGCGCACCATCGGTGTCTTGCCGAGCTTTATTGGTTCGATCTTGATTGTCGTAGGCATTTTCCTGTCTCCTGTTTGCTTTTTGGTTTTGTTTCTGTTCTGCCGCAGGTAATTCTCCGGCATTATATGTAATAACCAGAAACGGCCCGTTTTTTAGCCCAGGTCCGATGGTGGCTAAAAAAAGGCGCGCGGGGGAGAAAGGAATTGAAATCCCCCCGCGCGCCAGGCCTACAGTCCGGCCACTCCTGCCGGGTTGAACCCGTCCGGCAGTGTCGGCCCCCCGGGCACGTTCGGGGGTGTCGGCAGCGTCGGTGCGGCCGCCGCGGCCGCCTCTCTGGCACGCGCCGCGTCCAGCAGCGCCACGCTGTCCGGGTCAGGGACCCACTCTGTTATCACGTGGTCCGAGTCCATGACAGGGCGGAGCTGCACTATCGCCGTCCCGTAGTTCCCCAGGATGATCGCGCGGGGATTCTGTGGGACGGGGCTGAACAGCTTCGCTCCGAGGCGTCTCAGGAATCCGCGCATTTCGCGCCTCCCTTCGCCTTCGACCGCAGCCATGTCCGTACGTTGTCCGGGTCTAGCGGCGTGAACAGGAGCGTTGCCGCCCGCACGTCGCCGATCCTGTGCGTAGCACGGCCGTTGTCGGCCATGAACACGCGCACCCTCTCGTCCTGGCCCTCGGACGCATCCCACTCGCCGTAGTCCACCGGGAACATTCCCGGAGCGTACGGCGGCAGGTCCGGGTGCGGGGTCTTCGTCCCGTCCCGGTCTTCAAGGAGGAGCCGCCCTCCGGCCACCAGCTGGTAGCCTCCGGCGTGCTCCACCTTGAGAAGGTGGCAGCGCAGCCGCGTCACCACCACTTCGGTTTCGGTCGTCACCACGGCCGCATCCTCCTTTCCGCGGCATTGCCTGCCGTCGGCGGCCTGCGGTGCATCGCGCGCCACAGGTCCACCTCGGACAGGCCGAGCGCCTCGCGGATCGCGCCGGCCTTCCCGGGCATCGGCAGTTTCCTGCCAGACTCCCAGTACGACACGGTGCGCCCGCTTACGCCCAGGACCCGCCCCAGCTCGTCTCTCGACAAGCCGAGGCGGACCCGCGCCTCGCGGATGGGACTCTCGTTAGAGCCCATCCACTTCACCCGGGTTGAAGGACGCCTTGGGGTGCTTCCTGCGGTCGTGCCCGTTCTCGACCCAGAACAGGCCGGTTGTGTCATGGTCGTCGATGTGCCCGAGCCAGAAGCCCGGGTTGAACACGACCACGCTCGCCTTCAGGGTTGCGTCGAACGGCACGGCGGCAAGGCCGCGCGGGGCAAGCGGGCCGTTCAGCCACGCCCACTCCTGGGGAAGCGGCTTGGCGGCCGCCACCGGCACGATGCAGAACGCCGAGGGCTGCAGGAACTGCGGAATCGGTCCGTCATTGTTGGAGATGGCGTCGAGCGCCTTCTCCGTGAACTTAGACAAATCGGCCTTTTCGGCCTCCTCGTCTAAAGTCCACTTGCCGCCGCACGTGCAGGAGCCGTGCGCCCTGAGCACGGCCATTCCGGCCGCCTCCCTCTGGATCTCGACCCCGCGCTTCCGGGCAGAGTCCTTGGCCTCCCAGACGGCCAGGGGCATGAGTACCCGCTTGCCACAGTTTACGCATGTCACGTAGTGGCATGCCGTAACCTTTGGGATGCCGTTCGTCACGCGGCCGAACACGTAGTTGGCTGCAACTACGTGCCCGTCCTTGATTGCCACCGCACGGCCGGTAGCGAGCCACCTAGCGTCAATGGCAGTCACGAACCGCCCCGACTGTGTCTCGTCGCGATCGAGCTCGATCGCGATTACCGTCTTGCCTTCAGGCACTTTCGAGGGTGCCGTCTTGATCTGGCCGTCAAGGGCGGCCAGCGCCTCGCTCATGATGTTGTTGTCCATCATTTTTTCCTTCCAGTTCCACCTGGGATGCCTCCGGCACGGACCTCCCGTGCCGGTGGGCAGCAGTTGTGGCTTAGGTGGGTCGCCGCACTGCTTCCGCCTGTTCGGCCCCCGCACACTCGTGCGGGGGCGCCGGGTAAGCGGTCCCCGTATAGATTATAGCGCGTAATACCCGTTTTTTAAGCCAGTTGTACCGCGGATTCCGGTATGCTGCGCGCGTCGTCGGGCAGGTGCTCGGCGGTCGCGTAGTGTTTTTCGGCGAGATGCAGGGCCCGGACGCGATACGTCTTCGTGCCCGTATCGGGGCTCCACCGGTACTCCACGTAGTAGACGTGCCGCACGCGGGCCCCGCGGGCCACGTCGACGACGCCGCCCTCTCCCACCTCGTGCATGTTGCCCTCCGACATCAGCACCGCCAGTATGTCGCCCGAGTCGTAGTGCGTCCTGGCGTACTGCACGGCCTTCCGGAGGAGGGGTCTCATGTAGGCCTCCCCTCCGTCCTGGTTGTGCATGAGCGTCGTCTCGCGCCTCCCGCCCCCGTATATCAGCACGAGGGCGGGGCCGCAGTCGGAAAGGCTCATATGACCGCCGGCGCCTCGAATCCGGTTCCGAACACCCCGGTCCTGCACCCGGCGTCGTAGGCGTCCAGCGCCTTGCGCACACATGCCGTGGCCGCGTCGATGTCGAAGACGGCGAAGACGCCGCAGCGGGGCATTGGCCCCTTCTCGAGCGCGGCGATGCGCACCTGCGGGGAGTCGAACCCGTTCGCCGCTAGGACGAGGCGGATGAACGCCTGCTGCTCAGGGTAGTACAGTCCGGGCGCGGACCTGGCGAACGACGAGAGGTCGCTCGTGGTCTTGACGTCCACCGCGATGGTGGACCCTTCGTTGGCGTACAGGCTGTCGATCCGGCAGAGGCACGGCACTCCGGAGATGCTGGCCCTGAGGATCACGTTGCGCGCGTGCACGTACCCGGCCAGCGACTTGACGAACCCGTGCGTGTTGTACGCATGCGCCATTTTCCCGAACATGTTGAACTGCGCGGTTGGCACGGGGATCTTGGGCTGCATGGCCTTCCACTCGACGAACGCCTTGGTGTCGGTGCCGTATGGCTTGCCGGTCTTGGGGTTGACGGGGCCGTCCGCCACGACGTACTTGGCCAGGAACTCCTCGGGCTGCATGCTCAGGAAGTCCGCCATGGCGCGTCCGGTGCTCATGGCCTCGCTCAGCGCCGGCCGCAGCTCGCGGTCGTCCTGCATGGCCCTGAACAGGGCCGGGTAGTCGATGAGCCCGCCGATGTTCTCTGGCGTGATCACGGTGCGGCCCTCGGACGCGGCGAAGTATTCGTCCTGCGCCATCGGCACGTTTGCGCTTTCGATCTGTTTCGCGATGTCCATCTCAGCTTTCCTTCTTGGTTTCGTTGTTCTCCCCGGAATCCACGTCGACCGTGGTCTTGCTCGCCGGCACGTGCTTGCTCCGCCTGTTGTAGACGTACAGTCCGGCAGCCACCGCGGCCTCCAGCGCCAGGAGCACCGGCGCCGGGGTGAACACCGCCATGACGAGGGCCACGGCGGCCCCGCCGGCCGCGTACTTCGCGGCGTCCGGGATTTTAGCATCGGGTTTGTCCATAATTTGTCTCCGTTGTTGCGATTATCGTCCTGTCCCGCATCCTGTCTCGTTCGTGTTCCAGTATCCGGCCGAGCTGGTCGGCGCACGAAGTGCCGTTTCGGCACTCCACCCCCCGCAGCTTGGATATCGCGTCGTCCAGCTTCATCCCCGTCACGAGCCGGTGCAGCGCGTCCGCCTGTCCCCTGCATCCGCCGTAGACCCGCACGTCGAGCACGGTCTCACCGTCGGTGTCCACGTCCATCATCCTGGCGCACACGCCCTGCGTGTAGTATCTCCGCATTGCTCCTCCTGTTCACTTGAACCGGGCGGCGAGGTCGGTGAACGCCCTCGCCGCCACGTATGCAACCTGCCCGTTTCCAAGGGCCTCAAGTCGGTCCACGACGTTGGCCACGCCATCAGCCACTCGACGAACTCCGGGTTCGTCCGCCCACCACCTGCATCGAACCGGCCGTCCGGCAGGATCCGGACGCGGCAGCTCAGGGGGATGTACCGTCGCAGCAGCTGCGACGGCACCCCCTTGTTCCTCGCGTCCGAGCGCGTCGGAGTCGGCCAGAAGCCGAACCGCTTCATTGGGAGTGTAGCCTCCTCCCCGCGCTCCAGCCTCGCCACCGCCAGCTCCAGCGCCGCCAGCTCCTCCACGTGCAGGAAGTCCGCCTTTTCTGGCCAGTACCCATACCCGGTCCCTGATGTGGGGGGCTCCGAGCTCGGCCGCGGAGAGACATTCCCATTCCGCATCGTACCCGAGCGCGTCAAGGTCCTGTAGGACGACGTCGAGCCCGAGCTTGACGAGGTCGGAGGAGTTCTCGGCGAAAACCCACTCTGGCTGCACCTCTCCGGTGATCCTGGCGAACTCGCACCAGAGGCACGACTTGGACCCGCGTATACCGGACCTGTCGCCGAGGGGCGAGATGTTCTGGCACGGAAAGCCCCCACACAGTATGTCGCAATGGCCCTGCCACGGTCTCCCGTCAAAACTCCGTACGTCGTCCCATATGGGGAACGGAGCCAGGGTCCCGTCGTTCTGCCTTGCGACGAGGACCTCCCTGCAGAACCCGCTGGTCTCGACGGCGCATACGGTGCGCCATCCGAGAAGTAGTCCGCCGAGCAGTCCTCCGCCCGCTCCGGCGAACAGGTGGATAGCGCGAGGGCCCTGCTGATCGTCCACATCGGTCACTGGCCCTCCTTCCCCGGTTTCTCCTGAATCAGGTCCGGCATTGGCGCGTTCGGGCACATGTCGCCCCCGAGGACTCGGGCCAAGAATCCCGCCTTCGCGCAGCTGGGGTACTCGTCGTTCCCGAGCCACCCGACTTCGCAGTGTCCGCACTTGCGCCAGTCCTCGGGACAGGGCTTCACGGCTTCGCCCCCTTGCCCGGGTCCCGCCGCAGCCTAGTCGCGGCCGCGTTGGCGTGGGAGAACCACGTCTGCTCGTCCTCGGGCTCCCTGCCCCAGGCCGCGCACTCCCGGCAGTACTCCCTGTACGCGTCGTTCCGCGCCTCGAACAGCTTCCGCCCGGACCTGTTGATCAGCTCGGCGTGCCTGCGCCTCGGGCATTCCGGGCTCTTGGCGGGAGGGTTGTGCCCTCCCGCCCAGCCGTATATTGAGCTGCATGCGCCCATTACTTCCCGTCCTCCCTGGCCTGCGGCGCGGCCTCGGGCTGCTCCGGCTGCGTCGGCTGGGTCTGCTGCTTCGGGAACGGCTCCCCGACCAGGGCCTCGTACAGTGCCAGCATGTTCTCGCGCGGGATGTTGTGGCACCCGATCTTGATGTGGTCGCCGGTGTACGAGATGATGGTGTAGAAGCCGATCTTCATCGCGCGCATGTCCTTTCCGGCGGCCCACGCCTTCAGGAGGACGCGGGCCTCCCTGGCGTCGACCCGCACTCCCTTGGACGTGCGCAGCTCGTCCCCGTCGACCCACACGTACGCGTCGTCGCGCTTGAGCTTCGACCGCAGCAGCTGCCTTTGCTCGCGCGTCAGCTTGTACTTCGGGCTGTCGTAGCGGTCGTCGCACAGCGCGCGGACGAACTCGCAGTAGTCCGCTCCGCTGCGGTCCTTCACGTACTTCGCGAACAGCGCCCTGGTCTCCGCCGCGCGCTTGACGGCCTCCTTCCGGTTCCTCGCCTGCAGCTCGGCCGCGGCCTTCCCGATGTCGATGTCCTCGAACCTCCTGAACCGCCTGTCCCGGAGCGGCTTGGCCCACTCCTCGGCCGCGCGGTCGAGCAGCGTCCTGCGCGCCCGCATGAGCCGTATGAACGTGTCTCGGTCCTTCCTGGTGTTGAGGCACTCGGCGTAGAGCTCCAGCTCACGCAGGAAGTTCCCGGCGAGCTCCTTCGGGTCGAGGTCGCCCCGCCCGCGCTCCAGCGGCACGGCCACCGCGTCGAACGGGCTTGCCGACCTCAGGTACGAGGTGTGGCGGCAGGTGGTGCTGGACATGGCGTGGAACGACGTGAGCGTCAGTCCGCTGCTGGGGTCGGACGTCTTCACGTCCCTCTGCTTCCTGCCCTTGGCCGGGATCACCAGGGCGACGAGCGTGGAGTAGCTCATCGCCTTGTTGCCGTCGTAGTTCAGCGTGCAGCCGGAGTATTCCTTGGCCAGGCCGTGGTTGACTCCCTTGTAGTAGAAGTCGTGGGCCTGCGTCTGGTTTGAATGCGATGCCATTGCTTCCTTCCTTTACTCTTGTCCGTACTTTACCTGGTGCTTCCCGACGTACCTGGGGGTCGACAGCGCGTCGGCAACGTACTTCGCCAGACCAGGAATGTGCCAGCTCGGGCACTCGGCCTCTGTCCTGCCGAAGTTGTCGAAGACGTAGTCGTAGATGACCTGCTCGACCTTCTTCGCTAGGCGTCTCCTGTCCGCCCTGTCCTTCGGGGTCTTGCTAGGCATTGCCGGCCTCCATCCTGCGCACGTCCGCCAGTATCTTGTCCGCCGATCCGTTCTTCGGCAGCACCTCGCCGTCCCACAGCACCAGCGTCGACAGCACGCATCCCAGCTGGAACATGGCCGCCCGGAAGTCGAACGCGACTCCGGCGTCCCACCCGTTCCTGTCGCAGCAGGCGATGAGCTCGTCGATGTCCAGCGAGTGCTTGTCGAGGAACCGCGCGATGTCGTCGCGCAGCGCGTGTACCTTGGCCAGGCCCTCCCTGAGCGCCTGGTCCGGGTCGTCTTGTCTTGTCTGCTTGTCCTTCATGTGGTCCTTTCGTCTATCCGATCTGCCTGCTCGCGAACTTCACGGCCGCCCCGTGGGACGTCCCGTTCCCGCGCACGCGGCACGTCCCCCGTGCATGGCTCAGGGTGAGTTTCCCGGAGAACGCCGGTATCCCGGTCCAGCACCGCGCGGGCAGCTTGCTCAGCTTGTCCATCATGGCGGTCGTCGGCCCGACTGCGACGCACACCGTCCCGGAGTCCGCCGTGAAATGGCCAAACAGCTTGACCTGGTCGTCTGACGTCCCGTGCAGCTCGCACAGCCAGTCGCCGTAGATCGTGTCGGCGAGCAGCATCGTCACCCCGTGTACTTCCGCTGTCTGGGGCTCGATCCGGCCGGCGGCAAACCGCCTCACGAACTCGCCCCAGTCGTCTCCCGCCAGCAGGTAGCACGGGTCCGTCACCACTATGTCGGCCCTGGCCACCTTGACGGTGCACCTTGCGGTCGTCGGCCACTTGCGCGTATGCTTTCCTGTCTCTGGTGTCATCGTTCCTCCTTCATATCCGCATCACCTTCACGTCGTCCGCGTCTATCGGCATCCAGCGTCTCCCGCACGCGTCCATTATCGCGTTCACGGCCTTAGCGTAAGGGGTGTCGTCGCCCGGGCGGAACTCCGCCTCCATGTACGAGGCCACGGAGTCCTCGAGCTCGGCGCAGAACTTCTCGAAGTCGCAGTCCGGCGCGTCCACCAGCACGAACCGGTCGACTATGGCGGCCCCGCCGCTGTCGTTCACGAACCTGAGGTCTATCAGCTTCATGTCGTATTCTCCGGTGGCAGACAGGCAACGGGGCAGCGCCGTGAAGCGCCGCCCCGTTGCCGTGTTGCCTTTGTCCTGCCGTTGCGTTACTTGGCCGGAAGCGCGAACGCCTTCGCCGTCGCGTCGTACTTCATGCCGATCGCCTCGTGCGCCTTCTTCAGCGCCTTGGCGGCCGCCGCGTCCTCGCTGCGGGCTATCGCCGTGCGGCATCCGCTGCAGAACGCAGCCACGACCTTGGACACCTTCTCAGCGTTGTCCTGGATGTCCTTGTGGGACGCCATGAACGTGTCGAGGGCCCCGAGCGCGACGAGCGAACCCACGTTTATCAGGTTCTTCTGCGCTGCCGTGAGCCCCTCGCGCCTGGCGACGAACTCCTGGATCGCGGGCGTGAGCGCGTCGACGTACGACGCGCCAGCGCCTACCGTCGACGCGCTGTCGCCGATCATCGTGACCACGTCCTTCAGCGTGGCCTTGACCTTCGGGTCGGGGTCGTCGATGGCGAACCAGGCGCTGAGGCCCAGGTTGCCCGCGGTGCTGGCCGCGGCGATTAGCGCGTCGTCGTCGGGCGTGCAGCCCGCGACGAACGCGACGGCGGACGCCACGGCTGTGGCCGCGGCGATGAGCGTGCATTTGATCTTGTGCATTGTCTTTCCTTCTTTGGTTAACCATGTGCCGGGTGGCCGGTCACCTTTCCGGCCTCCCGCGGCGCTGGCGTATAGTATAGCACATGTCGCGCTACGCCGCCATCCCGCAGTTTCACTTCGCCGGCTGCGCGTTCACCTTGGCCAGTCCGAGCTTTTTGGCCTCGTCGGGGCTGTTGGCGTGGACTACGACCTCGCGTGTCTGCTTCTTCGTGACCTTGACTATGTATTTCTGCATCGTCTGTACTCTTTTGGTTTCTGTTCCGGCGGCGCGGCTCGTTCCCGGGCTGGTTGCTTGGCCGTCGCTTAGATCGCGTGCGGGCACGTGAGTCCGAAGGGGGCGTTCGCCGCCTTCACGACTCTGGCTGCCCGCGCAGAGTGCTTCGCCCGGTCATCGGCCCGCCGGCCGCTACTGGTCCCCGTCGTACGTGGAGCGGACGTAGTAGCGCCTCACGTCCGGCAGGTCCTCGTCCTGTATGTTGCGCAGCCAGTTGGATATCGGCGTGCATTCGCCGGACGCCTCCAGGATGTAGATCCCGTCGAACTCGTATGCCTGCCTTATGCGGTATATCGCGTCCGACATCTTCGGGTTCCTGGAGGAGAAGTTCGCCAGGGTCATGTCGGCGGCCAGCTTCGCCGCCACTTCCCGCATCTCGTTGAAGTACGGCCTGAACAGCGGCTCGAGCCGGTGCGTGTCGATCTCGAGCCACTCCATGTTTCTGCCATCCTCCGCCGCAGTGCCGTGCCGGACCACCGCCGGCCCGAGCCAGTCCACCAGGGTCCTGATGTCGTCTTGCCTGTCGTAGCCGAAGTGCTCTGTCACCCCGTCCGGGAACTTGTCCTCGTTCTGCGCGAAGACCTCGTCCTCCGTGTGGGTGCAGTACGACGGCCTTCCGTCCAGCGACAGCTCCAGTATCGTTACGTGCATTTCTCCTTAGCCTCCTTGTCTGTTGTTGGTTGTCGGTTGTCCGCCGTTCCCGGGGTGTTGCCCTGGAATCCGTCAGATTGTGCCCAGTGGGGGCACATACCGCGGCTGGTCGGTAGGGAGCAGCCGCGGTAGGCGACCACTGGGCAATGCCCTGCCCGGTCATCGGCGGACGCCGTTGCCGTTGTCGTTGCTCGGATTGCGCGCCGGCTCGTTTACCGTCTTGCAGATGGCCGACCGGAGCGGCACAGGGTCATGTACCCTGTTGGGGACATGCCCCACCCGGTACCGCGCCGGTCGGGCTGGTGCGCGCGCCCTTCCGCGTCCTCCCGTGCCCGCCGCGTTCCGCGCCTGTGTTGCGTGGACTGTGCAGATCGCCATTCGAGCGGCAGACAAGAGCCGAGTCCGCCGGGCGAGCGCGGCTACGCCGGACTCGGTCCTGTGCTGCTCGAATTGCGTGCATTGCCGCGTCATCGCGGCGGGCGCCGGGTCCGCCGTCAGCGGCGGCGGAGCGACCTGAGGAACTTGGCGATGTCGAAGCGGGACGCCTCGATCGACTTCTTCAGGATCGCGTGGATGACGTACGCCGGCGTGTCGGTGTCGAGCAGCGCGCGGAGCTTGTTGAGCCCCTCGCGCGCGCCTCCGGCCATCTCCTGCGTGCGGTTGCGCCAGTTGCCGCCCTCGGTGGTGTAGCGCACGTGGCAGTTGACCACGAGGCTCTTGAGGGTGTAGTAGGCGCCCTGGCGCTTGAACGCCTCCTTCCAGGCCTTCGGGAGCCAGAAGCGGGTGCAGCCGTCCTGGTCGCGGAAGGTGCCCATGCTCACGCTGGGCAGGGAGTTGCGCAGGATGTCGAGCGCGTCGGCGTAGGTCTTGCAGCGGCGGACGCGCTTCTCGGCCTCGGCGATGGTGCGGTTGAGGCTGACGAGCCAGTTGGTGGGGCTGATCTCCGTGCGCTCGAACTCGGCGCCGTCGTCGCCGGAGCCGGAGGTGTGCTTCTGCTTCCAGAGCTCGACGCGGCCCTCGCCCTGGATCTTGCGCCAGTAGACCCCGGTGCGGGAGTTGAAGGTGCACTTAGCGCGGTCGTTGACGTTGTTCCTGAGCCCCTCGAGGTACTGCGTGAAGATCTCGCAGATCTTGGGGACGGTGAGGAACTTGCTGCGTTCGAGGAACGCGGTGTGCCAGTGCGTCCGCATGAACTCGAGCTTCTCGATCTCGGTGTCGAGGAGGCGGAAGCAGTCGCGGAGGCTGTAGCGGCGGGCGATGGCGGCGTCGACGTTGCCGTCGTGCGCGAGCATGAGCCCGAGGTACTGCGCCGGCAGGAAGCGGCGGCTGGTGTAGGGCGTCCACACCTCGCCGTTCTGCAGTACCGCGTTGTACCACTTGGACGTGACGGCGATCTTGGGGTCGCCGCCGTCGCGCACGCCGGCGCACGTGCGGCGGCTGATGCGGTCCTCGTCGGTGGCCATGCGGCCGGTGATCTCGATTCCGGCGTCGGCGTCGCCATAGTCGGGCGAAAGTCCGTCGCACCCGCCGTTGACGCGGCGTCCGTTGCGGAAGCGCTTGGTGTTCCCGTCGCCTGCCACGCTCCCGTCGTCCGCGGCGTGGCCGGCCATCACGGTCGGGACGTCGCCGATGGCGCACGGGCGCACGACGGACTTCACGACCTTCGCGATGCTCTTCTCGGCCTCGCCGGTGTCGAGGTTGGCCGCCACCGCGTCGATGATGTCTCCGATGGTGAAGTCGGAGGTGCTCGTGATCTTCGTTCCGGGGTTGATCTTTGGTTTTGCCATATCAGTGTCTCTCATTTGTTGGTTTGACTCTTCTTGCTGTTGCCTGTGTCCGGCTGCGCATTGCGCACGCGCCCGGTGTCGATGTACTCCACCAGCCTGTTTATCTCGCATATGGTCGGGTCGAGGTCGTAGCACTTCGCCCTCATCTGGAGTTTGAACGCCTCCTGCGCCAGGGACTTCGCGAGCCTGGCGAGGTTGGGCGCGACCTGCATCGCGCGTGCGTCGGAAGCGCACACGCCGGACGGAATCCGGGCCCGCACGCCGCCGTCTGCCGCGACCACCACCTGCTCGGGCCCGATCGTCTTCAGCCCGGGCAGGGGCAGCACGGCGCGGCGCCACCAGTCTGTCTTGATCACCAGCTGCCTGTCCGCGTCGGCGTTGGTTGCGGCCGCCGGCGCCCACCACCAGCTGTCCGGGATCCAGTTTGCCTGCGACGTCACGTACTTCTCCAGCGTTCCGTCCAGCGCGGCGCAGAGTATCCACGCCTCGAGGCGCACGCGTGCCTCGCCCCGGGGCATCCCCTGCGCTATCTCGTCGTCCGTCATCTCGTCCACGTCCTTGGCCGGGAAGTTGCTGGCCATGTACCTCTCGGCCCCGTTCGGGCGGGACAGGTAGTGCTCGCGGAACAGGTCGACCGGGTCCAGCCCCTGCTCGTACTCGGTGAGCCACGGCAGTCCCGCGATGTCCACCTTCACGGTGGCCGTCTCCAGCGTCGGCACCTTGACCTCGCCGTTGCCTATTATGAACACATGCCCGACGAACGCGGAGTGCGCGGTGAGGTCGAACTTCACCATGTCGGCGTGGCGGCCGTTCGTCCTGTACAGCTTCCCGTGGGTCTTGGCGACCTCCACGAGCCCGGAGTACACCGAGTCCACGTGGATTTTCCTCTGTTCCGGCTTCGGCTCGGCCATCTCGTCGGACAGCACGGCCGTGTCTTGCGGGTCTTGCTCTTCTTCCATTTCGGTTCTCCTTTGGTTTGTCCCATTAGGTAGGCGGCCTGTTGGTTTGGCATTGGTCAGATTGAGACCTGGTAGAGGCCTCGGGCTGTGGGTAGACAGCTGGGCCGAAACCAGGTCGAATGTCAGAGTCCGCCCTTCCTGGGTGTATGTCCGGCGTCCGGGTGTGTCCGGCGGGGTCTCCCGCGGAATGTGCGTCGTGTCGCAGATTGACAGCTGAGAATGAGGCGACCGAGAGGATGGAGACCTCGACGGACGAGCGGTCGCCTTATTCCAGCTGAATGCAGTACGGGGTCCTCCCGCCGGCCTGTCTCGTCCCGCACCGGTTTCCGGCCCTGTTTACGCAGCAGTGCGCAGATGCGCAGCGTGCTTGCCAGATCGGCGATCCTTCACGTGTCGGATCACCGATCTGGTGTGCACGCCACGGTGGTCAGGCCGTCATGCCGGGAAGTCGTGCGCTTCCGCCGTTGTGGCTTCAGGAGCCCATAGATTGTGCGAGCCCCGTCCAGGGACATCGGATGTGGATTGGCCCGGGCCATCCGATGTCACGGACAGTGCTCGTACGATGTACCTGGGCGTCATGCGCGTGTAGGCCGGGCTGCGCTTCGCCGCCTGTGTACGGTCTATTGGTCAGATCCGGCTGGCCGAACCACGTGGTGTACCCGGCATGGGTAGACCGGGTGTACCACGTGGGGAGGCGCAGCCGTGTTCCAGCGGCATCATGGCACAGTCTCGCCTATTTCTTCCTGCCGGCCAGCGTCTTCCGCAGCAGCCGTTCGGCCCGCTGCATCGCGTATCTCCTCGCCCCTGGGCAGTTGCAGCCGCCGCTGAACCAGTGGCACTCGTACGGCGACACGAGCCCGGCCGAGTTCAGCGGCCTGTACCACTTGCACGCCTGGACGGTGAACCCGTCCTTCACGCAGCCGTACGTCAGCCGCACGTCGTCCTCGCCGAACGCCTCGGGCGACACCTCAAGCGTCACCGTGCATAAGTTCATCCTGTTGTCGGTCGCCATCTCCATCAGTCCTTTCTCATGAGGTAGCAGCTGTGTATCGCGTCCTGCACCTTGGATATCGCCTGGTTCACGTACATGAATGCGGTAGCGGACCCCTCCACGCCGCATATGGACCGGCCTATCTCCTCCAGCCCGCGCTCTGCGCCGCGTAGGGACTCCTCGGCCCGCGCGACCGTGTCGCCGGTCTCGCTCATGCGGTCACCTCCATCATCTCCGCCGTGTACACGCTCGGGCCGCACCGTGAGGCGCGGTACATCCGCATCAGGCTCTTGTAGCCCATCGTCCTGAGCATGTCGTCCGACGTCAGCGCCTTTGCCTTGCGGTGCTGGGTCTGCCGTCCGACGTACACGCCCTTGATGTGCTCCCTGATGTACTGGTCCAGCCTGCGCACCCGCGTCGGGTTGTCGATCACGCTGAAGAAGTAGCGCTCCCAGCCGAAGTTGCGCTGGTCGGCGTAGTGGCCGTCGCGCAGCAGCCAGTTGATCTTCCTGATGGCCTTGACCTGCTCCTCCCGGCTCTCCTTCGGGATGTACTTGTGCGGCCGGCAGATGCGCCGTATCTTGAGCTTGATGCGGTGGTAGCTCTCCTCGCTCATGTCGACCGTGCCGTTAGAGATCTCGCAGCCGAGGAACGTGAACGGGTGCGAGCTGTCGACCCGGGTGGTCTTCTTCTCGTTCAGCTTCAGGCCCTTCGCCGCCAGCATCTCGCGCAGCGTGTCCAGCGCCTTGTCCGCGTCCGTCCCCAGCACCAGGATGTCGTCCGCGTACCGCAGGTACAGGACGTCCATGGCCGACAGCCGCTCGTCCACGTCCCTGAGGGCGAGGTTGGCGAGCAGGGTGCCGAGGGCGTTGCCCTGCCTGATCGCCATGTACCGCGGCTCCAGCTCGCCGTTGACGTACACGCGGTCGTCGTGGAAGTGCTTCCAGACGAGCGCGTCCACGGGGCTGCCGGTGTCCATGCTCTTCAGCGTGGCGTCCAGCGTCTCGCGGTTCACGCTGTCGAAGTACTTGCTGAGGTCGACCTTCCACCCACGGTCTCCGCGCCTCAGCCTTGGTATGAGGTCGCCGTGCAGGATCCGCTTCACGCCGATCCCGCGTTGGTACGACCTGCACGACGGGTGTATCATCCCGCCGTACAGCCTGTTGTAGATCGCGCTCACGACACCGAGCACCAGGCCGTCCAGCGGCTGGCTCGGCGCGTACAGGGTGCGCACCTCCTTGAACTCCCTGTGCACCGCCTCCTTGTACGAGAGGTAGATGCCGGTAATCTTGTCGAGGTACAGGGTCTTCGGCGGCGACAGCGTGAAGCGCCCGTCGGCGATGGCCTGAACCAGCGCGGCGCGGCCGACCGTGTCGGCCACCGCCCCGAACGACTCCATGTCGATCCTGCGGCCCTTCTTCCTGCGGACGCGGTTCATCACGTCCTGCCAGATGGCCGGGTCGCACAGCATCTCCATTTTCTCGTCTTCGTCACTCATCATTGTCTGTTCTCCTTTTGTTGTTGTCCCGCCCTTCCGCGCCTGTGTGTGCGTTGTCGTGCAGATCGCCGTCGAGGCAGGATACCGTCGGGATCGGCATGGCCGATGCGACGGTATCTCGGGGGTCGACGGAGTGTCTCGGCGCGTCATGGGCGTACCCGCGTGCGCGCCTTCGGCATCGGCTATTCCGCCATGTGGCAGATCGGCCGCGGGCGAATCGGAGTCGCAGCGCCGGCGCGTGCTAGCGCGTGGGCGCAGCCATCCCCGTTTCGCCGCGGCTGTGCGTTGAATGCCTCCTGGCCCGCGTCCTGCATGTCCTGCGTGTCCGGCCGTGCGGCAGTGCGGCCTTCGGCACCCGTCCGTCAGGTGGCGGGTCAGATCCGTGTCGCATTAGGAGATGATGCGCATTCGTGCAGTCAGAGAATGCGCGTCATCTCCGTAACGACACAAAGGTGTCATGGTGTGCCTCGTGGCCTGCCCGGTCCTTCGGCGCGCGTCCCTTCGTCATAATGCAGATCGGAGGCAGCATTAAGCAGGTGATCACAGGGCGGTCGCAGTGTGATCACCTGCGTATGCTGCCGCGCGTGCAGGTGCGCCTCGTGGACTGGGTTCGGGGAATGGCCGGCGTCGGGGACGGTTCGTGCCATGTGGCTCAGATCGAACCCGGTGAAGGCGATCTTCGGCCAGGATGCTAGTCCTGGGCTAAGATCGCGTGAACCGGGTGAGTGGGCGGCCCCTCCTGCCGGCCTGGTCGGGCTGGGTTGGACGGCGCTTCCGCCGCCGTCTGCTGCTGGTCCCTTAGATTTGGCCGGATCCTTGGGCTCTGTCGGAGACGAACGGTCAGGTCGTATCCGTCGAGCTCCAAGGATCCGGGCGTGGATCGCGGCGTCGTGCGTCCGTGCGTCCGTGCATACGCCCGCGTCAGGTGTGCGTGGACCAGCTCCCGTACGGTGCGCGTTCGCCGCTTGGCAGGTAGTCGGCGTGGTAGATTATGCCGCCACACAGGCCGGGCCGGCGCGACATCGCCTCGCGCACGGCCGTGTCTGGCTGCGTTGCGGCCTTCATGGCCGTGTCGGCCTGGAACGTCCGCGAGACCCCCTCCTGTCCGAGCATGTCCGGGAGTTCGCTCTCGTCGAAGCCGTCCACCACCTCCTGCGTACGGCCGTCCCTGAAGATGTACCAGCACCGGTCGTAGATGTCCACGCGCTCGCGGGTGTACGGGTCGATCCACTCCTCCCTGAAGAAGAACGAGTGCTGCGCCATGTCGGCGAACACGAACGTCTCGCGCACCGGCAGCCGGTCCTTCCAGTCGTGCGCCGTGTGGGTCTGCCCGTCCTGGAGGCGTATCTCCGACCCTTCCGGGAAGAACGGGCTCCTGTTGTCGATGGCGTCGGCGTTGGCCCTGTACCCGAAGCACGCGAGCAGCGTCCTCGCGGCCTGTCCGCGCTTTTCCTCCAGCTTTCTCAGCTCGGGGGCTTCGGTCAGTTTTGCGTTCCGGATGGCCGCGTCGAGCATCAGGTCCGCGTTTATCGCGAACTGCACGGCGGCGTGGAACTGCTCTGGGCATGTTATCGTCATGTCAGTAGTCCGTTAGGGTTTGCGTCTCGTCGTCCGTCGCGTTCACCGGCTTCACGCCGATCAGCTCCAGCTTTGACAGGTCGGCGTTCTTGAACGCCTCCTCCGCCTGCTTGAACGCCTCCTGGGGCGTCTCGGCCAGGACGGCCACGTCTATCCGCCCGTCAACGGCCAGGCTCACCGTGAATGTCTTGTTCATGTCTCTCCTCGGTTTTGTTGTTGTCGTGGGTTCCCGGTCCTGTTCATTCCGCCGTTCGTCAGATTCTGACGGCAGGTCGCCGCTTTGGTGGGCGCGGCCCTGGGGGAGCTCCGCAGCGCAGGTCACGGAGCGGAGGTGCTCCTCCTCGGGCCGCGCAGGGCGGCTGCCTGCCGGCTGATGGAATGCCGGTCATCCCTTTTGTTGTAGTTGTCTGGCTTCCGCGCTGTTGTTCTGTCTGTGTCGCAGATGGAGGATCAGCGAAGCGATGCCACGCCTCCTGAAGTCCCACGGAGGTGAGGCATCGCTGCCTGATCCGAATGCGGCGTGCGCGTACTGCCTTTTCCTGGTCGTGTTCGGCAGGCTCGGGCGGCTGTCTTTTCGCGGTTGGTCAGATCGCAAGGCAGGCTGAGGCTGAGCGGCGGTCGTAGCTAAACGATTTCGCGGCTCGCCGAGGCCTGCCTGGGGTGCATTCTCCGCCGCACGCCCGCCTCGGCTTTGTGCGCTTCTTTCGGGTTCCGCACCAGTGTCCTCTCGGTTAGGCAGATCGCGTCGTCGGCAGATCCAGAAGCCTCCGAGGTCGTCGGATGGCCTCTGGATCGCAGGGCGACGCACTGGATGGGTGCGTCTTCCCGGCGGCTTGGGCGCCTGTGTGTCGTTGATCCGCTAGATCGTCTGTCTTCTGAGTCGGTTCTCGAGACCTGCGGTCGCAGGTCGTGCGCGCGAATCGAGGAAGAAATACGGACGTGGAGCCAGCGCCTCATGCCGCGTCGCGCGCCGTCACGTCGTCACGCCGCCGCGTCACCTGTGCAGGTCCATCACCACGTCGCCGGTCCCGAAGGCGCACTTGAACCCGCATCTCGGGCAGTCGCCGATGCACTTCGTCGCGTCCTTGGGCACGCGCCTGTCGGACCCGTCCTGCACCCAGCAGTTCCGCTTCACGTTCCTCTGGCGGGGCGGTGGCATGCGCGGCCACTGCGAGCGGAGCACGCGCAGGTTGTCCGGCAGCGAGGCGTGGTCGAGCCCGTCCATCTTCGAGTAGCCGTAGAACACGGTGCCGGGGTGGTCGCCGGCTATCCGCCTCCACATGTCCAGGTACTCCCGCGAGTAGAAGTCCCCAGCGACGTGGAGCCGCATCACCCGCGGCAGCGCCATGTACAGGAACTTCCGGATGAGCAGCTCGGCGAGCGTCGGGTAGTTCTCCAGCATCCACAGGTTGTGGGTCCACATGTCCCACACGTTCGGGAACATGTCGCGTATCCGGTTGTTGTAGCAGCTCTTCGCGCAGTACCCGCGCAGCCTGGGGTTGCACGTCTTGACGTGGGGGATGCTCCACGACGGTATGTAGCCGATCTTGCGGTTGCCGGTGCCGATAGAGACGTACAGCTCGGGGCTGGCCGTGCCGACGATCTCTACGCCTTCCGCCCCGTCCACGTCCTCCGGGTCGATCCCCACCTTCATGCCAGCACCTCCTTCCAGGTGTCCGTCACGTCGATGGTCCGCACGGTCTTGTACCGCTTCTCGTTCTCCCTGCGCGCCTTCAGCGTCTCCTGCCACTCGTCGTCGCCGATCCCGTAGTATTCCTGCTCCTCGCCGAGGACGTCGAGCGCCGCGTCGAACAGGACGCAGTCCATGTAGGAGATCGCCTCCCCCCGCGCGCTCATGTCGACGAACCTCTTCTTGACCTGCCCGGCGGCCTCCCTGGACATCGTGTACTTGACCAGCGTGTCCATGGTCTCGATGTTCGACCCCGCGGTCATCCGAACAGCTCCATCTGCACCAGCTTTGGGCGTTTCGCCGCTTCTTTGGCCAGCGTGGCCAGCGACTTGCCCGTCAGGGCCTTCAGCTGGGTGTCTATGGCCGCTCGGACGAAGTCGTCGATGGTCGAGCTGAACTGCACCCTGGCCGCGTGCTTGATGACCGTGTGCTCGACCATGGTGACCGCCGCACGCACGGTCGTCATGGGTTCTTTGCCTTCGGGTTCGCTCACAGCCTGTCCTCCAGCTCGATTACCTCGTACACGGTCCTGCCGCGCTTGTTCCTCTCGGCGGCGATCTTGCACGCCTCGTCCTTGCGCTCCAGCAGCATGGCCTCGAACGGCGGCGAGTCCGTCACCGGCTTGCCTCCCACCAGCTTCAGGCCGACCTTGGGATAGGTCCTGCCGCAGAGGCCCGCGGGGCCGAGCCAGCCGACGGCGCGTCCGGACGGCGCTACGACGCGTATCGCGTAGCGCGTGACGTCCTTGGCCGTCACCGGGACCCGCTTGCCGTACACGACCTCGCCGGTCCGCACGTACACCCTGCCGTTCACGACCTCGATCTTCTCGAAGTCGTCGTCGTCCTCGCCGGACCGGTATATCTCGCCGCTGAGCTTGATCCCCCGGGTCGACAGCAGCCGCTGGACGCGGAATGTGTCCTTGACGATGTCGTACCCGTGCATGTTGTAGCTGTCCGGCACCACGTCGCCAACCTCGCCGCCGCAGTCCGCCGCATCGTCGCTGAGCGACGCGAGGACCCGCAGGTCGCACATGCCGTTTATGCGGTCGACGAGCTCCTGGGGTATCGGCTTGCTCGGGCTGAGCGAGCCCGAGAACGTTGAATTGTATCCCATGTCGTCTCCTTAGAACGGGATGTCCTCCGGGTCGCCGGTCGCGATGTTGGCGTCGGGCGGGTCTTCATGCGGGTCGGCTTCCTGCGGCTCGTTCCCGGCCCGTGGCGCCATGACGGCCCTGATGGCCGACATCGAGAGCACCCACCGGCCGTTGCCGTTCCTGTCGGTGTACTTGTGCGACGTCAGCCGCGCGGTGCACGTGACGTGTCTTCCGAGGTCCAGCTGCTGGTCGAGGTCCGTCGCGTCGGTGCCGAACATCGTCATCGGCACGAACGCCTGCGCCCCGGCTTCGTCCTTCACGGACAGCACGACGTTGCGGAAGTACCCGTTGCCGTTCTTGTACGGCACCAGTTCGCCGATCTCCGCGATGTCGCCGGCCATCGGCGTCTCGGATATCCTGTACCTGTCGCTCATGGCCTGGTGTCCCCGTCGAATACCGGCTTGCCGTCGGACGCGACGTCGATGCCCCGCAGGCACTCCTTCGGCGGCATGAGCGACTTCGCGTTCTCGCGCTCCTTCTCGTCGGGGTCGGACTCCATCGTCGCGACGGCCTCGACGTATTCGACGAGGGGCTCGAACGGGATGTCGTACCCCGGCTTGTACTGGAAGTTAACCCGGTGCTGCCGGATCACCTTGGACAGCATGGGGCATGCGCCCCAGGCCTCAGCCGCCGCCTGGTCCATGTGGCCGTACAGCAGGAACTTGTACGAGGGGTACCCGTTGCGGATCTCCTCCTCGAGGACGGCCGCGGCGCCGAGGTGTTTCAGGACGCAGCCTAAGCATGGTTTTCTCATTCTTGTTCTCCTTGTGTTTTCTGTCTTGGCGCCAGGTAGTGCCGCAGGGTCTGTATCGGGTGCAGGGCCGACACCGGCACCGCGGCTATCTCGACCCGCGTGGCCACGCTTGTCGCGGCCCGCGCGTACTTCACGGCCTCTTCGCCGATGGCCCAGCCGGCCAGCTTCACGTTGAGCCCGCCCCTCGACTCGCGGGCGTGCTCGTGCTTGCTCACGAAGGCGCACACGAGCACGTGCCGCACGACGCCGGGCGGCACGGCCAGCGACGTCAGCGGGACGAGCATGTGCTTCGTCGACGGGTCTCCGGCGACAGTGGACACCATCACGGACAAGGCGATGCGCCCGCGGGCGGTGTCCACGATGTAGGGGGTCGTGCGCCTCGCGTGCACGGCCAGATGCCCGCTCCGGCACAGCTTCTCCAGGATCGCTGCGCCCATCACGGCGAACCGCCTGGAGTTCTCTGTCCTCGCGAACCTGGGCGGCGCTACGCCACGTGCGGCGTCCACGTCGGATTTCGGGACGCGAATGCTCTTGATGGGCCCCGGAAGGTTCGCGCGCGGGGTCATCCGAGCACCTCCCTGCCCTCGGGGAGCAGCGTGTACTCGACTCCGCGCGTTCCGGGCCTCGCCGCGAGCACCCCCATCTTGCAGAGGCGGTTGACCGGGCGCCGGGCTCTCACCATTATCGACATCCTCCCACTCCTCGTCTGCTGCCTCGGCGGGCCGTACAGGGCCGCGCCCAGCTGTTCGCACGTGTACCACCCGGACTCCAGCACTTTGGCCGCGCGCCTCAGCAGGTCCATGCTCGCGCTGTCGGCCATCGGGCGGCGGGCACGCTTGTCGCGCCTGACCGCCGCCGGGCATCCGGCGCGCCCGGGGCAGTCGGCGCACAGGGTCTTCCGGCGGCACCGCCTCATTTCTTCCCCGGCACCAGTTCGGACGCCGGCGAGAGCGGCTGCTCGTTCCACAGTATGGTGGTCGACCGTGTCCCGGCCTCGACCAGCGTCGCCTGCCTCTGGTTGACCGTGACGGTGAACACCGTTCCGGGCTGGACGTCGAACACGGCCTTCCATACGGCGAGTATGTAGTTCTCGTGCAGCGCGCGCGGGAGCCCGGGGTACTCCTTCACCATGGCGAGGGCCATTTCGTCCGCGTCCGCGCCCGTCTCGGCCACCTCCGCCTTCTCGGCCAGCTTGAACCCCGGCACGGTCAGGAACGCCCCGGAGGACTGGCTCGGAAAGCAAGGGACGACGGGCTCGCGCCGCGTCGTCCACTCGCTGTCCGCTGTAGTCCGCTCCTTTGGTATGGAGACGAGGAACTTCATCCGAGGGCCTTCACCTGCTCTTCCGTGGGCGCCACGATCCCGCCCTTGGGCTGGTTGCGTCCCGGGACGCTGATCTTGGTCTTGGCGAGGAACTCGTCGACGTTGGCGTCGCAGCAGTTCACGAGCGACACGGCCTGGGCCTGGGTGCAGTCCACGGTGGTGGATACGAACCCGAATCCGGAGTCGCGCCCCTCCGCGTCGACGTACACCGCCTCGACGCTGATCGCGCGGAGGTTGCTGTGGTCGGCGAGGAACTGCACGAGCTGCTGGACGTGCGTCCCGATCTGCCCCGGCGGTACGGTTGACGCCGTGAGCGCTTCTACGGCCTGAGCCTTGGGGGCGTCGAGCAGGACGCGCGGGTGTTCGGCGTCCTCTCCGGGGGCGGTGACGCGGACGGCCGCCGCGTCGTCGAGCTTCTTCACGCACTCCAGGATCGACGGGGTGTGGAAACGGATCTCCTCCGTCTTCTTCTCGCCGTTGAGCGTGACCTCTAGGGCCACGTTACGGTTCGGGGCCGGGGCTTTCTGGGTCTCCGGCGTCTCGGGTGTGTTGTCTGGCTTTTCCATTTCGGTTCTCCTTATTTCTGCAGGGCGTACCGTTTTCCGATGGTTGCGGCTTCGCTTTTCACGGTATCGGCCATGAACATGTGCGTTGCTAGTTGCTGGGCGCGTATTTCCAGGGCGTCCATGTTCCGAGTCACGTCTTCCTTGTCGAAGAGTGTGGTTAGTGGCGCGTCGCGGTCGACGGCCATGTCATTCCCGGCTTTTGCGTCAGCCTCTGCGGCAGCCCGGGCCACGGCGCTGATCTGCTCCCTGGCCTCGGACATGTGCTTCAGCATGTACGCCAGTTGGTTTTCCTGCATCCTCGCCCGGTTCCTCGTGCTCATGTCTTGGCTGCGTTTCTCTGCCTCCTGGCTGGTGAGCGCTCGTTTTCCCCGCTCCTTGTCCTCCCGCGTCATTTCCTCCGCTAGCGTTTTTTGCCGCTTCTGGGCCTCAGCAAGCCGTGTCCGCAGCTTAATCGTGGCGTTTGCCTCCACCGCCGCCTTGATGGTGTTGATTGTCTCTACCTCGGCTTTGGCGCTCTCGCCGTTCGTGAATACGGTGTTTGCGATACCCATCTGTGTAGACAGGTTCCTAAGCAATGCCGGAACGAATCCGTGGCCGACATCCGTAAGCGGTTTCACCGTTACGACCGTCTGTCCGTCTGCACTGGTTTTCGCGCTGATCGTGAAGTCACGTCCCTCGGTGGGCATGGTGTTCGCGACTATGGTGTAGAGCTTCTGCGCGTCTAGCGTCTGTATGGCCATACTAGTTCTCCTTCTCTGTTGTTCCGCCGGCTTGGTTATTCGGCGACTTTTGGCGTTCCTGTTGTCCGGGCTGCTCGGCGTGAGCGGTCTCGGGTTGCTTGGATTCATTCTCCTCGGCGGGCTGCGGATCGAGTCCGTCGCCGCCTGAAGCCGGTGCGGGGGCCGTCGGTCCCGGCGGAGGGGCCCACAGCGAGGCCATCGCCTGAGCGTCCTCCTTCGTGATCCCGAGCTGCAGGCCGTCGAAGCCTATGGCCGCAAGGTAGTCGAGGAGGGCCTTCCCGACCGCGTGCTGCCCGGCGATGACGGTCTCGGGCACGCCCGGTATGTCCACGGGGGTAGTCACGTCCTTGTCGTACGGATGGTCGAACACGCCTCTCTTGTGTATACGGCGCAGCCCGGCTATCGAGTGGACGCTCATCAGCCCGGCCACGTGCCTGAGGGCCGCGTTGGCGAGTGCCCTGAGCTCGGGGTACTCGTCGAAGTCAGCCGCCAGTTGCGGTGTCAGTGTCATCTTGCTCAGTCTCCTTCTTTGTTGTTTTGTCGGGAAGGTCTTCGGTGACCTTGTCCTTGTACCTGCTGTACAGTTCGGTCAGCCACTCCGCCGTGAGCGGCACCTTCTCGTGCGTCGTCGCGTGCTCCAGGTACATGCCAGCCTTGGCCAGGTCGGCTATCCGGTCGGTGAGCTTGCCCATCCCGTCGGCGCATGCCATCAGCGTGAACGCCGACACCAGGTGGGTAAGCCCGTTGTAGGTATCCTTGTCGTCCTTGAGCCGCCAGTAGAACGTCCCGTCCGGTTTCGGCCCGGTGCCGAACAGCCAGTCGAGGCGCTCCGGGAGGCCGTCCCCCGCATAGGGCCACTCCCGCCGCCCGTCGTCTTCCGCCTTCGTCTCGGCGAAGGGGTCGGTCCCGACAGGTGCGCGCAGCGTGGCCTCGATGCGTGCAAGCGTCTCGCGGTTGTTCAGGTTCACCTCGTCGTTCCTGTGGGCCAGGACGTACACCAGCCTGCCGGGGTGGTTCCTGCGGAGCCAGTCGGCGAACCAGAGTCCGCCCTTGTGGGCGGAGTCCTTGCCGAACTTGTGGTGGCTCGGGCACAGCAGTATCCCGTTCATCGTGTCGTACCGCAGCGCGCGGCACGTGTTGCGGTTCTCGAGGTGGTGGGCGTTCGGCGTGCTGCCGCTTCCGCAGACCGCGCACTTGTGCCCCCACTCCTCAGCCACCTTTGCCGTCCACAGGCGCATCAGGCGCCTTCGGATCCTGGCAAGCGGCTCCAGCTTCTTCCGTTTCTTCTTCTGTTTTCTGCTCATGGGTTTGTAGTATACCATTTCCCGCGGCCGTCTGCAATGCCCGGGCTTGCGAAAAGAGCGCGGCGGCGACGGACGGCTTCCCGCCCCGTAGCGCCGCCTGGGCCTTTTTCGCGAGCGACGTGGCGCGTGCGATGGCCGCGTTGCGAAGGTTCGTGGCGCGTCGGCGGGCGCGTCGGCGGCGTTTGGCCTCCGTCGCCCCCCACAGCCGCGCCTCGTAGTACATGACCGCCTTCTCGATCATGCCGAACACCTGGTTTATCCTGTCGTCCCAGTCGAGCCACTCGCGCTCCTCGCGGGTCAGGTGCTTTGACTTCGGGTTTGGCTTCTCCTTCGGCGGGCTGCACTGCGGCTTGCCCGGGGCGCCCTCCGCCCGCATGTTCAGGCGCAGGCAGTCGCGGCACGGCAGCGGAGGGGACGACGCCACCATGTCGCGCATGTTCCGGCTCCCCAGCCACTCCGCCACGTCCCAGTACCTCTCGTTGTCCGCCACGGCCTCGCCGCGGGCCTCCCTGGCCGCGTCGATGTACTGCGGCAGGGTGTCGTACGGCATCAGCGACGGGGCCGCGACGACGAACTCGGGCACGGACCAGCCGCTCACGAGCACGTTGGGCTGCTGGCGCATCACGACGTCCGCGAGCTCCCAGCCGGCGAACGACACCATCGTGGGGGAGCACGACCACCGGTTCACCTCCAGCCACTTGCCGGTACCCTCCGTGAACCCGCGCGGATGCGGCTCGATGTACACGCCCACCGCGAGGAAGCACACGTCCCTGTCCGGCACCGGCGCGTTGCGGCCGATGCACGGGACGCGCACGAACGGCGCGTGGAAGCAGTTCGAGTCGCACAGGGATATCCCGTACCTGTAGAACCCGTCGTTCGACCTGGCGGCCTCCGCGGCCGTCGCGGGCGGCGGCTCTCCGGACACGTCAACGGGCAGGCCGTACTTCACGGCCGCGGCCAGCTTCGCCACCCAGTTTATCGTGAGGCTTCCGTACAGGCCGTACCCCTGCGGCTTGAACCTCAGCTGCACCTCCGCCCTGTGGGCGAGGGCGTGGGCCGCCTCCAGGAGGCGCCATCCCCACCTTTCCGCGACCAGGTCGACGATCGCGGGGCTTTGCGGCCTCCGAAGCACCACGCCATCCCGGGGCATGCCGACGCGGTAGAACGCCGGCACGGTCTGCTCCAGCCACGTCGTGTTCGTCTTCCTGAAGGACGGGACCCGCTGCGACGACATCGTGCGGAACTCCGTCCACGGCGTCGGCGCGGCCGCCGCGTCCCACAAACGCAGTCCACCAGCCGTCCCCGAGGCGCTTGGGGCGAACGGGTCCGGGTCCACGCTGTCCAGGCTCGCGAGCGCGGCCTCCTGCCTCTCCGGCGTCAGCCACGCCTGGTGCGGGTACTCCGGGTGCGCGAACGGGAAATGGCTTTCGCCCGTCGCCCGCACCACGCTGCACGCGGCCCTCGCACGCTCCGACAGCGCTGATCTGTCCATTCTCTCCCTCCACAACCTTCGACGTTAGCAGCTTAAGTATCCCGCGTACGCACGCCTCGCCCGGCGTAATGCAGCAGTGCACCCCGTCGTGGTAGCTGTCGAACACGCAGAAGTCGCAGGCGTCGTGGTACGCGATCGCCCGCGCGAGCTCCTCCGGGCTGCGCGTGAGCCTCTCGAATAGGGTCATTGTCCGGGCAGGATTATCCTGCCCCGGCCTCGTATCCGCTCCCATTGGTCTATCTCCCGTATCACGCTCTCCTTTATCCCCGGGTTGCACACGCCGCACGCGTCGATGTGGAGGATGCTGTGCGGGCGGATGTAGAACCCGCTCGCCAGCATCTTGGGGGCGAGGCGGCACACGACCGCCTTGCACTTCGAGCATATGACCTTTGCCGTGTCCGCGTACGTCCGGATGCACTCCCCGCAGAGCTGGTCAGGCGTGCCGATGAACGGCGGCATGAGGAACGGCTTGCCGCACATCAGGCACGGCACGATGTTCCCGGGCAGCGCCGGATCGGACTTGACCTTCTTGAAGAGGATCTTGTTGTTCGTAAGGGCGGGCAGGTCCTCGAATCTCATTTCGCGGCCTCCGTGTTCTTCGCCTGGTTCCCGGCATCGGACGCCCTGCGGCGGCGGAACTCCTCGAGCCACCGCCGCGTCAGGGGTATCTTCGCCGGCGTCCCGCACGCGTACTCCTCCAGGTAGTCGCCGTGGGCCTCTAGCTCGTCCATGCGCTCGGCGAGCCGCCCCTCGCGCTCGTAGGCGTCCAGGTCCTCCATCAGCAGGTACGCCATCGCCTCGCCCGGGAATATCCCGACCCCGTTCCAGCTGTAGCGCCGCTCCGGCCTGAGGTCGTGGAATGCCTCGTCGCCTGGGCCGTCGCTGAACAGGGCCGCTGCGGCCGCCGCGAACTTCGCGTCCGTGGCGGCGATCTGGTCGCGGGCCTCGCCGACCACCGCAGCGGTGACCGCGGCGTCCGCGACGGCCTTCGGCGACGCAACGATGGTGGCAATGCCCGACAGGAATCCGCGCCTCGTCATCCCAGCGCCTCCAGCTGCTCGATTATCGCGTCGCGCTCGGCCTTCAGGTCCTTGAGGCGCTCGTTGAACGCCTTGGCGGACTCCTTCTTGCTTGCCTCGACCTCGATGATCTGGCGGTCGATGTTCTCCAGCGACCTGCGCAGCTCGTCGGGCGTGCGCTGCGGCGTGTCCATGAACTCATCCATTCTGACCCTCCGGCCTTATCAGGTGTCGGTAGAGCAGGTCCGCCTCGCACCAGAGCAGGACCGCCGTCCCGTCGCGGCTGCGGGTAAGGCTGCACGGCAACGGCAGGTTGTCCGTGTCGACGAGCAGCGAGCCCAGGCGGGTCACGGCCATTAGCCTGTCCGCCCCCCGCACGCGGTACACCAGTTCGGCCCGGGCAGGCCGGCCGGCCTGTCCGCCGGCCTGCTCGGCCAGTTCCAGCACGATGTCCTCGGCCGCCTTCGAGCTGCTCACGCTACGCACCGGCGGGAGCCTGCCTAGGTACAGGCGCAGGGTCTTCCCGTCCAGCTCGCGGACCAGCCGCTCGGCGCGCTCCAGCAGGGTCGTGTCCGGCCGTATTTCCGAGGCGGTTCCGGTGGCCTTCTCCATCGCCGCCATCGTCTTTTCGGTCAGGCCCATCGCACGGAGGATGCGCCTCGCGGCCATGTCCTCCGTGGACTGGTCCGTGGCCGTCCTGCCTTCCTCGTACCGTCGCTTTACGTCGACCCAGCTCATTTCACGGCCTCCTTCTCCTTTACAGCTGGCGGCGTCCAGCATGCCCAACCGAGGTATTCGCCAGCGTCCATGTCGACGGACATGTACTCCCCGTCGGCCGTCCTGCGTACGACGCACGGTATCGGTATCCGGATCGTGGGGGCGCGTCCACCTTTCCGGTCGACCTTCACCAGCACGAGCGCGTGGAGTCGCCGCGCGCCGGCCGTGCGGTACACGTTCACCATCTCGTTGCGCAGCCCGAGGTCGTCGTCCGTGGCAGACGAGACGGACGCCACGGCGATCTTCTCGGCTTCGGCATACGACTTCACGTCGCTTACTATCAGCCGCGGGAAGTCATCCTGCCTGTCGTGCCCGATCCTGATCGCCATGTTGAGCGGCGTCGCCCGTGCAGTGCCCGTCTTGGCTGCTAGCCTGCGCACCTCACTCTCCGTCAGGCCGAACGCCTTGATGATGTGCTTCGCGAGCATGTCCTTCGTCTCCCGGGACGCAGACCCGCGAAACCACCTCTCCGCAGAGTCCCAGCTCATTTCCCGGCCTCCTGGCCGTCCACGTCGCCGCCCTGCTCCGCCCCTTCCGCCGGCTGGTTCTTCCACGACGTCTCGAAGTCGAAGCCGAAGCCGCGGATCCTCAGCGCCTGGCGGCAGCACATGAGCAGGTCCTCGTTCGCGTAGAACGCGCGGACGAAGTCCTCCTCCGTCCGGAACGTCTTGTCCGAGAGGAGCGTGCACTTGATGCCAGCCGACGTGCGCACGGGCACCTGTCCGGGGTCGAACAGGCCGAACTTCGCCGAGAACGGGCTGCACGGGTGCTTGATGAGGAACTCCGCGTCCGTGTGGACCAGGTCGAAGCCTTTTCCGCCCGTGTTGAGGAACAGCGGCAGCTCCCTGACGGCGCCGGCGAACTTGTCGCCGGACCACTTGTTCTTGAGGCACTTGAACGTCGTGGCGTTCCCGACGATGTTGCCCGTCCGGTTGTCGGTCCACTTGGACGCACGCAGCTCGTAGGCGTAAGTCGCGGAGATGCGGACGGCCTCCTCGGCGACGCTGGTCTTCTGGGGGCCTGCGAACGCGGCGGGGCCGGACGCGATCTTCTGGGTCTCGTGCGAGGTCAGGAACAGGTTGGCCTTGCGCTGGTACATGCGCTGCACGCGCAGGCGGAACCACTCGCGCATTTTCCTGGCCATCAGGCCCGGCTGTGTGGCGCGGCTCATGTCCACGACGTCCTGCTCGACCTTGTCCTCGGTGCCCAGCTGCGAAAGCGAGTCCACGCCGATCACTATGGGCTTGGTCATGTCGGGGTCTACCGGGTTCGTGAACTCGCTCTTCACTGGGCGTCCGTTCTCGCCGATCCCGCCGCCGACTCCGCCGCGGATCTCGCACACGAGCCTGTCGATCGTGCTTAGGCAGTCGTCAAGCGACGAGACTTCCTTCGTGAGGAGCCGCTGCGGGTCGCACCCGAACGAGTACACCCAGTCCGCCGGCGACCCGGCGCCCTCCGTCTCGAAGTGCATGCAGATGGCGTCCTGCTTCTTTATGGAGGTGGCGTACTGCAGGTACATGAACGACGACTTGCCGGCTGACGCGAGCGCCCGCTCCTGGCAGATGCGCCCCGACAGCCACCCGCGCCCGCCGACCAGGTACTCCTGCGCGATGCTGGGCAGGTCGTGCGTCGGGTTCCACACGTCGACGTAGGTGGCCTTCTCCATTGCCGTCGCGACCGTCTCTATCCCGGGGTCGCTCTTGCGGAGCCGCTCCAGGAGCGCCGACACGGTGTCGGTCGGCGCCCCCGAGGAGATGAGTTTCTCCTTCTTGGCCATTACTGGTTACCTCCCTGCGCGAGACGGGCGAGGAACGCCTCCTTGTTGAAGGCGGGCACGGGGTCGCCCACGACCTGGGCGGCCGGGGCGGCCTGGGGCGGCGTCGCCACGCCGGCCTTGACGGCAGCGGCGAACGCCGCGTCCGCCTCGTTGCCGGACGAGGTCACCGGGACGGCAGCGGGTGCCGCGACGGGTACGGACTGCGGGGCCGCGGACGAGGTCACCGGGACGGCAGCGGGTGCCGCGACGGGGACGGGGGCGGCAGGCACGGGAGCAGCTGCGGGTGCCGCGTCGGGGACGGCCGCGGACTGCCCGGACGCGAAGCCGGCCTGGACGGTGCTGACGGCTCCGGGCGCGGAGGGCGGCTCGGGGATCTGGTAGGTGCTGCCGAAGGCGAGCTTCAGGAGCGCGTACTCGTGGTAGCCGGCGGGGCTGCGGCCGGTCAGCTCGCGGATGAGGATCTGCACGATCTGCTCCGCGCTGAGGATGTTGAGGTAGCTCCGCAGGTCGGCCAGGTCGTACCGGGTCGCCATGATGTCCTGGGTGGCCGGGATGCGCATCACGCGGCGGTTGGCGTCGAGCGCGAACTTGACGCTGTAGCCGGACATCTCGCCCTTGTCGTGCTCCTTCTCGACGACGAGAGCGGGCGCGCCCTGAGGCGCGGTGATGTCGCCGTTGGCGTACGCCGCGAGGTAGTTCGCCGCGATCTGCTCGGCCGTGGCGCTGGGCGACGGCTGGAACACGAGACCGTTCTCGCCGACCAGCTTCTTCGCGACTGCGGACGAGAAGATGCCGATGTGCGCGACGCGGTCCGGCTCGTTGGGCAGGAACACGTTGCAGAACAGGAACTGGCGTGGCGGGGGCAGGACGGCAGGGACGCGGTTCGGGTCGCCGAACTTCCCGTCGTCGAGCAGGTACGCCCACGTCGGGTCGCTCTTCGCGACCTTGCGCAGGACGGCGATCGGGCACTCCTCGCCGACGGACTGGAGCGACACGATGTCGTAGCGCTCCTTCCAGTCTCCGCGGCCGAGGCGGCGGTAGATGATCGCGCCGTTGCCCCAGTTGGACAGGGAGGGCGGCTCGCTCGGGAGGATCGACGGCAGGTAGGACACCCGCTTGTCGGGGTTGCCGGGGTCGAGCGCGGGCAGGATCGTGAACGTGATCGGCTGCTTCCCGCTCATGAACTTGGTCTTCACGCCGTTGAGGTAGAAGATCTTGTCGGAGTTTTCACCCTCGCCTGCGAGCGAGGAGAACATGGTGTTGAATCCCATTTGTTTTTCCTTTGGTTTGTTGGTTTGTCATTTCTCGTTTTTCGTTTTCAGGCCCTATACGTGGGCGGCCAGTAGTATAGCAAAATTCCTGCGGCATGTCATCCGTAATAAGTCCCCTGGATCGAGCGGAAGAGCTTGCGCAGCCGCTTCCTACCGAACCTGGGGAGCCCCTTCACCTTCCTGTACGCGCGTTCCATGTCGTCCATCAGGGCGTCCATGTTGCGGTACACGGCCCTGAAGAACCTCGGGTACTTCGGGAGCTCCACGAAGTAGACGGTGTTGTCGTCGAACGTATCGCTCTTGCCCCAGTCCTCGCAGCCGTCGTCCTTGACCTCGAACGCCTCGCCCGTGAACGAGTACTGTGACGAGATGTCGTCGTTCTCGGCCATCTCCTCCAGCACGTCCTGGTCGACGACATCGTTCAAGACGATCCCGTATCCGGTGAACGAGTAGTTCTGCATGCTCATATGCTTGGCTCCAGTCCCTTGTCCATCAGCTCGTCCACGAACTGCTTGATCTGGTCGATCTGGCAGTAGTGGTTCCTGCATCCGCACCAGTCCGTCTGGTGCCTCATCTGGCGCACCATGATGTGGTACACCCATTCCTTGTCCCAGAAGCGGACGTCGCTTATCGACAGGTACACGTACCTGTCCGGGGCCCCGTCCGCTCCCTTCCTCGTCACGACCGCCGAGAACTCGTAGTGGTTCCCGTGGATCTCCACCTTGTAGCCGGCCAGCGTCTTCCTGAGCCAACGCCCGTATGACGCCTCGAACGCCTTGTAGTCAGGGCCTGTCGTGCCCCCGCTCGAGAACTGGTGGTCCCAGTACTTCTGCAGCGGGCGCGGGAGATCGCCCTTGTGCAGGATATGGTCTATGTGCATTTGCGTTGTCCTTCTGTCGTCGTTGTCAGTCCCGCCCCCGCCACATCTCGAACGTGGCGTGCTCGACGTCCGTGCACGTCCACGCCCCCTCGGTGGCGTTCCCGTTGGCCATGTGGCCCACCAGCCTGAGCACCTCGTCGGGGTCGAGGCTCACCTCCTCGGTTTCGCCGTCCGCGTTGACGGACTCGAACTCGAGGTCTATCCCGTCGTACGGGCCGTAGTCGAACAGCTGCAGGCCCGATGGGGTCTTGCCGTCGGCGCAGTACGAGACCTTCAGGCCCTCCTCCGCGTTCTCCTCGGCCCAGGCCTTCAACACGTCCTGCACGGTGGCCACCGCCTCGTTGAGGTGGAGGCCGACCGATAGCAGGGCCGCGGCCCCGTCGTGGCGCAGGTAGTCGTAGAGGGCGTCGCAGTCCACGACGCCGTCCTCCGACTCTATCTCCAGCAGCTCTTCCCACTTGTCGGCGGCCTTTAGCTTGCTGACCACGTCCCCGACGTCGTACTCCTCGGGGTCGCGCATCCAGCGTATATCGTTAGGGTCGTTTACCTGGAATTTCATGTCGTCTCTCCTTTCAGTACGGTACGGCCTGCCCGGTGTCCTTGCCCATGTAGTAGGCGTACGCGCCCGCCTTTATGACGAGCGCGTCCCTGCCCCAGTACAGCTTCCGCATCCCGCTTATGGACGGGTACGGCCCTGCGGACCCGACGCAGTCGCGCCCGAGCCTCCGCTCCAGGCCGTGCCTGTCCCGCAGGCGCAGGTACACCGTGCGTCCGCGCTTCACTTTCCGGCCTCTTCCGGTCTCTCGGCCTTCTCGGCCGCGTCGTCTATCGCCGACAGCACCTTGTCCATGGTCTCTGGGCCGCAGAGGACCTTGCCGCCGGGCTTGCCGCCGGCCACGGCCTCCGGGCGCAGGACGGCCCAGCGGCCGGTCGGCCACACGGTGCGGCCGTCAGTCGTCTTGAACGCGTACTGCTGCCCGGAGTCGAACGCCGACCCGTCCGGCGTCGTCTCGACGAGGAGCACGCCGGTCTCGAATTTCCTGCGGCACTCGTCGCAGGGCTCCAGGTCGACCAGGACCTGCTTGGGCGCCTCGGCGTCGTCGTTGTCCGGCTTGCGGACGCGGCCGAGCAGGGCGACGCCCTTCGACCCGCCGCACCAGAAGCACTTGTCGAGGGCCGGGTTGACGCCGTGCTTCGGCGACAGCTCGAGCCCGTCGTCCTTCCCCTTACGCCTCGTCGCCATGCCATTCCCCCTCTCCCTGGTCCTGCACGGCCGACACGGAGTTCGGGCTCCACTGCGGCTTCTGCGGCTCTTGTGGCTCCTGCGGCTGCGTCTCCTCGCCCGGGACGACGGAGTCGTCGTGCGCGAGTCCGGTCCGGACCGCGTTGATCGCGTCGAGGACGGCCCGCGCCAGGACCTCCGCCGCGCTGCGGGACAGCTCGGTGCGGCCGCGCACGTAGCCCAGGACGTCCGCCATCAGGTCGGCGGCCGTGTCGGCGCACGCTATGACGCTCTCGTTGCTGGCGGCCGCAGCCACGCCGCTCTGGCACAGCTCGGCGATCCGGTCGCACGCCTGGCGCGAGCTGCAGCGGTTGAACCGGCTCGTGGCCGCGACCGTCGCCCCTGGCAGCGGCACCATGTCGGCCGGCACGCCTTCGCCCGGCTGCGGCTCGTCGCCCAGCGCGAGGACCGGCGGCTCGCCTTCGCGGATCTTGAGGTATAGCTGTTTCATCGACTGTCTCATTGGTTGTTTCCTTTCTGGTTGTCTGATTCGCTCTTCACGAGTCCGGCCTTGCGCACCGCGTCGTACAGGGTACGGGCCCCCGCGCACTCCGAGAGGCCGAGGTCGATCGCGTCCATCTGGTCCTTGAAGTCGCCGTAGTCGGCGAACCCGCGTTCTACCACTTCGGCCAGCGCCTCCATGACCATGCGGCCGGCCGCCGCCCGCGTCATCTTCCCGCGCTTGTAGTACTTCAGCATCCGGACGATGGACGACGTAGGGTACTCGCTTCCGGTATACTCGGTCTGCCTGGTGACGTTGGCCGCCACGAACGCGTCCGTGTAGTAGACGTTGCCCTGGACCGGCGGCTCATTGCCCCCCGCGAACCAGATTCCGACCTGCACGTGAGAGAAGTCGAACGAGTCGACCAGCTCCTTCAGCGTCGGTTTCAGGTATGAGCAGAACTGCACGGTCTGCCCTTCGCGTAGCATGACCGTGACCGCGTTCTTCGTGATCGACATGAGCGACACGGTCGGGTCCGTGCCGGCCAGCGACGTCACGCTTTCCATCACGTCCGTCAGCGTGTACGGCCGCGCCGCGCACGGGTACACGTCGTAGTCGTGCACCGGGTCGCCGCACAGCGACCCTCCCGCCAGTATGAACGGGCGCCCGTCCAGGATCTCGTACACCTTCCCGAACTGCAGCTTGTTCGCCCGCTGCACTATCGCCCGGTGTATCTTGTTGTCTACGTCTATCATGTCTACGCCTCCTCCGGTTCGTACTGCGTGTGGATGTGGGAGGCCTCCTGCTCCCAGTAGTCGCAGTCCTTCTTGTAGCCTTCCTTGCAGTGGCGCTCCGCCATCGCTACGGCCTCGTCCTGCGTGCGCGCCTGGACGTACAGGTAGTGCGCGTACGTTATCGCGCAGCGCACCTTGAACGTCCACTGGTTGTCCGGGTCCCGCGGCCCGTTGATCGGGTTGTCGAGGCTCGTCCCCGACTTGTTAGCCTTCATCCTTGCCATCTTTAGCCTTTCGCTTCGTCAGTTTCGACCAGCCGCGCGGGTGTTTCATCCGGCGCAACACCGCCCCGGACGCGTCGACCAGCGCGTACGCGGACAGGTCGGTCGGCCACTCGATGAACTCAAGCGCCGGCACGACCAGGTCGCGGATGTCCCCGCCGCGGAACGTGCGCGACGAGTACATCATCTCGCCTCCGTCCGTCTCGGGGAACAGGAGCCCGTCCACGGCGTCTGCACGCCCGCCTTGCAGCTCCGCCGGCGTGGTCCAGGTGCAATCCACCGGCGGCAGCGCGTACTCGTAGACCATCACGTACCGGTCTATCAGGTGCCCGTTCTCGTCGCGCTGGGAGCAGTCCTCCTCGTCGAGGTTGTCGCCCGAGCCGAACGCGATGCGCACCATCCCGCGCCCTGGGAGCAGGAGCGTGACCTCAGCGTCCCGGTGCGGGTACACGTTGCAGGGTATGTCGTCCAGTTTCATTGCTCCTCCTCGCCGTCCCCGTCTTCGTCGTCCTCCACGTCGCCGGCGTCGGGGTCGGCGTCCGGGTCGTTATTGTCGGACCCGGTCAGCGGGAGCGGGTCTTCCTCGTTGGTCAGCACGAGCTGCACCGGCTCGCCCGTGTCCGGGTCGCTGTTACGCTGGACGGCCCTGACTGGGACCGCCTCCTCCCCGTTCAGGGAGATCCGCAGCTCGCGGTGCAGGTCGCTGAGCCTGACCTTGTCAAGCAGTTGCCTTAGCGTCATTTGCCTTCTCCTTTTTGCTCCGCCTCACGAGGCGGTTCATCACCCTCGGCCTGTAGCCGAGCTCCAGTAGCCTGTCCAGCAGCCGCTCGCGCATGGTCGGGTCGTTGCACGGCTTGAGGGCGTGGTAGTAGGCCATGCACGATTCCTCGCACTTCCCGCGCACCTGGTCCAGCGACAGCATCCACCCGTCCGCGGACCGGCTGTTAGGCACGTCCGGGAGGAACGCGACCGGCACCCATTTGCACTCGAACGGGCAGAACCGCTTCCGGAACACGACGCGGGTCTTCGGGACCCGCTCCGCCCAGTAGTCCTCCACGTCGCACGCGAGCCCGAAGGCCGGGCGCGAGCAGAACCCGTTTCGCGTGCCGTCGATCGGGCATGTGAGGCGGAACCCGGAGCGCAGGAGGCGCTTCTTGTAGTCCAGTATCAGCCCCATGTCGTCATCGGTCAGCCCGGTGGCGTCGCCGTTGACGAAGTAGCACGCGGCCCAGCACGGCACGTTGCACACCACAGTGGACCTCGCGCCCATCACCGCACCTCCTTCTCCCGGCCGTTCGGCCAGTCCCTCGGGGCCCGGAAGAAGTGCATTCCGCGCGTGTTGGTGCCGGTCGGCCCGGACACCAGGCGTATGCCCCAGCCCTTCTCCCCGAGCTCCTCGGTCAGCTGCGTGAGCCGGGCGAGTCGCTCCGGGGCGTGGATTGCGGCCAAGGCCGCGGCGTAGTCGAGCGCGGCCCACAGCCGGTCCTCGTACTCCGCTCGTATGGTCTCTTCAGTCTCGGTAGTGGCGTCAGTCACTGTCTCCTCCTTCGCGTTGCCGCTCCCGGCGCATTTGTCCGGCCCGCCTGTTTCGGCCGCTCCGGCTTTCCTGTTCTCCGATATCGCCCAGGTGTTGACCATCTGGCACTGCTGCTCGGTGAGCCCGAGCCGCGCTACGACCTTTGCCAGTGCCTCGCGCTTGGTCTGCGCGGCCACCTCATGCCTGCCGGCGTGGCGCGTGTATATCGTGAAGCGTCTGTTCTGCTGCATATCTCCCCCGTATCGGGGTTTGGCATCTTCTCTCCAGCTCGGCGAGTCTGCCGGCCAGCACGCCGCGCAGCGTGCCGATCGCGTCGTCCATCGACCTGTGCTGCCTTCCCGCCTCCGTCTCCTGTATGTACAGCATGGCCGGCGACGACCACCTGGACGCGAACCGGTAGCGGTAGTCCCGCAGCGGCATGCCGAGCATGTCGCGCGAGTCCTGCACCAGCGTGTAGGGCAGGCCGGACTCGCGCAGTATGTCGGACACGGTGGAGTAGTGCATGCGGCTGCATGTCTTCCCCACGGCCGCGTCCAGTGCGGCGAGCTCGCGGGCGTACGCGTCCCGCTGCTCCTCCGGGGTCATCATTCCGACTCCTCCGGGCCCTCGGTCTCGGCCACACACAGCGTCCTGCTCGGCGCGCTCCCGGCGAACCAGGCGTCCCACGAGCGGCCCTCGCGGCGCAGTACGGCGAGGAGCCGGCTGCGCAGCCAGATGGAGTCGGCCGCCGTCCACCCGGACAGGTCGATCTCGGCGCGGGAGCAGTCCGGCGCCCGCACCACCGGCGGGACCGGCAGCTTCATCTTCGGGCACGTCTCGGCCAGCGCGGCGTCGACGCTGAGCAGTTCGTTGCACGTCATGCGCCGGCCCCCCACAGCCTGCGGACGGCGGCCGAGACCTTCTCGTCCCACTCCTTCCTGTGCTCGCCGAGGAGCTCGCACACGGCGGCGTCGCCCTTGCCGATGTTCTCGGCGATGATCTCGCGCTCCTCCTCCTTCACGCCGGCGACGTACTTCTCCACGCGCTCCGTGAACCGCTCGGCGGTGGCCTTCGCGTGCGCCGCGTTCTCGGGGCTCGAGAATGGTGCGGCGACGTACTTGTCGCGCTCCCCCTTCACCTGCGCCAGGAACTCGCCGAGCGGGCACATGTGGCTCCCGAAGCGCTTGCGGACGTCCTCGTCGTCGAGGACGGTGCAGAACTCGGACAGCGAGCCGTTGCCGCGGAGGTGCTCGACCATCCGCTCAGTCACCCACATCATGTCGTGCTTCCCGTCGAAGTCCTCGGGGTACTCTATGCGCCACAGCAGCGCCAGCACCGCCGAGATCTCCTGCGAGTCGTTGTCCCCGTCGCCGTTGCGCAGGTGCCCGATCGCGTCCTCGAGGTCGGCCATCAGGGCCTCCTCCACCTCCGCGTCGGTGGACAGCGGCTCGCCGTAGTGCCTGTGCCGCCACTGGTCGCGCGACAGGAGCTGCACGCGGTCCAGCATCTTCGACCGGAACCCGTCGTGCGACACCCAGTGGTCTATGCAGTGGTCCACTATCGTCTTCCGGTTGGAGGGACGCGTGAGCTCCGCCAGCGCCTTGCCGTAGAACGTGTCGTCGACGGTCACCTCCAGGTCTAGCCAGTCGGTCCCGAAGTTGTACTCGCGTGGCGAGTTGAACCTCGTGGCCTTGATTGCCGTCACCCCGTAGCTGGCGAGCGGCTTGTCGGCGTCGAACACCAGGTTCGCCTCGTGGACCAGCCGCTCGCCGAACTTCCTGGCGTCGTAGTCGTCGCAGACCAGGCGGCCCTCCTCCCGCTCGGACTCCGCGTCGGGCGCCCACATGCCGTCGTAGCTGAAGACGCCGGAGTACGTGTCCACGTCCACGATCATCGCCACGGTCGTGTATGCAGTGAATGTTTGCATCGCCTCATCTCCCTGTTCAGTCGAACCAGACGGAACCCTGGTACCTGGTGTCCGCCATGACCGGCGCGTCCGGCACGTGGCCCGGCTGCCTGTCGGCTATGGCCTCGGCGAGGGATTCGCGCACGAGGCGCTCGTCGTCCTCGCTCCTCGCCAGCGCCGTGTCTCCCGGCTCGTGCGGTTTCGGCAGGGGCTTCGCGTACCGCCGCGCTACCCGTGCCACCTGGTCCCGCGTCATGCCGATCTCGGCGAGCATCGACTTCGTGCTCATTCCGCCGCCTCCCCGCTGTGCAGTTCGTTGACGACCTCCTCCATGGTCGACGCCTTGTCCAGCCCGAAGCTCCAGCGCATGTTGCTGACGCCGCCGGTGACGGTCTCCTGGTCCTTATCGGTGGTCCGGTCGTATCCGGCGAACAGGACGGCGACGTCCACGACTATCGCGTTGAACGTCTCCTCGTCCACGCCCGACAGCCTGGTCCTGCCGGCGACCGCGCGCAGCATGTTGTGTGCGAACCACACGGCGGCGGAGCTCACGCTGTCGAACAGCTCGGGCTCGTTCTCGACGCCGTCGCGGTCGGAGTTCAGCACGACTATGTCCGACATTTTCGCACCTCCTCCCGCGCCTTGAGCACGTCCTCGACCCGCGCGACGTTCATCTCGTGGAACGTCTTGCCGAGCAGCGTGCGGGCGGCCTTCTCGGCCTCGCCCTTCGTCTTGAACCGCCTGGCCTCGCCCAGGTCGGCGGTCAGCACGTCGCTGCCGCGCCCGTGGGGGATTATGCGCTTCGCGAACCCGAACACGAACTCGCCCTGCTCGTCCAGGTATATCGGGCACTGCACGACGAACTCGCCGGTCTCGCCGGTCTCGCCGGTCTCGCCGGTCTCGCTCGTCCTGAGGCCGCGCGCGAACTTCCTTAGGGACTTGCCTCCCTCACCGAACACGAACATCATGCTCACGTCGGACACGAGGCTCGCTTTCTTGCCCGGCATGTCGATGCCACGCGCGACCTTCACGGAGATCGTTGGCTCCTCGTAGTACCCACCGCCGACGGTGCTGTTGGCCATGTTTGCTCCAGTCTCGTAGAACGTGACCTCGTACGAGGTCGCCGAGCGCCCTACCCGTGGCAGCACGAGCGCGATGAACTTGTCGATCGGCAGGGCTCCGTACGCCAGCGTCTGGTACAGGCCGCCGTCGACGGTGTCGTCCGGAACGGCCGTGCCGTCCGGCGTCAGGGTCATGCCGATCCTGACGAGCCGCAGCTCGACGTACCGCTTGATGCGGCGGGCGTCGGCGGACTCGGCCCGCGCGGTGAGCGCCAGCGCCTCGAACCTGCCGTCGTCCCTAGTCTCGCGCGCCGGCAGCAGCGGCATGGCCGGCGACACCCAGTAGTTTCCGTTGCCCTGCTGCACCGTGTCCACCCATGGCGGAAGTGCCTCTGTCCCTATCACCCTCATCCCCGCACCTCCTCGATTCCGGCCTGCTCCAGCAGGTCTCTGTACTCGTCCAGCCCTTCGCCCGGCTTGGCCGCGCGCATGCGCTCGAACACCGCGAGCAGCTCGTCGCCGCAGGCGGCCACCGTCAGCCTGTAGTGCGCGTACTCCACGCCCGGCTCGTCCCAGTTCGGCCCCTGTATGTAGCCCTGCAGCCGTTTCGGCTCCTGGACGTATCCGGGGTTGACGTCCAGCAGGTGCTTCGCCCACCGCTTGAACTGCACAAGCAGCGGGCCATCTTTCTTGGTTATCCTCTTCATCCGTTTTCCTTTCTTGTCATTTGAAGACCAGCTGGCTGTTTTTCGTGGCCTCGTGCGCCCGCTCCATGGTCCTGACGTAGTCCGGTATCGTCAGCCCGTTTATCCTCGGCTCCTTCGCGCGACCCCCGTCGGCAGCCGGTTCCTCGTCTGCGGACGCGGCATCCCACGGCGACGCGTCCGCCAGCTCCAGCTCGGTTGTGACCCGGACCTCGCGTACGCGCGCACGGTCGTCGACATGCCCGGCCGCATTGGCCGCCAGGTCGCGGTGGATCCACATGTCCGCATTGCCGAGATCCTCGCCCCATACGCCTCCCTGGCAGACGAACCTGCCGTCACGGCGCTGGATCACCCAGCGCGTGGTTTGTCTCTTCATCTGTTTTCCTTTCTTGTCACGAGAATCCGTGGGCCTGGTACTCGCTCCCTTTGAAGCACACCCGCTTGACGATGCGGGCGAACAGCTTCACCATGTCCTCGAACGTCTCGTCGTCCGCGAACGACTCGTAGTAGTCCAGCCGTTCGGCAGGGCTCGTGTCGTCCATCACGTCGAACGGGCCGCCGTCCGGCACGCCGAGCATGAGCCAGGCCTCGATGTCGCACTCGTCGTTCAGGTGGTGCATGATGCAGTCCATCGCGCACAGCACCGCCGCCCGGCTTTTCACCCGCTCGCCATCGTGTTTGTCGAGATTGTCCGCCATGTCACTCCTCCACTACCGCTGCCTGCAGCGTGATCTTGACCGGCCTGAGCCTGTGGATCTCGCTTCTCGGCATGGTGGACGTCACCATGCCCGCCAGGCCCCGGTCGGAGCCCAGGCACTCCTGCGCCAGCTCCCGCGTCTTGAACGTCTCCGCCGCCAGCGGGTTGCTGGACCACGTCCAGCGGCGCGCGGATTTCCTGGCGTACAGCACGACGTTGTCCGTCGCCGTGATGCCGAGCACCCACGTGCAGCTGTCGGTGAAGTCGCGCGCCCTCATGCCGCGGCCCTCGGTTCGATCATCCACTCGCCCGTGTCATAGTCCATGTACGCGTCAACCTGTTTGTAGAGCCAGCCTGGCAGCCGGTTGTCGACCCACTGCGGGCACAGCTCCAGCAGCTCGCCCACGCAGCGCACGTCGACGCCGTTGACGAACTCTACGATCCTGGCCTTGAGCAGGTTGTACGCACTCGGGCATTTCGGGTCGAATGACTGCCGCGTCGCCAGGATCGTGCCGTCGTCAAGGTACTTCTTGACTACTGCCGCCGCGAACTTGGCGTTGGCCTGCAGTGCCGGAAGCCGGTCGATGTTCTCGAGCACGATCTTCTTGACGCGCCCGAACGGGATCACTCTCTCCATTGCTCCTCCTAGCCTGTCATGTAGTTGTATTTCGTGGCCCCGTCGCCGGTCAGCAGGAACTTCGGGACCGTGCCGTCGAACGGGATGTTGGCGCCGCGGAACGCCTCCCTCCCCTCCTCCAGGTCGTACCGCACGAAGAACCAGCCCTCGTTCGGCCCGTAGAACGACCAGTACTCCATGTACTTTCCGTTCACGGAGTACTCGTACACGCCGGTCTCCTCGGCGCGCACGAGGGCCCGCTGCTCATTGGGCGTCACTGCCCAGCCTCTTTCTGGTTGACGATGTTCACCATGGCCTGCCTGATCCCGTCGGCGGTGTGAGGCGGCAGCCTGAGCCGCAGCACCACGGTCTTGATAATTGGCGAGTCGTCCTCCGGCGACAGCGTGACCTCCGGGTACTTGTCCCCGTACAGCTTCCGCTCGCGCAGCCCGGCGCGCATGAACAGGCGCTTGACGACGAGCTGGCAGACGGTGCGCCAGTGCGCGACGGTCATCCGCTCTATCACGTCGTCGACCCCGCACGTCGGCCCGAACGAGTTGTGGTACTGCAGCTCGAGGTCGCACCACAGGACGTGGACGGCGTGCTCCTCGCACCAGACTATCGCGTCGGCCATGATGTCGGCGGCCTCGTCGCAGTCGTCGGCCGCTGCTATCCGCCTGGCGAACTCGCACTCGTCGTTGTAGGCCAGCTGTTTCAGGTTCTTGTCACTCATAGTACTTCTCTCCTGTCAGGCGCTCCCACCTTCTGCACACGGCCCGTATGGACCGTGTGCAGGCTCCGGCGAAGCGCATGCCCCACATGAACTCCCATATCTCCGGCCTGCCCAGCTTCGCGATGTCGGCGTCGCGCACGTCCCTCGACGTTCGCTTATCTAGGCCCAGCCTGATCATTCCGCCTCCCCGTCGTACGGCAGCTGGCCCCACTGGAACTTGCACTCGCTGGAGCTCAGCCGGCACGTGCAGCAGACGTGCGCGGCGCAGAACGCGTCGAACCGCCTTTTCTGCTCCGAGGCCGTGCCGACGTCGCAGTTCCGGCGCGGCGCGGCGAGTGCGCGGACGACCATCCCCCTCAGCTCGTCCACGCCTTCGCAGGCCGTGCACTTGTCGCCGGGGCACAGCGTCGGATGCCCGTGCCTCGACACGTTGCCGAGGAACAGCTCGCACTGCACAAGTGCCTCGCGCGGCGTTATCGCCCCGTCGGGGGCCGTCTGGCCGTCGCCCCGCGCACTGCACGCCTGGCGGCGCTCGGCGCGACACAGGGAGAGGCGGGCCTCCACTCGTATGTCGCAGTCGGCGCCTTTGTCGCGCACGGTGATGGTGACCGGCGCATCGCACTCGACGCCAGCCCGCTCGGCGAACCCGCGGACCCACCCGGCCGTCCTGCCGAGGTCGCCGACGTCAACGACGAAGCGGCGCGTGACCGTCAGCACGGCCTTGTCCCCGTCCATACGCAGGGTGTCGTCCTGGTCCCAGAGCGGCCGGCCCTTATCGTCGCACGCGATCTCGTCTCCGCCGGAGTCGTACAGGTCCGGGTGCGGGGTGTCGCGCACGTAGGCCGCGAACAGGTACCTGAGCTGCTGTATCATCGCGGCTCCTCTGGCAGCAGCTCGCCCGCGAAGCACATCTTGTACTTCGAGTAGCGGCGTTCCCTGAACCCGCTCGAGCACGACTTGTCGCCGTTTCCGCCCCTGACGCAGTACGCGCACGGCACTGGCTGCGAGCGCCTGCTCGGCCTGAGGCTCTCCTCGGCCTTGATCCGCTCCTTCACTTCTGCGTATTTCATGCTGTCTCCTCTCTAGTTCATTATTCTGGTCATGATCGCGGCGCCGGCCTGTATCGCCTTCAGCAGGAATATCCCGACCGATATGACGCACAGCGCCGCCGCCATGCACGCTAGCGCGTTCTTCGCCGCCCGGCCGATTCTGCGGAGGGCGGCGGTCATGTGCGCTCCCCCTCGCCGCATACCTCGCGGACGCACCACTTGCACTCCTCGACGAGCGCGAGCAGCGAGTGGTGCTGGCCCGGGTCGGAGTCGAGCTTCAGCAGCCGCTGCACGAGCCCGGCGACGTCCCGGCACCTGTGCGCGAGCTCGCGGCGGACGAGCACGCCGGCGGCCTTCGGGTCGCCGTTCACGGGGTCGTCGATCTCGGCGCCGGCGACGACGTGGTACGCGGCCGCGGTCTCCCAGTGCTGGAACCCGGCATCCAGGAGGAGCCCGATCCCCATGGTCGGGCCGAACGTCTTCAGGATCGTGGTGGCGAAGAAGAAGCCGTTGGTCCTGTCCTTGCTGCCCCGGAGTTCGTACGGGATGTCGTGGGTGCAGAGGAACAGCCGCACTGCGTCGGCCTTGTTCTTCGCGTCCATGCACGCGGCCAGCAGCCCCTCGCGGAACCTCTTGACCTCGTCTCTCTCCTCGGTCTTCTTGGTCTTCTCGGTCTTTTCGCTCATAGTCCGGTCTCCCTCTTGCGTACGGTCTCGGAGATCTTGTCCTGGTGCGCCCGGAACACGGCCAGCGCGTCGTCGAAGACGGCGCACGAGGCGGACTTGGCCCCGCGCTCGTACACGCCGTAGCCCCCGTCGTCGTGCCGCATCAGGTCGAGCGTCCGCTCCCCCGCGCGGAAGAACATCACCTGCACCGCCATCAGTCGGCCTCCGGAAGCAGCCTGTCGCAGTACCCCATGTCGCCTCCGTGCTCGTCGATCGACAGCACGACGTCCTCCGGCCTGTGCGCGGTAACCATGACCGTGGCGTTGACGCCGAGGTTGCCCTCGACGTCCCCGATGCAGATGCGCGTGTCCAGCCCCTTCGAGAACTCCGTGGTGCTCACGAGCTCGACGAGCTGCCTCACCGTCATCTCGCCCATGTGCTCCGTGTTCTCGATGAACGGGTTGCACGTCTTGGCCGGTCTCGCCGTCGGTTTCGCGGGTTTCGCCTGTTTCGCGGGTTTTGCCTGTTTCGCCGCCGGCTTAGCCTTGCTTTTCTTCTGTGCCACGTCTGTCCTCCTTCTTGACCTTCCAATTGTCCTTCTCGGTATACGCAGTCGCCACCAGTCTCTCGTTGTCGGTGCCGAGCGCCCTGTGCGCCGCCTGGATCGCGTTGAACAGGCGGTAGAACACCTTGGCCCTGCCCCTGTCCTCGACCCATGTCGGCTTGCCGTCCGCGTCGTCACCCGCGTAGAAGCTGCACGGCGTCGCCGCGGGCGTGTGCACGATGAACTCAGGGATCGTGTACTCGTACGCGTCCAGCCCGCGGTCCTTGTCCGCGACCAGGCACACGTCTGGCATGTAGTAGACCGGGATGTCGGGGTCGCGCGTGAACTCGATGTCGTCGGCGTGCTCCGTGAGGTACCCGCCGCACTCCTCGTCAGTTCCGGGATCCGTCTCCCAGTCGCAGCCTTCCTCGGTGCCGCCGTCGTCGTACGTCTTCGTCCAGTGCCTGCCGTGGCGCTCCGACCACCCGTAGCAGCTTCCCTGCTCGATGAGGTTCATCTCGTCGACCTCCTGCTGTGCCAGCGGAAGCAGGGTGAGCAGCCTGAACTCGCCCTCGTCGGCCGCGGGCCGCCACGGGGCGCCCCAGTCGTCCGGGTCCGTCGGCACGTGCATCCAGCGCTCGTCCCCGTGGAACGAGCAGAACCGCCTCTTGTCCACGTACAGGTAGGCGGCGCCGTACGTCGTGTCGTACGTGCCGGGCCTGGGCTTCTCGTTCAGCTCGCGGGCGAGCGAGAACACAAGCCCGCTGTGGTCGTAGAGGTTGACCGCGAACACGAACAGCCCTTTCCTCGGCACCAGGTGCCCGTTCGTGTCGCGCTCCAGCAGGAACGGCCTCTTGGCCCCCGGGTCGCTGAAGTCGTAGCGCGCGTGGTTGCCGAAGCGGACGAACACGTGGTCGCCCTGGTTCAGCCGGCCTCCGACGTACCTGTCGCGCCACACCACGACGCACGTGTCCGACCCGCAGCCGTCACGCTCTCTTATCGGACGCATTTTCCTGATCAGCATGTGTCTCTCCTTGTATTGTCTCGACTGTCGCCCGCGTCCCGGCGCACGCCTCACGTATCCGCCTCTCGGCCGAGTCGAAGAACACCGGCTCGGTCTCGCACCCGACGTAGTCCGCCTCGACGTCGAGGCAGGCCAGCGCGCACGACCCGCTGCCCATGAACGGGTCGAGCACCGGCAGGTCGAAGACGGGGCCGACGTACTCGCGCAGCAGCCAGCGGTACAGGGCCACCGGCTTCTGGTGCGGGTGGATCTTCTTGTGGCCGGTCTCCTCGCCCATGCGGTAGCCGTCCCACCCCAGGCTCACGAGGTTGCACGGCACGCGGTACGAGGTTCCGGCTATCTCGCACTTGGAGTACCTGATCACCTGGTTCTGGTTCGACATCTTGTCCCACACGACGAGGTAGTTCGTCGGCGGCAGTACGTCGGTGAAGTAGTTCCAGCCCCAGACCACCCAGTCGCGCGACACCCGCATCATCTCGGAGAAGAACTCCGCCGGCGGCCGCCTGTTCATGTACGCGCACCCCCGGTACTTCATCCTGTGCCGCCAGTCCCGCTTCTCCCAGTCGCGGCCGATGCCGTACGGCGGGTCCGCGATCGTGACGACGGACCTGTCGGGGAGCCGCCTCATGTAGTCGAGGCAGTCCCCGCGATATAACGTCAGCTTCATCCTAGTACCAGTCGATCATGATGTAGTCGTACTTGTGCTCCAGCGCGGCGTTCAGCCCCTGCTCTAGCACGTCCGCCGCCGCCTCGCCGTGCGGGGAGCCGTCGTCGGTGGCGACGCGTCCTGGGTTCTTCCGCAGGTCTGCGATGAGCTTACGGATCTTGTCGTAGTTGTGCGGCTGGTTCCCGTCCTTGTCCGGCTTCTTCCGCCCGTCGTACGGTATCTCGATCTCCCAGTGGTCCGCGTCCTCGGTGTTGACGAACTCGTCACCGCTGGACGAGACTTCAAGCCCGTGCCTGGTCAGGTAGTCGTAGAAGGCGTCCTGCACCCAGTCGGATATGCAGGTGCCGTATTCCGGCTGCCTTGTCATCACGTGTCCTCTTCTTCCCATTTGGCTCTCCCTGTTTTAGCTGTCACGAGAGCACCACGTCGTAGTGCTCGCGCATGTCCTCGCGCGACTCGTATACGGACAGCCTGCCACCGTCAAGCACGACGTACCCGCCCACGCGCACGCCTCCGAGGCCGGGTATGTTCAGCATCCCGCTCCGTGGGCATGTCGACCACTCCTCGCACGGGACATTCGCCAGCTCCAGTATGCGCGCCACCTCGGCTAGGTTGTCGAACGTCCAGATGGCCGGCGCGAGGTGGCGCCCCCGGATCTCGCATGCGAGGCACACCGCGTCCTTCCGGCACAGGCGGAGCAGCCCGTCACCCCGCATACTCCGCCTCCCGCACCGCGACGGTGACCCTGTCGACCGGCGTGACCCCGTCCTCCTGCATCCTGATGGCAAGCTCGAACATCCCGTGACGCCGGATCCGCCGCAGCACGCCGAGGCGGTCCAGCCTGCGCCTGACGCGCCTGCCGCCTGGCCCGGCGACCGTCCTCGTCAGGTCTAGCACCGGTACGTCCAGGAACTTCGCACGCTCGAAGACGACGTCGGCGAGGTACTCCTCGCACTCGCGCCTTACCGGGAAGGCGCGGTAGCACCCGAAGTCCTCGTCGTAGTTGTCAAGCCACGCGGCGACGTACACCTTTTCCGGGGGCGGGTACCCTGGCGATGTCGTCGAGGCACATCCGGACGTCGTGCGTCCCGATCTCCTGCGCTTCGCCCCTGACGTAGGCTTCCCTGCCCCTTGCGATGATTTCGTCATACTTCAGCTCCTTGTCCGACTCAACCGTGACCCGGGACTCGACCGTCTCCGTCACGTGCACGGTGTACCTGTACTTCCGCCTGCTATTCCCGCGTCTTGCCATCGCCGCCCCCCTTCCTGCCCACCGCGGCCCAGACTGGGCCGTCGATGAGCCTGAGCACCGCCTCCAGCCGGTCGCGGTCGAGGACGGCCACCAGCGACTTCTCGTCGAGCGTCGAGTAGTGCAGCCCTCCCCGGAGCTCGCACTTGTGCAGGCACAGGCACGGCATCCCGTCGACCTCGTTGACCGACAGCGAGTATCTCCCGTCGTACGTCGCCCCGGCGGTCGTCACGGTGCTGCTCGTGATCCTGCACCGGCGCTCCCCGTCAGCCACGGCGTCCCGCTTTCCCGTCGATGCGCGCCCAGTGCGTGCATTCCTTGGCGCACTTCGGGCAGTGCAGCAGGTTCTCGTACACGTCGAACCGGCACCCCTCCCTCTCGTACTTGTGTATCTCCTGTCCGCACCGGTCGCAGTAGTACGCGTCCTTACCGTGGAAGCGCGCCTCGCGAGAGTGGCACTTGCCGTCCCACTCCTCGAGGATGTGGCTCACGACGGCCCACACCTCGTCGAGGTTGAGGATAGCCGGACCGACCTTCATGCGCGTGATGTCGAGCCACTCGCGGTCTAGGTAGATCCAGTAGCCGTCAGCCGACCCGCTTCCGAGGATCGTCTCCGGGTTGCAGCACATGTCGTTGTAGATGTACCCGACCGTGCACTTCGCGAAGTTCGTGCGCACCTTCTCGTGCCAGTCGGCCACCGGGATCTTCGCGACGAGGTCGTTCGGGCCGTAGAACCCCCTGGAGTACAGGATGTCGCAGTACCCGAAGTACGTCCCGAACAGATTCAGGTAGGCGTCGTCCTTGCAGAGCCACCCGACGAGCGCCTTCTGCTCCGCCTTCTCCTGCTTGGAGTAGACGCGCTTTCCGCCACGCCACTGCGGGACAGACACGCCGAACTTCTCCTTGACCTGCGCGGCCAGCTCCCTCTCACTCGCCATCGGACTGCCCTCCTCCCGTCAGGTGGCCCTGCACTGCGTCCACGAGCTTGCCGAACGTGTCGATTGACTCGGCCTCGTCCAGCTCGACCGAGATGCCGTACTGCTCCTCCATCGCCATGACCAGCTCCACGCGGTCAAGCTCGTCCGCGCCGAGGTCCACCGTGAGCGACGCCTCGTCCGTCACCTGGTCCCGGCTCACGCCGAGCTGCTCGCATACTATCGCGCGCATCTCGTGCGCGAGTTCCTCTCTTGTCTTCTGCTTTGCCATTTCTTTTCCTTCTCTGCTGTTGTTGTCATGTTGTTGCCATAGCCTGCCGTCATTCCGGCCTCCCCCTTACAGGGTTGCTCCATTCGGACTCCCGCACGTGCATCCCGCGGAGCACCTTGCGGCCGAAGTCCACCACGCTCATGCGCGCGGCCCATGTCGGCGCTTCGCCGCCAGCCCATCTGGCCGCCCAGACGTCTCCGTCGAGCGGGCACCACCTGCCGCGGTGCTTGAGCAGCACGTCGAACCCGTCGGGGTCGTCGTCCAGTATGAACCTGCCGATGTCGCGCGGCAGGGAGACCGGCACCAGGTCGGGGTGCCTCTGCCCGAGCTTGCGGTACGGGGCCACGAAGTACAGTCTCTCAGAGCTTGCCGGCATTGCGCGCCTCCGCCCATTCCTCGTCGCGTATCGGGTCGCGGCCCCGCAGCTCGTTGTCCAGGTATTGCGCGAACGTGAGCAGCGCGCGCTCCTCGTTTACCGCCATCACCGGCATTTCGGCGAAGTGCGCGTAGGCGTCGCGGCCGTCTTTGTCCCGCACGACCAGCGCCGGCATGAACGTGTGCAGCCCGTCCGCGTCAGGCGGGCACGACCGCAGGTGCTCCATCTGCACCAGCAGGGCCGGCAGTTCGTCCGGGTCGTTCCGGCGTTTCGGGGCCTTCGGCCATGCCGGCTGTTGGATCTTCCTCTTTGCCATTTGCGTTCTCCGTTTGTTGCATCGTCTCTGGGGGGACCATGAGCGTCTTGCCCCTGGTCTGCTCGGCGAACAGGTACTGCAGCATCGCGTCGGCCTCGGCCGCGTTCTTCGCGCGGAACAGCAGGTCCAGCGGCTTCCTGTTCATGTGCGCCCGGTACAGCCCCCGCCCGTTGACGACGGGGGCCTTCTCCGGCCTGAACACTATCTCGGTCATCAGTCTGCCCAGAATCGGGTTGCGGAGCTGCTGCGCGTGTACGAGAGGAACTCCTGCTCCGTAACGCGGCGCTCGAGGTCCTGCACGATCCGGCGCATGTCGCCGGAGTTCTGCGCGCTCTCTTGCGCGAGGTCGACTCCGACGTACGTCGAGACCTGCGTGCCGGCGCCGTCCACCAGGCTCCCGCGGGTCACGCCGAGCTCCTTCTCGAGCTTCTCGAGCGTGAGGTCGTCGGTATCGGTCTTCCAGTCGCAGATGTAGTACAGCTTGCGGCTGTTCTTGATCAGGCCGAACAGGATCGGGTCGCGGCGCTTCTCTCGCTCTTTCTTCTCGGCCTCCGCGCTGACGGTCTCGGCGACGGCGGCGGCCTTCTGGATCATGTCGCTGTAGTGCGCGACGACGTAGTTGTCGAACACCATGAGCTTGTCGGCCGCCAGCTTCTTCTCGACGACCTCCTGCGGGATCTCGTCCTCGTAGTACCGGAGGAAGTCTACGACCGTCCCGCGCTCGGACTTGCGCAGGAAGTCTACCATCGTCTCCTCGGTGACGTACTCCGTGAACCCGGCCGCGCACACCGCCGCCTCCTCGACGAGGATGGTGCGGAGGGCCTTGACCGAGTCGGCCCGCTTGTACTGGCCGGCCGCGCGCATCCCCTCCTCGATCGACAGGATGTGGGCGAGGCGGACCTCCAGCTCGGGAGTGGACGTCAGCTCGATGTGCTGGAGCAGGTCGCCCATCGCCACGTGCACCGGCAGGATCTTCCGCTTCCTGCGGCTCAGCGCGTTCTTGAGCCTGTCCATCCACGTGAGTTCGCGGACGTATTTGGCCTGCTTCAGCACGGCCTCGTTCACCTCGCGCTCGTGCTTCCCGCGGATGTCCCAGCGGTCGTCCTTGACCGCCTTGTCCATCGCCATGAGGGCCTTGGCCCTGGTGAACTCCTCCTCGTGCTCGGCGTCGGTCCTGTCCGGCATCTCGCGCCTGATGCGCTCCCGCAGCTCGTCGTCGGAGTAGTCGTTCCTGGAGATGTGCAGGTCGTTCTTGACGGCCTCCCACTCCTCCTTGAAGCGCTTCCACTTGGGGAGCTCGGTCTCGATGTTGAAGTCCTCGAGGACCCGCAGGCGGATCTTCCCGCCCACCTCTATCAGCGAGGGGTGGTCCTTGTCGGTCACCACCGTCTTCGCTTTCTTCTCCTTGGCCTGTTTCGCCATTTCAGTCTCCTTGTCTCATTGCACTGCCTGTCCCGCGTCCGGCGTCAGGCGTCAGGCGTCAGGCGCTACCATCGCGTCACCCGCACCTCGGAGTAGTTTCGGAAGCGCAGCCTGACGATGGCCTTCGCGCACTCCACCGCGTTCCGCTCGCTGTCCCAGCGGTGCGTCATGGAGCCGACGCGGTAGCCCTCCCAGTCGGTCCGAGTGTCTAGCAGGTCGGCCGGCGTCACGCGGCGCCTGACGTCCATGCGGACGAGGCCGAACAGCGCGCCCGTGTCCGGTCCGCCCATCGTGACGGCCCCGTCCTCCAGGCGCAGCGACAGGCCGGTGAACCGTATCTCGCAGTACCAGTGGCGGGCGCCGACCGACACGCCCCTGAACGAGCTGGTCGATATCCTGACGGCGCGCGAGCCCGTGACCACCTCGTACCCGCCCGGGTGCCGCAGCCCGGCGAGCTCGTCGAAGTCGATGATCCGCGGCAGGTGGTCCATGCCGCACGTCACCAGCTCGGCCGGGTCGTGGAGGTCCGGGTTGTACCCGCTCATGCGGCACGCCTCGTCCAGGTCGATAGACCTCGGGTCGACCGTCCCGTCCTTGCGGAGCCTGTACTCGCTCATGCGGTCCCCCCTCCGGCCTTCCCCGTCAGCAGCCCGAGCGTGGACAGGCACAGCGCCTTGGCCGTCATGGCCGGCACGCTGTTCCCGACCTGCTTGGTCTGCTCGGTCTTGGTCCCGCACAGCACGAACCCGTCCGGCAGTGAGTGCGCGCGGGCCAGCTCCTTCGGCTTCAGCATCCGCATGTAGATGTCGATGCGCCGCCCGTCCTCCAGGACGGGCAGGGCCATCATGTGCTGGTCCTTCAGCGTCACCGTGTTCAGCGGCTGCCCCGCCCCGCGTATGATCCCGCCGTTCGCGTTGTCCACCACGATCGGCCGGAACATACGCATGCACGTCCTCACGCACGCCGTCGGTATCGGCCTGCTCGCGGGCCGGCACGTCGACCCGCCGTGCTGCCCGAGGACGAGCGTCGCGAGCGAGAAGTGGTCGTGCGTCGACACGGTCCTCATCGGCCTGTCCGGCGCGTACGCCTTCCCGTGGTTCTGGTGGTCGCACACGAGCGAGCAGACGGCGTGGTGCCCCCCGCCTGCGGATATCGTGGTGAGCGGGTCGTCCGCCGGCGCCACGGTGGCGTTGTGCCGCAGCTTCGCGATGAACGGCCTGGCCTGCACCAGCGCGTGGTGGTTGCCGCCCGCCGTCACGGTCGTGAGCGGGTCGTCAACGTCCTCGGTCGTCGCGCCGCGGTTGAGCTTGACGATGAACGGCTTGAGCGGCCGCTCCTTCCCGCACGCCCTCACGAGCATGTCGGTCGTGATGTCCAGCCCCCAGTACTTCCGGGCCCCTGCGGCGAGCCGCGCGAGCGTCTTCTCCTTGAGCGGGCGGTCGCGGCCGAAGATCGACTTGCCGAGGTCCGACAGGTCGAGGCACTCTCCGGCGCCTCGCCACTGCTTCCTGCCCGGCACGTGGTCGCCGTACGTCGGCTCCGGGAAACGCGGCGGCGGGAGGCCCACCTTCGTCGCGATGAGGAAGAACCTCCTCCGCGTGGTCGGGTCCCCGTAGTCCGCGCAGTTGAGGATGCGCCACTCGACCTGGTAGCCGAGCGACTCGATCATCTTCACCCACGCGCGGAACGCCTCTCCCTTGCGCTCCTTTATCGGCTTGCCCTCCTCGTCCAGCGGGCCCCACTCCGTGAACTCCGGGACGTTCTCGACGACAAGCGTCAGCACGTTGCAGTCGGAGAGCCACGTGGTCACGTAGGCGGGCTGCGAGCGGAGCTGGTCGTTCCTCGGTCGCCCGCCCGCCGCCCGGCTGTGGTGCGTGCAGCTCGGGCTCGCCCACAGCATGTGCACGGTGCCGTGCACGAGCTGGCCCGGCACGGCCTCCTCTATCTTGCAGTCGAGGGTGGTCACGTCCGGGAAGTTCGTCCGCATGGTCTTCACCGCGATCGCCCAGTGGTTGATCGCGAGGCCCGTGTATGTCAGGCGCAGCTCCTTCACCGCGTCGTGCATCCCGCTCATGTTCCCGCCGCACCCGCAGAACAGGTCGACGAAGTTGACCTCGTCCCCCGGCAACAGCAGCGGCATCATCGTCCGTCCCCCTGGCCGGCGTCCGGGTCGGCGTCCGGGTCCGGCGGCTCGGAGTATGCGCACGTGTCGCAGAACACCCTGTCGGGGTACTGGACGTCGACGCACAGGCGGCCGCCGCAGACCGGGCACGGCCGCGTCAGGTAGTCGGTCATTTCGCACCGTCTCCCAGCAGGCGCTTTGCCGTCTCGCCCAGTCGTCCGGCCTTGGCCTCGGCCAGTATCCATTCGCCCCTCGCCTCGTCGACGAATTTCTGCAGCCCGGCCCACGTCCTGACCAGCCGCGCGCCGCGGTCGCGTCCAGTGATGGCCGGGACCACAACGAACATGAGCGAATGCTCGGCGTGGCGGAACGGCGGCGTGCGCATGGTCTTCACCCACGGCGGGCTGAAGTCGCCGACACGGCGGAACGACGGCCTGCCACGCTCGTCGGCCGACCCGACGCACCAGCGCGCCGCATCGCCGTGCACGTAGCACGCCTCGACCTTCCAGCCGTACCGCTGCAGCTCCTCCAGCAGCAGCCTGTGGCGCTTGTGGCGGCTATTGCGCTTCATCGCCACCTCCTTTCACCAGCCCCCTCGCGACCCACTCGCGACCCTTCTCCGTCAGCCGGCAGACCTTGATGACCATGAACCCGGACTGTATCAGGCGCACCGGCTGCGGGTCGATTATCCCGGCCTCGGCCAGCGTCCTTAGGCTCCCCTCGCTCTCGGCGTAGTCCTTGACGGCGATCGTGGAGTCCGGCAGCCGCCGGCCGGGGTCGGCCGTCAGGTACGCCCAGAGCCTGCCATTCTCCAGAGGCCTGGCGGACGCTGATACTGACGCCCCGGTGCATATCGCCTGGATCGCGACGTTGTTGCCCTCCGCGTACCGTCTCACGGCGAGGCGGCAGTTGGAGCAGAGAACATGGCCGTACGGGTCAAGGACGTCCACCAGTTCCGGTATCCCATCGTCAGGCTTCGCCGGCACGCCGCCGCACTCGAGCCCGTACTTGTCCGCGTAGTCCTGGAGCAGCTCGCGGATCCGCGACACCGCCGCCTGGCTCTGCACTGGGTCCGGCGTCCCGTGTAGCTGTTCCGCGTCGTCGACCGCGTCGATGATGCCGATCACCCGCTTCAGCATGTCGAGGCATTCCGACACGGCCGCCGAGTGCCCGCAGTCGGTGCATTTCCTGTCTGCCATTTCGCTCTCCTTTAGATTCCGCCAACGATTTCCCGGATCTCGTCGATGCACGCCGAGGGCTCGAAGCCCTCGTCGTATTCCGGGTTGGGGTTGCCGTCGTCGTCAGCCTCGAAGTAGCGGCGCAGCACGGCCTTGATCCTGTTCTTGAGCCCGTTGTAGTCCAGCTCCTCGGTGTAGTCGGTGGTTTCAGGCATCTTTCGCCTCCTTTTTGTCCGCCTCCGCCGTTATTGACTCGGGCGCGACGGCGTTGTTCAGTATCTCCGCGAGCTTGTCGGAGGGGAACCCGGACGGTATCTGGCGAAGCTTGTGCCCGCAGTGCGCGCAGTACACGGGGTCTTCCGCGACGCCGCGCACCTCTATTTTCCTGATCTCCGTCCCGCAGTGCGAGCATGCCCGTATCATTCCGACCCCGGAGCCCTGCGCGATCTTTATCCCCGTGTACGTCATTGTTCTCTCTCCTGGGCGGCCCAGTCGGACGTACCGGCGAGCTCGCGCTTCGGGTTGTCGATGTCGTAGCAGGTCGCGATCGCCTCCTCGGCGTTAGGCGCCTCCACCGTCGCGGAGCAGTCGTATCGCTCCGTCCACGTCACTTTGAATTTTGCCATTTTCGTTATCCTTCATGGTAGACTGTGAAGTCCCCGATGTCCCGCTCGAACTCGTCCATCGGTATCAGCGCCCCGCTCTCGTCTGTCACGTAGTCGATCTCCACGTGGCCGTCGCTGTCGTTGCCCCAGCCGAGCGCCGGCCATTTCCGGCACTCGTCTGGAAGGCACGTCTGTATGTCGCCCCAGTGCTCCGGGCAGGCTAGGTCCACCGGGATGCGCCTTCCGTCGACCAGGTGCAGGACGCACGCGTACGGCGCCCTGGCCTGCCTGAACGTGACGCTCATCGACTGGGACGGGTAGGCCACGATCTCTGCCGTGTGGCTCCCCAGCCTCCTGGCGACACGCACGAGGGCGTCGTCCCAGAGGACCAGGGTGTGCTCGTCGCTTATGTGGTCCATGGCTAGAACTTCGGGTCGTAGGCCGGGTTCGGGTTCTCGAGGACCACCCTCGAGTAGTGCGTGAGGACGACCTTGTGCCCTTTTGGGCTGGCGGGGTCCTTGACCCAGAGCTGGACCGAGTCCGAGTTCTCATAGTCCATCCACGCCACCACCTCGTACACCACGTTCGAGCTTCCGTACATCACGGTCGCCCTCGTGAACGTGTGGTTCCGGTCCAGCATCGCGCACCGGTTGGACTCCCACCAGTCGCCGGCGCATCCGGCGAGCGCGACCAGGGCGGCAGCCGCGAGGAGGAGGAAAGCCGCAAGCGCTACGGCGGACTTTGGGGTTTTCTTCATCTTGCCTTCCTTTTTCTTTTGGGTTTTGTTGCCGTCACCAGCGTTCCGGGTGCGCGAACAGCGTCCGCACGGCGTCGGCCAGCTCGCCGAAGCCGGCGTACCGGTTGTACCCGCCCGTGTAGTCGTGGTCGTGCAGGGCCGTCCTGTACAGTACCTTGTCCGAGACCGACGCGTCGGCGCTGAAGTACACGAGCAGCCCGGACTTCGGGTCCCTGATGAACCCGCTCGAGCCAGTAAGCACGTTGTTGAGGCGTTCGTTGTGCGCGCGCACGAGCTCGTAGCCCGCCTTGCGCATGGCGTTTCGCATCTTGACGACGCCGACCGCTCCATTGTAGTACCCTTTCGGGTAGTCGCGGTCGACGTCGGTGTAGACTATCTCTTTCGGCATCTGTCACTTCTTCGTCTTCAGGATGTACCTCAGGAACGGCCATACCTGGCCGTCGTCCCGCCTCCTGGCCTCGGAATACAGCCAGCGCAGCTCGCCCGGCGCCAGCGTCCTGCAGTGCAGGAACGTGGACTTGAGCGCCGCGTACCGCCTGTTCGTCTCTTTTTCTCCTTTGCCTGCCATACCTGTCTCCTCCTGCTTCAGCATTTCACTCTAACATCTCGTGGGCCCAGTTCACGGGGTCTCTGCGGCTCAGAGGTCTAGCGGTATTTCCCCGCTAGCCCATTCGATCTCGTTGTACGCGTAGGTTCCGCCGAACAGGAAACCGGACTCCGTCCCGGGGGCCGGCGCACGGTACGCGTTGAAGTTCACGCCGTCGGAGTACGTGCCGCCGTCGTGGACGTGCCCGCCGGCGTCATTGTACTGGAAGTCGGGGCTCCTGAAGAACTCGAGCACCTTGTCCTTCGCGGCGGATCCTTCGGGGACGTCGATCGTCTTCTCTCCGCCCTCGAAGTCTCCGTATTTGGAGCCCCACATCCATTTTACGGTGATTTTTTTCATGCCTTGCCCTTTTACTCCTTCACTTTCTGGCCCCAGCGCTCGTAGACGTCGATGTCCACGCCGAGGCTGAAATACCTGTCCGGCCCGAGCGGTATGTGGATGTCGCCGAGCGTGTGATGGAACATGTACTTGGTCTCCTCGATCTCGTCCTTCGGCACGTGCAGCATGACCGCGTCGTGTATCTGGTTCTGGATCTCGAAGTGCATGCCGTGCTCGGTCCGCCACGCCTGCATCCTGTCCATGGCGAGCTGCACCGCGTCGCTCACGGTCGACTGGATCGGGAAATTCGCGAAGTTCCGCTCGGCCCCGGCGTCGCGCTGGCCCCTGAGCAGGAACGGCGCCCGGCGTATGCGGCCGAACGGGTTCTTGATGTAGCCCGGGTCGTACACCTTCGCCATGCAGCTCTCGATGAACGCCCACGCGACCGGGTACTCCACCTCCTTCCAGGTCTTGATGACCTGGTCGAGCTGGGCCGCCAGCACGTCGATCGACTCGGCCGCCCCTGTTTCGGCCTTGACCTGTATCGCGGTGTCACGTCCGCCACGTCCGTAGAGAATCAAGTTGTTAGCGCGTCGGCTTTTTATCCGGCGCTTCTCATGGTTGCCCATGAGTTCGGCATATCTTTTGGGGTGCGGCAACACCCCTCGCGGCCTCGTGGGAGGATTATTCCGCCTCCTATGCTCTGCCCCTGGCCCGAAGGCCTTCGGGTCTGATCGCCCCGCGCGTCGCCGCACGGGGGTTCCAGGTTTTCTCCGCGATTTCACTTCGGCATCTCTCTACGGTCGGGCACGCTCTGGCCTATGAAGTCCGCCGGATTCAGGCGTGCTGATACAATGGCATTATAGCAGCCACGGCACAGCATGGAGACGTTCGGGTCGAACGCCTTCTTCCGGCCATCCCCGCTCCATACCGTCACGAGCCTGTCCTTGTCAGGGACATGCCCGCAGTTGGCACAGCGACACCCGCAGTTACGCAGCGCCGTGATAAGCACGTGCTGTTTCGCATTGGTCCTGCTACGCATCGCCATTTCCGGAATACCGTGCTGTACTATGTAGATAGCACCCTCATAGTTCAGTACGGACTCGTCTATGTCGCCCTCTTCGTTCTCCAGTGACCGCAAGAAGGCTAGCCGGTCTTTGACCTCCTGGCTCAGCAGTATGTCTCCCGTCTTCCGTACCTCTTCAACTGTACTGCCGTGCCAACGGCTTCCGTGCATGCGCACGTGACACGCACGGCACAGCGGTATGATATTGGATGCCGCGTTGTTGTACGGGTTCTTGTCGAGATGATGCACGTCGCGCACGTTATCCGAGCCGCAGACAACGCAGCGATCCCCCCACAGCCGCCTGGCTATAGTACGGTATGTGGAGGAGGCGTAGCCGCGAAATACAACGCGGGATTCGTCCCCTCGGCCGACAATGTACTGGTGGTTGTTGTGCCCGAACTGTCCGCCACCCGTGCCTACGCCCGCCTGTACTTTCGGATTTACGCGAGCGCGCCATTGCATCTGCCGCCTCACGTTGAAGTCCAGCCGACACGCCGGACAGCACTTGGCATACTTGCCGTCTATGCCGAACACGCACCCGCAGAGCTGACACTCGCATACTTTGAGGAACTCCTCTAGTTTTGGGACTTGTTTCATTCTAATACCTCCTGTCGCACGTAGTATAGCATAAATCAGGCTCGGAATGCAATAGAGTTTACATCCTTACGGATGAAATTCATCTTGTTATTACCGAAGTTTACCATTGTGTTGATATGTCACGCTACTGACACACTGCCTTGCGGCACTCATGGTTTCCCATGAGATCGGACCATATCATCCTCTCGTGTGAGAGGGAGCACTTCGGACGCGCTTGCGCCCTACTCCCTTACGGGATGGCCTCTGAACCTTCCACTACTGTGGGTCGGCTGCTGATTCCCATGCCTTACGGTTTAGGGTTCCAGCAGTTCACTTTCTTATTCGACAGGGGTCGCCCCCTGAAGGAACAATTTCTTATTCTTCCCTGATATGCGCGGGCCGGCCTTGTACTGGGCGTAGGTTAGCTCGTTGCCGTGAGCGTCCCTGAACACCAGGTGCTTCTGCCAGGTCTTGAACTCCTTGTTCTCTGCATCTCCGCCGTACTGGGTGCGCACGAGCTCGACCACGTCGTCCTCCGTCCACTCCTTGTTGTTTTCATCAAACATGTGGTAGCCGAAGGCCTTGGCGGAGATGCTCGTGTGCATGTCTCGCCCCGGCGTCCTGAGCATGTCGATCATGTGCGGGTCGCCAGACAGGCTTGCTATTGTGAATAGCTCGGCCTGTTGAAAGTCGGCCTCCATCATGACCATTCCCGGCGGCGGCACGACGATGGTCCGGATCAGCGGCGGCACGTTGTCCTTCCCGAAGATCTCGGCCATGAAGCCTTCCGCCTTTTTTGGCCAGTTCTGCGCGTTGGGCGAGCTGGACTTGAACCTGCTCGTGGTGCTCAGCTGCGACATGTGGCTGTGCAGCCGCCCGTCGGCCCACAGCTGGGCCTCCAGGCCGCGGTCGGCGTTCTTCGCGTCCTTGTGCCGGAGCCACGTCTTGACCGGCTGCTCCACGCGCCTGTACTGCAGGAGCGTGCGGACGAGCGGATGCGCGTCGCCCAGGATCTCCAGCGTCTGCTTGTCCGTCCCCGGCGACTCGTCGATGTCCTCGTCGAGCCCCCAGTTGCCGACCGCCTCCGCCCAGTCCTTCCCGGCCGTGGTCTTCACCGGCGCGAGCCCGAGCTTCCTGAACAGCAGCTCGCGCACCTGCGCCGACGAGCCGGGGTTGAAGTCCGGCATCCCGACGTTGGCGGCGCCGACCACGATCTGCGACAGCAGCTCGGCCTTCTTGGCCTGGAACGCGTCGATCAGCTCGTCGAGGCGCGCGCGGTCGACCGGGAGCCCGGTGCGCTCTATCTCGTATATGACCCGCTGCGTGTTGAGCGTCGTCTGCAGCATCGACGGGTACTCGCCCCCGACGCCGCGCGGCTTCAGGTAGCCGATCCTCTCCAGCATCGGGAGCTGCGCGGCCATGATGTACCGCAGGCAGTCCACGTCCGCCGCGCCGTACGGCAGGAGTATGGAGTCGGGCACGTTGCCGAAGCCCAGCTTGCACTCCTTCCCGTGGCGCTTGACCCAGCACTCCAGCTCCGAGCAGTAGCGTCCGTAGGGTGCGTACTTCATCGCCGCCTCCTCCAGGCCGAACGGGCCGTCCTCGCAGAGGAGGTACTCGCCGAGCATCGTGTCGTACACGACGCGGGGGCGGATGTCGATGCCCTCCTCCAGCAGCCACTCGCCGTCCGATATGACGTTGTGCCCGACTATGCCGCAGCGCGGGTCCTCCAGCCACCGCTTCACGGCCGCGATCACGGCCTTCGTGTCGGGGTGCGACGGGACCCCTCCGGCCTCGTGCAGCTTGACGATGGCGACCCGGCCCTTCGCGTACCCGATCTGTATGGTGCGTATGTACCTGCCCGGGTCGAGCCAGTTGCGGCCGTCCCATTCGCAGTCCAGGCACAGCAGCCCGTCAGCGACCCTCCGGCCGCCGACCATCGCCATCACCTGCTCGTGCACGAAGTCGACGTCCTCCGGGGTCGTCAGCACGTCGTACACAGGCCGGTGCGAGGCGTACGTCGCCTCCAGGTCCTCGCCGTCCGCGATGCGCTTCACGAGCCTGAGCTCGCGCACGGCCGAATGCACGAGGACGTGCTGCGGGATGTCCTGCAGCTGGAGCCGGTCCTTGTACCCCTCGCCGCCGTTCATCATGACCTGGGCGAGGTTGTACGTCGGGAACAGCGTCCTGCCCTCCGCCGCGACCGGCTCGCCCCGGCAGCACGCGAACGGGCGCTCGCGGGCGTCCGCCACGGCGGCCCAGGCGTCCGCGCCGAACGCGACGACGACCTTCGGGTTAACAGCCTCGATCTCCTCGCGCAGCATAGTCGCGCACAGGGCCTTGTCCCCGCTCGACGGCTTCCTGCCCGCACCGAACGGGAACTTCACGGCGTACGTGTAGTAGCACCGGCTCGGGCTGATGTCCGCGAGCCTAAGCAGCCACTGCAGGCACCGGCCGACGCGGTCGCCCAGCGGCCTGTTCGTCCGCTTGATCTCGTCCCCGGGCCAGCTGTCCACGAACACGATGTCCGCGTTCGGGCTTCCGACGCCGTTGTACCACCGCTTCCCAGCGATGTCGCGGTGCGGCTCGTCGAAGCGGTGGACCTCCGGCGCGGGCTGCTTGTCAGTCTTCGCCATGGCCCTCGTCCGCCCTGAGCTCGAGGCCGTTGACTGTCTTTGCGAGCGTCTTCGCTCCCTTGCGCCTCTCGGCGTTGCCTGCCTTGCTCATTGCTGCGTTCCTTTCGTTTCGTCTCGATGTTCTTCGGCGCCGCCGTCCGGCACCACATTTCCGGCCGCGTCCAGCGTGTACCACGTGTCAGGCCTGTACGTCCCGCCTATCTTGATCGACGCCCAGGCGACGACGTTCCCGTCGGCGTCCTCCAGCGCGATTGCCAGCATCGCGCCGAGGCCGCCCCTTATCCGCGGATGGCGCGACAGCACCGCGCCCACGCCGAAGTCGCCCACCGACACAGACCCGCGCGACGCCGCGACGCCGCGGTCGCCGGACTCCGCTACGGCGGACTTGCCCGCCGCGGCCATGCCGCAGCCGCCGGCCTTCGCGTGCCCGTACTCGCCGGCCATGGCGGTGCCGTGCTCGCCCGCCTCCGCCGCCCCGCAGTCGCCTGCCACCGCCGTGCCGCTCCGGCCGGCGACCGCGATCCCGAAGTCGCCTGTCTTCGCCGTGCCGGCGCCGGACGCCATCGCCGCCCCGTAGTCGCCGGCCATTGCGATGCCGCCGTAGCCGGCCGAGGCCGCGCCGCGCGCCGCGGCGACGGCCCTGCCGTGGAAGCCGGCGGTGGCGGCGCCACACGCGCCCGCGACGGCGAGGCCGCCCTCGCCCGCCGTGGCCGCGCACCTGTAGCCGCCTATGGCCGGGCTCCCGCACTCGGTCGCGTTGCTGTGGGAGGTGCACGTCCTCCACACGTAATTGAGCGCGATCTCGCACATCCTGGGGAACTCGAGCGGCCCTCCGACGGTGATGCGCGCCGCCGCGACCTTGGTGTCGTCCCGCTTGGGGTTCGCGGCCCCGTCGATCTCGCCGCCGAGCGTCACGTGGTGGTACACGGAACGGTACGGCGGGTAGTACCGCAGGCAGTCCACCGGGTTCTCGCAGGCGTGGAAGCCCGTCTTGCACGTCTCGGCCCTGTCCGTCTCGTACGTCCCGCCCTGGCTGTACGCGAACCCGCGGCACGTCAGCCCGTCGGCGTTGAATCCCTTGTATGCCTCCATGTCGGTCTCCTTGTCGTCTTGTCTCCGTCCGGCGGTACGCGTCACCTGATCCCCCGCGCGAACTTCTCCTCCTGGACGCGTCTCCAGTATCCGGCGCGGAACCCTATCTGGTACGCCGTGGCGAGGGCTCCCACCACGATGAGCGCGGTGAGCAGTATCGCGAGCTCCGTCATCTCCCGCCTCCGCATCCGCCACGGCCGCATGGTTGTGACGGGCCGTCGATCGGCGACAGCATCCAGCCGGCGACGGCCCGGTACCCGCAGACGCCAGAGGCGAGGTACGCCTCCAGGGCGTCGTTCGCGTCTTTCTCCACGTTGCCTGTGTTGAACCTGTCGCAGTTGCGCAGCCGGCCGGTCCTAGCCACGACGCGGTTCTTCAGGTCCCTGAGCCATTCGGTCGTCTCGCACCTTATGTCGGTGCCCTGCCCGTTCGACACGGAGTGGCTGACGTGGTGCAGGGCCGTCTTGAGCAGCGTCTCGTCCCGCTCCGTCCACGCCCCCTTGAGGACGGCCATCGCCTCCTTCGTGCGGTTCAGGGCGTTCACGACCCGCGCCCGGAGGTTGCACGTCAGCCACTCGAGGATCTCCTCCTTCGACGCGTCCTGCAGCCACCCGCTCGCCGGGTCCCCGTCCAGGCGTATCGTGGCGTCGTCTATGCGCCCGAGCACCTGCTCGATCGCGCCCACCGGTTCTTCGCTCATTTCGGCTCTCCTTCCGTCTTCCGTTTGTCTCTCCCGGCGTCCCGCGTGTGGTCGAACTCGACGTGGACGCCGTTCGACAGCGTCATGTCCAGTCTGACCACTATGACGTTCGGCATCCCCTCGAGCATAGCCTTGAGGGCGCCCACGGTGGTCCTGGAGTCCCTAATCACCATCTTCCGCGCCTCCGTATTCCTCTAGTTTCGCGGCCCGCTCCATGTATGGCCTGCAGATCTCGCACAGCTCGCGCAGGGTCTTCTCGTAGTTCCCGCTCGCTTCGCTGACGTACGCGTTCTCGGCCAGGTCCTGCGCGCACCAGTTTCCGATGCGGACGATCGCGGCGAACATCGCGTCGCGGTCCCTCTTCAGGGCTTTCGCCTTCTTGTCCGGAAGCTCCCTGTTGAGGTAGTTCCGCAGCTTTATCAGCCTGAAGGTCGCCTTGCGCGTGTCGATCCCGGCCCCCAGCGCGTCGGTCACGTCGGACAGGAGCTCCTGGCACCTGTCGATCTGCTTGCAGCGCCTGCGCTCGGTCTCAGTCGTGAAGTCGATCGGCATGATGCTTTCTCCTCGCCCGGAATTTCGCCTTAAGCTCTCTTACTTTAGCTATGCGGCCTATATAGGGCCGGCACAGCTCGTTGATGTACTCGAGCGTGTACACGCACTCGTCCTTCCGGCTTTTGCCGTTACGCGCCCGCTCTACGGCCTGTTGCGTGATTTTGCTGAGGCTTGAAAATTGCCTGAGCATTCCGTGCTGTTCTTCCAGGAGTACGCGAATGGCCTTCCTGATGAGATCCTGGTGTTCTTCTAGGGCCTCGACGTGCGCTCGGAGGAGTACGACCGTCTCCTCGTCAGCCTTCACTGGTTTCTTCCCCATCTGCAGTCTCCGTCTTGATTTGCTTTTTCTCCTGCTTCTCGCGGGTCTCGGCGAGGATCAGCTCGCACCGGTCCATCTGCCTGCACCGCCTTTCCCCGGTCTCTGTCATGAAGTCAATTCCCATTTCGGTCCTCCTAGTGTATGAGCCTGTCGTAGTCCTCTGCTGACAGGTTTTCGACCCACTTGCGCCCCTCGTCGAGGCGTTTCCGCCACGCAGGCGGGACGGGCCTGCCACGCCTCTCGTACCAGTCCGCCACAACGGCCGACTGTATCCAGTTGTTGAACCCCTCGTCAAACGCGTCCACTCTGCTCCTCCTTCTGCGGTTCGCGGTCCCCGGCCCGCTCGTCATGTTCGTCCTGCTCGTCAGGCGGCCGCCTGTGCCACAGGCGTATCACGCCCAGACGGTACAGCCTCGCGAGCTCCTCAACGAAGAGGTGCCGCCTGTACGGGGCGGCCCGGTCGTTCTTCCGCACCACTGCGAGCATCTCGTCCGTGATGTACGTGGACGTGCGGAAGCGCTCCTCGACGTCGTATGCCTGCCTGAACCCGCCAAGCGAGTAGAACGACGCCTGGGCCATCTGGCACTGGTCCCCGCCCTCCGTGTAGAACATGAAGTCGAACTCTCGCTCGAACTTCTCGTAGTTGTCCGCGCAGAACTTCTTGAGCCGGTCGTCCGCGAACGACTCCGGGAGCACGAACGTGAGCCTGTGTATCCGCACGTCGTCGTGGAAGTGCGACTTCTTGAAGTCCGCTCGGAAGTCGCCCCATGAGCGCTTGATCTCGAACTCGTGCAGGTACCCCGAGCCGGACACCTGGATCAGGTCGCACTCGATGTTCCGGAAAAAGCCGAACGCCACGTTCGGGATCGATGTGTCGATCCTCGTGTGGCGGACGATCGCGTCCTGGATGTCCGCCACGCTCCACCTAGTCTCCAGTGCCTTACCGGCCATCGTCGCCTCCCCTGCCTGCGCGGAGCCTCGCGAGCTCTCCCCTTAGCATCTCGCACCTGTCGCGGAGGTCGGCGATCGCGATCTTCGCGAAGATCACCCGCAGCATCACGAGGGTCACGAGCGACCACATCACGGTGGCGGCGACGTTGTCGGCGCAGCCCGAGACGAGCATTCCGAGCGAGGCTATGAGCGCGGCCGCGGCGAGGGCGATCCAGTCCAGCATGTTGGCGATGGCTCGTATCGTATCCATGTCAGTCCTCCCCCCGCGGCGGGTGTTTGAGGCAGCCGGGCGTCTCGCAGCGCTCGCACCACTTCCGCCTCGGCTCTGCCGGGTCCGGGCGCAGGTCCACTCCGTACTTCGCCTTGAAGCCGAGTGCGATGACCTCCTTGATCGTGTCGTTGTTGAGCCGACTGCACAGCTCCTTCTCGTCGTACTCGTACTCCGGGTCCATCAGCTCGTAGACCTCGTCGTCCTGGTTCTCCGCCGCGTCCACCAGCGCGGCGAACAGTATGCGCGCGAACTCGATTTCGACCTGCCTGGTCAGTTTCTTTGCCATTGCCTCTTCTCCTCTAGTTTCTCCTCTCGACTATCCGCCACGCGCGGATCCCGTCCGGGCCGGCCACGTTCCGCAGCTCGTGCGTCCGCATGAACTCGTCGAACCGCATGAGGCAGCTCTTCATGTCGTTCCCGGCAGCGCACCCCCGGTCGGCGTCCCACCTGGGGCAGTGGGCCGGGCAGTAGAGCTCGCTCATGACCGTCGTCACCGCGTCGCGGAACGTGTAAGTGTCCATCCCGCCGTCGTCGGGGTCGACGTAGCGCCAGAGGGCGGCCGACAGCCTCCCGCAGTGCTCGTGCGCCTTCCAGGTGTACACCCGCCCGTCGAACTTGTTGCTCGCCCGCACGTACCTGTCCCCGCGGTGTATGACGTGCCCGCAGTAGTCGCATACGTGCGGCTTGCGGGCACGCAGGGTCGACGACCGGATCGTCTCGACCATCACTTCCTCCCGCGCGAGAGGACCTCGTTCGCGTCCCTGAGCCACTCGTCGCAGTGCTCGACGAGCGTCCCGGGCGCGCTTATTCCGTCCTTCTGCGCAGCGAGATTGGCCATCACGGTGCGCAGCGTCGAGATCATCGGCTGCGCCTTCCACACCAGGTCAATTGCCTTCACCGGTTTCATTTTCCGCGGCTCCCTTCCTTTGCGGCTTTCGCGGCCTTGGGCTTTACTGGTTTGTAGATCTTCCGCAGTTTGTATTTCTTGAGCAAGTACTGTAGCCTGCGACACGCCAGGCCCATCCACCACGCGACGGAATCGTCGCACTGGCAGAGCAAGTTCGTATTCGCCTCCTCCAGCATTCCGTAGACCTCGAACAGGTCAGCCCGCATGTCCACGCCATCGTATGCCACGTCCTTGTCCGGCGTGGAGCAGACGGTCAGGGCCAGCATCACGCATAGATCGAGTCCTTCGTCAATTGCTTGCCACCACGAGCTCCGCTTGCTATCATCGTATTTGAGGGTCTTTTCAGTCCCAGTGATGCCGTTCCGCTGCATTACTTCGTTCAGCGTCATCAGCACGTTGGCCGGGGCGTAGAACCTGCCCTCGCGCAGCACCCGCTTGGCACGGTTTCTAGTGGAGATGCCGATCTTCATCCTCTGTTCCTCCTTCTGGCCTTCTTGGCCGCCTTGTTGCGTCTGTTCCGGCGTTCCTGCGTCTTGCGCTTGTGCATGTCCCGGTTTCTCTGCCCGTGCTTCCAGGGCGAGTCCATCCCGAAGGCGTCCGCCACCATCTCCATCGGCGTGCCGCGCCAGTCGGGCGGTGCGGATGCCTGCGAGACCGGCATGTCCTGGAACTGGCTGATGTCCAGCGACGGGCAGGGGCCGGGGTCGCATGGCTCCATCGCTATGGTCGGCTCTGTGTGCATGGCCTACCTCCTGTTGCGTTTGCGGGCTTCCTTGGCCGCGTCGCGCCTTGCTTTCGCTCGTGCGCGGCGTCCGCGCTCCAGGCGTGCGGTTTCCGGGTCAACGTACGGCTGCGGCGTTCTGTGCACCAGGCCAGTGCGCCCGTCGACGTAGAAGTCGGTCATGCCTGCGCCTCTGCCCGACCCGCCGCGTCCGCCGCGTCCGCCGCGTCCGCCGGCGTCTGCGCGCCACTGTCGGACGTCCCGGTCTGCACGGCCTGCGCGGCCTGTTCGGCCGCCACCATCGTGGCTGTGTCCGGTTCCAGGCTGAGCAGCCGGCCGGTGTCGCGGGCCTCCGCGATCTCTCGGTCCACTGACTCCTTCACCTCGTGGAGAAGCTCGGACAGCTTGAACTGGCTGTCCTCTATCCGTTCGTCCTCGAGCGTCGGGATCGTGCCGATGGCCTTCTCCACCGTCTCCAGCGTCAGGTCGTCGTCCTTGTAGATCCAGTCGGCGACGTAGTAGAGCTCCCTGCTCCCGCGCAGCGTCCCGAAGAGGATCGGGTCGCGGCGCCGGTGGCGCTCGCGCTCGTCGACCTCCTCCTCCAGCAGGCGCACCGGATCCACGTTTGTGGAGTAGTACATCACGACGTAGTTGTCGAACAGGAGCGCCAGGTTGCACTCCGCGATCTTCGCGCCGACGTCGGCCGGGATCACCTCCGGGTAGTACCGCAGGAACTCGACCTGCACCCCGCGCTCGGCCTTCGTCATGAACTCGATGGCCTGGTCCTCCGTCAGGTAGCGGCACATGCCGCGCTGGGCGAGCGCCAGTTTTGCGGCCAGCACGTCGAGATGGTCCCTGACCTTCTTGGCCATTGCGAATTGGCACGTCTCCTCGAAGCGCCTTATGAGGGCGCCAGCGATCGCACGGCTCCTGAGCAGCTCCTCGGTTGTGACGACGATCTCCCTGTCCTTGGCGAGGCCGAACGCGTCCTCCACCGAGATCGGCATTTCCTTCCGGGACACCAGGCGCTTTAGCCAGGCGGCGGTCGACCTGACTGCGGACATGAACGGGCTGTTTCCGCCCTTCTCGCCGCTGGTTATGTGCCCGGCCTTGAGGGCTACGTACCGGTTGCGGTTCCACTTCGCGGCTTTCGCGGCCTGCAGGTCCGTCTCGCGCAGGGCCACGCCCTCGCCCGTGTGCCATCCGGGCACGATCGCAGACGCAGAGCTTTCGAGGGCCATGATGTCCTCGGCGGCGGCCTTCGAGTCGTCCCCGCCTCCCGGCTTGGCGAGCAGCCTCTTGAACTTCGGGAGGTCCTCCTCGACGAAGTACTCCTCGAAGATCTTCAATTTCGGCTTTCCGTTCACCAGCGTGATGGACGGATGCCGGTCCCACTTGATTCTTTTTGCCATGTTAATCCTTGTTGTTTAGAGTTCTTGTTCGGACATTCTGTCGATGTCGTCCTGCGACATGACCTGCAAGCTCGCGCGCTCGATCTGGACCGTCGGCCGCAGCCGGTCCGCGGTGTCGTCCGGCTCGTCCTGCGCCTCAGCGGTTTTCTCCAACGGGCTCATTCTGGATCCTTTCGGTTTTGTTCGTCTCGGGGTGGACTAATTTGGACGAATCTTTGCTGGATTCGTCCACTTGCTCGTTTTCCCCTTTGTTTTCAAGGTTTTCGCCTGGACTAATCTGCATGACTTCGACGCGGATTAGTCCACGCGCCTCGTCGGCCATGCCAACCGCCAGCCATTGTTCGTCATCCGTAGTCATTTTCTGTCATCCATAGTCATTTCCTTCCGTCGTTCGCGACGCCTTTGCACGGGTCTCTCCACCCGCCTGTCTTTGTAACCACGCGCGCAATCTGCTGTATGAACTCGTCCTCCCAGAGCGGGCAGTCGTCCGCCCCGATCACGTTGTACGCCGTGCAGCCCTGCTTGTACAGGGCGCACTTCGCGCAGTACCGCCCGACGACCACCGGCCGGTCTGGGGTGAACACGGCCGCCATCTGGTACAGGCTGTCGCACCCGAACCACGTGGCGAGCTGGAGCGGCGTGAGCGGGCTGAGCGTCCGCAGCGCCCGGTGCATGTAGTCGGAGCACGGCTCCGGCATCGACGTGCGGGCGTACAGCGCCCGCATCATCTTCAGGAGCGGGGCCGCCACGCCGTCGTTGTCCGCCGAGAAGCGCCACCACGCCATCGACGCGAGGTGCAGCCGCATCGGCTCGTCCGGGACCCTGCGCAGGAACGCCACGCACCGCGCGACCGAGCACTCGTCGGACTTCCGGGCGCGGCGCAGCTTACGCCCGGCTATTCGGCTCATGGACGCCTCGACCGCCTTGCGGCAGTTCATGCAGCGCGTCAGGGTTCCCGGACATACCGGACTGTCCGACGCGTCCGCCACTGTCTGATCTAGTTTCTCTGGCATTGCCTGTCTGTTCTCCTGCATGTTATTTTGCACGACCGGGGGTTAGTATATCATAAATCCGCGTACATGTGCTAGATTTTGAGCGTAAATGTTGCCGGATCAAGCCCGGCGGCCGTGCACGCGTCCAGGATCTGCGACCACAGCTCCGTGCGCGGGGTCTCGCCGGCGTCCTTGTACCCGCGCAACGCCACCGCGACCACGTCCACCGTCGGGGCGAACATCGCCTTGGTGCGCTCGATGTCCTTCTTCGCGTCAGGGTCCAGGAGCAGTATCACGTGTCTCCAGTACTGCTGCAGCAGCCCGACCTGCGTCTCGCTGACGGCCTTGCCGAACGTGGCCACGCCGCACCTCCCCACGCGCACGGCGTCGAACACGCCCTCCGTCACCACCACCGTGTCCGACCCGCGGGCCCCGTCGAAGTTCCACAGCAGCTCGCGCTTGTCCATCCCCGGCATTGTGAAGTACTTCGGCGGCCGCACGTACTTCCCCTTCTCCGCGTCCCACTTGAACCCCATCATGGCGCACCTGGAGTCGTCGACCTTGTCGGGGTCGTACAGGAGGCGCGCCTGCCATCCGATGAGCCTGCCGTCCACGGTGACGGGCGCCACGATCGTGTTCGTGGTGCTGAACACGCCCTTCGCGAACTTCCTCCCGGAGCCGCAGTAGCACAGGCCGAAGTCGCGCCCGGCCTCGCGGTGGTCGAACCCGCGCGCGGCGAGGTACACCGCGGCGGGGTTGTCCGGCCCCACCGCGGCGAGCGGCACTAGCGCGCCGGGGTCTATGTAGCCCATGTCGCGCCTGACCTTCTTCGCGGGGGCCGTCGTCATCGGCAGCTTCTTGCCCAGGAGCTTCCTGACGGTCCCGGAGCAGCACCCGCGCCAGCACTTGTATATGCCGCTCACGGCGTTCACGGAGAGCTTGTGCTCGCCGCACACGTAGCAGTCGCAGATGAGCTCGAGGCCGTTGTGGCCCTGCGAGCGGGTGACGTGGCCGAACCGCCTCTCGAGCTCGGCCTCAAGCTGGTCGGGGTCGGCTATGCGCCACTTCCTGCGGTTCTCGTCCAGCCCCAGCATCTGCGCCACCATCGCGTTGAGGTCCATTACACGGACCCCCCTCGGCAGTAGTGCTCGGCCGGGTCCTCGCGCTCGATGCGGGCCATCGTCCGGAGGCACTGCTCCTTCGACGACCACAGCCGCAGCGACGGGTTCTGGTAGATCATCTCGCGGTTGCCGGCGAGCGACGACTCGCGGGCCTTGAAGCAGCTCACGACGATCTGCCTGTCGGTCTCGGACACCTTGGCGGACGCGGAGCCGTCCATCGTCACCGCCTGCTTCTGCACGTCCAGCGCGGGCCGCGCGAACGCGATGCCGAGGTCCAGGTAGTTCTGGATCGCGGTGGAGTCGGCGATGTCCTCCGGGCCGAGCACCTCCTTGGTCTGGGCCTTGCGGTTCACCTGCTGGGCCGTCCACACGATGACCCGGTGCTTCTTGGCCAGCTTGCCGAGCGCCTGTATGGCGAGCGCGATCGGCTCGTCCGAGCGGCTGTTCTTCGTGACGCCCGGGACGGAGGCCATGTCGATGTACTTCAGCCAGTCTATGCAGACCAGCGCGAGCTTGTCCTCGGGTATCCCGCGCTCCGTGGCCTGGCGCTTCCACGAGGCTATCGCGCGGTCGATCTTCTCGATCGTCATCAGCTCCTTGTCGGACTTGTCCAGGATCGAGAACCTGTCCCAGTAGATGCACTCGCGGCTCGTGAGCGCCCTGAACCGGTCGGCTGCGCTCTTCGGCCACATGGACAGCGGCCTCTCGTACAGCCCTATCGGGTAGTAGCCCATGATCGACTGCCAGCGCTTGCGGATCATCTGCTTCGGGTTCTCCAGCGTCATGAACAGGCTGTGCAGGCCGACCGCGTTAGCGTTAGCCGCGAAGTTGATCATGCCCACGGTCTTCCCGAGCCCCGACACGGCCACTAGCAGCGCGACGTTGCCGCGCACGAGGCCGCCGCCCATGTTCGTGTCCAGCCACTGGATGCCCGTCGCGACGCGCGGCTCCGGGTTCTCCATGCTGGCGAGGTCGACCTCGCAGCCGCTCGATATCTCGTCGGACGCGTCGACGCCGCACACGGACTTGGCGTCCTCGTTGGCGACGTTCATCGCCTCGACGGTCTGGCTCGGGGTCCAGCCGTTCTCCTGCGCGAGCCTCGCCACCTGGCGGATGCGGACTGTGGACAGGAAGTCCGGCAGCATCGCGCCTATCCGGACTATCTCCGACGCGGGCAGCCCGCGCCCGACGCGCTCGACCAGGTCGGCCACGGCCGGGAACACGGCCATCTCCGGCTTCGTCGTGTACGTGAACTGCGAGTCCCCGCTGCACGCGAGCTCTATCTCCTTGGCGATCGTGTCCATCGTCGGGAGCATCCCGTGCCGCTCGCTGAACTTGCTCACCACGTCGAACACGAACCGGGTCGCGGGGGCCGAGAAGTCGGACACCCGCAGCTTCCACCCGGCGTGGCACTGGGCGTTCGTCGCCCACGCAATGAGGATGCGCTCCTCGTCGTCGCGGCTATATGCCATCGATCACCCCCATCTTCCGCTCGAAGGCCTCCATCTTCGACGCCATGGCGGCGCGCAGGAACCTGACGAGGTCGCGATCGGCCCGCAGGTCCTCCAGCGCCTCCTCGCCCCACTTGGCGACGATCTCGTCCGGCATCTGCTCGGGGTACAGCACCCGGAACCACGCCGGGAACTGCGCGTTCAGGGCTGTCGCTAGTATGGCGTCGTCCGACTGCCCGGTCGCCCCCTGTATCCCGATCACCAGCCGCACGAAGTACCCCCACTTCCCGGCCGCGTCGACCTTCTTGTCGCGCCTGTGTTCGTTCCAGATCTGCTGCGCGCGGGCGGTCAGCAGGTCGTGCGGGGTCAGCGCGTCGCTGTTCTTCGGGAACCTCTCGACGACTGTCGCCACGAACCGCTCCACGTCGCATCCGGCCTTCGCGCACTTGTCCGCGACCTTCAGGAACACCTTCCACGACCGGTGCTCCGCATATCTCTTCCTAGGCCAGTCGACGCCGTGGGCCGTCCTCCGCGTGCCGTAGTACGCGTCGAACGCCCTCATGGCGTCGGCATACTGTTGTTGCCCATCCATGGCAGCTCCTTTTCGCTCTCTAACTGTATCTGCTCGAACCCGAGCTCTGTGTATATCCTGGCGCGCGCCGCGTCGTCCCTCGCGATGGGGCCCATGGTCGGGCGGCCGGTCTTGGGCGACTTCACCGTGTCCCAGTCGTGCCGGAACTCGACGATGTACGACCCGTCCTTTCCGTCGACCTTGCGGCTGGCGCGTCCGGGGACCTGCTTCGCCACGATCTCGCTGCCCCCGCCGCCGAGGTTGACCACTATGCGGAGGTCGGCGAAGTTGACGCCCTGCTTCCACACGTGCGTCGAGACGGCCTTGCGTATCGCGCCTGTCTTCATGCGCTCGTATATGTCGCGGCGCTCCTTCGGCGACACGGCGTGGACGTGCCAGAACGAGGTCGGCGGGAGCTTGGCCGGGTCGGTCTCCGCGTGGCACTGCTCGAGCGTCACGCCGGCGTTCGCGCAGCCACGCAGCACCTGCTCCATGTGCTTCACGAACTGGAGCATCCCGAGCGCCTGCAGGCCGTCCGGGATCCCGGCGAATATGCGGCCGACCATGTCGTTGAGCGCCCGGTTGTTGTAGACGCCCCACCTGTACCGCTGGTCCCGCGTCTTGTAGCGGGCGTAGTTGTCGAGGCCGATGTTCGGCTCCGGGCACCTGACCCACAGCACCTTCGTCGGGACGAGGCAGCCGGCCTTCACGCCGTCCTGGTACGAGAACGTCGCCACGATCGGGCCGAATATGCCCTCGGCCACGATGTCCTTGCCGTCGAACCTGCCGTCCGGGGTCGCCGACACGCCCCACCTCCGCGCCTTCGTGAACCTGCGCAGCTCGTCAGCCCGCGTGTCGGACGCGGCCGTGTGCATCTCGTCGACTATCAGCACGCCGACGTCGTCCGCGTCCAGCTTGTGCAGGGAGTCCAGCGTTATGACCTGGATGTCGTCCGACACCTTGCTCCGGCCGGACATTATCAGCCCCACGTCGCGGTCCGGCAGGAGCTCGGTCAGGTCGTCGAAGTTCTTCTGCGTGATGTCCTTGTCCGGGACGGCCACGACGATCGTCGGCGTCCCGCGCATCATCAGGGCCTCGTGCGAGTAGGCGTTGCAGAGCGCCTTTATGACGTGGGTCTTGCCCAGCCCGGTCGCGCCGCTGAGTATCCCGCCGCCGCTCATCAGCATCCTGTACACCAGTTCGTACTGGTACTCGCGCAGCCCGGTCATCGCCTTCGCGATGTCGGGCGGCGGCATCGGCGTCCGCTTGTCTACGACCTCGACCTCGTAGCCGCACTGCTGCAGGTGGTCCTTGCACCGCTTGGCGAACCCCGGGTCGGTTACGCACGACTGGACGACCCTGCCATCCGGGCCGGCCGCGGTCTGCAGCCGGTACAGGAGCGTGTTCGTGTACTTGAGCTCGCGCTTGTGCGTGCGCTCGTTGGTCTCGAACCGCTTCTTCCAGTAGTGCAGCTTCGCCAGCAGCGTCTCGGGAAACGGCGTGACCATCACGAAGCCGTCTCCCAGAAGTATGGTAGATTTCTCCATAGTGCCTTTCGATGGGGGTGTAGTATAGCAAAAAACTCCCGCCGTGTCATCCGGCTTTCCCGGGTCTTACGGCTCCTCCACGCCCTCCTCCTCCCGCGCCTCGGCCTCCAGCTGGCTCAGCTCCTCGTGTATGCTGTCCAGCCAGCGGTTGACGTTGCCCCTGCGCGTGGCCCGGCTGCGCTCGTACCCGTTCAGCGCGTTCAGCCTTTTCCTCCGCATGTCAGGCGGCAGCTTGTAGTTGTCGCGCAGCCTCTCGCAGAATTTCATCTCGTCGTCGATGTCCCGCAGCACGGAGTCAACATTGCACCTCTCAAACGTCCTCATCTCGTCTCTCCTTGAAGAAGGCGCCACCCGCCCGGCGTTTCCTAGGCCGCCGGGCGGGGGCGCACGCTAGTTGAGGTCGATCACCGAGTCCATGTGCGGGATAACCGCACGCTCGTGCGTCGCCATCACGACCTGCGCGTTCATGTTGCGCGCGAGGTCCTTCGTCTTGGTCAGCAGCACGCCGAACCGGTCGACGTTGCTGTCGTCCAGGTACGCGGTCGGCTCGTCCAGTGACAGCAGCCCCAGCTTGCCGGCGAACATCGTGTAGATCGCGAGGCGGAACGCCACGGCCAGCTGCACCCGCTCGCCTCCGGACAGCACGTCCGTTCCGGGCGGGTCCTCCGGCCTGTCGCGGCCGTCGGTGAACTGGACCCTGAATCCGAGCTGCTCCGTATCCGGTATCACTATGAACGGCGCCGTGAAGTTCCCGAGGAAGCGGTTGACGTCGTCCGTCAGCGCCTCCAGGGTCTGCGTCACGAGCACGCGCGGCCCGTTCGTGTAGTGGAACCAGTCCTTCACGTGCTCGACGACCTGCAGCCGCTTCGCGAGCTCGTCCTGCTCGGCCTGCGCCTTCCGCAGCGACTCGACGGTCTGCGCCATCGCGGCGATCGTGTTCGCCACCTCGTCGCGCGTGGCCGTGCTGCGCGTCACCGCCATCCGGAGCTCGGTGTGGCGGGCGCGGCGCCTGTCGGCCTCGGCCACGACCATCTCCATGGCGGAGCGGGCCTGTGACCAGTCCGCCGCGGCTTCCCTGCCGCAGAGCTTGACCGCCTCGGCCTCAGCCTCGTCGCGCCTTGCCTGCGCGGCCAGCAGGGCCTTGTCGGCCACCTGCGACCTTAGTTCCGCGTCGTGCACGGCCTGCTTGTGGCCGGTCGCCGCCGCGTCGTACGCGGCCTGGGCGGCCAGCTGCGCCTGCACTTCCCCGAGGACACGCTCGACGGTCGCCTTGTCGACCTTCGGCGCCTCCAGGTTGGCCAGCGCGGCACGCTCCGCCTCGACGCGGGCGTTCAGCCTCGCGGACTCGCGGCCCCAGTTGTCGAGCGCCATGCGCCTGGCCGCCAGCTGCGAGCTGAGCGCGCTGGCCTTGCCGGCGAGGCCGGTCTCGCGGAGCCTCAGCGACGCGAGCTCGTCGCGCAGGCGCCGGGCCATGCCGGCGTCGAGCACCTTGCCGCACACGGGGCAGACGGACTCGTCGCCGTTGAGCACGCCGACGGACTTGGCGCGGATGGCTATCTCCGAGCGCACCGTCGCAAGCTCGGCCGTGGCCGCGTCCAGCTCGGCGGACGCCCTGTCGACGTCCTCCTGCGTGCACGGCGGCTGTGGCAGCGCGGACAGGTTCCGCTGCGCGTCGGCCAGCCTGGACTGCCCGAGCTCGAGGGCGTGGATCTTGCGGAGCTCGTCCCTGAGGACGGCCTCCTGGCCAGTCAGCATCGCGCGGTCGTGGCCGGGGTCCGGGCCGAGGGCCGCCGCGGCTTGCCTGGCCTGCGCCTCGCCCTCCGCCGCCGCCCTGACGGCCTGCTCGCAGCTGACCACGGCCTCGCGCGCCTGCAGCACGGCGGACACCGCCGCTATCGCCCGCGACAGGTTGGCCGTGCGGGAGTCGTCGACCTCGCCGAACTCGGCCAGGTCCCGCTCCGCCGCGCGCACCGCGTCGTCCAGCTCCGCCTTCCGGGCCTCCAGCTCGCCGAGCTTCTTCACGGCGTCGGTCAGCTGGATGTCGTAGTTGAGCGGCTTGGTCGCGCCGTACAGCCAGTCGGTGAGGTTCTTGTGGATCTTGGCCGCGTCGATCCCGCGCAGCTTCTGGAACGCGACCTCGCGGTCCCGCTTGTCGGTCTTCGCCGAGATGATGGCGTCCACCTCCGTCTGCCGGACGAAGACCGACTGCTTGAGCAGGTCCCTGTCGACGTGCAGGCGGGTCTCCAGCTCCTTCGCCACGTTCGTTATGCCGGACGTGGTGACGCCGTCGTACTCGAGCGTCACCTTGTTGGAGGACACGGAGCGCTCGATGCGCCCGGGCTTCCCGTCCTGCTCGAACTCCAGCGTGACATGGCCCTCCTTCGCGCCCCAGTGGAGGAGTTCGGCCTTGTTCTTGCCGGGCTGCTCGCCGGTCAGGACGAACTGGAGGGCGCCGAGGAAGTTCGACTTCCCGACGCCGTTGTGCCCCACCACCGCGATGAGGTTTCCGACTACCGTGATCTCCCTGTGCTCGTGCTGGCAGTAGTTCACCAGCTCGATTTTCTTCAGGATCATTCCTGGTCTCCCCTGTTCCTCGACAGGACGCCGGTGCCCCAGGCGTCGCACTTCTTGTCTTCGCCGATGACGGCGATGGTCACGGAGACGGTCCAGGGGGCGCGGGCGAACTTGGGGTCGGCGCGCTTCACGACCTTCGCGCCCTCGACGCGGGGCTGGACCTGGTAGCGGCGCGGGTCGGGGAACTGCGTCGCGCGGTACCAGAAGACCGACGGGTTGTTCAGGAAGTCCTTCGCGTCCGCCTCGGCCAGCGCCTTCACCGGGAACGACCCCAGGTTGAGCGTGATCTCGTGCGGGGTCAGGCGCACGGAAGCGGGGGTGCGGTGGCGCGTGACGGCCGGGGCCTCGGCTGGCTTCTCGGGCGCTGCGGGCTTCTCGGCCTTCGCCGGCTTGGCCGGGGCCTTGGGCTTGGGGGCCTTCTTCGCTGGCGCGGGCGCGTCTGCGGCCTCGAGGCGCATGGCGTAGGCGTGCGCCAGCCCCTTGAGCAGCGTGGTGGCCTGCTTGAATTCCTCGAGCGCCCGCTCCAGGTGTTCCTGCGCGAGCTGCGCGGTGTTGGGTTTATTCTTGCTCATTTCTGCTTCTCCTTTACGTACTTGTCCATTATTTCCTTTGCCCGTTCCGGGTTGTCAATGACCTGGGCTATGAGCGCGGCCTCGTCCGTGTCCGGCGGGAAGAACCTGCCGATCGCGTCCTTCAGCCCGATCATCACCCGCGCCTTGCCGGACTGCTCCTCCAGCGCCTTGCTGCCGTACGGGAGGATCCGGTATAGCCTGTCCTTGAGGAGCTCCTCGACGCGCGTTATCGGCTTGCCTGGGGCCGACAGGTTGACCTTCACGAGCCAGAACGTGTCCGGGTCGTTGAGGACCGGGGCCAGCTTCGCGTCTATCGCCTCCGCGGAGTCGACGTCGACGACCTCGAACCTGCGGGTGTCCAGCGCCAGGGAGTCGCGCATGTACGGCTGTCCGTGCGCGGAGTGTTCGGCGGCGTGGACGACGTCCACGTACTTCGGGCCGAGCTCTGAGATGTCGTTCATCTCCGTGCTGCCGGGATACCGGTATATCCGCCCCGCCCCGGTGCTCGTGCCCACGGCGTTGTGGATGTGGCCGAGCGCGACGTACCCGACGTTCAGCGCGTCGAGGTACGGCTCCAGGTCGCGCAGGCTCAGGGCCGTTGAGTACGCCGTCATCTCGGCGATCTCCATGTGGAGGGCGAGCACGCCGCCCTTCAGGTCCAGCTTGCGCTCCTGCATCGCCTTCAGCTTCTCGACGAGCTGCTGCGTGTGGCAGAAGTCGATTCCCGCGAACATCACGCCGTCGACGTTGACCCCGTTCGGCACGTCCTGCTCGAGCGGGATGAACCCGCATAGCCGCGCCCACCGCCCGTTGGCCATGTCGTGGTTCCCGTCGATCGCCAGCACTATTATGTTGGCGTCCGCCATCTTGCGCCCGAACTCGCGGGCGGCCTGGACGGCGCTCGCCGGCGGCCGGTAGTTGTCGAACATGTCGCCGGCCACCACTACTGCGCTCACCTGCTCCCGCACCGCGATGTCCGCGATCTGGTTGAGGGGCCTGAGGAAGTCCTCCTCTCGAACCCGCATGCCGTACTGCCTGTAGCCCAGGTGCCAGTCGGCCGTATGTAGGAATTTCATGTTTCGTCTATTGCCTCTTGTTGGGTCGTTTGTTCCAGTTCCGGCGTCGTTTCCCGCGCCTGCTGGCCGGACAGGCCTAGCTGCCCGAGCAGCGCGATGAATGCGAGCGCCCTGGGCGTCGACGCGCACATCGCCTTCTCGACGGCGTCCAGCGCCTCCACCGAGTCCAGCTGCAGGTAGTACTCGCAGGCCACGCGCACGTCGAGGTCCCCGAGCGACCCGACGGCGGCGTCGTTGCGGTACGACCTGCGCGTGCGGTAGATCGTCACGGACGCGACCGGCTGGCAGTAAGGGCCGAACTCGGCGCGCAGCACCACTTTCGGGTAGTCGCGGTGCCCGTCGCGGCTGAATCCGACGAACTTCTCGACCTCGAACGAGCGCCGGCCCGCGGCGCCGGCCTTCTCGATCTCGGCGACCAGCTCCGCCACCCCCGGCGTCGTCGGGGCGTATTCGGACGGTACGATGGCCAGCGCGCTCATCTGGCCTCCTTCGACAGTGCGCCTGTTGGCGGCTCCTTGGACGAGTTCATGAGCTCGAGCGCGTCGGCGATCCGCGTGAGCTGCGTCGCGATGTTCCGCAGCTGCGCCTGGACCACGGCCCAGAACTGCAGCTCTCCGCTGCACGGCACCCCCATCACTGCACCTCCTGCGGCTGCGCCTCTTCCGGCTGTTCGGATGCCTCACCCTGCTCGGAGTCCTGCTCGGAGTCCTGCTCGCCCTGTTCGCCCTGTTCGCCATGCGCGTGTTTGTTCTGCACGTCCTTCCTGGCCGCTTCCTCCTCTTCGGCCCTGCGCTTCTCATCGGCCTCACAGGCGAGTCGCAGCACGGCGTCGTACAGCGCGGGGACCATGTTCTCCGCTATTATGCGGATCAGCCCCTCGGTCTGCGTGAGGAAGTCCTGCTTCGCCACTCCGGCGTCCGAGCCGTATACGGACGCGTCGAGGGTGACCTTCCCGGTCGTCGACTTCGAGATCTTCCCGTCGTCGCTCGTCACTGTTGCTTGGATTGACAGTTCCATGTTTCCTCTCCTTATGCTGGCAGCCCTTCCACGTTCCAGTCGCAGCCGGCCCCGTCCCCGAGGTCCGCCGACCAGTCGTCCCTGTCCAGCCTGGCGTCCGGGTGCTTGGCCGCGTAGGCCTCCATGTCGGCCTCAAGCGCGGAGATGGCGCGGGTGCGGCTCCCGTAGACGCCCATCACGCGGGCCTTCCCGTCGCAGGTGTCCCCCCGGTCGACGTAGGTCACGATCCAGCGCCGGGCCGCGTCGTGCTGGTCCGGGCCGACCGTCATGAGGTGCACGCCCCACGCGTCGGCCGTTTCCGGCGGCAGCGGCTCGAACTCGCGGCCCATCTTGGCCACCACGGCCGGCGGCACGTAGTGGATGTTGCCGTAGTCGCCGTGGCACTCCACGACCGTCACGTCGTAGCCAAGCCCCTTCCCGGTCTCGACGTAGCGTCGGACCTGCTCCAGCCTTGCGTTAGTCGCGGTGACGGCCACGCACTGTATGTCGAGCACGCTCATCGCGTACCCCAGCAGCCAGTCTGTCTTCTGGTAGACTTCGTCGTTCTTCGACGAGTCGAAGACGTATTTCCTGTCAGCGTCGTAGCGGAACATGTCCGGCTCGACGACCAGCGCGGCCAGCTTGTTGGCAAGCGTAGACTTGCCGCTCCCGGGGAGGCCCCGGAAGACGTATAGTTTCTTCATCTATTGTCCTTTCTACCGTCAGACGTACGGCGCCCAGTCCTTGAGGGTCTGGGACGTCCGGCGCGTCGACAGCGTTGTTTTGAGCCCGTAGCGGGGGACGTACGTCATGGCGTACAGCCTTGCAGGCTTGTGCTCGCCGCGGCGCAGGCGTCCCCAGCCACCGAGCTCCCTGACACGCATGAACAACCTGGGTGACTTGCTTCTCATAGGCTTATCGCGGGCCGGACGCGGACGACGCGGCCGGACGGGGCCACCGCCTCGACCGTGTCTTCCAGCTCCAGATCCGCTATCCGTTCCATGTGATTTGTGGTATAATAGTTTTCCGTGGGCCCCGACCTGGTGCCCTCCGACTCGAATAATTGTACCAAAGATCGCCATGACTGAGAAGCCTGTTCCAGCAACAATCCAGCCACCGGATTTCTCCGGGGGTCATACGCCGTCAGTATCATCGCGAGGAGTTTCTCCATCGTTCTCTTCCGATGATCTCGCCTGTATTGGTGACTACCTATCTTCCGAGATAGGCAAAAAGGAGTGCAAGGCGATCCGGCGCGGGGACCTGCTCCCGTACCTGTTCAAGCTGCGCGGCGAGCCGATGTCCCTGAAGGACCACATCCAGTTCCACGCGATGTACGCCAACGAGTACGTGGCCGACACCATCTTCATGTGCGGCCGGCAAGTCGGGAAAAGCCTTAACCTCTCCCGCATAGAGACCCTGGACGGCCTGTCGCAGCCGGAGCTCCAGATCCTGTACGTGGCCCCGCTCCAGTCGCAGGCGTACAGGTACTCGAACCTGTACCTCACAGAGGCGATCAAGTCGTGCGAGCTCGCCCGCATAAACCAGATGAAGGCGCTCGAGGGGGTGTGGTCGAACTCGAAGATCCTCACGTCGATAGGCCACCAGACGTTCGCGAACGGCTCGGGCATACAGCTGACGTACGCCAAGACCTCCCCGGACCGCGCCCGCGGCATCTACGCCGACGTGATCGACTTCGACGAGGTGCAGGACCAGCTCACCGACAACATCCCGATCATCTCGCAGTCCACGAAGGCCTCCAAGTGGGGCATACGCCGGTTCACCGGCACGGCCAAGACGTCCGACAACACGATCGAGGCCCTCTGGCAGAACTCGTCGAAGTGCGAATGGGCGATGAAGTGCCCGCACTGCAACTCGTGGAACATCCCCACGATGGAATACCGCGTCCTGGACATGATCCAGGCCGACGGGATGCACTGCGTCGAGTGCGGCGGCAAGCTGGACGTCCGGCGCGGCGAGTGGGTGCCCGAGGAGAAGACGCGCATGCGCACGTTCCGTGGCTACCACATCCCGCAGGTCATACTGCCGTTCCACGCCGAGAACATGGACAACTGGGGCAAGATCATCCGCGACGTGATGTCGCTGCCGATACCGGTGATCCTGCAGGAGATCCTCGGGATAAGCTGCTCCCAGGGCCAGCGTATCATCGACCAGCGCATCATCGACCGCCAGTCCGTGCTCCCGGACGTGCATACGCTGCAGGGCGAGCTGCACCGCTACCTGTTCACGGTTGGCGGCCTCGACTGGGGCGGCGCCGAGCAGGTGTCGTTCACGGTCCACACCGTCCTCGGCGTGTGCCCGGACGGCACGCTCGATGTCATATGGGCCAAGCGCTACCAGGGATTCGACCCCGACGAGATGCTCTCGGACATCGCGAAGGTGCACGCCTTCTACGGCTGCAGGGCGCTCGCGGCCGACTACGGCATGGGCTTCGACAAGAACGTCATGCTGGAGACCCGGTTCGGGCTCCCGGTCATCCAGATCCAGCTCTGCCGCCAGAACTCGCTCCTGAACTACAGCCCGGCGCTCGGGCACCCGCGCTGGATGGTCGACAAGACCACCGCGCTGGACCTCATGTTCATGGGAATCAAGTACGGGCGGATGCGTTTCCCGCCGAAAGAGCTGTTCGAGAGCTTCACGCGCGACCTCCTGTCGCCCTATGAAGAGGTGGTCGACACCGGCGAGTTCGCCCACAGGCGCTTCGTCCGCGACCCGTCGCGCCCCGACGACTTCGCCATGGCCCTCTGCTTCGGCACGATGCTCGCCATGAAGCTCCAGCACTCCGGAATCACGGACATCATACCGCGGAACGCCATGCCGGTGAAGCCTGGACGTCCCGAGTTCACGATCCTGGACCCGACGGAGATCGTGAAGGCCCTAAGTGGCTGACGGATAGGCCGGCTGTTCGCCCTCGAAAGGCATCTCCAGCACCACCTCGTTCTCGCAGCCGAACGGTTCCGCCTGCAGCGAGATGGACTCGAGCCGCCCGTTCTTCCCGAACCCGACGCCGAGGACGACTTCGATGTCCCCGCCCTCGCCCGGATTCCTGTTTTTTATGTCCTGCAGTGCGCCTAGGCACTCGTCTATGGTCATTTCAGCCCTCCTTTTCGGCTGTATGCTAAGGAAAAGTTCACGAACCAGCGGAAACCGGTTGCCGGATCGCCACACCACAAGTACCTGCGTACCCGTAGTGTGGCGATCTTTGCGCCTCTACATGCCCTTTCGGACACGTAATTGCGCTCCAACGACGTTTATAACGCCGTTTTTGGCTCTTTTTCAGCCATTTCGACGTGCTGACGCCTGTCTGGTTCGTCCGAGTCGAGCCGAATCTTCGCAATTTCGGCCCGAACCCGCCAGAGCTCGACGAGGTGCGGCGCCGACCTGGTTATACGCCAGAATCTGGCGTTCTCCGCCGGTGGCAGATCGTCGATCGCCACCATCATTCGGCGACATTCGATTACCGTCTTCCGGTCGATGAACGCTTTTGGCGTCATCAGCACGACGCCAACGGCGAATCCGGCGATCAGCCCGGCAATCAGGCCAGTGCAGGCGAGCCAGATTTTGTCCTTCTTTTCCATTGTTTGCTCCTTTTTTGGCTGTTTTGGTGGAAATTTCACCGCGGACACGCCTTTTTTGCGCATCCGCGGCCGGTAATTCATCCCGTTATTCATTATAACGGCAAAAAAGGCGTTTTTCACCGCCCTATGGGAGCTTCGAGGGCACGCTGATGGCCCTGAACGTGCGGTTCGTGAGGGGTGTTATGCTGTTGATTATCGCATTGACCTTGTTGCGGAGCGTCGCAATATCGCTGTCTTTGTGGACTTTCCACGTGTCCGTCGCGCTGTCCCACGCCTGCAGTGCGAGTATTGCGTCGTGAAACCCGTCCGCACGCCCCTCGAGGTCGGAAATGTCCCCTTGCATGCCGCTTATGTCTCTGCGAATCGCGGTATCCGCGCTGGTGAGGTCGCGCAGGCTCACCTCATGCTCCGCGTGGCGGGCTTCGAGGAGGGTAATGCGGTTCGTGGCGCCGTCGATCCTGCCGGAGAGGTTCGATTCGCGTGCAAGCGCGGCCTCGTTGGCCCGCGCCACGGCCGTGCCGATCACGTCGTTCGTAGTCGCCCCGAGCCGCTCGTCCACGACGTCGCCGGCCTGTGCACGGGCTACCCCCGGAACGCTGTCCCGCAGTTCGCCAAGGCCGTTCGCGAACTCCCCGCGCAGCGTATCGCGGAGCGTCGTGTCCGCCGTCGCGTAGCCGGTACGCACCCCGGCCACCGACGCGGTGAGCGTCGCCACGTCGCCCGTGTGCCGCGTGTCGAGGTTTCCCAGCGCGGTCTCCAGTCCGGAGACGCTTGCCATGACGAGGCGCAGCTGCGTGTCCCAGTTCGAGTCCACGGCGTTGATGTCCTCGGACAACCCCGCCACGGCCCGCGCGAAGTTGTTGGAGAGCGCGTTGTCGGCCGTGGTCCTGGCCGTGCGTTCGGCGTCCACGAGGCCGACTATGTCTGCGTCGGCCGTCTCGAGGGCCGCCATTGCGGCGTATACCGCGTTCGTCGCGTCCGCAACGTCGGACAGGTGCGCGATCGTGTTCGTGGCCGCGCCGTCCACGACCACGCCCCGTGCCCCGGACATGACGATCTTGCGGCCGCCGTCGCCAACGAGGGCCGTCGCCTCGGGCGCCGTCGGGTAGCCGGCGTACCGGTCGACGTGGGTGAGCGTGGACGCGCCGATGCGGGACGCCATGTCCATGCGCGTCACGGTGGCGGCGGACGCGGACCCGGCGAGGGCGTCTATGGCCGTCGCGTAGAGGCGGATGTTCACGCGTCCGCCGTTGACGGTGAGCGTGCCGACCCGCAGCCCGTGCAGGTCGAGCGTCGTGTCAGCCGACGAACCGGCGGCCGTGACCGTAAGGCTGGTGATCCGGACCTGCCAGCCCGTGCCGAAAAGCGTCAGGATGCGCCCCGACGCGACCGTGCCGGTGCCGGAGTAGCTGCCGGGGGCCATCAGGAGCGCCGAGTCGGCGGCCATGTGCCCCAGCGCGTGCGCCAGCGTGCTGAACGGGTACTGCGGGGACCCGTTCCCCTGCGTCGGCGCCCCGGCCGCGGCGTAGTACAGCCTCGCGATGGGCTGCGAGGCCCAGTCCGCGACAGGCGGGAGGAGCGTGGCGGACAGCAGGCCGTTCGTGCCGGTGCGCGGGAGCATCCGGGCGTATCTCGGGCTGCCGCCGGTCTCCGTGACGCCGTCGGCGTCGATCCTGTCCAGGCCTGCATGGGCCGCCATTGCGGCCAGCAATGCCGCTATCGTCATGAGTTTGTGCATGTCAGTCCTCCGTAACCGCCACGATGTCGCCAGGCACTATGCCGTGCGACCTGATGAACCCGAGAGGGGTCTCCACGGCGTGCGCCGCCTTCGTCGCGTTCTCACACGACGGCGAGTAGTGGAACACCCCGCTCCTGTCGACCGGCATCTCCAGGGTTTCGAGCACCTCGCCCTCCTTCGACAGGAACGTGAGGTCGAGCGGGAAGTTAACGTCCTTCATCCAGAACGCCCCCGCGCGGTCGAAGAACATCCCCCGGCCGTCGGCGAGCGACGCCCGCTTCGACAGGCCTCGCGCCCTCGTCTCGTCCGTGTCGGCGATCTCCAGGACCGCCGACGCCTTCACGGCGCCGTCCGCGCCGGTGAACACGACTTTCACCTCGTCCATTGCCATTGCCTCCGTTACATTATGCAGTCCCGCTCGATGCGCTCGTACTGGAGCGCGTCGTAGTGTTTCCTGAACTCGCGCCACGGGACGTAGTTGTGCCGCCCGCCGGAGTCGTCCACCACGCCGGTCCAGTCGTACCGGACGCCGTCGATCTCGACGACGAAGTGCCCGTCGGTCGTGTCGTACATGATACGCCCCCACGGGAACCTGTCGTGCAGGATCAGCGCGAAGTAGTAGCAGTTCCCGGTCAGCCAGTTGCAGTCTGCCGGGAACCGCCGTCGTATGAACCCTATCACCTGTTCGTCCATGAAAGTAAGGCGGCTTTCGGGGCTCCGCGCGCCGGGCCTTCTCGGCCCGGGGCCGCCGTGCGCGTCAATCAGGTATTTGCGAAGCTGTCTCCAGCCGCGCTCAGGTAATCACCCGCCCCGGAGTTAATCGGTTACTTGGTCACGGGTTCGCTGCAGGCCCCGCCGGGGCCGCAGGCGCCGGTGGTGCATCCGCCGCCGAACGAGCACTGGCCGTCCTTGCAGTCGACCGTGGTCTTCGTGCCGTCCTTCTTCTCGACCTCCACCGTGCCGGTGAGCTTGCCGGTTATCATCTTGAGAACCGCCTGCGCCCCCTCGTCGGTGAGCTGGCCGAGGACGTCCTTCGACGCGTCGGTCATGTTCTTGACCGCGTCGTTGTAGTGGACGTCGATGTCCGGTTTGACGTCGGTGGTCGGCGTCTGGGTCGTGGTCTGGGTAGTCGTCTCGGTGCCGTTGTTCTCGAGGCCGAGGGCCTGTGTGAACAGCTCGATCGCCGGCATGTCGGTCGTGCCCTCCGCGACCACAACGCGGTTCGACACCGAGGTCTTCGGGGCTACGACGATGATGCAGTCCTCGAACTTGTTTTCCATGATGTTGGCCCGGGCGGGCTGGGTGCTGTCGGACGTGGCGCACCCCGTGACGAGCGTCGCGAGGCAGAGCGCCGCCGCGATAACGGCGAGCCTACCCTTGCACTTGCGTGCGACCTTCTTCTTGGCCTTGGCCGCCTTTGCGGCGACCTTCTTCTTGGCTGTAGTGATTTTCATCTTTTTTCCTTTTGCTGTTTTCCCTGTTTCCGGGCCCGGCACGCGCCTGGCCCGACATCTTAGAGGCCCGCGGCCTGGGCTAGTGCCGACACCTCGTCCTCGACGGATACGGCGGACTGCGCTGTCGCCCCGGGCTTTGCCCGCTGCATCTCGGCGCGCTGCATGGCCGCCGCGCACATCGCCCTGAACACCTCGACCTTGGCCGCGTGCTGCGTGCCCACGAACTTGAAGGCCGAGAGGAGCGCCATGAGCGCGCCGATTATGTTCGGCACGTACTGCCCCACGTCCTTCGCCTGGTCCGGCGTGATTATGCCGAACGCCAGGAGCAGGCCGGCCACGCTCGTCACGAGCGTGGTCCAGAACTCCGGTTTCGCGGCTACCGCTGTCGTTTTGCTCTTCTTCATCTTGTTGCCTCCATTACTGCTGTGTTCGGCGCATCTACGGCGTCTCCGACGTCCTTGCCCTCCTCGAGCAGGTCGTCGACGCGCTTCAAATCCGGTATCCTGTTGAACTGCACCTCCATGTCCATCATCTGCTCCATGAGGTACTTCTCGATGTTCTGCGCGTTGGAGGACGCCACGGTCCCGTCACCGGCGATCTCGGCGCGTATGCGGCGTTCGTCCGGCCTGCGCTCGAACACCTCGGCGAACACTGCCGGCAGGTCGCCCGCGTCCGGGTCGAACCCGTCGGCCCGAAGCTGCTGGCGCAGGTAGCCGCGTATCGAGTGCGAGAACGGAAGGATGTCGCGGTTCATCGACACCTCGGCGATCGCCCACGCGGCCTCCTCGGACGTGACCGGGTCGAACATCTCGAACGCCGGAGCCCCGGACGCGAGCGTGTTGCAGACGTTCATGAACACGTCGAGCCTCTTGAAGAACGCGTCCGAGCCCATCACGGCCTGCATCGCGCACCAGCGGTCCATCGCAGGCGTGCAGATCTCGGCCTTGAAGTCGGCCGACACCTCCATCGCGCAGGTGACCGGGTCCCAGTCGTACACGGCCTCGCCGTACTGGTCCAGCATGATGGCGTGCACCACGGTCGCCAGCGTCTGCGGCGACTCGAGCGCGAGCTTCCTCGGATATGTCATCTTCTCGTTCATGGCGCACTATTATACCATATACTCGGCCGTCATGTCACCATGTCCTTGTAGGTCGGGCGCAGCTGCTCGTAGTGGGTCCTGTTGTCCACGCCGAACAGCCTCCGCGACTTCCTGTCGGACCTGGCCTTGTCGGCCGCGCACATGCGGTTCCAGTTCACCCACACGCGGATCGCCTCCTTCAGATCGGGCTCCTTGTGCACCAGCTCTATGCCGGTGCGGGCGCGCCATCTGTGCACTGGATCGCGCATGAGCTTGTCGACCAGGTCCCGGCTGTACCCGGCGGCGAGCATCTGCTCCGCGGTATAGGGGCGTTCGTAGCCGGACTGCGCGACTGCCTCGTCCTCCGACGTCTTCACGGCCTGCCACACGCCGTTGACCGCCCGCAGCCTGTTCTTCATGAACGCGTTGTGCCGCTGCGTCGCCCTGCTGATCGCGTCCGCGCTGTACGCCTTGTTGCCCGGTATGGTGTGCGCCGGGGTGAACACCCTGCGGTGCAGCCAGTCGGCGTACTGCTCGCGCGTGAACTTCGCCCCCGGGGCCGTGTACTTCCTGTACCCGGCCCTCGACGGCATGTACTTGTCCACGAAATAGTCGACCTGGCTGTTTGCCGAATCCTGCCGCCTGCCGGCCGCGAGCCACCCCTTGTATGCGGTGAGCGACGGACCGGTGTACTGCGGGAGGCCGTATCCGCCGCCACCGCCGCGCTGCTTCGTCGCGTAGTCGAACCTCCCGCCGGTCTCCCGGTCGAAGTTCGCCAGGATCGCGGCCTCCAGGTTGGGGTTGTTGAGCTTCGAGTGGAGCCTCGCAGACACCTGGTTGATGCGCGACGACGGGGTGGACGGCGCGGCCGCAGCGGCCGGGCGTACCGGCCGTACAGTCCGCTGCGGCATGTTGAGCTTCTGCCCGACCCGCAGCTGGTCGGGGTTCCTCAGCCCGTTCAGCCGCGCGAGCTCCTGCCACGTCGTGCTGTTGCGGGAGGCGATGCCGGACAGCGTGTCGCCCGCGGCGACGCTGTACGGTACGGCGGCCGTGGTCGTCGCGGCCACCGCAGTCGCGGCCCGCTTGAGGAGGGTGCGCCACCGTGACGGCTCCACGGTTTTGGCGGCCGCCATTAGTCTCACGCGCGTTGGCATTACGGTGCTCATTGACGTACCTTTCCGCCTTGTGCCATGGAATCACCCGCGCCGCCGTGCCACCACGCCGTAGTGGTACATGAAGTTCAGCCCGTCGTCGACCGGAACGCCGTCTTTGTATATCATGCACTGCATCACTGCCTGGTCGCCGCCGTTATGGCGCCAGCCCGGCATCTCGCCCCTGCGGTCACGGAACCCGCCCCTGATGCGGCTCTCGTAGTTGTCGAGGAAGAAAGCGTACCACCTGTCGAAGAACGACAGGGTGTCGTAGTTGTTCCGGGCGAGAATCAGCCCTGCCTGCCAGTGCGGGAACTTGAAGAGGAACGTCTTGTCGTCCTGGAGGCCGAACGCCTCGGCTATGCTGCGCCTGACTATGTACCCGTCCGGCACGTGCCGCAGTTTCGTGCCGCACGTGGTCAGTGTCAGCAGCGAACCCGAGGTGTGCGCCCTGCCGACGACCGTGCGCAGCTCCCCGAGGAACGCGTCAAGGCGGCCCATGGGAAGGACGCAACCCGCGTCCAGGTACAGCAGCCACTCGTCCGGGTCCAGCGCCCGTAGCGTCTGGGCTATGGCATACGGCTTCCACGACCAGTAGGCGTAGCCGTGGTCGCCGGCGTACCGGGAGAACCGGTCCAGGTACCCCGCCCCGAGGTCGCGCTCGTCCAGCACGAACTCCCTGTCGAAGAAACCGAACTTGTCGCGTATGACACGCAGGTCGCGCTTGAACCGCGCCGGGGCAGCCGTCCAGTTTGACGACGCAAACGTCATGAATGAGATTTTGCTGTCCATGGCTCTGTCGACCTCGTTAAATACGTCATAGTGCGTGGCCACGCTCGTTGGGGTCCTCGGGCATGCGGGCCGCAAGGGCCTCGCCGGGCTTCTTCTTCGGGCCGATCGCGTCGGTCCCCAGGTAGAAATCCCGCGCGGTGAAGTCCTCGGACTCGTTGCGGTTAAACACACGCCAGCATTTGTCGAAACACGCCCGCTGCCGGCGGTCGTCGGACCGCCACTCGATCCGGCCTCTTCCGATCTTGATGCGCTCGAACTCGTAACGCGTTTTGCAGATATAGTGGTTTAGCCATGCCGGACAGTCACGTACGCCCGAGTTGAACGGACCAGGCACGATGGTCGCCCCGTCTGCGGATCTTACGTGATGCCAGCCCTTCGGCACGCTCAGGCAGTGCGGGTTGTCCCGGAACAATGTGCGCCGGCTTACGTGGCGCATATTGACTATTGTCTTGATGTGCCTGTCGAAGCCAGACTGGCATCTGGTGAAGCGCCCGACGACCGAGTAGTTGCCGTCGGTCGGGGCGGACAGGCCGGAGTCCCCGAAGCACTTCCAGTTGAGCGCCACTCCCATGTCGTCCGAAAAGCCGGACAGGAATCCGTCAAGCGAAAGCCCGGGTCTCAGGCACATGAACTCATCGACGTCGAAGAATGCCGTGAAGTCCACGCCGGCTGAGATATCCGTGTGGAGGTAGTCGTTGTAGGCGCGGAGCTGGCAGTTGCGTCCCGGCATCTCGAGCAGCTTGACGCGTGCATCCCCGCCCAACGACCCTTTGTATTGCCAGTCGTTCTGGTATATGTATATCTCGCTAAACCCGAGCTTGAAGTGGTACAGCATCCACTCGTCGATGTAATGGTCCTCGTCCCTGGCTATGCACACGAGAGCATTCCGCATGGCGTGTTCTCCACGTCCGGTTAAAGCCGCCACAGGGCGTGGCCCAGCTCAGTCAGGTCCTCGGGCGTGCGGGCCGCGAGGGCCTCGCCGAGCTTCTTCGGGTCGATCGCGCCCGCCTCCTTCACCGACTCGGCGAACCCGTCGCCGAGCACGTCGTCGAACACCTCGTCCGGGAGCTCCGCGAGCTTCGAGAGGCTCAGGGCGTCGCCGTTGATCTCGATGACGTCGTTCACGATGGCCTCGGCCTGCTTCACGTCCATGTCGAACAGGAAGTCCTCCGGCGCCATTAGGTCCTTGCCGTACCTGCCGCGCCAGTTCTCGATGATGTCGGTGTCCTCGACGAGCTCCGCGATCTTCTCGGTCGCGCCCGCGAGCGCCTCCTCGCCGCCCTCGGCCAGGTGCTCCGCCATCTTGGAGAGCGCGAGTCCGGTGTCCACGTCTGAGCACAGCTCGGCGCGGATCAGGAGCTCGTTCACAACGTTGTCGCGCCTCGCCACGCCGTGGCCCGCCGTCTTGCGGATGCCGTCAGGCACCTCCACGCCGAACTCGGCGGCCTTGCGCAGTATGTTCTTCGCGATCTCGTTGCGCATGGGGAACGGGTACTTGAACTTGTTGTCCTCGAAGTACGCGGCCGCCAGCTTCACGCCCGACGCGTCGAACATGGGGTACTTGCGCTCCCCGTCCCGGACCCAGCCGTAGTCGTCGTCCGACGCGGTCTTGACCTCCTCCGTGTGCGTCAGGACCTTGGCGACGTCGTCCGCGATGCCGAACATGTGCGCCGCCTTCTGCAGGTTGTACTCGACGTCCGCCCTGATGGCGCGGTACGCCTCGTCCGACGCGTGCTTCATGAAGTACTTCGCGGACGTCCACGTCTGCGCGGGGCTGTTGCAGGGAAGCTCCCGGGCCACCGCGTCCGCGTAGAAGGCATGACGGCCCGCCGGGGGCTCCGCCTCCGGGAAACCGGCCGTCTTCACGTACGCCGGAGCGGCCTCGTCCTGCGCGCACGACTTCCATTCACTGTAGTCAACCATGATTTCCTCCCTGTACGGGTTTACAATCTGACCGAACAGGAGTATAATATCACGGTTTCGGAAAAACTGCAAGTGGTGACATGAGATTTCTTTGGAGAGAGACCCTCCGCCGGATGACGGGCGGGGAGACCAGGTGCCCCGCGTGCCGGGCGGACGGGCTGTCCGTGTCGGAGCGGGACGAGCGCGACGTGCTGCCGGACCTGCGGGGCGTGCCGCACTGCGAGTGCCCGGCCTGCGGAAGGCGCGGGGACTTCGCAGTGCTGGTCGCGGCCGCGTCCGACCAGGCCGTCGCGGACACGGTCCGCGAGCTGCTGCGCATAGGCGAGCTCGAGGCGTCCGTCCGCGACGCCGAGGCGTACATAGCCCGCAAGGAGGCGCAGGCGGACGTCGACGCCCACTTCGCCAAGTGCGTCGCGAAGCTCCGGGCGGCCCCGCACATGGGCAACATCCGGGCCGGCCTGTCCGCGTCCACCCTGCGCCAGCTGCCGCCCGACACCGGGATGCACGTCGCCGACGACGCGCCGAGGGCGTTCGCGCTCCTGTCGGGGCCGAGGTACGCGCGCGTGCCGATGACCCTCTACCGCTACCGGTTCGACGGGGAGACCTCCTGCATCGACGCCCAGAACCCCAAGACGCTCCAGCGCGAGCACAGGCTGCGGGTTACCGGCGACGTCGGCGTGTACCTGGGCGACTTCCGCGAGGGGGAGGTGCCGCAGGTGCTGCTCGCCACCCCCAACCCGAGGACGGCCGGCCAGATCTACGGCGCGATGCGGGCCGAGAGCTCGCTCGTCCCGCCGGTCGTCGGCCTCGCCGGCTTCCCGCTGCCGCACAGGTTCTCGGCCGTGCGGACGCTCTACCTGCTCGACGCCCCCGACGCCCCGCTTCCCCTGTCGTTCGCCGTGCAGGCGCTGCGGAAGCCCGCGGTGTACGGGTCGGACGCCGAGCCGGCCGTGCGCGTGCTGTCCCCGCACTGCCCCGCGTCGTCGATCGTGGCTGAGGACGTGCGCCGCCTCGCGGGCGCGTCCCAGCACGGCTCCGCGCTCCGGACGTGGATCGCAGGGCGCATCATGCAGTCCGCCGACCGGCGCGAGGAGGTGGCGAACGCCCTCCTCCAGGCCGGGGCGTCCGAGAACGTCCGCGCCGAGATAGCCGAGCTCCTCGGCCCTTCCGCCCCGCAGTCGCTGCTCAACACCGTGCTTCTCCCGACCACTGAGCCCGACGACGTCCTGACGCTCGCCAACGGGAGGCTCGTCAGGAGCACCCCAGTCGGCATATACGCCGCGCGGCGCGACCGGAAGACCGGCGAGATCTCTGCCGGGGCGCTCCTCTGCAACGTCGGCGTGTCCGTCGAGTCCCGGATCGTCGACAGGGGGAGCGAGACCGCCATATGCACGGTCACGCACCCGGACAGCGACGTCCCGTCCACGCAGGTGCGCCTCCCACGCGCGCACTGGAACAACCCCGACGCGCTCGCCGAGGACGTCCGCTCGGCCTACGCGGAGGGCGGGCGCACGCCGTACGTGGCCTTCTACCGCGCGTCGGGCTACGCGTGGGGCGACATCCTGCAGCTCCTGGGCGCGCACTGCCCGGTGCAGAGCGGGCTGAAGGCCCTCGGGGCGGCGCCTGACGGATCCGTCAATTTCCCGAACACGGCCGTCGCGAAGGGGGCCACGTCCCGGCAGACCAAGGCTGGCCTCATCAGGCCGGACGCGCTGGCCGCATACTCGGCCCTGCCCGCCGACGCGGAGCCGGCGGACGCTGGGAGGCTGGCGTCGTTCCTCGCCTCCGCCACGTCGCTGTGCCGCACCGGCGTCGCCGCCGGCGTCCTGCACGCGCTGTTCTGCGCGGCCGGCAAGATGTTCGAGTCGAGCGGGGTGCGCAGGCCGCCCGCCCACATGGTGTTCGTCGAGACGGAGCCCGGCGTCTGGGACGAGACTCTCAGGACGCTCGCCTACCTCTTCTCCGGCTCCGAGTACGTCCCGCTCATGGACTACTCCGACCGGCCGGGCTTCCTGCGTGGGTGGGCCGACCTCGGGACGCTCCCGCTCGTGACCCGCCTCCCCGCCGCCGAGGACGTCGCCACGGTGCTCGCGGCGTCGCCGGTGGGCGTGATGGCCGTGGCGGACCCGCTGACGGCCATGACCTGCAGCGGGCGCGGGACCGTGTCGTTCGTCCTCCCGAACGTTGAGGCCCCGGGCCCCGAGATCTCGCAGGAGGAGGTGGACGGGCTGAGGAGGGCTTTCGTCGCCGTGACGGCCGCCAAGGCCGGGACCGGATGGCTGGACATCGCCGCCGGCGGCCCCGCGGCCCTCTCGACCCCGTGCCTCTCCGCCCTGGGGTCGCTGTCGCCCGTGCGCGACGCGGCCACAGTGGCTGGCGGGCTCTACCGCTCGGTGAAGGGCAGGTACCCGGGGGTGGGGGTCACGGGCGCCAAGGCGTTCTTCTCAGTCCTGCACAGGGCGTACACCGCGGCGGCGAACGGCGACGGCGGCGGGATCAGGCTCACCACGGTGGCGGGGGCCCCGGCCGACGCGCTGAGGGCGAGCTTCAACGAGCGCGGCGAGCACGTGTTCGTCCTCCCGGACCAGGTGGTCGTCAGCCGGTCCGTGGTGCAGCTGATCGACCGCCAGCAGAATTTCCTGTTCGACGCAGAGCAGCTCTCGCACGAATTTGAGGAAAATGGTATAATACTAGCCGACGCCCCCGGTCTGCTCGGCATCGACGACCGCCGCGTGTGGGTATTCCCGCGCGCCGTGTGGGACTCGGAAGTCGTCCGGGCCGCGGGGCAGGCAACAATAAAAAGGAAACAGCAATGAGCGAAGAAGCACAGAAGGCCGGAGAGGCCCAGAAGGTGGTGAAGCTGCTCGCCGAGCGCGAGATCAAGGACAGCATGGCGGACGCCCGTTTCTACGAGCAGATGCCTGAGTTCCTGCCACTCAGGAAGAAGATGCAGGCCGCGCACAACGACCTCATCACGCCGAAGGGCTGCACGCAGTGCGCGAAGAACCGCGCGTACCGCACACACAGCGGCGACTACCTGGCGATAGTGGCCAGCCTCAAGGGCGACGCGGTCGAGCGCATGCGGAAGTACTTCGGGGCGGACGAGCTCCGGGCGACCACGCTGGACCCCGTGACGCGCCAGCCCAAGACGATCAAGCTCTGACGCGGGCCGCGCGGCCGGCGCCGGGTGCAACAGGAGACAAGGAGACGAACATGGACGATAACACGCGCATGCCGATGCTGGAGCCGTACGCCGTCAAGCTGGCGGTGACGGCCCTGTCGGAGACCGAGGACTACAACCACAGGCTGCTCAACATCCCGGAGATGTGGAAGAGGAGCAGGGGGGCCGGCGTCAGGGTCGCCGTGCTCGACACGGGCTGCCCCAGGCACATCGACCTCAAGGTCGCCGGCTGCAGGGACTTCTCCGGGTCGGACTCGCCGTACGACGCCGCGGGGCACTCGACGCACGTCTGCGGCATCATCGGGGCACTCGTGAACGGGGTCGGCGTCAGGGGGATCGCCCCGGAGTGCGAACTGCACTGCGGGAAGGTCCTCGGCGACGACGGGTCCGGCACGCTGGCCGACATCGCCGCGGGCATCCGCTGGGCAGTAGACGAGGTGCACGCCGACGTCATCAACATGAGCCTCGGCTGCTCGCCGGCCGGCGCGGCCAGCAAGACCCTGCGCAGCGCCTGCGAGTACGCCCACGACAAGGGCGTGGTGCTGTGCTGCGCGGCCGGGAACGACGCGGGCAGGGTCAACGCCCCGGCCTGCCTCCCGACCACGATAGCCGTCGCGGCGGTCGACCGCAACAAGGAGAAGGCGTACTTCACCTGCCACGGCTCGGAGGTCGACTTCGCGGCCGGGGGCGTGGACGTGTTCTCCACCTGGCTCGACAACCAGTACGCCAAGCTGTCCGGGACCTCGATGGCCACGCCGGTCATCACCGGGGCCGCCGCGCTGGTCATCGGCGCGGCGCGGGCGAACGGCGAGAAGCTGACGCCGGAGGGCGTGTACGACCGCCTCATGGGCATCTCGATCGACGTCGAGGCGCCCGGCAAGGACGAGTTCACGGGCAACGGGATCCCCGTCTTCACCTCGTCCGCGCCGGTCGACCCGGAGCCCGCGGGAGACGACTGGTTCACGCAGCTCCTGCGCTGGGTCGCGGAGCTGTTCGCCAAGTTCAGGAAGTAGGCCCGGAGGCAGGCTATGGCGGCAGTTGAAAACGTCGAGTGGCTCAACCAGAACCTGCTTAGGGCCTACCCGCTCAGGGAGGACGCGGACACGGTCCCGTCCCTCCCGAGCGGCGTCAGGGCCGAGGGCCTGCGCGTACCGACGTGCCTGGTGACGGACTTCTCGTTCACGCTCCCCTTCGACGACGTGGACGGGACGGTCCCGTCGCTGACAGGCATATCGCACGCCGGCGGCGGGTTCACGCTGGAGATATCGCTCGGGGACGCCGTGCTCGCCACCGTGTCCGCCAAGACGGCGGACCACTACATGAACCGGGCGTACGGCCTGCGCGGCACCGGCGACAACGCCGACTGCGGCGGGTGGATCGTCCTCGGCGACCTGGAGCGCGCGGCTGAGGAGCTGCCAGAGGGCGTCTACCGGTTCGAGCCGGACCAGGTGCCGTTCGAGGTGTCGACCCTCCGCATGGCCCCGCGCGGCGTCCGGAGCATAACCGCCGTCGGCAAGTACGGGCTGCGCACCTACGAGCCCCTGTACGGCAACGTCAGGATCATCGCCGGCACGGACATGCGGGTGCGCAACGACGGGCCCGAGAACGCGATCTGGCTCCAGGCCGAGTCCAAGACGGGCTACGAGCGCACGGAGCCGTGCCCGTGCGGCGGGGCCGCGGCCCGCCGCGTCGGCAGCATAAACGGGATGAACGTCGACAACGTGGACATCGTCGGCGACGGCGTGTGCGTGTCCGTGAACCAGGCCGGGACGACCCTGCAGATACGGGACGAGTGCTCGAAGCCGTGCTGCGGGTGCGCCGAGCTCAACTTCGTGGAGGCGGCCCTCGCGACGGTCAACAAGTCCGTGTCCACGCTGCAGGAATACGCCGAGGCCCTGAGCGAGCGGATCGCGGAGCTCCGGGGCAACGTGCAGGCGACAACGGCAACCGTAAACGCGTACCCGACGCCATGAACGAGTTCCTTACAGAGAACGCGAGGCGGGCCTACCCGCTCGAGCGCGCGATCCAGGACGGCGCCAGGCCGCTCTGGGCGCAGCTGCTCCTCGACGCGTGCGTGGCGACCGACGCGGAGCTCCCGAACGGGGAAAGGCTGTCGCTCCTGGCAGTCGCGCGCGCAACAGGGCGGCTGCTCCTCATGGTGGGGTCGCCCAGCACTGGCGAGATCGCCGTGCCCGTGCCGCGCGGACAGCCGGACTTCGCCGTCGTGTACGCCGCGCAGGCGACGTCCAAGGCCAGGCTGAAGGCGTTCCTGACCGTGGACGGCAGGGTCGCCGACAGGATAATGGACGCGACCGGATACGGCACGGCGAGAACCGCCGTGGGCGTCCCGTTCGCCCTGCGCTGCACGAGCAGCGGGCACAGGCGGGTGACGTCGGTGTCCGCCTACTCCGCCGGGCAGTGCGAGACGCCCGTCTTCGCCGGACACGCGTCCGAGACGCCGGTGAGGACCGTGTCGGGCGACGTCGTGGTGACAGCCGGAGAGGGCGTCGACGCGGAGGCCGTCGGGATGCTGCCGCTGGAGGGAAGGCTGCTGCGCCTGTCGGCTATCGCGGCGCCGGAGGAGACGTCTGCGGACGACACGGTCGTGGACCTGATGGTGCGGGGCGACGAGTGCATCTCGGTCGAGGCCATGCCGGGGACGAAGGTAGAGGGGGACGCGGTAGTGCCGCGCACCGCGGACGACCCGGACGGGCGCGGCGTGACGGGCGGGGGCGTGCTGCGGATCACGAACTCGTGCAAGGCCTGCTGCCAGTGCGGGGACTACAAGGCGGCGCTTGACGCGGTCCGCGACCCGGAGGAGCTCGCGATAGTGGTCAAGCAGATGCTGGACGAGGCCAAGGCCGCGTACGACGCGGCGGTCGTGGAGCTTGAGGGGCTCAAGGCGGCGGCGACGGACAGGGTGAACGACCTCGGCAACGTGCGCTGCGGCGCCGTTGCGGCCACGAGCCAGGCCATGTACGCCGACAGCGGGGCCAGCGGCACGCGCGCCCGCGTCGCGATAACGCTGAGCGTGGAGAACATGACCCAGCTCGACGTCACGGTCGAACTGCCTGCCGACGCGTTCAACCTGAACGACGCCGGCGCGGCCCCGGCGAACCGCTTCTCGCACGTCAGGACGGCGTGGACGCGCGTGAGCGGCGGCGAGACCGGCTCCGGCACGTGGACGCCCGGCGGGCAGCCGCTGACGGCCGTGCTGAAGCCGGGCGGGACGCTGCTCGTGTCCGCGACGTACGCCAGGACCGCGACCGCCAACGCGGCGGCGAAGCCCGCCGGGATGACCGTATCCGTGAGGCTCTCGTCGGCGTCCGGCACCAAGAACAGGACGGTGAGCGTGACATGACATCCCCGACCAACACGACCGCCCCCGAGTGGCAGAACGAAAACTCCCTGAGGGCCTACCCGCTCGCGGACGACGCGCCGGCCACGGCCGTCATACCCGGATGGCTCCTGTCCGACCTGCGCGTGACGTGCTCGGACGAGTACGACCTCGTGTACGTGAGCAGCGTCTACGTGTCCCATGCGCTGCTGTCCGTCGCCGTGAGCGGGCGCAGGGGCGGCCAGACCGTCGGCCTCCTGGCGCGGACCGTCACGCGGGACGAGCTCGAGCCGGACCGCGCGTACTCGATGGACCGCATCTCGGACACCGCGTCCGGGGCCGTCTCGTTCGGCGAACCGCCGTCCGACGCCATGATGGTGAAGCTCGCGTTCGCGCCGGAGGAGGCGCCGCTCGCGGAGTCGGCCGTGACGCGCGTCAGGACGCCCGGGGTGAGGAAGGTCGTCGACCCGTTCCACGGCACGGAGGCGGCCGGGATAATCGACCTGTCTGGCAACAGCGAGTTCAGGACGTCGGTCGACCCGGACGACCCGCAGACGGTCGTGGTGACGCTGTCCGACCTCTACCGCGACCTCACCACGTCCGTGTGCGACGCGGTGCCCGGCTTCGACACGTGCGGGCGGACGCCGGTCAGGTCGATCAACGGCGTCACGCCGACGGACGACGGAACGATAACCATAGACTTCAGGTGACGGCAATGCTGTTCAACGACCCAAGATCGACCGAGCGCGACAACCAGAACGCGCTGAGGAAATACCCGTTCTCCGACGCGGCCTCCTGCACGGGGAGGCCTGGCGTGATACCGCCAGGCGCCATCGTCGACGCCCAGCTGTACGTCCCCGGCCGCGAACCGGGGCGCGCGTGGATGTCGGCCGTGGACACGGACGGGAGGCTGCACTTCTCGGACGGGGCCGGCGAGTTCGCGGTGCTGTCCGCGCGGGCCGAGCCGGACTCGGCCGTGCCCGTGACGTTCACCGGCGACGGGGGTCCCTGCCCCGGCGGCGTGGTGGTGTTCGGCGGCGAGGCGGCCGTGTCGGCCCTCCTCGCGCTGGGCGGCCAGGAGTTCACGGCGGACCAGGCGGAGCTCGCCCCCGCCGCCGTCTCGTGGCCCGGGCTCCCCGGCGTACTCGGATTCAGGCTGGACGACGGGCACGTGGTGTACGGCGACGTGAAGATCCGCGGCGAGAACGGCTGCGTCGTCTCCACCTACGTCGAGGGGACCGGCGCGGCCGCGAAGTCCGTGCTGCGCATCTCGGCCATGGGCCGGCCCGTCGGGTCCTCCGGCACGACCGGCTTCGTGACGAAGGTCGTGTTCACGAGCGACAACACCAGCTTCGTGGTGGCGCCGGACGAGCTGTCGCCGTGGGCCGTCGACGTGCTCGCGACGGGCGTGTCGACGCTGACCGGCATGACCCCGGCCCTCGACGTCCCGGTCAACGCCGACCAGGACGACCTGTGCGACGGCGTCAGGGCCAGGCTCGGGTCCGTCCCGTCGCGGCGCGCGACGCCCGGCGCGGCGTGCGGGGAGAAGGCCTGCGACACGTCGCTGCCGAAGACCTACTACGTAACGCTGTTCGACACGGAGGGGATCCAGGTGACGTGGGAGGCGGCCGAGGACGGCAACCGCATATCCGCCATGGACGGAGTCGAGCTCAAGCCCCTGCGGCCCGCGCAGATACCAGCCGTGCCGGCCGACAAGCGGTTCGCGGGCTACTACGACGAGGACGGCGCCATGTACTACCGGTACGACGGCACGCCGGTCCGCAGGTTCACGGCCGGACGGAACGTGTCGCTGCGCGCGAAGGCGATAGCGCTGGCGTCCAGGGCCACGGTCACCTTCGAGGGGTACGGGACGCTCCACATCGCGGCCCCGAGCACCCCCACCTACTCCAACCCGCTCCGCATATCCGGGCTCGAGAGCCCGGTGCCGGTCGTGCAGGAGCGGCAGGACCAGGCCATCGAGGCCGGCGGGGCCGACGCGCTCGCCGACATCCTTCTGCACCCGGCCGTCCCGGCGGGCGAGGTGCGCATCGGTCTCCGGGGAGCTGACAAGGCGTCGATGCTATGATAAGGACGATCGCAGACCAGTACCTCGCGCAGAACGCGGGGCGCAGATACCCGTTCAAGGACGACACGGATCTCCCGGACTGGCTTCCGGACTCGGGGGTGCTCGACTTCAGGTGCACTCTGTACGGGGTGGGGGCCGGCACGGCGCCGGAGGCCCGCCTCGTCAACGTGGCGCACGTGGGCGGCGGGAACGTGCGGTTCACGGTGGACCTGTCGGCCGGCGGCGTGGTGGTCGACACGATCCGGTTCCTCGTGCCGTCCGGCATGGCGGGGGCTCCGTACACCGCGTACGCGTCGGGCGACAGGTCGACAGGGGCCCTGGCCGTCACCGACGCGGCCATACCGCCAAACACTGGGGTTCTGCCCTACGACGCGGAGGTTGAGTACCTGGAGTCCACGGAGACGCAGTACATTGACACGGGGGTTATTGCATTGGCTGATGACTCTTATGACTTAGATTTTTGGTTGAATAGCCTAAATGGTTCTCATGTATTTTTCGGTGCAGCAAACGATGGCGCAAGACGTGCAACAGTGTGGGTGACACTTGGAGGTGCTATCAGATTTGGTGGCGGTGGTGTGGTTTCATTTGGTAAAAGCGTATGGAAAGTTGGAGATTGGAACTCGCTTCATTCATCCTACTCGACCACCATCCTAAACGGAGTTTCTGCGGTAAACTCATTTCCATATCCGTTCGAGGACACATCTTCAACGCAAAATATATTACTGTTCAAAGCGAACGGGATGCCACAATCAACAATAAGGAAAAGGATTAGTAATCTACGTTGGTATCGAAGCGGCGTCCTCGTCCGCGACCTCATCCCCGTGCGCTTCACGAACGAACGCGGCCAATCCGAGGGCGCGACGTACGACCGCGTCACGAAGCAGCTGTTCCGCAACGCCGGCACGGGCGCGTTCCTCTACGGGGGCGACGTCGCCCCAGCACCCGCTGCCGGCGAATACCCCGTCGACATCCCCTTCGCCGCCACGACGGTCGTCTGCGACTCCCTGAAGGTCATGAGCCTGCAGTCCGCCCACGACGCGGCAGACGCGCGGGACGTGAGCGACCCAGACGGCCGAGACCCGGTCGCCATGCTGACGGGCGAGATCGTGCTCGCCGAGGGCCGCAACGCGGAACCGTACCTCGACGGCAGCCGGCTCAGGCTCGACATCCGGAAGGGCGCGGGGCTCGGGGAGAACTGCCAGGCGATGGCCTCCTCCCAGACCTGCGACAACGTCCTCTTCGCGATAAACGGCGAGCGCCCGGGCTCGGACGGGAACATCAGGATAGCCGGCGAGAACGGCGTATCCGTCACCGCGCGCCCCGGAGAGCACGCGATAACCATCAAACTGGACGACGTGGCCCGCGACAGGCTCGCGAAGGAGTGCGCGTCCGCATGCAACGGAGGCTGACATGGCCGTGAGCGACAACCTGTTTTCATTCGCCGACTGGGCCGGGAGCGAGTCGGGCGGACTGACGAGCGACGCCGGCGGCGCGACGCTGGCGGTGGGCGGCGAGACCGGCACGGTGACGATAACGTCCGGATCCACGCAGCACGTCTACACCAGGTTCGGCGCGGCCGAGGGGTACTACAACATGCCGGTCGACCCGAACGCGGCCTACCGCCTGGCGCTCACGATGGCCGGCACGTCCGCGCAGTCCCAGGTCTACTACGTCCCGCTCGGCGCGAACATGGAGCCGCTCAACTCCGGCAGGTGGCCGTACGTGGCGGCGACGCCCGCGCGCGGAGCCGGAGACGTGGTGGCCGACTTCACCACCCCCGACGACTGCCGGTACGTGCAGCTGTTCTTCGACGTCCACGACGCCAACAGGCGGATGGCGTTCAGCGGCATACGCCTGTACAGGATGCACGTCGCCGAAAGGGCAGAGGGGGCGGAGACGTACGGGAACCTCCCCGCACCGGAGCGCGCCGGATGCCTGTTCGGCGGATGGTACACGGCCGCGGACGGAGGCGGCATCCGCATAACCCGGTACTCCAGGGCGACGGCGGATCCGCTCGCCCTGTACGCGCACTGGGTGGAACCTGCCATGCAGTTCGGGCAGGCCGGCTGCTCCCCGATCGACGTGGGGCCGTTCGAGCCGATATGCACGCGCCCGGAGATAGGCGGGTCGAGCCCGCTGACACTGAACATACCCGTCCCGACGTACGCGCCGGTCGTCCCGCCGCAGGAGTGCGTGTGCTTCGAGTTCGAGAAGGGCACGTCCAACGGCACGGTGGGGGTGACCACCTGCGGCGTAGACGCGCAGAACGCGGTGTCTACGCTCACGGTGGAGATAACGCCGTCGGGCGACGACTGCTGCGGCGGGAAGTACCAGATCACGCCGCACCTGGACCTGACGATCCCATGCGTGCCGTTCGACCTGCCGACGTACGAGGAGGGGGCCACGCTCGTAAACGTGACGAACCGCAGCAAAGACGAGTCCAAGGGCGTAGACGGGGGCGTGACTAACCTGGGGCTCATGAAGCACTGCTGCGACGTGCGCCCAACTATCGACATCACCTTCCCAGACTGCGTGAAGTACTACGACCCCAAGGCCCTCCCCAAGACGCAGATCACGTACTGGGACCTCAACGAGAAGCGCGACGCGCTCGTCAAGAAGACGTGGACGCTCATCGAGATGATTGCGGACGACGTGCACTGCAGCCTGTACCCCAAGGTGAACCCCCTGGAGCTCCCGGACTGCATCCTGCCCGACTTCAAGGAATCCAAGACGCAGAGCCTGGGGCATAAAGGGTCGATCACGGTGACCCTGGAACGCACGAACTGCGTCACGACACTGGACCTGTCGGTGACGCCGATCGAGGTCGACATCCCCCCGCCGGCACCGCCGTGCCTGGCGCCCAATACGGTCTCCGGGTCGAATACGACAACAAGCACGGACAGCCCGGTGGCCGTGTACGTGCGGCACGAAAACAAGGACGGGACCCTGGACGCCGAAACGGCGCTGCAGGACGTGAGCAGCCAGATAAAGCTGGACGTCGAAACCGAGACGGCAACCGGATGCCCGAAGTACAAACCGAGCATCGAGCTGCACCTCGGCGGCGTGTTCGGCGGCGGCGGAGTCGGATACGGCGGGGTGGTGCTGCAGGACTACGGCGGGGGCGGCGCATCTGGCAAGGGACGCAGGAACCTCTTCATCGACGGCACGCTGGACGAGGCCAACTACAAGACCTGGTACGGCGGTGGGCTCGGCAACACCACGAGCGACGCCAACCCGCCAAAGGTCTACCGGCGCGGCCCGCTGATGCGCGTCAACCAGGAAGGCGAGACCGGCAACCCGATGGCCGACCTCGCGGTCCCGTTCACGGAACTGTACGACACGCGCACGAACGCGCATGTGCCGTACAGGCTGACGACCGCGGACGGAACGCAATACGGGAATACATGGTACAGCAGCAGGTCCGGGACGGACGCGCACGGCAACCCGGTGCAGTCCAAGACCCCGCCCAGCGAAGACGGGGCGGGCGTAGGCGTATACGGCAACCTGGACATGGTGCTGCCGTCCGGGTTCCAGTGGCACAAGCGCGGCGTCGCGGCGACGCTGAGCGACTTCATATGGTCGCAGAGCGGGGTGCTCAGCACCGTCCACGAGACGCCGGCGTCGGTGCTGCTCTCGCCGGCGCACTCGGTGTGGGGGGACGAGACGGCCGTCACGATCGGCAGCAAGACATGGGACCTGGGGGGCCTGAACGCCAGCGGGCTCGCGCTCGACCTAGGGTCGGCCGCGACGGGCGTGTTAAGCGGGCTGCGGGTCGACTGGGGGGACGGGCTGCGGATATTCGGCCGCGACTACCGCACGTCGGAGACCGAGGCGGAGACCGAGTTAAAGGCCGCGACCGGGGACCGCCAGCCCGACAGGTTCGGCAGGCTCGAGCTGTACGTGCACGACGGCGACTTCGCCTTCCAGCGGGGGCAGAACGACGGCAGGCTCGTGCTCAACGACACGCGGCCGGGCGAAGACGAAACCGAGGCACCGGGGTTCGTAAAGGTGCCAGACGACGACGGGTATACCGATCCCTGGGCGTCATATATGGCGCCATACCGCAGAGGAGGCGACTACACACTGCCCATCGTGACGGCGGCGCATGACACGGACGCGGAGGAGTATGCGCTGGCGTGGGAGATGTTCAACTACGGAACAGAGGACAAGCCGGCATGGAACGGCCGCCCAATAAGCACCAGGACGCTAGGAGACGATGTGAATGGACTCGCCGGCCGTGCCAAAACTGCACTGAGTAATGCCAGTACCAGCTACAACAAGATCAATGCGCAGGATAACAACACCACGGAAAAGAAGCTCGCCGCCACAATCGCCGCACTGGGAAAGACAAACGCGGCCGTGAGGGCGATCACGGACATCTTCGACGGTGGGGAGTTTACAGTAAGTGGCGAGGACGGTGGAACGACCACTGTTACGTTACGCGGGCTAATCGACATGCTGTATACGGTAGGTGCCATCCTCACATCGCTCCGCATGATAAACCTGCACGTCGGCAGGGCCGGGATCATAACCGGCGTCGACGACGCTGAAACCGGCGCGAACATCGTCCGCCGCACGGACCCCGAGCCGGCATCCGGGTCGTGACGCGGGCGAAAGGGCGTCAGCCCCTGATCGACCCGATGATCGCCCGCGCGGTCTCGTACATCATGTCGCGGCTGCGGAACAGCAGCTCGACCGCGTCGACGCGGTAGTACGGCACGTTCCGCTCCATGTCCGGCTCGCCGACGGGGATCTCGTCCTCGTCCAGCTCGTCCGCCACGCACATGAACTCGTCGCGCGGGGAGCCGTCCTCCATCGGGGCGCCGCGGGTCGCGCGGCGGTACACGAATACGTTCGGGCTGCACCCCTGCGCCCCGACGACGTGCATCTTCAGCCGGTGGATCGGCAGCTTGCCGGTCGCGCGCGGCGTGTACGTCACCTCGACCTTGACGGACCCTTCTCCGCGGTCCACCTCGTGGACTTCCGTCCTCTCTATCGACTTGCCCATGGCGCATACCTCCGTTACGACGCGGGAACCTCGACCAGGTTCCACCGCAGGCTCATGAACCCTATCGGGGCGGTGTACGCCGTCCCGGACGTCGCGCACCGCTGTATGGCGATCCCGACGAAATAGCCCGGATACACTACGACCGGAGTACCGTTCGAGGCCTTGAGCCACAGCACCGAGTGGGCCCGGCGCTGCGGCGTGTCCGTGTCCGGGAGGACCAGCTGCCCCGGGCCCGAACCGTCCGCGCTCGTGCGGAAACCGTGGATGAGCACTGGGTCGAACGCCGTGTACGAGTCGTCGAACGCCACGTTGACGACCGCGGCGTCCCCGTACAGGCCCCTCACCGGGCTCGCGATGCTGCCCGCGAATCCGGCGGCCGGGGCGGCGGCGGAGCAGGCCTGGTCCGCCAGCGTGTAGTTGACGAGGCTGAACGCGGCCGTCCTCTCGGAGGTGCTGTCCGCCTCGCCGAACACCGACGCCGACACGACCACGTAGTAGCCGCGGCCGGCGTTGTACGGTATGTGGTCCGGGACGCGGAATTTGGCCGTGAACCCCGAATCGACGTTCGTACCCGTGCCCCACCCGAGGAGCTTGGTGTACGGGAACACGCCGCCAGCGAGGTCCTGCTTGGCGTTCCTGAGGGCGATGGTCTCGAAGTCGCCCGCGTAGACCGCGTTCGACGCCGATATCTGGACCGTGCCCTGCTCCCGGTTGACGGAGAGTCCGGGTCCGGCCACTATGCGCTCGACGACCGGCCCGGTGACGAACGTGGTGCCGTTGATTTGCTTCACGACCTGAAACCCGGGCGCGTTGCCCTCCGACGACTTGAAGTCGACGTCCAGCCCGATCTGCAGCGCGCCCTGCACGGCGCTCTCGCCGGTCAGGGCGCTCGTCACCCTCAGCGGCGACCCCGGGGCCGCCTGCAGCGACGTGACGAAACCGGTGGGGCCGACGAGCATCCTGCCGACGTGGAGCACTATGTCGCGCATCTTGGCCGGCTCGGTGTTGCCGTCGTGGATCCACGGCACCGTGGCGCTCGTGCCGTCGCCGACCGAACTGTCGTTCGTCCACACGAGCCACGGACCGCCGCTGCCGTCGGGGCCGTCGATGCGCCACTGCCGCCTGTCCGCCGGGAACTCCGGTCCGCGCAGCTCCGCTCCCCCGACGACCAGCGCGGCGCTGTTGGCCGGAACCGGCGGGACGAACCGCGCCATGGCCGGGTACATCCCCAGGTTGAGCTTGAACCCGCCGGCCGTGTTCTTCACCCACCCGCGCGCGTCGTCCGGCATGGTCACGTCCCACGACTGGCCCGCGGCGGCGCTGGGGGACATGTTCGACGTACGGCCGAAGACCACCGTCAGCCCGTAGCTGCCTACGGACATGATGCCCGTGTACTTGCTGGCCTCCGTGGTCCCCGCGGCGGAGGCGAGGCCTCCGAGCGGCACGCTCTTGACCACCGTGCCGCCCTCCTTCACCTCCACGCTGTACCCGCCCCAGTCGTCGCCGGAACCGGTCACCGTGAACGTGTACGCGACCTGCCGGTCCGCAAGCTCCTTTGGCGGCGCCCAGGCCCCGTACAGGTACATGTGCAGCAGGCCGGGCGTGGTGCCGTCCCCCGACGGCACCTGCTGGACGCCGCCGACCTTGGGCAGGTGGCCCTGCACCGCGTACTTGCCCGTCGCCGCGGTCAGCACGCTGTAGCCGCCCTGCGGCTTCCAGTCGAGGACGAACGACCTGTGGACGTGGGACTCGCCCGTGTCGCGGTACTGCGGGCTGACGATCATGCTGGTGACCCTGCCGTTCTCGACGTGGCAGTCGCAGACGTATATGACCGGACCCGCCGGCCCGGCCGTCAGCTTGCCCGCCGCCACGCTGGAGAGGTAGTAGCGCCCGCTTTCCGGATTGGCGTCGGCTATGACGTCGGAGACGGGGACGCCCCCGCCGGCGACGCCGCTGAAATCGACGTAGCCGCACAGCACCACCGTGCCGTAGCCTTCGCCCTTCTTCTCGCCGACCACGCCTACGGCCATCGCGTTGGCCGCGGCGTAGAACCACGCGTTGTTCCCCGCGTCACCGCGCGCGGCGGCATACGTCCCGTCCGGCGTGCGGTACACCACCTGCCCGACCTTCGGATTAGGGTCAGTGGCCAGGTGCGCGTCGACTACCGTCAACTTGGCATGGTCGACCTGCTGCAGCAGTCTCCTCAGATGCTCCGTGCGGGCAGCGAGCTGCTGCAGCGGGGTGTTGAGGACCTCCGCGTTGACGTGGTCCCCGTCGGCGAAACTCGTCACGTCCGGCCAAGTCGGCTGCGCATTTATGGGTTCTCCTGCCATTGCATGCCTCCTCCGTTAGATGAACGTCACCGCCCACGACACCGAAAACGCGTAGCCCGCGTTCTGTACGACGGGCTCCGGGAAGCGCTTGACGGCCAGGACCTTCCCGGACGCGTCCTTCAGGAGCACCCCGTACACGTACGAGGCCACGTCGATGCCCGGCCTCGCGGCGCTGAACGTCACGACGTTCCCGGAATACTCCGGGCCGCTGGCCTCGTACCGGCGGTTGTTGTCAATGTACTGGTCGTGGACCTGCAGGCCCGTACCGACGAGCTCCTCCTGCGTCTTGGCCGTGCGGTCGTCGGCCGTGAAGTCGAAGCTCGCCGCGCGGCTCTCGTCCGGCGCGTGCACGAACCCGACGATGGCCGGCCTGTTGACAAAAAGCCCGCCGAATAGGCCCGCCACCGCGTCCGCACAGTTGAACAGCAGCGTGTTCGCCCCGTGCACAACGCGCTCGACGCGTCCGTCGGGCGCTATGAGGGACGCGTCGACGCAGCCTTTCATTGTAATCTTCACCATGTTTACACCTCCGTTACTGGGTCTGGGATAAATCTGACCGCGACATCGTCCGACGCCGCCTCCATCCGCGAACCGGCCTCCGCGCACGCACGCAGCTCGAACCCGACGTCGTCGCTCATCGCCACCGATGAGTCCGGCGGCGCGGGTGAGCGCCCGACGTCAGCGGCCCGCGCGGCATCTGCCGCCGCGACTGACGACGCCCCCGCTATATTCTCCGTCCGCACCACCTGCACCGACCCTGTGGACGGCATCAGGCGCCGCAGCACGTCCAGTGCGTACTCGGAGCACATGCCGGGGAGCGGGTCCCTTGTCGTGTAGACGAGCACCGTGTTGGCGAGGGCCAGGTAGCCAAGCGCACGGAGCGGGTTGACGGTCGACTTGATTCCGGCCGGAAGCTGGTCAGTCCGGTACACGCTGACCCTGGAGAATACGGCTGAACTGGCGCTATGGAAGAACAGGGCCATGTACCGGGCGTTAGACGGGGCCGTGACAGCGCGTGACACGCCTTGATCCGTCGCAACGCCTGACGACTCAGACGCGCCCGAGCTGACATACGCGCCATCGGCGTCGAAGAAAAGCCACCACAGCGCGCCCGTGCCCGCGACATCGCACGACGCCGTGTAGCTGACGCCGCCGACGACCGGGAACCCCATCATCCCCGACGCCGCAAGCGACGTACGGGCCCACTTCGTGTATATGTTCCCGGCGCTAGACGTCCGTCGGAGGGTGATTGTCCGCGCATAGACGTCCACCGTCACCGTCCCCGTGTCGGCATACGGCTTGCACGCGGTCTTGTGCGCCGCGAAGTCGCACAGGCTGAACAGGTTGGCGTGCCACTCGCGGCCGGAAAGGGACGCGCACAGGCGCCTCCGCGACTCGGCGGTCGTGCGCGCCGCGACGGCGGTCCAAAGCGCCGACGAACTGCTGTCGTCGCCGTTGACCGGAAACCACGGATCGTCGTCATGGCCGGACGGGAGCTCGCGCACGGGCATGTCGGCGTTCGCCAGCTCGACGTCCGCGTCCACGCCCGCCACGCTGCCGGCCGGAAGCACCAGGCTCGTCAGCCTGCCGCCGTCGATCAGCGACTCCACCTCGTCCTTCGACAGCCCGTGGTACACCGCGATCTCGTCGGTCAGGAACGTGCCGGCCGGCAGGCTGGCGCCGGCCACGACGCACGCGGCCCTGACGGCCGGCGGGACCTGGTAGACGGCGGCGTCCGTGACGACCGTGTCGACGCCGTCGTGCGTGCCGACGCTCTCCACGACCGAGTCGCGGGCGAGGACCGGGATGCCGAACAGGGCCCCGAGCAGCTTGTTGAGGTGCAGCGGCGTAAGCCCGTACACGACCGCGTCCCACATGGCCGACAGCATGCGCGCGGATTCGGGTGTCGACTTGACGTCGAAGCCGAGCGGGTAGCCGAGGAAGTCCCCGACGTGGTCCCTGTCGAACCCCGCGTCGCACAGCCACAGGAGGGCGACGCGGTCGTCGCCCTCCTCGACGACACGGTAGCCGCCGGCCTCGAACGGGTCGTGCTCCTTGCGGACGAGCAGCACGCCGCCGCGCAGCTCGAAGTCGCGCCCGGAGACGAGGACGTGCTCCGGCTCGGCGATCGAGTCGCAGATGCAGGTGCCGACCGACACGAGGCCGCCGCGCGTGGCGGGGTCGAGCGGGTACGTGTTGACCTTGCTGAACTCCGCGTTACCGCCCACGACGAACACCTCGTCCGGCCTGAATATGGTCCCCGGCGGCTGCGGACCAAGCTGCGGGTCGCCCTCCATCCCGAGGACGAGTCCGCAGCCGGTGTTGCGCTCGGACAGGCGGACAAGGAGAGGATGCCAGTGCTCGCGGTGGAACGTCGGCATGTTCGCGTGGTCGCGGAGGCTGAGCGCCTCCATGGCGTCGATGTAGGCCTGGCACGCGGACAGCACCCGCGCGGACACCGTCGCGTCAACGAGCTCCTGGTCGCGGAACACGGTCGACCAGAACGCGCCGAGCGCCTCCTTCACGGAGGCCCCCGTGCCTGAATGCAGCACGGGCGGTATCGTGGCGTCGTGCCTCATCCCACCTCCACCTGGATCGCCCCGGGTTCTGCCGCGAACACGACCGTCTCGCTCGTGAGCATCGCCCTGTCGGGCCCGACGGCCGTGACGTCGAGCGAGTCGCCCTCGAGGAAATACCACTTTCCGTCCGCGCCGCAGAGGCGGCCGGACAGCCTCATTCCGCCCGGACTGAGGTCGACGCTCTCGACCCCGTGCTGCAGCAGGACGTTCGCGAGCTCGGACCGCGTCAGACGCGGCACGAAGCTCCTGCCGTTGACGTAGGCCGCCACCGCGTCGTTCAGCGCCTCCGGATCCAGGGACAGCCCCGCCTTCGGCTTGACCGTCGCTGACATGCCGACGAAGCAGATCGCCGGCGAGCGGACCACGTAGTCCGCCGCCACGTTCCGCACCTCGGGGGAGTCGACCAGGGCCTGCAGCGCCTCGATCCCGTCGGTCCAGTACAGGTCGACCTTGAACGACGCCGTCGGGCCGCGGTCCTCGTACACCGTGGCCACGACCGACCCGTCCTGGTACGCGGACCACGCCGTCTCGCAGCTGTCGGCGGACACGTCGAAGTCGTGGTCTGCGGACGCCCCCTCCACCGTCCCGCGCCGCAGCTCGTACTGAAGCGACCCGCGGCGGCCGGGCTCGCTGTCGGACTGCCCGACATACCGGACCGCGTAGAAACCCGGATAGCGCGGAAGGTCGATCCGGTACAGATACACGGTCTGCGCGGGCTCGAGCCCGTCCTCGTCCGTGCCGACCTTCACGCCGTCCGCTATGAACGAGACGACGCCCGGCGCGTCGAACAGCCGCGCATACACGTCGACTCGGCCGCCGACCGCGATGCCGAGGACATTGTGCTTGTCGCGCAGCTGGGCGCGGCTGCGGTGGCCGGCGCACGACACGGCGCGGAGCAGCGACGGGTCGCCGAGCGCCGTCGACAGCTGCGCCCTGACGCTGAGGGAGTTGGTCATGCCCCTGTACGCGAGGGCCGACGGTATGCGGGCCACGGCGGCCGCGACGCTCTCGCCATCCTCGCCGCCGGTGAAGTCGGAAAACGCCTCGGACGAGTAGTAGTTGCCGAGCGTTACCGAGCAGCTGAGGGCGTGGCCCTGCTGGATGTTGCCGTCCGAGCCCACCTCCTCGGCATCGGCCGGCACCACGAAGTAGTAGCGCCCGTCGCCGGTCGAATGGATCCTGGCCTCGTCGTCGGCCGAGTCGACGGACGCGGTCACGGTCTTCGTGGCGACGAAACGGCGGCTGGACTCGTCCGTAAACACGACGCCGGCGCGGATCGTGGCCGGCGTGGTGCTGATGAGGGTGACCCGCACGAGCCCCGACGCCTTCGTGCCGCCGCCGAGCTCTATGCCGAAGTTCGACAGGACGGCCTCGGCGTCCTCGCGCGGGACCGTGGCCTCGCGCGACATGGCCCTGAGGGACATCGCCGTCTTCAGCCGGTTGACCTCGTCGCGCTGCATGGCGTCGAGGAGCGCCCCGGGCTCGATGACAAGCGACCTGAGCGCCGTGCCTGCGCGCAGGTCGAGGTCCGGGTGCTTCGCCCGGACCCTGTCGATCGCGGCCGCCAGGGCCGTGTCGTAGGCGTCAGCCTTCATTGTCGCTATCGTCGTCATGTCGTCATCCGCGTCTCGTCGTTATCGGTAGTACGTATCCGTAGTCGGACCCGGCCGCCGTCCTGAACGTCAGGGACAGCCCCAGCGTCGACGTGGCGTGGTCGATCGTCATGCCGTTCAGGGTGACGGACTCGACCCGCTCGTCGTCGGGCTGGTCTCCGAACAGGGACATATTATAGTCGTCCTTCCTCATAATGTCAAGGGCGACCGCGTTCGCCACGTTGAAGAGGTGCCTGAGGTACCCCGTGTTCGACACGCTCCCGGACCGAAGGGCCGTGAACAGCATGTTGTCGTCCTCGGCCGGAAACGGGACCGAGTCGGACGGGGTGAGCAGCAGCGCCACGTACCTCTGTATGGCCTTCTGTATGCCCGTCACCCGCCGCGACGAGCCGAGCACGGCCGTCAGCGACAGCTCAGTTGTGTCGACCGGGTCGGCTATCGTCTGCAGGCACTCGAGGTCGACCTGCCTGCCTTTGTAGTCCTGCGTCACTCCGTTCATGACAGTGCTCCTTATGCCAGCGCCTCGGCGTGCGTGATCACCGTGTCCATCAGGCCGTCGAACAGCGCCGCGCCGTGCGCGGACATGACCCCGTGCCTGAACGGGGTCACGTCGGTGCAGACGTCGCCGTCCCACGACACGTACTGCTTCCTCACCTCGCGGCGCAGGGCGCACACGTAGTCCAGGCGGACGTGGCTGGCGGCCCTGGCCGCCGCCGGGCCGGACGCGTAGTTGGCCGCGACCACGGCGTTCTCGGGGTCGGACGAGAACGCGCCGAGCATATCCCCGACGCTGCGCCACCGCTTCGTGAACCACGTGCCCGGCGAATCGCCGAGCAGCGACGAGATCTGGTCGTCGCGGTGCCCCTCCATGGCGTTCTTTGCGGCCTGGTAGCTCATGCGCCCATCCTCCCCGCCGTGTCGACGATGCGGCCTGCGATAGCGTTGGCACGCTGCGTCACAAGCGCCGGCGACACCTTCAGCAGCGACGCGATGTCCTGTCCGGACGAGACGCCCTGGCCGTGCGAGCCGGTGCGCATGTCGAAGATCCTGCGGTCGCGCTCGTCAAGCCCGTCGTACACCATGTCGGTCGCGGCCTGGACAGGGTTCGACCGGTAGACAGCGTAGTCGGGCGTGACGTCGTCATCGTCCGAGGTCGCCTGCGGCTCGTTCACGACGGCCGGGGTCATCTTCCGGACTTTCCGCAGCCGGGCGACGCTGATTCCCACCTCGTCGGCGAGCTCGTCGTCCGTCGGGTCGCGGCCGTGCTCGTCGACGAACGCGTCGCGGGCCTTGGCGACCGCGTACGCCTTGCGCGCGGCGTCCTCAGGCGCGTAGACCGGCTTGAGCGAGTTGTTGTAGCGCGACAGCGGCTGTAGCTGCGTCACGACCCAGCTGCGCAGCTGGGCCCCGCTAGATGGGTCGTAGCTGCGTATCGCCTTGACCGCCAGCGCGCGCGCCCGGCTCCGCAGGAGCGGCTTGGGGCCGCTGAACCGCTGGATCTCGGACGTGATCGTCGGGTCGAGGTCGTCGAGCACGGCCTTGAGGTTCTCCGGCGTAGGCGACTTCGCCCACGCCGAATACGCCGACGCCGTCGGCGACGCGGGCTTCGCGCCAGGCCTGACCAGTAGATCTGCGATGTCTGCCATGTTTCCTCCCGTCATGTGTAAAGTGCGTTGGACCCGGACGTGATGGCCGGGGGAAGGCCGCCGAACCTGGGGTGGGTGCACGTCACCCGCGTGACCGCGGCCCTGTTGGCCACGCTTATCGTGTGCTCGACGGAGTTGATGTAGCCGCCGACGACCTCCCCGGACCCGGACCTTATGCTCACCACGCGGCCCGGGCACAGCGTGCCGCCGGAGGAGAACATGAGCCGCGTCGCGACGTTGAAGGCCCAGTCCTTCATGTACGAAGTCTCGAAATACGCCTTGGCGCACAGCAGGGCCGCCCTCGCGTAGTCGACCGACGGCATGGAGCTCGTCGACCCGCTCAGCGCCATCGTGCCGCCGCGCGGAACCGTGGCGGCGCTGCTGAAGCTCCCGCCGCCGGCGGTCACCGAGTCGGACTCGAACCTGGAGCGCAGGCCGGCCGCGCAGGACGCGGTGTGGACGAGCCACCCGGGCTCGGTGAACTGCTGGATCGGCCCGTACATGTACTCGGCGTCCAGCTCGCTCTGCGGCACGTAGAACACGTCGACCGGCTTCACCCCCTCGCCGGCCTGCGCGCCCATGGCGTGGAAGCTGGTGAGCGAGTTGCCGCTGCTGAGGCCGGTCATGAAGTGGACCCCGGACAGCGGGGACGGGTCGGCCTGCGGGAAATCCAGGCTCAGGACGTCGCTGTCGTGTATCACAAGCGACGCGTCGGCCCACGGGGTGAACGGCCCCAGCTCCAGCGCCCCCGCCGTGAAGTCGCCGCCGAGGGCCAGCGAGCACTCCGGCACGAGCCCGGACAGGAGGCCCTGCAGGACGCTGTTGCCGGCGGACGGCATGCCGTACGACGCGATGCCCATCCACAGCGCGCTGGTCCACGCCCCGAGCACGCTGTGCGCTGGCAGGCCGCCGCCGCGCCACGCCACGGAGGACTTGAGCGCCGACACCGCCGCGGACAGGTGGCGTATGAGCGCGGGCTCGACCTCGTACAGGCCGACGGCGCCGTCCACCGTGATCTGCGGCGGGGTGGACCGCGGGGCCTCGGCATACGCCTCGAGAGCGGCCGTGAAGATCTCGAGCGGGTTGCCGCCTGACACGCTCGACAGCATCGGCGGGACCGACAGCATCCCCGGCATCGCGCCGCCGAGCTGCGCCCTGTACAGCGGATGGGCGAACGTCAGGGCGGCCGTGCACACCCCGCGCTGCTGCACCGGCGACAGGGCCGCGTCGACCAGCATCCACCCGTCGAGGTTCAGCGACTGGGATCCGCCCGCGCCGCCGACGGTCCGGCACGTCAGGGACAGCGAGAGGGACGCGCCGGAGGTCTTGACCATCGACCGGCACGTGTCGAATATGGCGCGAGCGTTGTCGAGCGACACCCCGTCCGCGGCGAAAGCCCCCGTCCCGTTGGAGTTGCCGCCGTCGACGAGAAGCGTGACCTGCGGCACGCCGTTGGCCCGGGCAAGCAGCTTCAGCTCGGTGATGGCGGAGATGTCGACGTCGCCGCACGTCGCATGCACGTCCTCGAAGGACACGAGACACTGGTCGGCCATCACCGCACCTCCCCGCCGAGAAGCCACCTGCGGTACGCGCAGGCGAGCAGGACGGCCCCGAGCGCGTACGGCGCGTCCGGACTCAGCGCCGCCTCGCGCATCTCGGCCAGGACGCCGGCGACGCCGGGGTCGTCCGAGTGGAACAGCCCCAGGACGCTCCACCAGCCCTCGCCTGAAAGAACCCGGCCGCGCAGCCCGTCCGGCGACAGCTCGTCCGCGGACCGCGCGTACACGGACCCGCGCGCGGCCGGCGTGACGCGCTGGTCGAAGAAGCGGCGGAAGTACTGCAGGTCGGGGGCCATCGCGAGCGGGAGGACGCGGTCCACTGCGTCGCGAACCTGCGACTCCTGGCCCGCCGCGGCCGCGTCCACGCCGAACAGCCGCAGCACGGCGTCGGACGGGCCGTCGACGATGCCGCGCCGGTTCAGCAGCAGTGTCCTGACATGGTCTACCATCACTCCTCCTATCCCTGCGGGTTGAGCGCGACGAAGACGTAGTTCGTCGTCACGATGCCTATGCCGGTGTCGGTGACCTGCATGTTCTGGCCGACGAGGTAGCCGCGCAGCGCGGCGTTGCCGACGGTCAGCGTCGACAGCGTCTTGCTCCGCGACACCCTCCCGGCGCTATAGGCCCCGAGCGCCTTGGCGATCTCAGCGCCCACCGTGCCGTCGCACGTCCGTATGAACGACGTCACGCCGAGCGCGAACTGGCTCGACGACGGGTCGTGCCCGAACGTGTACAGGAACATCCCGCCGTTGAGGCACTGCGACACTGCGTAGTTCTCGCGCTGGTCGGCCGAGAACGACGTGACCAGCGACGCGCCGTTTACGATGCCGCCGCTGGCGCCGGCTATGGACACCTGGATGCCCTGCCCGTCGGCCGTGTCGACGCCGACCGACATGAACTGTCCGCGGTCGTTTACGCTGAGTACAAGCATCAGAGCCCTCCCACGTTTCCGTCGAGCACGGCCGGCGAACTGTCGTTGCCGCTCCGTATGGTGATCTCGCCGCGTATCTTCTGGACGCCTTCGGTCGACGCCGCCTTGAACGCCCGCAGCGTCGTGATGGCGCTGTCGTCGCCCTCCGAAGCCTGCTTCTTTATGACCTTGAGCGCGCCCTTCCTGAACTCCTCGTCGTTCATGCCTTTCGCTGACTCGCGGTTCAGGGCCTTCGCGGCGTCGTCCACGCTGACGTCGTTAAGGAGCGAAAAAGCGTCTTTCAGCTTGCCCTTGGCCTCCTCCACCCCGTACTCGCTCATGTCAAGACCGGACAGGAACGAGGACAGGTCGCTGTCGCCGAGCAGCTTGTCTGCGACGCTCTGGCTCTTGTCGGCGCGCTCCTTGACGGGGGTGAACGAATCCACGAATCCGTCCTCGCGCACGGCCTTGCCGATGGTCTTCTCCACCGAGCGCTGCTTGTGCGCCACGCTGTGCAGCGCCTCCACGTACTTCATGATCGCCTTGTGCGGCTCGCTGTCGCCCGTGATGCCGTTGTCGTTGAGCAGCGCCTTGATGTCCTCCACGTCCGAGCCGTGGACCACGCCCTGGTTGATCCGCTCGAACAGGTGCTCTAGCTTGTCCCGGCCGCCCTCCATCTGCGATACGGTCCTCAGCGCATTCCTGTAGTCTTCGCTCTTGGACAGCTCCACGGCCTTCTGCTTCGCCCCCTCGAGCAGGTCGAACTTCTTGGTGAACGCCGAAAACCTGCTCTCGAGGTCAGAGTTCCCGCCGTACAGCTTGAGCACCTGTCTCCAGTTCTTGTTGCCCAGGAACATGGACGCTATGTCCTGCGCCATAGTCGACGCGCGTCCGGCGTCCAGCTGGCCGGACTCCACTAGGCCTCTGGCGATGTCGTTGACCACTTCGTTCCTGCGCTTGCGGGCCGCGTCGGAGTTGCCCGCGTACGCCCCATCGCCCCAGTACCCCTTGAGCTGCAGCGAATACCCGTTCTCCTTGAGGTTCTCGACGTCGATGCGCTCCACGGCGGCCGACTGGCGGCCCATGGTGTCGAAGAACTCCGTGTCGCCCCGCTTGAGCGCGTCGATCACGTTCTTCTGCTCGTCCTTGCCGAAGATCGCTCCGAACTTGCTGTGCGAGAACTGCTCCAGGAAATCGGCGTACGCCTCGCCACCGCCGCCCGCCCGGAAGTAGTCGCGCGCGGCCGTCACGACGTCCCTGTACGCCTGGGCCGCCTGGCCGGCACCGTACTGCCTGTAGTTGGCCTTCGCTATTATCTGCTCGGCCGCCTGGTTGTCCTTCAGGTGCTGCTCGGACTTCTCGTAGTCGTCCATCAGCTTCCACCCCGACTTCTTGTACAGGAACCGCGTGTCGGCGTCCTTGATGGCGCTAACTTTGCCGTACACGGTCTGGTACGCCCTGCCGTACTCCTCGTTCTTCAGCATCTTGGCGACCTCAAGCCGCTCGTCGTTCGTCATAATGCCGGCGTCGACGAGGGTCTGCGACATCTTCGTGGCGTAGTACGCCTCCGAGCCGCCGTTGCCGGCGTCCTGCAGCCGGTACTCGTTGTTGGTCGCCGCCTGACGCGTCACGGCGTGGTCTATCACCTCGGTGTAGGCCGCCAGCGCCGGGTTGCGCGCGAACGCCTCCTTGGTCGCCGTGAACGCGGCGAGGGGCTTCTTGCCCTCCTTGATGTGGCGGTTGTACTGCGCCCTGAACTCGCGCCCGAGGTGCAGGGCGTCCCCGTCTATGTCCTTGAGGGACGCCTCCACCGAATCGACCAGCCGCCCGACGTCGGCGTCGGACTGCCACGTGCGCATCCCCGAATCGCCGAGGAGCTGCTTCGAGAACTCGAGACGCTGCTGGGACGCCGTGATCTCGGCCCGCCTGCCCATCTCGGCGTCAGCGCCGCGTATCATCGTGCGCCAGGCGAACCCGCCGGCCTCGTCGTTCATGGACTGGCGCATGGCGTTCATCTGCATCTGGTCGTTGACGAACCTGCGGCCGGCCTCGGCCGAGCCGAACACGGTCGTGAAGAGCCTGTTGAGCGTGGCGCCCATTATGCCGCGGTCGCCGCTCGCGAGGGCCCCCTGCAGCTGCTGCGCCTCGCTGTCGGACACGATGCCCTGCTGGCGGGCGTACGCCAGCACCTGCGCCCCGCGCCCGGCCATCGAGTTCATGTTACGCGACAGCGCCTGGCGGGACTGGTTGCGCAGCCTGTTCGCGAGCATCGGGTCGCCGCGCACGCCACGCGCAGTGATCATGTCCTCCACGTCGGCCAGCAGCCCGACCTGCGCGTCCAGGCCGAACATGCCTCCCCCGTCGAAGCCGAGCGCGAGCATCGACTGGTCGAACCCGGCCGCGTTCTGCAGCACGCCGCGGTTGGCGGCGAGGTTGCCCAGGGCCTCCGTGGACGACAGGTTGTTCGCCGCCGCGACCGACTGGAGCTTCCGCAGCGAGTCGCGCGCCGCGTAGGCCGCCTTCCCGCTCCGCAGCCAGTCGCCGTTCGTGAGCGCGTCCAGCTTGTCCTCGATGCCGTCCACCTCGTGCGTGAGGTCGCGCATCGCGGCCATCGCCTCGGTGACGCCCTTCATCCGGTGGCCGACCTCGCGGCCGATGTCCTGCATCTTCCTCGCGCCTTCCTTCGACAGGACGGAGTTCTTCCCGTTCGTGAAGTCGCCAAGGGCGAAGTCGAGGGCGGTAAGGTCGAGGCCGCCGGCCGCGTCGACCATGCGCTTGGCGAGCCCTCCGGACGTGAGCCCCTCCACGTCGGCGTATGACGTGAACATGCCGCGCCCGGCGGCCTTCATCATCACGCCGGCCACCCGCTCCCGGTCGAAGCCCTGCGTCATGGCGAGGTTCGGCAGCAGCGTCATCTGCCCGTCCCTGGACTGGCTCATCAGCCCGTTCAGCAGCGACGAGAACGCCGACGCCGCGCCCATCGCCTGGTGCTGCTGGCCCACATTGGTGGGGTTCAGCAGGACGCCCGGCGACAGGAGGTTCATGCGCTGGCCGTACACGTTGTTCGCGGCGGCGATTATGCTGCCGCCGGTCAGGCCCATCCCCGCCATCCCGCTGTCCAGCAGCGGCATGAGCATCGACCCGAAGAACCCGTTTGCCGCGCTGGCGCCTCCGCCCGAGAGCATCCTCCGCATCTCGGACGGGGATACGCCGGCCATGCTGCCGAGCTGCTGGACTATCTCCATGCCGCCAAGCGTGTTCCCTATCTGGCGGCCCAGCTGGCTGTACGTGTTCGCCGTCATCGTGCGGTACAACGCGCCGTTGACGTGCTTCGCCATCATCGCCTCGTACACGCTCTGGTTCGGCGCCACGTACGGGGCCGTCATGTCGCCGGTGACCGACGCCACGACGTCGCCGATGGTGTGCCGCAGGCCGTCCAGCCCGGGCGCTGTCCCGGGCACGGTGCTGTACATGGAGTTACCGGCCATCGCCAGCCTCCTTTGCGTCGCCCTTGCCGCCAGCGGCCTCCTTGTTCACCCTGCGCCACTCCTCCACGAGCTCCTCGGTCGAGCCATGCGACGCCTTGCGCGTCACGGCGCGGAAATACGGTAGCACCTCGAGGGCGTCGACGTACATCTCGTGTACCTGGTCGTTCCCGCTGTCGAGCTTCGCGCTTGGGTTGCCGTACAGCGAAGCCAGCATCACGGCGTGCATGAGCCTGGCGTCGAACATCTTCTCAGACTCGACGACGCCGTACCACAGCGACTCCGAGATGCCGGAGTGCAGGTACGCGCGGCTCAGGGCGCCCGTGTCACGGCCCCGCAGGCGTGTGGCGATCCCTAGATAGACGCTGCGGGATTCCAAAAATTTTGATTTGACGCGTCCATTATCATGGCCCAGTACCTCCTCTCGAACAGGTTGAGCTCGGCATGCAGCGCCGTCACAAGCGCCTCCGGGCGTTCGCCCCAGGCGTTCGCCGCCTTGACCCACGCCGGAGCCTCCACCTCCCCGCCGTCGGCGGAGCGCATCGGGCCGTACGGGGCGGCAAACTCCGGGAAGTCCTCGGAGATGATGCCGCGCAGGCTCTTTACCTGGGCCGCCAGGAGCGCGTTGCGCATCATCGTGAGGTACTCGACGCGCACCTCGACCTGCTTGGAGTTGATGCAGTGCGTGAGCCACGCGATGATCCCGTCGCTCTCGGCTATCTTCCTGCAGCGGAACACGCCTTTCAGCTTCCCGCCGAACAGCGAGAACGGACGTTCGTACCGGCCGCCGGTCACGAGCGCCTGGAGAAACGCCTCGCGGTCCTCCTCGCTTATGTCGATCTTGTCCTCGATGAAACTCGTGGCCAGGCCGCGGTGCATGTCCGACGCCCCGCCGGCGTCGGAGAACACGTCCTTCTTGGCCTCCTCAGGGACGGGCGCCTCGACCGTCCCCTTCGTCGGCTCGGCAGGCCCCTGTGACCCGCCGTTGCCGGAACCGGCGTTTGCCAGGTCTGCGCCGGTCACCTTGACTGCGCCGACCTTGCCGGCGGCGAAATCCCGCATTTTCTCCTTCAGGCTCTCTGCTGACATAATCTGTCTCCTTAAGTTCGCTTGCGTATATGATACGACGAAAACGCCTCCGCTGTCAACCCCGTTTCGCCGGATTTCACGCTCTCCAGCCCCTGCCTGGTCACGTTTCTCTCGCGATACGTGAAGTAGCTCTTCTGCTCCATGGCCTCCTTGCCCGGCCACGGGAACTCGCCGTCCGCGTCCTCCCCCTCGTCCCACTCCTGCAGCCGGCACTTGTCAAGCAGCGGGCGCCTGGCCGCCGCAAGCATCGCCCACGACGGCTGGTACACGCTGAACACGCCGCCGGCCAGCCCTGCGCTGCCGTCCGTGCCGTACTGCTTCGTCGTGCGGAACTTGAAATCCACCCGCGATACGACGCTCGCCGGAAGACGGAGCCAGGACAAATCGTCGACATAGCGCTGGGTCTGGTCCTTGCACATGGCGACCATGGACGAGTACATGCTCTCCACGTCGACCGGAATGCCGAGCATCATGTGGTTCCCGGCCACGTCGGAGGCGCTCTGGCCTCCGACCGTCAGCACTGACGGGGCGACCAGGGTAGCGCTCTGGCCGTCGATGACGATGCCGCTCGTGCCCTGGGCGGTCGCGACGACATTGTCCGTGGCCACGGCCGAAACCTGCCGCCCGACGAACACCACGCTTCCGCTCGGCTTGTCCTCCTTGAGAGACGCTACGCTCACGCCTTCCGAGCCCTGGATCTCGGCCCGGCGCCCGGCCACCGCGACCGTCGACGAGTCGGCCTTGATGACGACGCCGCCGCTCTCCAGGTCCTCGCCGGACTTGTCCCACGCGGACGGGTCCGCGTCTTTCCTGGACTTGCTCTGTATGAGCACGCCGCGCTTCATCGACACGACCTGCAGGTTGTTCTCCGCCTTCACGCGGACGTCCTTCTTCGTCGCGCTGAGGTCCATGCTGTTGTACGCCTTCACCACCACGTCGTCGCCGCCCATGACCACGACGGTGGACCCCGAACGCACCTCGATGTTGGCCGCCGCGTTGAACGTGATGCGGCCGTCGGCCATGATGATCTCCGAACCCCATGCGTCGCGCAGCACTATGCCGCCGTTCGGGGTCAGCCCGATGTACGAATGGCGGAGGTCGTATTCCTTGTACCGCTCGCTGGCGTTGCCGAGCCTGTCGTAGTCGTCCTCGGGCGTCTTCAGGTCCTCCTGCCCCGGGACCGCGAAATCCCTGTCAAACTGGATGAACCGCGCGTACGCCTGGCTGTTCCACCAAGCCGCCGCGTCCCCTAGCGTAAGGCCGATGCCCATCGGCGGGTCGTCCTTGACCTTGAACGGCCTCTTCGGCTTCGGGGAGCCCGCGTCAGTGTTGCCGGCCGGATCCCATGCGTAGTGCCTGCGCTTCGGGACGGGTATCCGGTCGTACCGCTCGAAGAGTATGCCGGCCGCGCTCCGCACCGTGAGACGGCCTGAGCTGTCGACGTGGTAGTGCAGCAGCCCGCGATCTACGCCGGGCGACGCCATCTCCTCGATCGCCTTGGATGGGTCCGGACTGGCCACGAACACGTTCACGATGTCGCCGAGATACCCGGTGTACCGGTAGAGGCGCTTCTTGGCCGTCTGCGACGGACGGGCCTGCTCGATCCCGGAACGCCGCTCCTGCGCCGAGAGCGGCTGGACCGGCGACCACTTGAACGCCGCGTCGCCAGTCTTCCGCACCCCGAGCCGCTCGGGGTGGTACATCGACACGAAGCTCTCGACCGTCAAGTACCCGCAGTCGTTGAATATCTCGTCGCCGCCCGCTGCGCTGATGTGCCGGAAATGGCCGGACGTGACGCGCACCTGGTTGTCAAGCGCGCTGCACCTGATGCTGGCCATCTCTGACCCCTTGACTGTAGTCGACACCGCCCCGATCACAAGCCCAGCGCCGGCGTGGTTCAGCAGCGCGTACTCGCCGGGGACGATGTCGTGCGGACGACCGCCCTGAAACTCGCCGCGGTAGGGGTATTCGGAGTCGGACGCGATCGCCGACGGCCCGGCTTCCGTGAACTGGGCGACGCCGCCCTCCGGAAACTCGGTGTCCGCCACCTTCGACACGGGGCCGTCCCCGGAGGCGTATCCGTGCGGCGTCGCGTCGGGTATCACACCGAGGATGACGCCGCGCATCGGGCGTCCCTGGGTCAGCCCGGCCGGCTCCACGCAGACCAGCACCGACGAGCCGGGCGCCGGCATGCAGGCCTGCGACACTCCGTAGGTGTCGCTGAGCACGGGCGCCAGCGTAGAGCAGACGACGGTGCACCTGCCGCCGTCGACGCTCACCTCGCAGTCGTACGAGCCTATGCCGGAACGAACGACAGAACCCCGCACGATCTGCGGGATTCTGTCTAGGCCGGCCAGTCGGTCGCAGGTCGGATCAGCCGCCGTCGACGGCGCTCCGCCGAATCCGCGGAACTTGGCTGCCACCTTCCTGACCAGCCCGACTACCTGCCGGATCGCGCCGAACGGTGCTTCCGACGTCGGGTGGAACAGGGAACCCATGTTAGCCAGCCGACATCGACGAGAACTGGAACGTCAGCGACTCCGACACGGTCGGGTTTCCGGCCTGCGAGCTGAACCCGATGCTCGTGCATACGGCGCCGATGCAGGACAGGCTGACCTCTCCGCCGGAGCACGCCCCGGACGCGTTCGAGATCACGACGGTCGTGCCGGTGTCGCAGATGCCGCTGGTCATCGTGAGGAAGCTCGTCCCGACGATGCGGCCGATCGTGCCGTTGCCGACGGGGTTGCTCTTCGCCCAGAACAGGCGGCTGGAGCCTACCTCGTAGATGGGCTGGATGTTCTGCTGGTACTGGATCTGCCAGTTCTGGATGAGGTCGACACCGTCCACGCCCACGATCGTGAGCCGGCTCCTGTCGGCGACGAACACGTCCGACGCGCCGCCGCGGTTGTATCCGAATATGTCTGCCATAGTTTTACTCCCGGTTAGATGACCTGCAGGTGGAGGTCAAAGTTGTTGAACGGTTCGGGCAGGTTGAGCGCCACGTCCGCGTACGCCTTGTCCTGCTCGTTCGGATCGCGGTACAGCGAGCGGATCTCCGTGCCGTCCGCGATGACCTGCGGCCCGATGAGGCGGTCGGCCTCGGACGTCTTCTCGAGAAACGCAAGGCCGTCCTCGAGGATGCCGCGGATCTCCGTCAGGAGGTCGTCGGTGATGTTGTAGCGCCCGATGTACGGGGCGAAGCGTCCGGCGAAGTAGTAGCTGATGCTGTCGAGGTTCTTCACCAGGCTCAGCTCCGTCGAGTTGACGTCACCCTGGGCGTACGCCGTGGAGATCTGGTGGCGGACGTAGACGGTCCCGCCGGGCTTGTCCTGCATGAGGATGAGCGTGCCGCCGGCCGCGATCGCGTTGAGCTCCTCGCGGCTGAACTGGCTGTACACGTCCGGGAGGTCGGAGAAGCCCTTGACCTCCACGTTCGTGATCGGCTGCTGCGGAAGCACCGAGCAGGAGAGCGCGCAGACCGCGGCCGCCGCGTACATGCCGGAGACGTAGTTCCCGTCGCTCGCGCGCAGCGTGTTCGGGAACACGTTGTACGCGCGGCGGTCCTTGTACGACCGCGACGTGTTGGCGATGGCCTCGACGTACTCGCGCTGGGTGCGCGTGTGCAGGATGGTGAACCGGCAGGGGCTGGTGGCGCCCGCCACGGTGTCTTTGAGCGTCAGCTGCGTGTCGGCGTCGACCGTGTCGACGGTGGTGGCGACGACGGCCCCGGTAGACGTGGTGACGAACACGGCGTCGCCGGGACGGACGGTGTCAGTGAATCCGGCGACAGTGCTGGTCTTCGTGGAGTCGCTGGCCGAGTAGCACGTCAGCGTCTTGCCGCTGACCTTGCAGACCTCGGGGACTCCGTACGTGTTCGGGGTGATGTCGACCTCCCTGAGCGTCGGCTCGCTGAAGATCGCGATGCGCCAGCTCTTCTCCTCCGGAACAGAGAGGCGCTTGCAGTCCTCGACGATGGCGTCGATTATGGCATGGTCCTCAGTGAGCGGGCAGAAGGCGTAGACGTCGGTGGTGATGGACGCGCGCTCGAGCGCCTTGGCGTATCCTGCGTAGTCGTCGCTCACGACGCCTATGTAGCGGATGCGCTTGCGGGCCGAGTTGAGCAGCATGACGTGCGCCGCGTAGGCGAGCGGGTTGTCCTTGTCGACCGCGCCGAGCTCGCTGACTATCTCGCGCTCCGAGCCGAGCTCGTACACGGCATCGGTGTGGTCCGTGCGGAAGTTGCGCTGGTTGAGGTACGCCTCTCCGCTGGAGATTGAGCACTGGACGCCGAGCACGACCTCGGCCTTGGCGTCGTCCGCGACTGTAACGCCAGTGTCGCCGACTGTGAGGGACGTGCCGAGCACGTCGATGGCGTCGAAATGGCGGACGAAGTAACACTGCTTGTTGGCCGGGACGAAATCGGCGGTCACGACCGTGTCGCGCGAGTACGACTCCGTGAGCTTGAGGGCGAGCACGTACGTGCCGTTGGCCGGGACCGAGGCCACCGTAGCGGTGACGCCGGCGCCTATGTCGAGAGACGTGTTCACGGCAAGGCTCTGCGGAGTGCCGTGGCTCATTTCAGGCACGTCTGAGGAGGACCATGTGGCCTTGCCGTCCGCAACCGTAATGGTCACGCGGGCGTCCTTCTCGCCGGTGTAGCCGGTGGGGGTCACGGTAAGCCAGGTGACGAGGGCGCCGCTCTTGTTCCTGACCTCGGGGGTGACCTCGCCGGACTTGGCCGTGCCGATGCTGATCTCGCGGATCCTCGCGTACTTCTTCTTGCCGCCATCGCCGTCATAGGCGACATAGTCGCCGACCTGGATGGAGACGGACCCGAACAGCTCTTCCGGATCGTCGCTGACCAGAGACTTGCTGTCGCCGAGCGAGAACTCGAGCTTCGTGCTCTTAGTCTTGTCGGAGCCCACGAGCGTCGGCGTCGAGCGGCTAGAGATGCTGACGTACGCGTCCACCATCGTGACGCCGCCCCACGTCCTGTCGGGCTCGGAACCGGCGTAGCCGCCGGCCCACAACAGCGTCGTCGCCGCGCCGGCCTCGTACGTGCCATGGCGGCAAAGGTCGCGCTCGTCCTTGTTGGCGTAGCGGATGAGCTGGTAGTTGGGGCCGATGAGGAATGCGTTCAGGTTCTGCGTGACCGCGCTCGGCGCCCGCAGGAACTCCTGAAAGACCCTGACCTGAGGAAGGGTATAGCTGTCTGCCATAGTTGCTCCTTTTCTTGCTGGTTACTTCACATGCGATATGATACCACAAACGCCGAACTGCGGCAATAGGTACCATCTGTTTTTGTTTACGTTACCCGCCGCGTCAGCCCCGGCGGCAGGCCGAGGCCGTCGTCAGGCGGCCTGAAATCCCAGTAGTCCCCCACCTCCAGGCGCCTGCGCACCGCTCCCGAGGTGCGTACAACAAGCTGCCTGAGCTTCGGGGTCTCCATCTTGAGCGACCACGAATCCGTGAACCGGAAGTCGTAGGCCACCACGGACCCGTACTTCTCGTTCGAGTCCTTGCCCATCGCGTGCATCGGCTCGCGCGACGCCAGCTTGAACCAGTCGAAGCAGAAGTCGTCGGTGATGACAGGCGAGAACGCGTCGAGGTAGTCGAGCGTCGCGTCCGCGAGTGAGCACGCCTCCCCGGCCGTGGCGCCGACGTGCACGAACGACACCTGGCCGGCGCCTGTGCGGGCGTAGTGGTACTCGGCCTCCTGTATGTCCCTGCGGACGAGGCCGGTCGTGTTGCCCGTGATGGTGCCGTACTGTATCGGCGAGAGCTTGACGTAGATGGCAGGGCGGAACTCCGGGTGAGTCGCCTCCCACCTGAGCTCTGTGTCTATCCAGACCGTCGTCTTGTCGGGATCCTTGTCCCACCTGACGTCGGGCGTGCCGAACAGCCTCTCCTCGGGAGTGCCTCCCCAGAACTGCTGCACGAGCTCCGTGAAGATCCCGTACAGCACCGTAGGCGTCTTGCGCAGCTGGCAGATCAGCTCGTTCCCCGCAAGCGCGTGGAACGGCTGTATCTCCCTGTCTGGGACGTCGTTCAGCATGTCAGGCCACCTCCCGCTTCACGAGGTCGTAGCACTGGTCCGTCGTCGCGGCCTCGCTCACCGAGAGCTGCTGCACGATCGGTATGCGGCGCATCTCGGCGGCGGACTCGACGGTCTGGACGTAGTACATCTTGCCGGTGCGCACGTCGCGGATCACGTCGTTCTTCTTGAGGCGGGGAGTGCCGACGGCCCGCACCGCAAGATGCACGTCGTCCTTCGTCCCGCCCACCTCGTCGTGCGACATGCCGTGCTGCCTCTGCGAGAAGCTGAACCACATGTCGAACGGCCCGTAGTGGCTCGGGTAGAAACCGGTACCGTGGCACTTGCGGCAGTGCGAGTTGCGCACCTGCTTGGTGATCGGGTCGAGGCAGTCGGGGCACTTCGTGCCGTACTCGGCCGAAATCCACACCTGGCCCCGCACTCCGGACATCATCCTGGCGTTGAGCTCCTCCTTGCGGAGGATCTCGCGGGCTATGAGGAACTCGCGGAGGGTCAAGTCGCCTATCGGCAGCACCGGCTCGGAGAAATGCTCCCGCCCGTCGCCGTCGACCAGCATGACCCGGTAATTGCGCGCCGCGGTCTTCCCGACCGGCTTGCGCACGTCAGCCCAGTAGTACGTGTCGGCCAGAGGCCCGGAGATGGACTCCCACGGGCCGTCAGGTGTGGGGGCCATCTGGACCGTGAACGTAAACGGTCCGGGCGCGGAGAACGAGTCGTTGAGACGCCATCGGAACACGAACCCCTGCCCGTGGTAGGGCAGGATCTCAAGCTCTGATATCGGGATGTCCTCGTACTCGAACGACATTGCCGCGCCTCAGTTGATGGTGCCCCAGCCCAGATCCACGTTCACCGAACGCTTCATGGTGGCAACCCACTGCTTGTACTCGTCCCATAGACGGCCCCCTGCGGAGTCGTACTGCTGGTACTTGTTCTGATCGTCGACCGACAGCCCGCCGGCGCTGTACTGCAGCTGGTTGCGGCGGTACGCGTGAGCGGCCATGAACAGGAGGTTCGCGGCCGTGCCCCTGAGCAGGGCGTACCTGTACGGGAACTTGTCGTAGTCGTACGCCCCCACGTACGGCGGAGTCTCGTTCCAGTAGTCCACCGCGTGCGTCATGGCCGCACGTATCTCCTCGGTGGTGAACTGATAGTCGTCAAGCAACAGGTTGGCGTCGGGATCGTTGTCCCGCAGCCACACCCTGACGTCCACGTCCGTCAGGTACCCGCCGTTGCCTGTCGGGCCGAGCGGCATCGCTACACGGCCTCCATCACTGACGCAAACCCGGCGTCGAACTCGTCCGGATGCGCCGTATGCTGCGCGAGACCCACGGACAGCTCGAGCAGGTCCCTGACCTGCTCGCCCTGCAGACCGGCGTCCTCGGCGACCTTGGCGAAGCCATCCATGAAGCAGTCAAGTATGTTCTCGTCGTTCATAGCGGTATACGCGTGTCTGTTACGGTAAAATGGCGGAGGGGGTGGGATTTGAACCCACGGTGCAACTGTCGTCGCACGGCGATTTAGCAAACCACTGCCTTAAGCCACTCGGCCACCCCTCCAGCAAACGGGGCCCGGCCCGTCAAGACCGAGCCCCGCTGCCTGGCTGGCGACGTCCTTAGAGGACCGCGCCAGGACCCCAGCCGGCCTTGCCGTCCCTCTGCGGGAACTTCAGGGTGGTGCCGGTGGGAACCGTCGAGGGCTTGCCCGTCTGGTTGAAGCGGGCGAGCGCGACGCCGGCGATGTTGCCGAGGCCGAAGCCGCCGGTCCAGTAGGACCACATCTCGAGGAAGTACGCCTCCTTCTTCATGAACATGGTCCAGTCGTCAAGGTAGTAGGCCTTGCCGAGGAACTCAGGCGCAGCGAAGAAGTACACGTAGTTGTCCGGAACGAGAGCGGACTTGATCGTGAAGAGGCACTTGACCCCCATGATCGTGTCCATCGTGAGGCCGTTCTTGAACATCTCCTGCGCAAGGTCGCCACCGACCTCGTCGCGCTTCAGCTTCAGGAGGTCCTGGGCCGTCACGTCATTCATGAGGCAGATGTAGTTGCGGAGGTTGAACTTGCCCTGCTTGTTGCCGCGAGGCATGAGCTTCTTGGCTTCCGCGAAGGTCTCGCGGTTGAGCGGGTCGTAGAAGTCAATCAACTGCTTCTTGCCGGTGACGATGTTGACACCGTTCGCGTCGCAGTTGAAGATGATCGAGTTGATCGTCTCGATGAACTTGCCGTCGATCGTCGCGAGGCCGTCCTTGATGGAGTTGTCGACGAGCACCTTGCGGATGTCCATACGGTACGTACGGAGCTCGTCGATGTCCTTCTGGAACTTCGGCGTGAGGACGCGGGTGAACGGAATCGCGAAGCGCGGCCCGGTGATGTACTCGCCGGTCGGCGCCGTCTCGAACGGCACCCACATCGCGCCGGGACCGTCGGGTTCGATCTCCTCGATGATCTGGAGGCGTTCGTCGAGCGTGCGGTCAAGCATGTCGTTGGTCGCCTTCTGGGGCGGGAGGATCTTGAACGCGAACGAGTCTTCGCGGATGTGGTTGCGGATGTAATCCGTAGCCGCGTCCTCCGCGACTTTCACGTTTCCGCGCTGGAGCTGCTCGAGGATACGGGCGTTCATCATCGCGGTACTGACATTCTGTGTGGACATGGTGGGTATCTCCTTTCCTTACTTGCCCTGGGGTTTGTTCGCCGGAGCGGGAGCCGCAGGCGCGGGAGCCGCAGGCGCGGCAGGCGCGGGGGCCGCAGGGGCCTTCACGTCGGAAGCCGCGGCGGTCGCGGGCTTGCCGACCTGGAGCGGCTTGACGTTGCCGTCGGCGCCGCCGGTCGCCGCGACGGGGATCCAGGCGGTCGAGAACTCGATCACCATGGCGTTGCCGCCGCTGATGCGGGCGCCGTCCTTGCTCGCGCCGAGGTCGTTGATCCAGCGGACAAACGGAACCGCGGTCACGTAGCCGACGATGTTCGTGGGATTCGACGCGTCATACGGCGCGAGCTTGCCATCGGCGATGGTGAGCGGCTGGCCGACATAGTACGAATCCTTCTGCGCCTTGTCGAACGCAGTCGTCTGGTACTCGGCCGGCTGCAGCAGGCTGATGCCGGTGATGCGGGGACCCTCGATCCCGTCCTGCGCGCCGAAATACGTAGGATTGGACTCGACGCCGTCCCTGTCGATGAACGCCAGGTTGTCGCCGGTCGCCTTCGTGTACTCCTTGTCGATACCATCCGCCTCCGGCGCCTGGCCGATGTTGCCGGCCATGCCGGCCTGGAAATCGTTGATTCCCATGAGGGCGATGTACGGAACGGCATTGGGCTTGGCGGCCTGCTCCGCGGTGTAGAGCGCGAAACGGGGAGTCTTGCGGGCGCCCGTCGCGTTGATGTACATGAACGAGCCACGCTCGATGTTGAGGTTGGCACCGGACTTCTCAACGGGCAGCGTCTTGTCGAGCTGACCGAGCGTGAGGTGCGCGCCTTTCAATGGACTGAACCACATAGGTCTGTCTCCTTGTTTGTTGTGTTAATCCGCTACTTGACCGTACTCCGGATGAAGCTCCGGGAACAGCCTCGCCTCCCACGGATCTACTGAGGAGGCGGATTTTATCCCGGCCGGAGCCCCGCTACCCAGCGAGTCGGCCGTGAAAGAACTTGCGAGCTTCTCGACGAAACCCCAGATGGAAGAGGGATCCTCCGCGACCTTCTGGACGAAGACGTCCACGGATTCGCGGGCGATGAGCCCCTGGTCGGCGAGGACCTTCGCCGCACCAGAGGCCCCCTTCACGAAGGTGTCGCGCTGAGCCTTGTATGCGTCCAGCTGCGGCTGTACGAGTTTGACGTAGTCCGCCGCTTTCTTCAATATCTCTTCGTGACTTGCCATGTCGCGCCCTCCTTACTTCGCAGCAGCCCTCGCCGCACGCGCCGCGTTGATAGCGGCGATGAGCTTGGACTCAGCCGTCTTCGGCTCGTCAGTCGGCGCGCCAGCCGCCGCGTCGGCAGCGGCAGGGGCCGCGGCCGCAGCAGCACCGGCGTCGGCGGCAGGTGCCGCAGCCGCGGCGCCCTCCTCCGGCGCGGGAACCCCCTCGAGCTCGCCGAGAACCTGCTGGACGTCCTGCGGCGTTAGCTCGCCGCTGGCGACGGCCTCCTGCAGCGCGGTCGCAATCTCCTCGGGGTTGACGTCGCCGGCTGCGCCGTCGCCGTCACCGTCGGCCCCGGCGCCTGCGTCGCCCCCGACGATCTCCTGGACGAGCTGGTCGGCCTCGTCCTCGGTGATCTCGCCGGACTGCACGAGCGTGTCGATGGCGTCAGCGACGTCGTCGGGGGAAATGTCGCCGACGCCGCCCTGGGGCACGGAATTGGGGTCAAGCTGCGAAGGGTCGACGGCAACCGTCTGGTCGATCGCCGCGTCTCCGGCGGCGGGCGCCGCGGCGGCCGCTGCGTCAGGCGCAGCCTGTGCGGCCTTCTCCCCGCCGGCATCGGCGGCTGCAGGGGCCGCGGCAGCACCGGCGTCCCCGGCGTCCCCGGCGTTCCCGGCACCGCCACCGTCAGCGAGAGCCTGTGCCAGCTCGACGACGACCTGGTCGGCCTCGTCCTCGGTGATCTCGCCTGACTCGACCATTGCGTCAAGCGTGTCCGCGATCTCCGCAATGCCGCCGTCATCGCCGCCGGCACCGCCGTCGTCGCCACCGCCCGCAGCCGCGAGGGCCTCGGCCGCCTCGGCGTCCTGGGCCTGCTTGAGGATGAGGTTGATGGCGTCCTGCCGGCCCGCGTTGAACTCGGCCTGCTTCTCCGCGAGATCGTTCTGCTCGCGCAGGAAATTGAGGGTCTTCTCGGCGGCCTCCGCGCCGGCGGCCTTTGCGAGCACGCTCTCGGCGAGCTTGGTGCCCTCCTCGGTCGCAAGCATCACGGCCGCGATCTTCGCGAGCACGTCGCTGGTGAGCTCCATGTCGAGCGCGCCTGCGGCCTTCGCTGGCTTGGCGTCCTTGCAGTCCTTGGCGTCCTTGGCAGCCTGCGCGGCCTTGGCCTTGCACTTCTCGCACTTGCCGCACGTGCATTCACCGGCGGCAGCTCCGGCGGCCTTCGCGGCCGCCGCGGTCTCGCCGGACGAACCCTCGCCGGTGGCCGGGACGGTCGCGTCAGTGGTGACCTCGGGCTTCTTGGTGGGCGGGATGACGTCCTTCGTCTGCTCCGGCTCCTTGCCCTTGTCGGTAATCAAGGCCTCGGCCGTGCCCGCGCCTGCCGCGGGCGGCGTGTCGGAAGCTGTCTTCTGCTCGGCGCCCTGCTGCTCGGCGGGCTTTGCGGCTGCCCCCTCGGCGGCTGCACCTGCGTCAGCGGCTGATCCCTTGGAGGCGGCCTCCTTGGCGGCGGCCTCCTTGGCGGCGTACCACGCGTCGACGCCGGTGATGATCTCCGCCGCAAGCGATTCGGCCGTCTTCGCGTCCGCGTCGGACGTGACCTCGGGCTTCTTGGTGGGCGTAAGCGCCGCCTCGCCGGCCAGGAGGTCGTTCGTGTGGGTGATCTTGCTGTCGTCGCCAGCTCCGGACGTATTGAGACCCGAGTTCGGGACCATCGTCTGGTCCTTGGTCTCCTTGTCGGGCTCCTTCGCCTCTGCCGGCGGCTTGCCGTCGTGCTCGGAACCGGGAATGCTCGACGGCGGTGTGCCGACGATTTCAGCCTTCTTGGTCTCCAGCGACTTGCGGAGGCCCCTGATGTAGTCTAGTGTAGGATGTGCCATCTTCATTTTCTCTTTTAGAGATCCTGCGCGGCAACCAGGGCCAGCAAAGCATCTCGGTTCGTATTTGACCCACCGACCTGTGCAGCCCCGTTGAGCGCCGCGGTCAAGGTCGAGACCTTGTACTCCGCGTACTTCAACGCAGTAGCCAGTATCGGCTTGTCGATAGTATTAAAACATAATTCACGCGCACCGTCAATATGTGCACCTGCAACTTTTTGAAAATCCCCAGCTCCGTCGATCATAGTGCTGGCGATCATGTCGCCGACGCTGTCGGTGTCCGTGAACGAAGCCTGCTTCACGCAGGCGTCGGCTGCGGCCACCTCGGAGAACCGCCGCGACGGCCGGGTGGTGAACCTGTCCACGTCGAAGTCGCTCGCCCCGGTGAAGTCGAAACGGCCGAGCCACGCGGCCTCCTTGATGGCCTGGGCCGCGAGCCGCCCGACCTCGGCGGCACGCGGGCCGACCTCGGCGTACTCGGCGCTCTTCGGGCCCATCGCGTAGCGGCAGAACGCGTCCGGGCCGAGAAACGTCCCGTTGTCGACCAGAAACGCCATGGCCTCCTTGATCGGCATCCTGCGGAGGGTGTCGATCGTGGCGTCGTCCACACGCGCCTCAGCGGCCTTGGCCACGGGGCCGAAGACCTTGCAGGTATCCGGGGAACGGGCGTAGTCGTCGTACTGGTCGGCGAGGGCTCGGACGGTCTGGTGCTTGTCGGCCGCAAGGCAGGCGTCGAGCCACGGAGGCTCCACCACGCCGGCCGCCTTGGCGAGCATCTCGCTCGTCATGGTCTCGCCGGACGCGACCTTCAGGCTGTACGCGATGCGGTCCGCCGGGCGAGGCACGAAGCTGATGTCGAAGAAGTCGGGCAGGACGTTGCGCATAAACGCCACCTTGCCGTTCTCGGCCACCTTGCCGAGCCCGTTCCGGATGTGGTCGCACATGTTCGGGTCAGCGTTGTTCTTGCGGTGCGCGCCGCAGACCGAGCACTCGTCCCACGGGACGCGGCAGGCCATGCTGAAGCTGCACTCGCCGGTCTTCTCCAGCGTGTCGAGCCCGGCCTTGGCCTTGTCCTTGTCGGCCCAGATGAACAGCTCGACGCGGCCCATCTTGTCGTTGTACGCCGACGCCTTGACCGTGCCGAGGATCTCGTCCTTCTCCGCGTCGTTGTGGTGGCGCCAGAACACGTGGCCGTGCTTCACGAACGTGTCGTGGTACTTGACGCACGCCTCCTTGGGGAACGAGTCGGAGTTGCGGTTCGGGCCGTAGGTCTCCTCGTCGCCGAGGGCCGTGAGGTGGATGCCGACGTACTTGTCGTCCGTCGGCTTGAGGCTGTCGTAGCTCTGGCCGAAGATGGTCTCGGCCTCCTTGGACATCGCCGGCGAGTTGAACTCGGCGAACTTCGCGCCGATCTCCGGCACGTCGGCGAACTGCGACGACTCTATGAGCTTTACCATGTCCGTCTCCTCTACTGCTTCTTGTAGTTTGGCTGCGTGCTGGGGCCGAGCAGCTTGTGGAGCAGCATCGCGCCGCCTGCGCCGAGAAGCCCGTACTTGCCGGCGCGGAGCCCCATCCTGACGCCGGGCCCGACCTTGGGGAATATCCCCAGAAGATTCCCGGCGTGGTAGTGGCGTGCGCTGGTCCAGTTCTTGAGCCATCCCCTCGGATGCAGGATGGCGTCAAGCATGCCAGAACGCGGCATTCCGTTGCCATGCGCACCTACCTGCTGGATAAGGTCCGCGAACGAGGTGTACCCCCGCGTCATCTTCTTGCGGAGATCACCGAGCAGCTTCAGCTCGGCTTTCGCCATCTCGGCGTCAACACCGCGCAACGACCTTACCCTGCGCCGGAGTGAATCCAGGATCCGGTTTGCACGCCTCGTGCCATCTTCGGTGGCGTCGTACATGGCCAGCCTGTTTTTCAGCGCATTGCGGATCTCCGCAGAAGCGCCGGAACGGACGGCCTCGTCGTAGAGCCTCCTCGCATCCCTCGCTGCATCCGTGCGTTTGCTGACTGCAAGCCCCCCGAGACGCTGCGTCTCGTCGCGCAGCGTCTTCACCAGTCCGACCCCCGTCGCGCCGACGCCGACGCCTGCGCCGATACCGGCGGCACGCCCGTAGTTGGAGCTGAGCTTGTCGTTGTCCGGAGCCAGGCTGCCGGAGTCGCGGAACATCGCAAGGCCCTTGGGGACGGCATACCCGGCCACTCCTCCGAGCAGCGCGCCGGTGAGCGCGTCGCCGACCGGCGCGAGCTTGCTCTCCTCGGGATCCCGCTCGCCGAGCAGGCTGGAGCCGCCCAGCACGAGCCCGCCAAGCGCGGACCCGATGATCGCGTTGCGCGCGTCCGACCTGGACATCATCTTGCTCCAGTCGACGGACGACACCATGTCCTTGAGTGAATTGGCCATCAGTCCTCCTTCCTGCCCGCCGCGGGCGTCTTGGGGTCATACGCCTGGTGGCGCGCCTTGTCCACATCCGCCAGCGTCTTGGCGTCGTACGGGGACAGGGCCACCGACTGCACCACGCTGCGGAGCATGCTGCGGAGCACCTCCTTGTTGAGCGTGGTGTCAGGCGAAATCTGGTTCACGGACCGGAACGCCGCTATCACGGCGCTCGGGTCCTCCTGCGACAGCACCTTGTCGCGCACGAGCAGGTCCTGGAGGATGAGCTGTCGGCGGAGGTTGTTGACGCCCTCTGTCGCCTTCTCGATACGGCGCGCGGAGCCGTTGTCATGGTAGCCCTTCGCAGTGTCGGCCAGGTATGCCAGAAAGGAGGTAGTCATGCCACCACCGGAACCGGAGCCGCCTCCCCCTTTGCCGGGGGCCTGCTGGCGCTGGACCGGCGTCGCCGTGCGGCGCTGGTACTCGCCGAGGACGCGCTGCTTCAGCAGAAGGCGCTCGAGGGCGTCCTTGTCGTCCGGAAGAGTCTCCGGGAGCGACGCGTCCGGTACAGACTGGGCCTGCTTGCGCATCTCCCCCGCGTAGGCCTCCAGGGCCGCGGCCTCGGCCGCGAAATCGGCAGCCTCCTTGATGGCCGCGACGACGTCCCCGAGGTCGCTGACGTCCACCACGTGCATGGCGGCGTACTTGTCCAGCAACGATACGTCGGGATCCGAGGCGACCGGCAGGAACTCCGCGACCTTCTCGACGCCCGGCGCGTACCGGTCGTCCAGCGCGTAGGCCGCCACGAGGCGGGCCACGCGGTCGTGCACGTTGTCGATGCTCACGTTGCGCGAGATGGCCATCGCGATCTTCTCGGCGAGCTCGTCGGCCATGGAATACGCCGCGCGGGCCTCCTCCTCGGCAGTCTTGACGCACTCGCGGACGGTCTCCGCCGCGCGGACAGCGAGCCAGTCCTTGGCCTCCTCGGAGAGCGGGGCGTCAGTCACGACGAACTCGGCCATCTTGACCTCTGGGACGACGTAGTCGACCTCGTCCTGCTGGTAGCAGCCGTAGTCGTACTTGTCGTACTCCGCGGCCTTCTCGGCGGCCGCAGGGGCGGTGAGCCGGCCGTGCACCGTCTCCTTGTCGGCGAGCGAGCACGGGCTGGTCCTGTCGGAGGCCGCCTTGTAGTGGCAGATGACGCGGGCCGTGTTGAACGTCTCGACGAGGCGATCCGCCTGGTCCTCGTTGAACCCCGCCTCGTTCGCGGCCTTGACGACCGCCGCGTTCGGGTCGCCCGTGTCCTGGAAATAGGACACGGCGCTCGTAAGCGCGTCCTTCAGCTGTGTCTTGAATGAACTCATTACTGTACCTCCAGTTCCTTCTCGTCCTTGAAATGCCTCGCGATGGCGGCGTCGAGCTCGGCCGCGCCGGCCTCGATGCCGTTGTCCACTATCTCCGTGTCGGAAATCGTCTTCTGTGCGGCCAGCTTCGCGCGGATCGCCGCCGTGACGGCCGGCACCGAGTCGACCACCGCCGCCGCGCCGATGATCGTCGGGCGCGTGTTCGCGAGCAGCGCCATGAGCGTCTTGGCCGTGTCGAACACCTGGCCCGTGCCGGACATCGAGTCGTGCAGCATCTTAGCCTGACCCGTGAACGCGCTCAGCAGCTTGGCGAGGCTCTCGTGCCCCACGCGGTCGCTGAATATGTGCATGAACAGCCGCGACTGCGCGACGCGCCACATCTCGTTGAGCATGTACTCGCCCGACCGCGCCGTGAGCCCCGAGGCGTCTCCCCATAGCCACATGGTGACTAGCGTGTCGTAGCCCATGAGGGCGCCGACCATCTTCCACAGACGCTCCGGCGGGGTGTTGTTGCCGAACTGCCCCTCCGGAAGGGCGAAGTACTGCCGCAGCTGGCACGACCGGCTGAGACGGCCCTTCGGGTCGCGGATGTTGAAGTAGAGCTTCTCGTACGCCTCGAACACGTCGTCCTGGACGTTGCCGCCGCCGATGTCCTCGGATATTACGCTGTAGTCCACGGGGGTGAGCAGCAGCGGCTCGATGCGCATCTTGACGTCCGCTACGCTGCTGCCCTGGTACCAGGTCGACGCGAGGCGGAACACGTTGTGGCGCTTCGAGAGCGCACGGCCGGCCCTGACGTGCTGCAGGTAGTCGATCTGCCCCTTCACCCACGGATCCTGCAGGTACTCGCGGTACATGGGGTCGACCTTCGCGCGCGGGTAGTCCACGGCTGCGGTGGCGATGGCGTTGCGCCAGTCCGGGTCGAACTGAACCGGATTGTCTATTGGCGTCACTATGCTCTCGCTGCCGTAGTCCACTGCGTCCTCCGTAATCGGCTATTCCTGCGGCTGGGCCTGGTAGTCAGACGGCTGGCCTCCCCTGATGGCCCTGTCCACGGCGTATATGCCGCCGGCCATGACGCCACCGGTGCCGACGCGGGCGCCCATCGACTTCCAGAACTCGCGGGTCCGCTCAGCGTCGACCCCCTTGAGTCGTCGGCTGAAGTGCGAGACATCAGCGCGGGTAGGCAGCGACGGGACAGCCGCCAGCTGCCGCCTGACGGACTCTGCGCGGGCGTTCAGCCGGTTGACGCGGTCCATCACGCCAGTCCCGCCCTCGATCACGCCCTCCAGCTCCCTGTCGCGCAGCTTTGTGATCGCCTCGAGACGCGACGTCAACTTCGGAATGGCCGACCTGTCCGGGTGCAGCCTGTTCCAGAGGTTCGAGTACTCCCCGCTGAGCCGGTCGAAGCGCGATCCAGTCAGCAGCTCGTTGTACCTGCCGGCGAAACCCCTTGCACGAGACAGGGCACGCCCCATCCAAGCAGGGAGAGCCTGCTTGTACAGGGCCGCTGGGTCTACCCCGAGGGCCTCGGCCGCCTTGCAGAAGCCGGCGGCGTATGCCTCGTCTCGCGTCATCGTGCTACTCCAAGCTCAACTTGTGCACCCGCTACTGCCTCTGCCCCTGCGCCTGGTCAATCGCCTTGTTGATCATGCGACGTCTCCCGAAGTGTGCGCCAGCCAGGAGAGCACCCAGTATCGGGGAAGCTACAAGTCCTAATTTACCGGCCAGGGAACCGGTGTGCGCAAGACGTCCAACCGCCTTTGCGACACCAGGGTGCCGCGCTGAGAACGTAGGGGCGAGTTTCCGGACATGGCGTATCCAATGTTTCGCCTTCTCGTTCCCTGCACCCATATTGTCCATTGCCGTAAACACTACCGGCACCCCGAGCGTTCCCGCCGTCGCAGAGCCCAATATGCCGGCCCAGTTACCGACGTTGCTCGTGCGGTACTTCTCGATGTCGATCCCACGGTCCTTCTTCGCCTTGAGCTCCTGTACAAGCCGCTCCTGCGGGGTGTAGTCCGGGAGATTTGCGCTCACCCAGTCAGACACCCCGTCCGCCACCTTGGCCAGCGCCCCGGGGTCGACCCCCATGGCCTCGGCGGCCTTGCAGAAGCCGGCGGCGAACGCCTGCTCCTCCGGAGTGGGCTGGGCCTCAGCGGCCTTGGCCGCCCCCTGGGCCTTGCCGAGCAGGCCCGCGATGAGGTTCCTGGCCGTGCCGACTCCGTTGCGCAGGCCCTGCTGCCAGCGCGGGTCGGTCATGAGCTTGTACCCGCCGTAGCCAAGAGCCGCGCCAAGCGTGCCCTTGCCAATGCGCTTGAGCATCGACTGGTCGTCATCCGTGACGGCAGAGCCGCCTAGTGCGCCGCCTCCGGCCATCGCGAGCGCCCCGGCAATCTGCGCAGGGTCAATCGCGGCCTTGACAAGCACGGCCCTGCGTGCCTGCGAACGAATTGCTGCTGTCTTGTTCATTACTGTTCTCCTTACTGGTCTGCGTCTATTGTCTTGCGGCGCAACGTAAGCGCCAAATTGCCGAACTGCTTGAACACGCTGCGGAGCGTGTCCTCGAGCTCCGTCGTCTCGGACGTGCCGTAGCGCTCGCCGAAGTCCTCGTTCTTCCAGTAGTACAGGAAGAGGACCCGGCCGAGCCGGTCCACCGCCTGCATGAACGACGGGATGTAGGAGTCGATCAGCGAGCCGGTGTCGTAAACCTTCGCGAGACCGCCGATCGACGAGTAGTCGAACACGTGGCGCTGCCCGAGCTGCCCGGCCTGCGCCGCAAGGTCCATCGCCTCCTGGTCGATCGGGGCCTCCCCGGCGTTGCCGCCCGGGCCGCCGCTCACGTCCGCGCCGCCGTAGCCCTGCTGGGTCTCGCCCTCGCCGCCGATGTTCTCGCCCAGCGGGTTGCCGTGGGGGACCGGCGGGGCGCCGTACAGGGGCGCGGTGACCTGCTGCTCGTACGGGCCGTACACGGGCGTGCCGGTGTACGGATCCACGCCCGGAGCCTCTGGCGGCGGAACCGGCATCTGAGCGCCGACGAACTGCGCGGCCTTGCCGAGATGGATGTGCGTGTGCACCTCCCTGTCCTCAGCCGCCTTCGCGAGCAGGCTCTCTGTGTCGTCCACGGACAGGCCGAGCCCGCCGGTGAGGGACATGCACGCCTGCTTGTAGTTGTACGGGCGGCTGAGTCCGAAGCCGTCGATGCGGACGTAGAACTCAGGACCGTCCTTCAGGACCGTGAGGCCGTGGAACGCCGCCTTCTCCATGCCGAACTTGAGCGACGTGATGTCGCCGAGCGACAGGGACGGGGGCTGCTCCTCCTTGTGCTTGTCGCGAACGTCCCACGGGGCTTCGAGCACGATAGCCCTGTAGTTTGACGGGACGAGGATGCGGTCCCCGGCCTTCACGGCCTTTCCGGTGCTCTTGGTGAGGGTGAGACCATGGCAAGGGCTATAAGACCGCTCCGGGCGAAGACGTCCGCTGCGGTCGCGGTAGGGGTCGCCCTTGTAAATGTCGAACTCGCCGTTGCGCGCCCCGTACGAACCGCACGGGCTGCACGCCTCGTCGCAGCAACAGCCGCCGCCCAGGTAGCCGTCGACCTTGTCGTTCTCGCCGGGGGTGTACTGCACACCGTCGACCCTGAAGCCTACGATGCAGTGCCTTCCGCTCTTGTCCACGAGCGCGTACGTATACCCCTCGGCCATCTGCGACAGCGGGATGCCCGTGTCGTAGAGCCCGTCCGCCTCCGCGAGGCGCTGGCCCTTGACGTACAGCGTGTCGCAGCCGGTGATCCCGCGCATCTTCAGCGTACCTTCCGGATCCGTGACGACTACGGTGCGGCCGGGGCCTTCCTGGGTCGGGATCGTCTGGAGCACCCACGCGGGCTGCGTGGTGCCGTCGGCCGTGAGCACGTCGTACTTGCCGACGCCGTCCGGGGGCGAGAACGTGGCGGCGTGGTCGTACTCGTACGTGCGGGACAGGGACTGCGGGTCGCGCTTGTCGTCGATGAAGAAGCCGTTGCAGAGCAGGCGCTGGCGGTCGGCGACCGACGTGTCGCCGCTCGCGTCGTCCACGATGCGGAGCTTGGGCTCCTCCGCCTTCTTGCACCCGTTCGCCGTCTCCCTGAACTGGCGGACGTAGAGCGTCTCGACGTTTGGGTAGACGGTAAGCGCCGCGTTCGCGAACTTGACGTTCGTGCAGAGCGCGTCGAACAGGGACGAGACCGCCTTTGGCCCGCCCCGCTCCGACAGCCAGCGCACCAGGTCGCCCGACTCGGCCTTCTTCGAGAGCTCCTTGCCGTTCAGCGCGCCGACGAAACCGGCGAACGCCTCCTGCATGTCCTTGTCGGACTTGAGCTTCTCGACCGTGGTGCGGCACATGGCGTCCCACGCGGCCTTGAACAGCGACTTGCCCTCCTCGAACTCGTCGTAGCCCTCCGCGTCGCGCGCGGCCGCGGTCTTGGAGCCGTACGCCGCCCCGATGCTCGGGCGGCGGACGAAGTCGAAATTCGGGTTCTCGAAGTCCGGGCGCACCCTCTTCGCGTCAGCCGAGTCGCCGAGCTCGATCGAGTCGCGCTGGATGACGTTGTCGACCCACTCCTCGGTAAGCGGGAAGAACATGTTGGTCTTCTTTGAGAAGATCATGTCGACTCCGCGCACCTGGTTCGCGATGAAGAAAGCCGGTATGTAGTAGAAGTCGTCGCCGACCTTGAAGCCGAACACGCCGATAGCCTTGCTGCCGTCCGGCTCGTGCTCCACCACCTCGAAGCCGAGGACGTAGCGCATCAGCTGCGCCGCCCTGTCGGCCACGAACATGTAGGCGAGCTTGGAGAAGTCCTGCTCGAGCTGCTCCTCCTGCACGTCCATCTGCGCTACTTTTGAAAGCTGGCCCACTGCTCCAGGCATGGCCGCCCTGAGGTCTTCGTAACTCATTGTCCAATCCTCCTGTACCCGGGGATGTTATCGTCTGAAAGCGGTTTCGGCGTAAAGTACTTGTCCGCGATCGCGCGCAGCCCGGCGCCGATCGCGCCGCGGATGCCGTACACCGGCGTGGCCACGGAATTGCCGGGCTGGGCCTGGACGGCGCGGATCTGGTCCTTGATGTACTGCTGCTGCATGACGTTGTACGAGAAATCCGCGCCGACGCGGTTGAGCAGGTCGTCAAGAGTAGGCTGGGGGGCGGACGGGCCGCCGAAGAACCCACCCGCCTCCTTCACCGTGCTGCGTAGCTCTGCGATCATGCTCATGGTCATATCATCTTGTTGGAGTAGCCTACCTGGTAGAACATTTTCTTGTTCGAGCCGAACGAGTCGGGGAGCCCCTTGCCATAGTTCGGCGTGGTCGACGGACCCGGCGGCTTGATCTTCGCCCCCTCGTACTTGGGGTTGTACGCCCCTCCCCGGATCGCGGCGCTGCCGGCGCGCGACTTGTACTGGTCGGCGTAGTCGTCGGTGAGCCCCGCGTGGACGCGGTTGACCTCGCTCATGTACTGCTTGGCGTCGTTCACCCTGAAGTCTGCGTCCCGCACGAACCCCTCCTGGAGGGCCCCCGCGACCTCGGGCGCAGTGGTCATGTTCTCGGAGACGTAGTTGTCGAGCCTCTGGTTCTCCATGTCCCGCAGCTCGCGGTCGTACGCCGCTGCGTCAGGTACGTTGCTGCCGCCGAAGAAACGGCGTATGCCGCTCGTCCACTTACCGAACCGGTTGCTGATCCAGTTCCCCCAGCCCGCGTTCGGGCTAAAGGCCCGCGAATACCAGTTGCGGGAGCTGAGCGCAAGTTCACGCGCCTTCTCGGGGGTCATCTGGGCATAGGGGTTCTTCTCACGCCACTCCCTGTAGTTGTCGTGCATGTTCTGCGCGGCGGAGTCCCAGAAGAGACCGGCCTCCTTCGTCAGGACGCTGGCGACCCCGTCCGCATAGGCCGGGGACACCGCACCGGATTTCACGAGCGCGTCGAGCGCGCCCAGGATGTAGGCCGGGGTGCACATGGTTACGACCCCGCTATCACGGCCGGCGCCGCCTGCTGCGCCTTGCCCTGCAGGACGGCGATGAGCGTGTCGAGCTTGGCGCTGATGTCGGCCTGGGGCTGCTGGGCCTGCTGCTGCGCCGGCGCGCCGTTCGCGCCGAACGCCGCCATCATCTGCTTGATGAACTTGGTGAACTCGTCGGCCGTCATGTTGATCATGCCGGTCTGCGGCGCGCCTCCCGCCATCGACGGATCAACTGGCGGCATGCCGGCCATCGGGTCGCCGCCCGGGGGCATCCCGCCCATCATGGACGGGTCCACGCCGGGGGGCATCCCGCCGGCCCCCGGATCGCCGCCGGGGGGCATCCCGCCAGCCCCGGGGTCCATTCCAGGAGGCGGCATGCCACCTGCACCCGGGTCGCCGCCAGGCGGCGGAGGGCCGCCCGCGCCGGGATCGCCCGGAACGAAAGCGCGCTTCACAAGCACGGCGCGGACTGCGTCCGCCATAGATCGTCTGGTCATACCTAATTCTCCTTTAGCGGTTAATATGATACTGCATCATCTGGAAAAAGTCAATGCGTCCCCGGCATTTTTCGACGCGGCCGCGATCACGTCAGCGAACGGCCTCGGCGGCATCAGGCCGAGCCTGACGCAGACTGCGCCCCAGTCCTTGTCGTCCGGCGTACTCAGGCCCCACGAGTCGCCGGCCAGCCGGTAGAGTATGATCATCGGCGCGCCGGACACGCTGCGCACGACGACCATCTGCGCGTCCGGGTCGTCGCACAGCGGCGGACGCATGACGTCCTTCCCGTACACCGTCACCCTGCCGTCCACGCGCCGCCTCCCTCCACCATGCGCTCGCGGACGAGCAGGCGCACCAGCTCGCAGTACTCGTCGTACGTGGGGCTGTAGCTCCCGTCCACGATCTCGGGCAGCCTGCCCCACAGGCCCTCGCGTCCGCGCACCAGCCTGCGGACGTACTCCAGGTAGGCGTCGTACGTCGGCCCGCGGCCGCCGCCGGAGATGTCGCGTAGGCCGTCCCAGCCAATTCCGGCTATCCGCAGCAGCAGACACACCCGGTCCACGTACTCGTCGACCGTCGGGTCGTAACTCCCGTCGACTATGGCCGGCAGCTTCGACCGCAGCGCGTCGTCGTGGACGACGAACCACGACAGGCGGCACACGGCCGCGTCGACCTCCTCGGCCGTCGGGTCGTAACCGCACTCCCCGTAAACGGCCTCGGCCACGCCGCCGAAACCCAGCATGGCCCGAGACACCGCGTCGACGGCGGCAACCAGCTGCTCGTGCGTAAGCCGGCTGTACGGCTGCGCCGCCAGATCCACCTCGGGAGTCAGGGACAGCGGAGCGCCCTTAGTCTGGTCGTTGCGGTACGGGATGTCGTTTATGGAGCCGGTCGGCTCGTACTCTATCTGGAAATTCCCAGTCAACTGGGTCTCCCGGACGATGCCGTCGTCCACGACAACGGAAAACGAGTACGCCCCGCGGCGAAGCACGTTCATCACGGTGCGCGGAACGGTGATGTGAACCAGTCCGGGACGGTGCTCGTCCGGGACGATCCATCCGCCATCGGCCGACCCCGACCATAGCACCGGGCTGAAACGGTTCTCGGCCACGGCCACATATATCTTGACGCGGTCAAGGTCATCCTTCTTCACCGGCTCGCCGGTGGACGGGACGCGCACAGTAGTGGTGAAGGCCAGCGTGTCGCCGCTGACGCACTTTATGAGCCTGCGGCCGCCACACGGTATGTTCACCCCGTGCGGCCTGTCGTCGGCTATGCGCCTCTTTCCGTGGTTGTACAGGTGCATTCTCGTCACTCCCATTTGTCAGCGCCGGGCAGCATCGGCTGCCGCACCGACGGCGAAACCGCCTCTGCCCGCATGGCGGAAACCGTGTCAACGAGCTTGTCGACCATGTCGTCCGTGACGGCGTCCGCCACCAGGTCCGCAATCAGCTTGTCCTTGTCGGCGGGCAACTCCGTCTCGTTCCACCGGTCGACGAAGTCCGCTATCCGGCGCAGCCACGCCGTAGTGGCGGAGATCGACTCCCACGTCCCGCGGACAATGCAGTACCCCATCAGCCACGACAACGCTGCGGCTATGATCTTCCGCACGCGCCCCGGCGTGATTATCTTCGACAAAAGCCATCTCTTCAGACTCTGCATACAGCTCCTCCGCCTACGGTCACCGTCCCATGAACTTGACGACCACGTTCACCCCCATGGCTACAAGCACGCCAATAAGTATAACCTTCGCCGTCCACAGCAGGATCGTCCGGAGAGTGGTGCCCCACTTCTCCTTCTCCTCTATGATGCGCTTGTCGAAGTTGTTCATCCTGGCTCCGAAGTCATGCCCGAGGTTGACGACCGCCTCGTTCAGCACCCTGAACCCGTACTGCGTCTCCGATCTCATGTTCGCGACATCCTGCTCGACCTTGGTCAACCGCGTGTCCAGCGTTGACGTGGCGGCCTTGACCGCCGCGAGCTCCTCGCGCAGGACGCACCCTTCCTTTGACGCCGCCATGCACATGGCCGCCCACCTCCGATCAGTCTCCGAACGACGCAGGGAAATTGGTAACCGTGCCGCCAAGAGCCTCTACGACTGCCTTGAGGGCCTTAGCCCTATCGGCCTCCGTGCCGAAATTAAAATACTTACCGGCAAGCGGCTTGACCGGCTTGCGCGAAGAGTCGATCAACCCCATATTCTCCAGATCCTCACGACGGATGACGCTGTTGTACGCATAGTCATTGAATGCCCACGTGACACCCCAGGAGCTAACCTCGATGCCACCGGACCCCGAGGTAACCACTGAGCCGTCGGTAAAGCGGATCCCGCCGTTATAGCCGACGGACAGCTCGCCATCGAGGACGGCACCGGTGAAATCCGCGCTATCTGCCGTCACCGTACAGCCTGCTGGAAGCCCGAGCGCGGAAACCAGCTTCTCAGCCTCGGCGAAAGTCCGTCCCACAAACGTAATGTTCGCGAGGCCGGCACACCCCTGAAGTGCGTCTCTGTCGATATAGCGCACGCTAGGCGATATTGTCAGGCTGGTAAGGCCGCGGCACTGCCCGAACGCGTTAGCGTCGATGCGGGTCACGCCGTACGGAACCGTCACGTCGGTAAGACTAGTACAGCCGTAAAACGTGTAACTCTTAATACTCTGCATATTGGATGGCAGGGTTACCGCGCTCAGACTGGTGCAGCCCTGGAATACAGCGCCGCCAACGCCACCCACGCTGTCTGGCAGCACCACCTCACGCAAACTCGTACAGTTATAAAACACAGAGTTTCTAACACGCGTTACGCTAGCTGGTATCACCACGTTAGTGAGACTGGTGCATCCGGAAAACGACTGGGAGGCAAGCTCGGATATACCAAGCGGCAGCACCATGCTCTCGAGACCAGTGCAACCCCTGAACGCCCCTGCCCCGATAGCGGACACACTGGTGGGGATCACCACGTTAGTGAGGCCGGTGTAATCCCTGAACGCCCCGCTGCCGATGCTCGTCACACCGGTGCCGATTCGCACAGACACCACGTTGTCGAAATTAGTAATCATGCCAGCTGTCAGCTCGCCCTCTATGTTGAAAGAGGCGGCCGTCCTGCCCGCATACACTACGACGGTCTTCCGGGCAGCGGCCTTCTCAAGCGCCCACGCGCGGGCATTGGCATTCGACGCCGCAATGAAGTTATTCGTGGCGTAGAGCCGTAAACTGTCAACCCACTCAAACAACGCAGCTATATTCGCGTCAAGCGCATCAGCGATGTTCCTAGTATCACCAGCCAACGCCTCTACGCGCTTAACCACACCCGCATGCCGCGGCCCCAGGACAGACTGATCGTACGCCCCGATCAGGTCGTTAACGGCATTGGTGTCGACGCCGCCGGAACCGCCGGAACTGCCTTCGCGCGGCTGTATGACCGTGCGGTCGTACTCCGCCACCACCTCGCGCACCGCGTTGGTGTCTAGCCCGCCTCCGGTACCGCCCTTGACGTCGACCACGACCAGGTCGTCGCGGTGAAGCGAGCCGAGACGGGCCTTGACTACCCCGTCGGCATCAAGGCGGCTACTGGCGCAGCTGGCCGTTAACGCCAGCACGATCGCCGTGACAACTCTTTTGTGCAGCATGTTTTTCATGTCGATAAGTCCTCGCTGTCTGTATTGTACCATGATTCGCCAAAATACACAAGATGGTACCGCCTTACTGGCTTAAGATGCTCACGGGGTCGTTCGCGCCGATCTCGCCGCGCCTGTACGCCCGAATCGCATCGCGCGCGGTCACGAACACACGCGGCCTGGCCTTCGACTGCGGAGCCGTCAGCCTGGCGAGACCGAGGGTCATCTCCATCATGGGGACGTACCGCGGCGACCGCAGGTCGGTGGTGGAGAACAGGTTCTTGCTCGGAAGCATCTTCTCGATCGCCTCGGCGACGGCCTTGTCGCTGGACGGGACGTGGAAGTTCATCGTGTCCCCGTCGTGATCGGCGGTAAAAGCCTTCTCGACGACCGGGTTCATCCGCATGGTGTTGCCCTCGACGAGCGACGGCCAGAACGCCATGAGGTTGAACTTGTGCCACGTCGGCGCGCGGTCGAGGATGACCGGCCTGCGGCCCATCTCCTCGAGCAGCAGGTCCTTGGCCACCGGCTCGCGCTTCTCGATCAGCTCGGCCGCGCGCTCCTCGGAGTACCCGCGCCTGCGAAGCCCGCGGATGACGTAGTCCTTGTAGAGCGTCCACGCCTCGTTCTCCGGGATGCCGCACTGGTCCATGTCGTAGTTCGGCTCGGGGCTGATGACCGCGCGGCCGACCGAGTCGACAGCCTTGGATATGACCTTCGACTGGAACAGCCCGAGCTTCGGACTTGTCCCTATTACCTGGCGGATGGCGCCCTTGAGCCGCTTCGCCTGGCCCTCGGGGCTGATCGGGTCGCCAAGCCCGTATGCAGCCTTGACAGCGTTGTACACGTTCAGCCGCTCCTCCGTGAGCCCGCTGTCCGGTACGTCCTTCTTCAGCTGCGAGAACGCGTCGGCAGATTCGATCACGTCGCGGTACAGCTCGTTGATGTCGCTCACGAGGGCCGTGTCGCCCACCTTGGCGATCGGGCGGAACATCGGCGGAATGACCGGGATCTTGGTGATCATCCAGTCCTTCGGCTCGACGCCCTGCTTCTTGCACCCGGCCAGGTAGCCGAGCACCTTCACGGCGTTGTCGCGGGCGGACCCGCGGGACTTGCGGACTATGTCGCGCTGGCGGCGTATCTCCGCGTCGACGTCGATCGCGCCGAGCGCGGCCTGGAGCGCCTTGCCGCCTGTCATGCCGTTCAGCTGCTCCTCGCCGGATATGACGGCCTGGAGCTTCTTGCCCGTGAGCCCGAGCAGCCTGCGGACGGGCTCCTCCATTACCGGATTCGGCACAGGCTCCGGAAGGGCTATCGCGGCCCACCGGCTGCGGTTTCCGTTGCCGCCGGTGAGGTACGGGTCGAACAGGCCGCCCTTGATCTCCTTCAGCTCGTCGTTGAGCATCCTGGAGTTCTGGATCACGCGGCCGCCGGTCAGCTTGTCGGTATCGGCGTCGGTCATCGGGAGGATGTCGGTCGCGCGCTGCCCCTCGACTACGTTGATCCCGCCGGCGCGGAGGAGGTTCATGGCCTTCTGGTACACGAACGGGACCTGCGGCATCGGAAGCGGACCTCCGCTCCTGACGGCCTTCCAGTACTCCTCGTTCTTCGTGCCGCGGATCGTCTGGACGTCCTTCATCACCTCGGTCGCGCCGTGCGCGATCAGGGCGTAGGTGTCGAGACCGGAGTTAGAAACAAGGCAGTCCGAGGCGCAATACTTGTGCGACCCGGCTACCGTTATGTCGTAGAGGCATATCTCGTCGTCCGGGCCGTGCTTGGGATCCTTGTACGGCTCCACCCGCGTAACAAGCACTGGAACGCTTCCCAGCGTATACGCCGTGTCCACGCCGACATACTCGTGCGGCATAGCGGCCACCTCCTTCACCAGCCACTTCTTGGAAGGAGGTATGTCCCCTGGACGCATGTATCTGGCCACTAGGCGAACCATGGCCCTGCACGCATCAGCGGACAAGCCGAGATAGGAGTAGTGACGAATCTCGCCGTTAACGCGCTTATGCAGATCCCGAACCGAGACCGGTGCGCCGAGCCTGCCCTGCAGCCAGGATGCAAGGCGCTCGTTCTCGGCATGGGTGAATCCCTGCGTGGATATCGTGCCTGACGGACTGCCGGTAGGGACGCCGTTCTTAACGTGCCCAACGATGCACCCGTCGTCCACGAACCACGCCACTATGCCGACGTCGCCTATGCGGCTGAGGTCGACACGGTCTAGGTTCTTGCGTCCGAAGCTGCCGTCCGGCTGCCTGTAGAACATGTCCCTGAGGGGAATGACTATGTCGTGCCTGTGCAGCTCGTAGTACGAGACGCGTACGCCCTCTCCCGACCCGTACCCGGAACGGCTCTTGCCCTGCGTGCTGCTCCGGCTGGACACGAGTGCACCGAGCGAACGCACCTTCCAGCTGACATACATGTCCTGGTGGTGGCTGTGCTGCTCGTTGAAGTACGCCATGTTGGCGGTCTTCCCGCCGCGCACCTTCCACAGCCCGCCGTGCACGTTGCATATTGCCCCGTCCCCGAGCATCGACCCCATGAGCAGGGACATCTGGTCATGCGTGGGTACATACCCGTAGCTGGTCAGCCAGTCGCCGGGGCGGACATCTCCGGCCAGTATCTCGCCGCGGTCCGGCGAGTACAGATGGTGCTGCCGGGTCACGTGCATCGTCTTCCCGGTGTACACCACGCGCTTCCTGGCGCAGTTGTCGCTGCCCGGAAGCCCGTCCACCGAAATGCTCAGCACCTCCGATACCTTCCCCTTCCGGCAGAACCAGTTGGTCACGAGCGAATAACCCCAGCTGCCGTCGGCGAACCGGGTCCAAACGTACTCAGGGATGCGCTTCTCCACTATATGGCCTATCGACTCCTCGCCGTGAAGGACGCGGATAGGCTGAGACGCGATGAAGCACATGCGCTTGGCACCGGTCTTGCCGCCCTTGGCCGGCTGCAGGTCGGCGGTGTATCCGCCTGCACCGCCCTTTGCGGAGATCTTCTTGTCGGCCAGGTGGTGCATGGCGTGGAAATACACGTAGCCGTCGCCTATGCCGTGCAGCGTGCGTCCGGTCTCCGGGTCGAACACGTCCGCCGTGGGGCTGACCCCGGCCGCGGCGAGCTGGTTGGACGCCCAGCGGGCCCAGCCCTCTGGCGGAGGGTCCTGCGGGATGCGCACCTGCCGGCCCGTGGCCTTGGCGAGCTTGCCGAGAGCGGTCTCGATAAGCTGGCCGGGCGCGACCCGCGACGGGATGCCCATCGGGTTCATGAGGATGTCGTACGGCTCGTTCGTGGCCGCGTCGCGCGGCATCTTGTCGTCCGGCACGATCCGGCCAACGACGCCCTTCAGCGCGAAACGCGGGCTTAGCTTGTCGGCGATCTGCATCGGGGGCGTCGCCTTGACGTTGACCTTCGCGCGACCGCGGAACACGGACGAGCTGACCACGGTGCCGGGGTAGTCGTGGTCCCACACCTGGGACTTGTCCGTGAACGCCCCGCGCAGGACCTTGCTGAGCTTCCCTAGGTTCGCGTCCTCGGCCGTCAGCAGCTTCGGCCCGACGGCGACGGCGATCGGGTCGCCCTTGTTGAGGACCGTCCCCTCCTTGACGACGCCGTTGTCGTCGAGGGTGGCGTACTGCTCCTTGGTGAAGCGCTTCGGGAACGCGGACATGTACTTGTTGAGCCCGAGCGTGCCGCCGTCCCGCGGGTCCGACTCGAATCCGTAGAGACGGTCGGTAGCGAGCTTCTTGGCGGCGGACTCGCTGATGACGATGGCGTCCTCGTAAGAATAGCCCTTGTACGGCAACCACGCCATGCGCAGGTTGACCCCCATCGACAGCCCGCCGGTCTTCTTGTCCACGAAGTTCGACGCTGCAAGCATGTCGTCCGCAGCCACCTTGTCCCCGACCTTGACGGTGGGGGTGTAGGTCAAACCGGTGAGCCCGTTGAACGGGAAGTCGGTCACTGTCTCGACGAAGTGCTTCTTGCCCTGCGCGTCCGTCACGGTCACGCCCTTGTCCGTGACCTTCGTGACGACGCCCTCGGCTGGCGACCGCAGCGTGCCGAGACGCCGGCCGTAGTGCTCGCTCCAGGTCATCTTGCCGTCCGGCATCAGAGAGTCGACGAGCGGCACCTCGCCCTTGGCCGTGGGCAGGTACTGCCCCCAGAACTTCGCGCCGTAGAACTGGCGCCCGCCCTGCACAGACGTGGGCATGGGGTTGAGGTTCACGTTCGACGAGAACAGCCCAGACATGCTGGGCACGAAGTAGTCCACCTCGTCGCGCGGCACCATCTGCACGCGTCCGCCCTTCATGGCCGGGATGCGCTCCGCCTTCGGATCAGGGTTCGGAAACCCGATGACCGAGTCCGAGGCCTTGTCGCACGCTACGTACTCCCTGCGCCCCTGGCGGTTAAGAAAAAGCGAATACAGCCTGCCGTCGGACCCCTTACGGGCGTGCACGCTGAGACGGGCGTCAACGCCGATCTTCTCGTTCTCGGGACCGGCCAGCACGTCGATGTAGTTGAGGTTGCCTGGGTTCACCTGCCGCGCCTCGTCCGTCACCACGTCCGCCGACCCGATGCCACCCTCGCCCATGCGGGTGACGCGCATCATCTGCTCCTCGAGCGCCATGGGGTTCGAGTTGTCCCCCGGCATGGCGAGGCCAGACCCCTGCAGGAGCTCGTTGTGCCACCCAGAGAACGCGCCGCGCCCTACAGGCTTGAGCGACCCGGCACGGGAGATCTTCGCCATGATGTTGCGCGACAGCTTGCCGGCGTCCTTCTCTATGCGCTCGCGGTACAGGTCCTCGATGCCGAGCACGTTGGCGAAACCGGGATTGTCGCGGTCGTCCGGCTTCTCCTCCCCACGGTTGACGTTGAACATCTTGGACGCGGCGCGGAGAAGCACTTCCGGGGTGATGCCCTCGGCTGCGATGCCGAGGGTCCTGACCGTGACGCCGGGGTCAAGGGCGAACTTCGGCAGCGTGTCCGCAAGGTACCGCTCCTTCGACACGAGGTCCTGGGCGGTGGCGTTATAGCCGGCGAACGCGCTGTAGAGCTTGTCGACCGCCGACCGCCCGGCCATGCTCGCGGCCTTCGCCGCATTGGCGTGGGCCACGTCCGCGCCCCAGGCCTTGACCATCTGCTGGTCTGACACGCCGAGGGCCTTGAGAAGCGGATACAGCGGCATGTTGGCGTGCCCGACGTTGACCGTCACCACGCCGGTGGACGGCTCCATGCGCAGGCGGAACCCGCGGCCCGTGCCGGGGCGGACGTTGAACTGCGTCTCGACGTCGCCAGACCGGCGGACGCGGGTGTACACGCCCGGCCGGAGCCTGAGCTGGTTGGCCACCGTGTACTCGCTGCCGTTGTTGATGACCGTCCCGCGGTCCGTGTAGTACGGGACGTGCATGACGACCTCGTCCTTCTCGTCCACCACGGCGTTGTCGGCCTTCCGGATGAGGCGGAAATGCCCGCTGACCGGCGTGTGCAGCGGCTGGTCGTTCAGGAGCGCGTGCTTCTGCTGCGCGAGCGTGAACTCCTGCGGGCCGGTGTACCTGACGTCAGACAGCTCAAGCCTGTACGACTTGTTCTCAAGCGGGAAGCGCCTCTTGAGCGCCTCGAGCGTACCGGAGTAGATTCCGGCACGCGCGGCCTTGGGGTCGTCGAACGCCCGCAGAGTGACGCCCTGCGGGACGATGGGCTCGTCGTCTGTAATAGTGTCTGCCATGTCTCCTCCTAGTACCCCTGCGCATACTGGGCGTCGTCCCCTCCGCCACCGCCGTACATGTTGTACAGGATCATGGCCGGCAGCCCCAAAGACCCGGCCCCGCCGTAGAACCCCATCTGGCCGAGGTGCCCGGCGGCGTCTCCGTAGTTGCCCTGGGATGCGCTGCTCGCCATGTTGTACAGCGTATCGGCCTGCCAGCCGGTCTTTCCGAGCGCAACACGCCCTGCGGGCATGATGGTGTCCTTGCCCCAGTTGAACACGTTCTTCGTGGCCTGCCACGGGTGCATGACCGTGTTCTGGATGCTCGCACCGGGATGGCGCGCGAAGTTGTACAACCCGCGTACCGGACGGCCTATGCCGTTGCGGGCCGTGTCCCATATGATACGCCCGGGACCGCCACGGCCGACAACCGTCTTCTTTATGCCCTCCACCGGATTCGCGAACGTGCCTACGGCCTTGAACGGCATAGCAACGGTCTCGCCCATGGCGTCTACGCCGTTTGCCACCATGTTGCGCGCGCCCTGCATGGCGCGGGCGCCCCACGACGCCCCGGTAGTGCCGGCGCTCGTGGCCGCCGAGGTACCGCGTATCGCACTGGACAGAGCCCTCGTGCCCGCCATGACCCCGCGCCCTGCAAGCTTTCCGGCCGCCCCGAAGCCGGCCGTCGCAAGGGTGTCACCAGCCAACGCGCCGACCGCGGTATTGCCGAACCGGTTAGCGCCCCCGATCCAGCTTCCGCTGTTGCCGCGCAGATCACTGTCGTGGAAGTTGTTCTCTATGAGCTGCCGTTTCGCCTCGAACGCCGCATCTGCGTTCGCACGCGTGTTCTGGTACGACCTCTTCCTCTTGAGTGCTTCGGTGCTGTTGCCGTACGAACCCCAGTCCAGGAGGTACTCATTTCCAAGACGAGCCAGCTGCGCGGCGTTGTGCGCCGCGCTGTTCGCCTGTATCTGGAAATTGTTGGCCACGTCATGGCCGATGGTGCCCCAGTCCTGGTTGGCGGTCCGGTAATACTGCTTCATCCAGTCGGAGTATGACGTACCCTTCGGGGCGCTGGTGAGGTACGACAGGTTAGACCCTACCGCATCGGCAATGAGCTTGAACGGGGCGGCAATCGCAGTGCCGATGCCCTTGCCCACGGCCGTATCCCCCCATGTCGACACGCCACCGTTAGCCTGGATCTCACGCATGATCTCGGCCCGGCTCTTGCGCTTGACGATCTCAGGGTTCTTCCTGGCATAGGCCTCGAACGCCGCCTGGTTGCGCTTCCTCCGCGCCACGACGTCCGGCAAATTGTCGTACGCCTTGTTCCCGGTAAGCCCGAACTTGCCGGCCTGGGCCCGCTGCGCCGCCTGCGCCTGCTGCCTGCGCGACTGCTCCATCTTGGCCCCGTAGTCCGCCGGAAGGATCCGGTTGGTGACTACCGCAGGGGCCGCGCGCTTGTACAGCGCACCGCGGATGAGCCCGCCGACAGTCACCCCCGGCTGGCCCCTGACGCCGTGCATGTGCCCGACGAGCAGGCCCGATAGATCTGTGCCACGCGTGCCCATCAGTACTCTCCCTTCGTGGATATGTCCCTGCCGAGCTCGACGCCCTTCGCGAGCGACGGAATGGGGTTGGTGCTGTGAAGCTCTGAATGCGCCCCCTGCTGCGCGTCCTCGAGCAGCCGGTCCTTGAGGTACGACGTCCCGAGACGCGCCATCCAGTTCCCTGAGTACGCCGGCGACTCGGCCACGCTGACCATGTGCGGCATGACGCCGGGGGCTGTCTTGTTCGCGGTGACCTCGGTGCAGCCGTGCCGCTTGAGCGCCTTGACGACGCTCGGAGTCACTCGAGTCCCAATGGTGTAGTGCAGCACCGGGGCCTCGAGATACTGCCCCACGGCCTTGTCCAGGGGCACCTGCGCCGACCCCTCGCGCGGCGTGTACCCGCTCGCCCACGCGCTGTAGCGCACTATGTCGCCAGGAAGCGCGTCGCCCTCGGAGTCGGGGTTCTCCACCTGCACGTTGTTGACCAGGGCGCGCGAGAGGATCTCCACGTTGCGGCGGTTGACGCCGTAATGCGAGTCCCTGAACGCCTGGGTGAAGCGGTTCGTGAAATACCTGCGTCCCTCGCCGATCCCCTTGTACGCCACGACGTCGGCCGGGGACACGAGACCCGACGACACCGCGTCGCCGGCCTCCACCTTGTCGCCGGGCTTGACCGACACCTTCAGCGCGGCCGGGACGTATATCTTGTTGTCGCGGTCGTCGTCTAGCACGACGTACTGGCCGCCCTGCGGCGCGTCCTCGATCGCGGACACGGTGCCGTCGACGGAGGACACGGACGCCTTCACGTCATACGCCTTGGGCACCATCGTGAGGTCCTTGAGCGCGTCGAACCCGACGTACGCGCCGAGGTCGGAGCGCTTTCCGCTGTGTTTCGTGTTGAGAGAATTTTGGGCGATCTGCTCGCCCAAGGCCGACGCCGCGTTCACGCCGGCGTTGTACCCGATCTCCGGGAACCGGCCGGTCTCGCGTATGCCCACGCACATCTTGCACAGGCCGTCCTTGCACCCGCACGTTATCGGCGAGCGGACAACTATCTCGTCCTCCCCGGACGCGCGGATCTTGTCCAGCACGGGCTTGGTGATGACCGTGCCCGGCTTGAACCCCGCGACCTCTGACTGCAGCACGGACCCAACGCTGTCGTTGTCGTCAACCGAGACTGGAACGCCGTTGGCCGTGCCACAGTCGTCCGTTGTCACGACCTGGTCGATCGCGGCCGCGTTCATCATCTTGCTGAGGTAGCCGCCCTTCTGCGTGCCGAGCTTGGTGCCTATGACGCCGAGGCGCGCGCCGTAGCCTGCGGCCCAGTACTCGTGCGGCTTGAGGCCCTCGGCGTACGCGCTGCCGATGAAGATAGGAACGATCTTGCCGTCGCTGTCAGTGTAGGTGCCGGGAGACGTCAGCATGGCCCCAAGCTGGTTCTTGTTTCCGCGGGCCTTGTACTTCGCCTGGATCGCAAACGGGTTGTTGTTCGCGAGGGCGTTCGAGTAGGTCTCGTCGGTAAGCCGCTTCGTCGCCTCGCCGTACAGGGCCTCGATCGCGTCGTCCTTCTGGGCCTGGGTAAGCCTGCTGTCGGACAGTATGGCCTGCTCCTGACGCTTCACCTCGTCCAGCAGCGGCTGCTTGTCCACAACCGGCACCAGGTCGTTGAGGGTTATCGTGGACCCCTCGTCGAACGCCGCGTTGCGCCCGAGCTGGACCAGCTTCCAGCACACCTCGCGGTAGCGCTCGGGATGCTCCCGGGCGAGCTGGCCGAGAAGCGCGTTGATCTCGTCCTGCCCGAGCGTGCGCGTGTAGTCGCGCATCTCGGGAGGAAGGGCCTCGTTCACGAGGAGCTGCCCAGGTGTTGCGAGCATTGGATCCCTCTACCCGGTTACCGACTCAAGTGGCCGACTTATCGCCGCCACCAAACGCAGCCCTGCCCAGCCCGTACAACCCTCCAGCGCCGGCAAGAGCCGTACCAGTCCTCGCGGCGATCATGCCGGTTCTCGCGCGACGGGTCGCATCGATCGCCTCACGGCGTTTGGTGATCAGCCCGAGCAGGTCGCTCTTGAGCTGGTCTATCCTGCCGCGCAGGTTACTACCTACTGTGGCGTTACTGGCCGCCGAGCTGTGCTGGAATTTTGAATACGTGGACCGCGCATTAGCCAGCCCCTTGCTGACCGCGTCCTTGTCACGCCCCAGGCTTGCAACAGACTCACGCAGCTGCTTGAGGCGTGAACCGGTGAGCGCACCCCAGTAGCTCTTTGCGCCGCGGCCCACGGCCTGCCCTACGCGGCTGTTGGCCACGGCCCTACCGGCGTTTGCGATCCAGGCCGGGAGGGCCTCCTTGTACAGGGCCCCGGGGTCGACCCCCATGGCCTCGGCGGCCTTGCAGAAGCCGGCGGCGAACGCCTGCTCCTCAGGGGTGAACTGGGCCGCTGCGGTCTTTGTCAACGCGGCCCTGCGGGCCTGCGAACGGATTGCTGCTGTCTTGCCCATTGCTGTTCTCCTTGTTGTCTGCTTTCGACGTCAAATCACGCCCTGGGCGTTCAGCCTGCGCATGAGCTTGCTGATCTTGGCCTTGTTGGCCCTGATGTAGGCCGCTGCCCCGGGGTCGGCCGCCTCGACTCCTACCTTGCGGTGGCCGCGGAGCCGTCTCCGGACCTTCGCCAGAACGGCCTTCTCGTCCACGCCGGACTCCGGGTCTGCGACGGTGCTGTCAGCTGCCCCTAGCAGCGCGTCGCGCAGCGTGCCGACGCTCACCATGTCGTCTAGCCCTGCGGCCTTCATGTTCATGGCGCGGTCCACGAGCCAGTCGCGGCCGCCCATGGCCGCAAACGCCTTCGCCGACCCGCGGGCTACCTTGTTCCACGCCCGGCGGATGATGCCGTCGTTCGGACCGTTCGCGAACTGCGCGTCGATGGCCGCGTCTACCGCGCGGCGGTACGTCTCGGGGTGCTTGCCGCGAAGTATGTCGACGGCCTTCCGGCGGTCGAAGTTCAGCCCGAAATCAGTGCTGTTCAGGATGCTCGACAGGGCCTTCGGGTCCTGCAGGACCACGTTGTACACCTTGGACATGTCGGCCGCGGCCATCTTCATGAGGCCGGCAGGGTCCGTCCCGGCGGCTTCGGCGATCTTGACGTACGGCTCCGCGAGGGTGCGGTTCGGCTTCCCCTCCACGACGTCCATGTAGATTGGCAGCATGGCCGTGATCGCCGCGCACGTGTCGGCCGACGCCTGCTTCTCCTTGCCCTCCTCGCCCTCCACGAGCGACGGCGTGCCGCCCTCCGTGCGGAACACGATCCTGGTCGGGCGGTTGATGTCCTTCTTGAGCTTCTCCTCGGGGAACTCGCGGTCCATCACCTTCTTCGTGATGTACGCCGTGGCCCCGGTGCCGGCGAGCAGTGCGAGGAGATACGCCGCAGTGGGGTAGCGCATGGTATTCGTCAGGCCGTCGGGCAGGAGGTCAACCCACCCGGCAACCTTCACGGACGTGTCCTTAGACAAGACGCGCTCGGCCGGGCCGATGATAGACATCATGACCTCAGCGCGCTTCGACGAACCCGCCATGGCGTCGACATAGGCCTGCTGCGCGGCCTTGAGCTTGCGCTTGAGACGGCGCTCCTGCATCGCGTCGAACATGCGCGACACGACCTCGTAAGAAAGCAGCCCTCCGGCGGTGAGGCCCAGGGCGTTTGCCACGATCGTGCCGACGCTGTTGGGTCCAGGGTTGCCGTCGCCCGCGGCCTTCACCTCGTCCTTCTCCTTGGACTTGGGCGGCGCGATCTTGGCGGCGTACCTGCCGGCCTCGCGGAACTGCTGCCCGCCGTTGGCCGTGACCTTGGTCTCCCCCGGCTTGGCGTCGCGCATGCCGGTGTAGCCGTCGCCGGCCGTCTTCGGGAGGGTGAGCACTATCGTGTCCTCGTCCGTAGACTCCGGCTTCCTGTCCCGCAGCTCGCGGAACCTGCGGAGGAGGTTGGCGGCCGCGCTGACGCCGGCGCCGCCCAGGACGCCGGCCATGAGCGCAGTGACGAACCGGCGGTTGTTGATGTCGCCGAACGGTACTGGCAACTGGGTTACGGAATTTGTGCCTCCAGCTGACTTGATCTGCGTGTCCATGTGTTACTTTCCTCCACGTTTCTTCGCTATGAGACGCCCGAGCGCCCTGGCGCCGATGCCTCCGCCGACCGACGCCAGCAGCGCCAGCGGCCCGCCGATCCTGCGTCCCGCGGCGGTGCTGAACATGCCGCGCATGAGCCCGGAAAACGCCTTGCGCGCGCCGGGGCGCATGGCACCGTACCTACCGGCGTCATGCTTGTCTACCGCGTGCAAAACAGCCTTCCTGACCGCGTCCACGAACGTCCTGTCGCGGGCGCCGCGCTCCTTGAGCAAGGCGTTGACCGCGCTTACGGTCTTGCGATTGAACCTGCCCGGACTGTTGTACATCGCGTCGCGCAGCTTCTGGACGGCGTCGCGCTCGATCTTGCCGTAGTCGGCGTTCTCGAGGCCCAACGCCTTGATCGTAGGGCCGAGCCGGTGAATGGCGCCCTCGCCGGAGTCACGCGTGTTGATGCTCCTCGCGAGCGCATCCTCGAGCGAGACGCCGCTGTGCAGCAGGCGGGCCTTCTCGCGGCCCAGCGCGGTAGCGGCTGCATCGACCTGCTGTATCCCGCGCCGCGCCGTGCCGTAATTGTTGTTGCCCCTGTTCAGGAAGGTGTCAGTCATCGTGACCGTCGGGTTGGTGTTGGCGAGAGCCTCGGTTATGGTCGACGACCCGCCGTACGTGCCATGCAGGTCCACGTTACGGGCCAGGACGTCGTATCCGGGCAGCCGGTCGCCATGCAGTATGAACTCGGGGCGGCGCGCGTTTATGCGCCGCACCTCGTCCATCACGCCGTTATTCGTGTAGAGGTCGAGCCCCGCCCCCTCGCTGAGGGGATTCTTCTTCCCGTACTGGAGAATTATCCTGACGTTCGGGTCGCGCTCAAACGCCTTTGCCACCAGCCGCACCTTCTCGGCCGCGTTCGCGCCGGCCGCGCCGGTCGAGATGAGCATGAACTTCGTGCCGGGCGTCAGGGTACTGGGGTCGATACCGTTCTGGACGGCGATGTCGCGTATCGCCTTCATGTACGCCGCCCGCTCTCCGCCGCCGAGGGCCTTCGGCATGTAGTACTTCCACATGCGCCCGAGCCGCGATCTCCGCCCGAACCCGGGGTCGTACATACCCGACCCGGGAAGCAGCTGGTCGGACGGGGAGCGGTAGTTGGCCTGGAACTGTGTGTCAAGCGCCAAGTTGCGCGTGTGAGGAGACCGTGGATACGCGTACGTGTTCTCTCCGACGGACTTGGCTGCCTCGTTCCCGGCAAGTGTGCTGTAGTTCATGCCCGCCTCGCCAGAAAGCAGGTACGGAAGATCGGTCCCCCAGTAATGCTTGTGGCCCAGCGCGGCATATGGCGCTATGTGATCCCGGCCAGCCGCGATGTTGAGAATGCCCTGCTTGCCGACAAGCTTGAACGTGTCGAGCAACTCGCCGGGGGTGAAATTGTCGAACGCGCCAGACCGCAGCAGGCGAATGGCCTTGCGCTGTGAAACCCCGGCGCCGGTCATGGCCCCGACAATATCGCGAAGGGCGTTGCTCTGCTTCCCTCCGACGTCTGTCTTCAGCCTCCAGAGACTCCCGAGACGGCTGCCGTCGATCCTTGTGTTGTCTGACCACAGACGCGGATTGCGCTTCACGGCATCGCCGTACCAGGTGCTGTTCGAGACTTCGCCCCTAGCTATCCCCTCGTCGTTGAACCGGCCGTTCGTATTCACGTAATACGACCCGATGCCGTTGCGGTTGAGCATGCGCGACATGCGCGACGCCATGACCGCCTCGCCAGAGCCGTGCGCCAGGCTAAGGTCCGCGCCGGCGTACACCGGTACCCGGAAGTCGGGCTGGCTGGCACCAGGCTGCTTCCTGGTGAGCCAGCGGACCAACAGCTTATTGGAAAAGTCAGAATCGGCGAGACTGCGGCCGAGCATCAACCCGCCAAGCCCGCCGCCGACAAGCGCGATATCGTCGGACGTCGTAGCCATAGTCTGTACCGCCTATCTACGCAGTGGCACCGGCGCGACGTCCCTTGCCCTTGTCCGTGCCCTTGTCCTTGCCGTCGCGCTCTTTAGCAGCAGACCGGGTGCGGCCACGGAACGCCGTACCCGAGTGCTGATAGGCCAAAGAGCCGAGCCCGCCGGCCGTACCGGCAGCGCCTACAAGAAGTAGCGTCTTGGCGAGAGGAGACATAGACGCGGGGGCCGGCGCGGGGGCCGGCGCGGGGGCCGGCGCGGGGGCCGGCGCGGGGGCCGGCGCGGGGGCCGGCGCGCCACCACGGGACGACCCGGCCAGCGCAGCCGTCCCGGCAGAGCCAAGACCCAGGGCCGCGAGAATCCTCCCGGGCGACAAGCGCGTCGTCACACCCTGCTTCGCGGCATGGCGAAGCTCGCTATACGGACGAGGCGCTCCGCCTGCGCCACCGTAAGCGCCGCCGCTGTAAGCTGCACCACCGCCACCGGCGGGCGGCACCGGCGAGTTCCACGCCGACGTGGACGTGTTCCTCGTCTTGATGAACAGCCGGCGCGGGTCGAATTTCGACCAGCCGCTTGTATTGATCTTCGGAGAGGCCTTCAGCTGGGCGCGACGGAGCAGCCGCACGAGCATCTTCACCTTAGACGATGCCTGTTTCTGCATGCACTGTGCCTGCAGCGCCTCTGCGAACTTCGTGTGCACATACTGTGCACGCTGTTCGGCGCGCTTCACCTGAAGAGCCGCCGCGAACTTGTCGTATACGTCCTGTCTCACTGCCTATTCCTCCTTGATTCACGTAAATTATAGCACACCTGTTGCGATATGCCAATAGTGTCACTTCGCCTGGCCGCCTCCGTCGGCACGGCTGTACTCCATCCACTCGAGATACCCGAACCACCCGGTCGACCCGTCCTTCCTGGAGAGGGTCTGCCGGTCGTGGACGAGGATCCTGACGGTGCCGAGCTGCGCGCGCTTGGAGAGATCCAGCATGCGCCTGTTGTACGCCGTCCGGTCTTTCGCCGCGTGCATGTCGAATATCTCGGTCCTGTACTTCGATATCTCGACCACGCGCCCGTACCGCGCCTTCTGCTCGCCCTCCCGGATCGTGCTCTCGTCCGGGGTGAGGTCGCGCAGGCGCGGAAACAGCGAATCAACGTCAGACTGCAGCCCCGCCAGCATCACATCCCTCCCCCGAGCCCAGCGGCCATCTCGTCGGCGGCCGACTGGTACAGCTTGATCTTCTCCTTCAGCTCCTCCTCGCGAAGGCGCTTTCCGGCAATGCGGCGGCCGATGATGTGGCTGGCCACGCCGATGGGGATGCCGGCGCCGGCCGCGGCCAGCACCCACAGCGTCTTGGCGGCGTCCACGCCGCCCTTGGCGGCGTCCAGTATGCCGGCCGTCTTCTCCTGCGGAAGCGGGCCCAGTTCGGCATCCAGCATGCCGGCGTACGCCAGCGCCCCGGTCTTGATGCACGCGATCCTCTCGCTCTTGTTCAGGTAGTCTGAAAACATACTCTCTACTCCCTTATGGCGTTCAATGTTCCTACTCCGAGGCCGGCCAGGGACCCGACGAGCGCGCCGCGCCCGGCCCCGAACAGCCCGCACCTGACCCCGGCCTCCACCAGCTTGTCGCGGAGCACGTCCTGGGGCAGCGACGCGCTGTCCGCCGCGCCGTTGGCCAGGCCCACCCCTAGCGCGCCGGCTCCCAGCCCGCCCAACGCCGTGCCCCACAGGGCGCCCTTGGCCGTGCCGGACACCACGTGGCCGAGAAACGACCTGCGCCGCTTCGACCTGGCCGACGCGCGCTCGACGGCGTCCTCCAGCCTAGGGGCCAGCCGACCGTAGAGGGCGTTGATCTCGTCCGGGCGGAACATGATCTGCGCCTGCTTCTCGATGCGCCTCTCCTTACCGTGATGCGGAAGCCCGACAAGACCAAGTGCCTTAAGACGACGAAACAACCGTGCATCCTCACGTACCAGGTCATACATACGGCCAAGATCCAGATTCCGCGGCATCCTTGCCCTTCGTCTCGCGTACCACGCAGCTAAAAGCGGTGACACCTCCTTCTCAGCGACTATCATGGCATCTGACGGCATATTCCCCATCGGCCCAAGCACCTGAAGAGTATTATCGGCATCACGTAAAACGGTCGGCACTGAGCCAGCCAGAACATCACGACTGAAGATAGCTGGCGAAAGGTCGTCGGCCCGCTTCTCCTTCCGCTCCGGAAGGCCTGCGTGCGGGGTCTCCGCGAAGTGCCGCGCGTCCTCGTCGGAGATGCGCCGCGACAGTGCCGCAACCCGGTTGCGCAGTGAACGGCTTCCGTGGAACTCGCCCTTGTTGTAGGCGTGCACCATCCCGAACAGACGCTGCTGAGATTTGGACCTAGCTGGCATGTCCGCTCCTCCCTGTCACGGCCTGGCACTGCAGACCTCTATCTCTCGTGAAGCCGCTTGGCGGCGTCCTCAAGCCGCTCGTGCCGCCATACGCAAAACCTACCTTGCCGCTAACACCTGGCGTAACAGCGCACTGTATAAACAGCGGGGTGTCAAGCGTCAGGTATGACCCGCCGAACCTGCGAAGTAACGACATAGCCGCAACAGTGTCAAACGACTCGATGAACTGGCTATACAGTCTCGCCGGCACCATATACGAGTGCATCCCGAAGCAATCGCCGCCAGACCAAACCGCATACTGAGGACCGTGTCCATATCCGCCCGGCAAGCCTGGAATGCGTGACAGCCGCCCCCATCGTCGCAGCGTCCACCCCAGCTGCACAATCCCGCTTACGCCAGACGGATCCGGAATGTTAGCCAAAAGGCGCCCAAGGACATCCTCAGCATCGTCATGGGGATACGCGTCATCCTCGAATATCACCACAAACGGAAGGCCTAAAGACTGCGCCATGCGCACTATAGCGGCATGGCCCAACATTACACGTGCGACTAGCGTACGTCCTACCGTCCGGAACCCAGTCACCGCACGTGGAAGATTCCCGCAGTGCGGGAAACTCTCCCTAAACAGCGCGTAGAACCTGTCTCGCCTCTCCTGGTCTATGCCGAATACGAAAGAGTTACTGAAAAAATCCTCTAACGACATGGAGGGGCTATAAAACCGCGGCGCACAGGCCGAACCAACGCCCGCAGCCTGCACCGCTGGCCGTTCCTTACTACTCTGCGGAGACCGGTCTTGATCACTGGCAAGGACAGGCTTCAGGACCATCCTGTCCATTACACGGCCGACTAGCGACAAACCGCGGGCGCTATTAGCCGAAACGAGATTGCACCCGCGCTGCGGCGTAAACTCGTCCCCATACCCCCTGGAGTTCCGGTCGTTCAACCAGAAATCACCGACGGTAAGATCCGCGCATGACAACATGCCGTGACCGAAAGGACAACGCCTGCACATCTGCAGGCTGTCAAATATAAAATCCTTGCGTTCCACAGTGCGTGACGACCCGTCGTCAAACCCCACTCTGATGGCAAACCCGTGCTGGTAGCGGAAGTCCAGTGCCGAAACGCGCTTCCCAGCCGTGGCCTGCAGGTCGTCGACGAACTTAGCGAGTTTCGCCGGACGGGAGTACCCGCGACACCTGAAGTCGACGCATATAAGGTTGTCCGGAGCACCCCCGAGCAGCTTTTTAAGTGCCCTGACGTGGCACGGCGACCCTATGTACATAACCTCGCGGCCGGTACGCAAATCGGCACGCAGCTGCTCCATGTCTGGCAACGGGCAGAAACTGTACTTGCTCTTGGACAACCGAGCTGCATACTCCTCTATGGTCGTAACGCGCTCCGGCACGACTCGCTTGAAATCGGACGAGAACGCCGCACCATACACAACCCCGCCACGCTCGAAAACCGAACGCGCGAGCTCGAGCATGGCACCACCGGACGAAGACGCCGCACGAACCGCCGGGTCACGGGAGTACCCGCAGTAATCAACCGGGCTCGACTTAAGGCACATGTCGATGAAATCCCTTGAACGTGCTACCTCCGCCGCTATGCGCTCGAATATCTCGTCGTAGTTCCTGACTACCTCGTCCTCGATGCGGACATGCAGCAACTTAATCAGGTGCTGCATGCGGTGGTCGTTCAGGAGCAGCTTTATGCGGGGGACCCTATACAACAGGGCAAAGCAGAACCCGTGGTACGAGTTAGTCACCACACGGTCCGCCCCCCTGATGAGGCCTAGGAAATCGCGCGGATCAACTGCGCCTGTCTTTACGCTGGCGTTGTTACAGACGACACTGCCGTCTGCCGTCGTACGCGACAAGGCCGTAACAGAGCCACGGACCCTGTACGTAAACGTGCCGCCTGCATAACCTGCCCCGCGCGCTACGCCATGCCACCTGTCATACAGCAGAAACACCGGGTCCACCGTCACGAACCGGTCACCCCAATAACCGTAACCCTCGCGCAGCCCAGCGGCGATAAAAACGCCCATCGACTTGGTCAAAGCATCCGGGAGAGACCGCCAAGTCGGATTCAAGCCGGCACCATACGAGAACACGCACCGTCGCTGCAATTTAGAAATAAGCCGAACTGACAGTACCGGACAACGCAATCTCAAGTTTAACGCCTGATCCCCTCCCACCACGACATGGCTGAACCTGTCGAGAAACCCGGTCGGGGCGTCACGCATACTCACTATGTTCAGGCACTCCCGCTCAAACCGGTGGAAAAACAGGTCGTCGCCACGGTCGATGCCGAACCGGCTGGGATCTATGTCCATGGTGACGAGCGTCTTGCCGAACTCGTCCCTGAAGTACCGCTGGAGCGCATATGTCTGCAACCGCTGGCCGTAGTTGCCCTGGTCGAGCAGTATCGTGAGATTCGCGACCGGAATACCGTCACGGCCGGCCATGACGTGGGCGAGCTGCCGCTCCGCCTCGCACCCGGCCGACACCTCAGTTACATTCTGTGTCATACTCGTCATCTCTCCTTTCTCGGTCAACTGCGCATATTATACCACGGTCGACGCAGCCAGCGCAATAGCGTCACGCCAACTCAATCTCGGAGGCCGGGTCGTACGGGGCGTACGTGCCAGTATTCGGCCAATCCGGGTTGGTGTACGGTATGTTCTGCGCGAACTCCTCATCCACAGGGCGGTTGTAGCACCTGCAGTCCTTCTTCGACATATACTTGAATCCGCGCGGGCATGCTGCAAACGTGCAATCGCACTTACACCCGCCGTTGCCGTCCGGGACATACAATTCGCGGATCGACGCGGTCTTCTTCTTGTTCTTGCACTTGTTGTCCGCTATATCCTGTGCACACGGGTCAGAGTCCTGGTCGTGGGGGATGCTGCTAGACGAAACCGCTGAACCATGAGAGTCAGAGGAACCGTCAAGCGGATAGCCACACGCGCAAGCACATACTGTGCCGCCCGGCAACGTAACGTTCGTCACCTGGCACGCCGCCTCGTCGGCTGCAGCACAGCCATCGAGCAACGCCTTATCCGACGTGTCGCACTTGCCGGGGTAGACCTCGCACCAGCACTGCGGATAATTTGGGTCTACCGTCTCGTCGTGGAACTTGGTGCCGTCAGTCCCGCACTGCACCTTAAGACGTGTACAATAGTTCTCAGGCTCCGGAGGATCAGGCGGATCGGGCGGATCTGGCGGACCGGGCGGCGGTGTGGGAACAACTGCAGAGTCGCAATGCGCGGTCTCGCACGTACCCGTATTTCCGTGGACAACCCACTTATAGCCGTTCCTCTCGCAGAACGCCTTAGCCTCACGGTTGACTGGAAAACCGTTGCACTGACAACCGCACTCATCCTTGGTGAAGTTCAACTGAACACCACTCTGCGTAGGCTTGCACCATGTGTCAATCCCCTTGCAGTCTACCAACGAGCTGCTGCCAGACTCGCTGGAGTCGTCGCGACACGGTAGTGCCATGTAGTTCACGACCGCTACGCCAGGAGTCGAGTTCAAAGTCCACTTACCGGCTTCGCGCTTTCCGATAATGGCCCCGCCCTCTACGCTGACCATGAAACTGTCACCGCGCACAGTGACGAAGGTGTAGCCGGAAACGACCTCATCGTCAAAAGTGACAGTGTACTCGATGTAGAAATCCAGACAGCTGCTGCCCGAGCTGCTGAAACTGGAGCTGCTGGAACTGGAGCTGCTGGAACTGGAGTCGCCGGAGTCGCCGGAGTCGCCGGAGTCGCCGGAGTCGCCCGAGCTGCCCGAGCTGCTGGAACTGGAGCTGCTGGAACCCGCGCCGCGGCCGTCGGAGTCGTCGGGGTCGTCGGGGTCGTCGGGGTGGCCGGAGTCTCCCGGATGGTCGGGATGGTCTGGCTTCTCAGCGCTGGAGCTGCCCGAGCTGCCCGAGCTGCCCGAGCTGCCCGAGCTGCCCGAGCTGCCCGAGCTGCCCGAGCTGCCCGAGCTGCTGAAACTGGAGCTGCTGGAACTGGAGTCGCCGGAGTCGCCGGAGTCGCCGGAGTCGCCCGAGCTGCCCGAGCTGCCCGAGCTGCCCGAGCTGCCCGAGCTGCCCGAGCTGCTGGAACTGGAGCTGCTGGAACCCGCGCCGCGGCCGTCGGAGTCGTCGGGGTCGTCGGGGTCGTCGGGGTGGCCGGAGTCGTCGGGCTTCTTAGTGCTTGACGTAGCCTCAATAGTGCTGGAGCTGCCCGAGCTGCCCGAGCTGCCCGAGCTGCCCGAGCTGCCCGAGCTGCCCGAGCTGCCCGAGCTGCTGGACGCAATATAGCCCGGACCATCGCCACTGCTATGGCTGTTACTCTGGGTGCTGTCACTCTGTGCGCTGCCCGAACTGTCGCCGGAGCTGTCGCCAGAGCTGTCGCCGGAGCTGCCGGAACTGCCGGACGAGCCGGAGCTGGTGGAGCTGCCGGAACTGCCGGACGAGCCGGAGCTGGTGGAGCTGCCGGAACTGCCGGAACTGCCGGACGAGTCAGAGCTGGTGGAGCTGCCGGAACTGCCAGACGAGCCGGAGCTGGTGGAGCTGCCGGAACTGCCGGACGAGCCGGAGCTGGTGGATGAATCCAAGCTGTTGCTACCACCAGACGGAAGATCCTGACCTGGCTCGCATGTGCACGTAGCGTAATTGTATTTCTTGCCACGCCGCTTGCACTTCCGCGCCTGCTTGCGGTCGCACTTGTGGTCGTCGGGCTCGTAGCTGTCGTACGGCCAGTACGGATAGTCGTCCGAGTCTAATCCTGTACCTGGATGGCTACTCCCGTCGTCGGGACACGGATACGCCAGGACCTGCACCAACTCAATACCATCCTCGGCGGATACCTCCCATCTGCCGTTTACGTACCTCCCGCTGATAAGCCCGTCCCCGGTGTCAACGCCGAACTCCTCATTCTCCGTGCTAAAGATCATGTGCTCCGCAACCGGGTCGTAGCCCTCAACCGTGACCATGTACTCTATGTAGAACTCTGTACATCTGCTACCCGTGCTGTTGGACGAACCAGAATTGCCGCCAGAATCGCCGCACGGCCTTGTATCGACCCGCATCACCGCCAAGTCGCCCATCGGGTCGGCCTCAACAACCCACCCCCCATTCTCGAAGGTGTACACCAGGCACTCATGATCAGTAACCTGCCTCACGAAGAAATCAGGATCACTCTGCTCGCTGGTGTTGACAACGACCACGTGCTCAGTCATTGTCGAGTAGTCGACATAATGCGTGGTTATCTCCTGGCAGGGGTGGCCGGTGTGATCGCTGGAGCTGCCAATGTCGCACGCTTTTACGGACTGCGACGCAATACCGCCTGAAACCCCGGAGGCCAGCTCAATAGAAAGCGTCCAGCTGCCGTTGGCATAATCACCCACTACAGCCACATCGTTGACGGCGACCTCCTCCCGAAAATGAGACTCGCCCCCGACGGCGCGATGCCTGACCGTATCCCAAATCACCTCTCCATCCGGGTTACCGGTATTATTATAGTAGACCAACGCCGTAATATCGAAACAAGGGTCACCAGAGCTACCCGAGCTGCCCGAACCGCTGGAGCCGCTGGAGCCGCTGGAGCCGCTGGAGCCGCTGCCCGAACTGCTGGAGCCGCTGGAGCCGCTGCCCGAACTGCTGGAGCTGCTGCCCGAGCTGCTGGACGAACCGGAGCAGCACACCGAGTCTCGAGTGAAGCGCAAGGTCAAGCCTATGTCGTCGAAAAATACCTCGCCGAGGTCCAGGGCATCATAACTCCCCGTTGCAGTGGCCACAGAGGAGTTTACGGATAAATTCCAACTGCCGTCATCGCCGCGTTTTATGCTTACATAGCCGTACGGGGTACTCCCGCGCCACGCACCCTCGGAATAGTCCAGATCCGCAACGTCGCCAGAGCCTGCAACATGCCACGGGGCGTAGCAGTCGCCACCGCAATTGACCTCAGCGTCCGCGGGGGGAAGCGAGCTAGAGCCGCTGATGGAGCTGCCGCTGCTGCCAGACTGGCTGCCCGAGCTGCCCCCGCCCGAGCTGCTGGACGAGCCGGAGCAGGGGTCAGGGCCGGAGGAACTGGAGCCGCCCGAGTCATCGCTGGTGCTGCTCGAAGATTCGCACGGATTCACCGTATACTTGCCTACGGACACGTCCTCCCCCGTGCCCCACACTCTCCACTCACCACCCACGTACTGAACGTTTATATAACCGTCCGGAGCGACCTGCTCGCCGTACTCGCAGTCACCGTCTTTACGGGGGTCGCCGGTATTCACGGTGTAAGTGTCCCCATGCCACTCCCCGTCGCCACCGTATTCCTCACTAACGCGAGACTGGTAGGGGACGGTTATCTCAGCGCATGGCACCTCGGGGCAGGTGTCGCCTGAGCCGGAGGAACTGGAGCCGCCGCCAGATACGTCGGCGGCAGGAGACACCAACCGGATCGACACGGGGCTCGGAATATTCCACGGGTATTCCTCCATCGACTCCACGTCCGACATAGACTGCCGACTCTGGTTCCCCTCTATCGCGAGATCGGCCAGCGAGTAACAGCCTGAAAACGCGTTAGCCCCGATAGACTCCACAGAAGCCGGAATCTGCAGGCCGGCCAGGCTGGAGCAACCTGAAAACGCGTCAGCCCCGATACTGACCAGACTGTCTGGCAAATCAGCACCCGTGAGCCCATAGCAGTTCTGGAACAGCCCGTCGCCAAGTGCCGTGACGGTGTTTCCCACTACGATGCGGGACACCATGCTAACGTTCGGAATCGCCTCTCTGGTAAGCGCGCCGACTACATCCAGTGTAGACGTAGTTCCGTTGGTGTACGTGACATATGTCGCAGCTGGGTCGGGCACGTCTACCGCAGTCTGCCACGCCGGAATACTGGCATCGCCGGAGGGCCACTCGGTAGCGCCGACCGACTTCGTGGACACAGCCCCGTACTGGGCATCTGTAGCCAGCGGGTAGCCTTTCGGCACCTGGGGCATCTTCGCCGCCTGAGCCGATACCCGTGACTTGCGCCGACGTATACGCTTCATACTAGTTCCTCCTACCTACTCCCAGCCCATCATGCGGCTGTATACAAAATGAAACGCCTCATCGGCGTGCGGAACGCCGGCCTTGATGTCCATGGCGATCTTCTGCAGGTCCTTTGTGCTGTACTCGCCGATCTGATCGGATATCAGGATGTCGATGCCGACGCAAGACGGAAACCCCCGCGGGTCGAACCCGCGGGTATCATCAGCCGTCGCCTTGGCCACGCCTGTCATGCCACACCTCGTACGAACCTGGTCATGCCTAACTGCTCCTAGCACAGGTAATTATAGCACACCGCACGGTGAGATGCAATATGTGCTGATACGCAAAAAATACGCCCGAACACGATACGGATTCACCGCACTGGGGACTATCAACGCGCTGGCGTGACCTCAAACCGGCACGGCTCCGGGAAAAGCGAATGCAGGTAGCGCATGGCGGCGTTGAACCCCTCATCCGTATAGGCTATATGTGTTGTTGGGTTGTCGAAAGCGGCATCCGACCATATGAACGTATGGTCGGAGACATGCGCGCCGCGCTGCCGGATGAAGTTGAAGTACCCGGACATTATTATTGCATCTGTCCGGTACTCGTACTCGCTCCACTTCGCGTACGCCAGAAAACGGTCGCGGTCGAACTGCGTCCAGATATGCGGCTCCCAATAGTAGATTCCGCCCTCCCCAAGCCCCATCGCGACCCTGCGCAGCCTCTCACGCTCCAGCGTGCGGCGGAGCCTCGAATGCCACTCGTGATTCCTGTCGTCGTACCACGTGTCGTTCTTGTCGTACTCCCTGAGCCACATGGGCGCAAAGTCGTCCCAGGTGCACACGCGTGTCTGAAACTGGTCGTCAGAGCAAAACAATATCCGCTTGGCAATCCCGGGCGTCTCGCACGCGTGGGCCATCTTGTCGATTATGTTCGAGTCCTTCGCGAAAGTAAACCGGTCGCGCCACGGCAAGTGCGTGACAGCGCTGCGGTTAACCCACTTCGGGCACTCGCCTACTATGTAGACGCTGCGCACGAACGGACAATGGTTCGCCACATTGCGGAGCGCGTATCTGAGCTCCTCATTACCGTGCTTCGACCCGGTTCCGATCACGAACACCGCGTCGACCGGGTCATTGTCGGCACCCTGTGCCGCCTGTTCTACATGTACATCCATGTGTACCTCCGTTCCTCCTACTGCTTTGACTTAAATGCCGGATACCCCGCTGCCAGGGACCCGCCGACTAAAAACTCGCTCCTGTACGGCTTGCTGCCCGCGTGATTGTGTGGATCGCCCCGCCCATGCGGGCGCTGCACGGCAAGGCACGGCGTGGCGCAATACGCCACCGTGCGGTCCACGAACTCGGGTCGGTCGTACATGTCTACCGTGTGCAGCGGAACACCTCTGAAGGACAGGCTGTCCTCCATCAAGCCAGTCTTCCACAGCAGGCCCTCGCGCGTGAATGCGACGGCACCGGTTCCGCACAGAACGCCATTGACCGTAGCGCTGGAAAACCGTGACCACGCCCTGCCAAGACCGCCAGTAAAGCCTGCGCCGGCCCTGACATACCACTCCAGCTTAAGGAACTGCCAATCGTCTGGCAGCTCGGCGAACGAGGATCGGATTACGTCCATGCTGGCAAAACAGGCATCGTCCTCCATTATCAACACCCGCTTACAACCCCAAGCAAGAGCCAGCTTCATGATCTCGTAGTGCCCCATGGTGCAGTCGAAACCCCCAAACGAGTAGCGCTCGCTGGGCGGAATGAGGTTGCCCAGGATCCCTGTGAACGGGCTCGGGAAACGCCAGAACCACTTCGCCCTCGGCAGAAGCCCGACTCTGTCAAGCTCGCGCTCGAGCAGCTGCTTGCGCCTGTTGCTATACCCGGTCCAGTCCTGCACGGCCACCAGGTCAAACATGTCAAACGGATTCATGCTCTTGTATGCACATATGACACGGCTATCACGGATCAGACCTACTACACAGCATACGCGCCAACCTCACCTCCAGCCAAATGCCTGCCATACAGCCTATACGCATCCGGACCGCGACGACGCACACCGTCACCAGTCCAACGCTGCACTGCAAGCAGCGGTGTTGCAACATATGCGTGTATACCGCCAGTACCATGACTGGTGTCATATGCACTAAACCCGTGCATCGCCTCAAACAACCGCGAGTAGTCAGCACAGGCCTCTAGTCTGGACACCCTCCACCGCATTCCGACATCAGAATACGCGATAGCTGCCGAGAACCTGGTATCGAACCCTGACAGCGGGCACCAAGGACCCGAGATATCAGGCACAAACGTGCCTTTACCCCTATAGCCAACCCACTCAAGCTTAGCCATGTCATAGTCCTGTGGCATAGATCTGAGCCCGTCGGCCAAAGCGCCGACGTCCTTCAGGAAACGAACGTCGTCCTCCAGCACAAGCGCATGCCTACATCCTAGTTCCAGCAGTGTCTTGATTGCACGATACTGGTTCATATTGAGCCGGAATCCGCCGATGCTGAAAATATCATTAGCCAGCCGCAGGTTATTGGCAAGCCGCACCATAAACGGGTTGTCAAAGTCCCAGAACCACTCTACCCGGTCCAATAGCCCTACGCGCGCAAGCTCAGCCCTAAGACTCTCCTTCCTGTGCGCGTAGTCAGTGCTGCTGATCACCGCAACGGCATCAAACTGATCCCAAATTGACGGGTCAACCTTCGCAACTCCCATCGGAATACCTCCTCCTGTCATAAGAATCTCTACTTCAGGCTTAATGACCGTCCCGCGCCACCATGAACCACCCAGCCGCGATGGCCGCGCCGGCCGTGGCGAATACCACAATCCCCCACAGCTCGCCCTCGCTGAGCTCGCGTGGCTCGGGATCCGGAGCGTCATGCGCCTCGCAGTCACGCCGCTCGCCGTCACGGATGAGCATCGTGTTCCACACGTTGCCCGGGACGCCCATGTATGCCGGACTCGTCAGGAGATCAGACCCGGACGAGACTGCAGACAGGGCGACGGCCGCAACAGTTAGGATGCGTCTCAGAGACATAACGGTCACCCCTCCTTGTCGCCCGGATACTCCGTGATAAGCTCGGAGTACGGGAGCTTCGCTATGAACTTCTCGCAGAACTCGTGCCACGCCGGCAGCCTGTGGTTCCTGCGCCACCGCCAGATCTCGATCAGGTTCTCGTAACTGCACGTCCACGTGATGCGCTCGTACAGGTACGAGTGCGGGAGCATGCGCTTCATCGACCTGAAGATGCGCTCGGCCTCCTCGGTGTTGCCGTCGCCCTTCGCGAGCAGGTAGTTGTCGCGCGAGACGTTCAACGCCTCGATCGCAAGCTGCAGCTGGTGCGCCTCGAGGTCGGTCTCAGGCCTCTCGAAGTCGTCCGCGGTGAGGTAGCGGCTCGTGATCTTGTGCATCGTGGACGAGCTGTCGGCTGTCGTGCCGACCTTGTACGTCGCGAACTCGTGCATGAAGTACGACGGCATCTTGCAGATGTCGACGATAACGCTGATCTGCCGCATGAACTTGCGGTGCGGGGCGCCGGCCTTGATGAGGCGGCGCGCGAGGTCGCGGTCGGATGTGCCGACTATCGTATCATGCTTGTGCAGGACCTCGTCTATCACGTCCAGCGTGTCCGACTTGTCCCATCCGCTCATCGCGTTGCGCATCCCGCGCAGCGCGTGCTGCAGGTGCGACACTTCTATGTTGATGAACTCCATGTGATTCCTCCTATGGTTGCCGCTCTGATTCGGCGGACGACATCTCCCTTGCATGTATCGCGTCCTGCATCTTGCAAATCTCCTTTTCCGAAAACGCCGACGGAAATGCGCGCATGGTAAGCTCCACCGGGCGCAGAAACCCCTTCGGGGGGTCCTGCGTCACGTGATGATCCCCATGGCAGTATCCCGACCCGGTGTGCGCACTCCTCTTGCGCACGAACTGCACGAAGAGATCGTATCCCGGAAGATACGTACGTGCAACACGCGCAAAATAGTGGTCTATGTGCACAAAACGGTGGCAGTTGATGAACGCATCATATGCCGCCTCAAACACGATGTAGGCATGCGCACCACGAGTGTTGCCCGCACGCACGAGCTGAGCCGACAAGATCTCACGCGGCCTCCTGAAGTTGGTGCCAAGCTGCAGCACCCTGCAGTCGTCAGGAAGGTCGGACAGGTAGTGGCGCATAAGCTTGGCGGCGTCGGGATGCGGGACAGCGTCGTCCTCGAATATCAGCACAGACGGCATTCCGAGGGCCTTGGCCCTCTCTATTATGCCGACATGACTCATGATGATACGCTTCTCCGTACGAAAACTGCCGTTGGTGACCCCGCGCACAAACCGTGGCGGGACGTAGAACCCGGAATCCCCGAACACCGACTCCATGACCCTGTAAAACCGACCGAGTCTCTCGTCGTCAATACTTATCACGAACGATCTTGAGAATATACTGCTGATATCGCACACCATAAAAGCACTCCTCATACGACATACTTCTCGAACGCCCCACAATGACACCAGCCGGGCTTGTCCTGCTCAAGGAACGCCTTGCACATGCACATGGTGTCGGAAGACTTCGGCTGACATGCACAGTGCCCGCCGTTCTCCTTCAATGCAGCCTGGAATCGCGCGATGTGCGCGGCGTCCCACTCTGTGTTAAACCGGATGTGCAACGCGGTATTAACCTTGACCGGGCTCGGCACAATCCTGGCCAGCTGGCCGGCGAGACCAGCTACCGGTGTCGGATTCGCAATCTTGCCAGAGAGCAGGCCCTTGATCTTGCCAACCGCGGACGTAGTACCGTCCAAGCCCAGTTTGCCGCGGTCGTAGTCGTGTCCGCTGCCAAAAAACACAGCACGCTTACTGTCACGCATACAGGAAACAGCCATGAACGGGAAATAGTTGACATGCCCGTCTGGGGCAATGCACCACTTGAACCCGACGCCGCTGCGCTTGTCCTCGTCGTTGTCGTCCATGCTGCCGCCGAGCCACCACAGGCCACCGGATTCCTTCATGAACGCAAGGAACTCAGGCGCCAGTATGTTAGCCGTGAACCTGCGGCAGAATCCGCATAGATCCCCGTTAGTCCACATCGCGAAGAACGGAAGACCGCGCTTCTCGGCCTCCGTCTTGACGCGCGTGAAGTTCGAGTACCACACGCCGGTCTCGAGCTCACCGTCGCCTGGTGTACGACGCAGCGCCACCAACTTGGCGGTCACCGAGTCCGGTGCGCCCATGATCCGCTTGAGCATGTCAGCTGAAACAGCCATCTTAACTACCTTTCAATTTTTACTCGATGTTGTGCCGGCACTTATCACCGGCGGGACATAGTATAGCACAATCCGTGAAACGCGTGTGAGACAAAATCAGAAAATCTCATCTGAGGGCGGGAGGACCACTTACTTGCCGCGCGGACATGTGGCTACCGTGCAGTATGCGCACGGCCAGATCCAGCGCAAGCTCGACAGTGTCGGACATGGTAGTGTACCGGTACGACCCGAGCCTGCCGACAAATACCACTCCGGACGCGGCGGCGAGATCCGCGTACCTGGAGTACACCGCGTCGTTCACGGAATCGTTTATCGGGTAGTACCGGTCAAGCCCCTCCGCCCACGCTAGCGGATACTCCCTGGATACGATGGTATACCCGTGCGGGCAGTCCTGGCCTGACCCGCGCATGAAATGCTTGTGCTCGATCGTCCTGGTATACGGCACGGCGTCACAGTGGTTGACCACTGAATTGCCCTGGAAGTCGTCAACGTCAATGCGCTCATGGTCAAACATGAGGCTGCGGTACTCGAGTTTCCCAAACCTGTAGTCGAAGTACTCGTCGATGGATCCGGTCCACACAACTGCCACCCCATCCCGCACCGCATCCGCCACTGTGCCGCGGATATCTCCGTCCCCGGCCCCGAGGCGCACGTCCGCCCCGGAAAGCAGGCGGTCAAAGATCCCGGCGTACCCCCCGACCGGCAGACCGCTGTGCGCCGTCTTGAAGTAGTTGCAGTCGTACGTAAAACGGACCGGTATCCGGCGCATGACAGACGCAGGCAGCTCGGTACACGAGCGCCCCCATTGCTTCTCTGTATACCTCCGTATCAGGGTGTTGTACACATCACGCCCGACTACCGACAAAGCGTAATCCTCCACATTCTCGGCAGCGGCAACCGGCACGCAGTCATGCAGCAGCCTGTCACGCGCCTCGTCTGGCCGAGTAACGCCCCACAGCCGGTTGAACGTGAACATGTTAGGCGGCATGGCGTACACCTTTCCGTCGCACGCAGCAACGACTGAATGCAGGTACGGCCGCATATCGGCGAATCTGCAGATATACCGCCACACCCGCTCAGAGCTGGTATTGAAGATGTGCGCACCGTATGCGTGGACTGTTATACCGGCCTCGTCGTACGTCCAGCAACTGCCGCCGGCATGGGGCCTTCGCTCCAGCACCGTGACACGCCAGCCGGCGTCGAGCAGCTCGCGGGAGACGACAGCTCCCGCGAGCCCCGCGCCAACCACGACGCAGCGCCTACGCGCCGTAACCGCAGCCGGCACCTTAACTAACCTCCTGCTCCCTGGACAACGGGACGCGCGGAAGGTTGAGATGCAGCATGCGCACGCCCTTCAACTTCGCACGGCCGTCACGCACGTGACGCCATATCCAAAACCCGGTCAGCCGCTCAAACATGTACCCGCACTTTCTGGGATCGTCTGCCCGGTTCACGCCCAACGACCCGATCAGCGGTATCAGCACACGGACGCACCCGTTCAGGAAATCGGCATACTCCATGAAATCAGCCTTCGGCATTATGAACATATTGCCACGGTACAGCACAGTAGCCGTGTCTAGGTACGTAGCGAAGTCATCATAGCAATCTGGCATAGCCCGCTTCAGCTCCACCAGCAGCTCGTCAAGCCCACCGCCATGGCACGCGCAGAACTGCTTCCGCACAGAGCAACCCAGACGATGAGCACAGCATATCACCGTTCCCGGCTCGCCACAGCTCAGTTCCAGTCTATGCCGGTACATGGCGAATCCCACGAAATCAGGAAGCGGCCTGTAGTTGTTTGCAACCCAGTACAGAACGGTCGCCTCGTTGAGGTACCGATTGTACTGCCATATGCTATCGCCAGAGTCGTCGCAAACCCTAACACGCTCATCCCGGTACCCTCCCCCGCCGATCAGTACAAACGGAGGCTTGCTGTATGCGATTGGCAACAGCGACTTGCCGTGGCAGCACACGAATATCTTGGTCTCAGCCATATGCGCACCGCCTGTCAAGCATTGGCGGCCTCCGCAGGCCACATGACGTAGTCGTACCTGTTCGGATGTGACGCCAGCCAGTAATTCGCCCGCGACATCAGGTCTATAAAACGAGTATAGTGCTCCGTCGTATCGTAATCCCGCCTCACCCCGGGCGGATCTGCGGAAAACAGGAGCACCGGCTTGTGCTCCGCCAACGTCCGCATAGCCCCGTACAGAACTGGCACACCGTACTTCCTGGCGTCTAAAACCAAAAGATCGGGAGGCCTGAAACCGGAGAGGGCTACTAGCCGATCCACGGTTGTCAGCGGCATCGTGTCCGTCTCAATACCTACAACGCGCAAGCTGTCATAGTCAGCAAGCGATCGGTAAATAGCCACAACACGGTCTCGCCAGTCAGAGCCGGGCGATCGCGGGATAAGCCCGACCCGGGCGGAAAGACCCTTGCCCGCCGCGTAATACACGCACACGACCGACAGCGTACTGTCCAATACAGACCCTGCAGCACCAGGCGCAGAACCCGCGCTAGCCTGTGCCGGATCTCCTGTCACCGAACCGGGAGCATCCGTGGTCATCCCTAACACGTCACCTGAAACAGCCATTTTTCACTACCTCTCCATCCCCAGACCTGACAGTCTCACCGGGCCGCAGACGGCGACACGTCCCCGGCCGGAGCGGACGGCAGCAGGCCCCTGAGCGTCGCGCTCTCCTGCGCGCTGTAGTACTCGTGCACTGCGGCGTCGAGCTTGCGCACCGCCTCGGGCACGTTACCGTCACGGAGCACGGACACAACCGCGGTGATGATGGCGGCGCCGAAGATGGTCCCCAGCAGGAACGCGCACAGCCTGTCGTGCCAGCGGCAGTCGATTATCCTGTTCCTGACGATAGTGGTCTCCACGCGCCTGGTCTTGGACAAGGCTATGTCCTCGACGAGCCATCCCTCGTTCGGGACGACCTGCTTCACGCGGTCGTCGTACAGCTCGAGCATGAGCTGGTCCTTCTGGTACACGATCTCCGGGATGAACCCGAGATTGTCTGCGCACCAGTCCCGGATGTAGTCAGACGCCCTTCGCTTGACGGTCATGCCGTCCTTCCCGAGTTCGGCCAGATACTGCTCCTGCATGACCGGTGGCTTGGATGCCTCCTCCTCGCAGCGGCCGCACTTGCATCCCGTCGCGTGCGTCTCGCCACACAGACGAGGGGCAACGCGGGCAGTCAGGATCTTGACGGTCTTCCCCTCCGCGTGCATCCGCTTGATCAGCTCGACCATCGGCCGCACCGGCTCGCCGATACGGTCGATGCCCTTCCAGCCGTCGTACTTCGCGAGCGTGCCGTCAAGGTCGAACCCGTACCAGCCCTCGCCGGAAACACCGTGCGTGTCCTTCTTGTCCTCACTCATGGCTCGCCTCTCCTTTCTGGTCATCGAGTATGTCGCTGCCGACCTTGATCCACACCTTCTCCACGGACTGCTGCCGCATCACCGGCTTCTCCTGGTAGCCGAGCTCGGCCATGCGCACGTCCCTGCGGTACGAGACCGCCGTGCACGACACGACGACCGTGACGAAGGCGGTAAGGGCCATCGCCCAGAAAATCAACCAGAACTTGGCGTCGCCGTTCATTTCGCACCTCCGGTCATGGATATGCCGTAATGCTCGGCCGCGTGGCACAACGTCTTCATCAGCTTCTGCGCCACGTCGTGCGGGCCAATGCCCTTGAGCCCCGCCTCGAACGCGAGGTGGGACAGGTAGAACGCCGCCTTGCACAGGTCCTCGCACGGCTTGGCCTTGAAGGCGTACCGCTGCACGTACTTGATGACGTTGCCCTGCAGGAAACCGGAGAACGCATCGGCGCCCATCTGGTCCTTCAGGTGCATGAACGAGTCCACCCCGTTGGGGGAGTAGTGGCTCGGGTTGTTGACCGCCTCCTGGTTTGCAGGAGCGGCCGCGACTGTTGTCTTCGCTTTCATCTGTCTTCCTCTTTGATGTTGAACTCAATTTCCATGAACTCCGCCAGCGCGTCACGCCAGTCCGGCATCTGCGGCAGGCCAGTGAGCCTGATCGCCATCTTGTCCAGCCTCGAGTTGGCCGGCCTGCGGGCTGGCCTGGGGAACTCCGCCGCAGAGCATGGCCGGACCACCTGGTCTATGCCAGCTACCCTGAATATCTCCTTCGCGAACCCGGCCCACGACGTGGCGCCCTCGCACGTCATGTGGAACGTCCCGCGCAGCAGGGGCCGGTCGAGCAGCGCCCGCAGCTCCCGCGCCAGGGCGTATGCGCTCGTCGGATTCCCGACCTGGTCGTCCACAACCTTGAGAAACGGGCGCGTCCCGTCCGCAAGCTTGAGCATCGTGTGCACGAAGCTCGGCCCGCCCTTCCCGTAGAGCCAGCCAGTCCTGCAGATGCAGTGGTCCGGACACAGGGCCCTGACCTGCTCCTCGCCCGCTAGCTTGGACCGCCCGTACACGGTGCTGCCGCCGTTGGCCCGGTCGTACTCGGTGTACGGTCTGTTGGCCATCCCGCTGAACACGTAGTCCGTCGATATCGCTATCAGCCTGACGCCGTTGCGGTCGCACGCGGATGCCACGTTGGCCGACCCGCGGGCGTTCAGCCCGTACGCCCGGTCGATGTAGTGCTCGCAGGTGTCCACCGCCGTCATGGCGGCACAGTGGATCACCGCGTCGGGCACCCACCGCTGCAGGGCGTCCTCGAACCCGCTCTCGTCCATGATGTCGGCCTCGTCCTTGTCGGCCGGTATCACCTCGACGTCGGTCATCACGTCGCTTATGGTGCGACCGAGCATGCCCTGGCCGCCTGTTACCATCACTCTCATGCCCGTGTCTCCTTTACCAGTTCCCGCAAATACTCGCCGTAGCTCGACTTGCCGTAGCCGTCGGCCAGGGCCTTGAGGCCGGCGTCGTCGATCCACCCGTTGGAGCGCGCGATCTCCTCGATGCACGCGACCTGCTGCCCGGTGCGCGCAACTACGGCGCGCACGAAATTCGTTGCGTCGGCCAGCGACTGGTGCGTCCCCGTGTCGAGCCACGTGAACCCGCGCCCCAGCGTCCGGACCTTGAGGCGGCCCTCGTACAGGTACGCGCGGTTGACGTCCGTGATCTCGTACTCGCCGCGCGCGGAGGGCTTCAGGTTCGCGGCTATGTCCACCACGTCGTTCGGGTAGAAGTAGAGGCCCACCACGGCGTAGTTTGACCTCGCGCGGAGGGGCTTCTCCTCCAGCGAGACCGCCTTGCCGGACGAGTCGAACTCCACCACGCCGTACCGCTCCGGGTCACGCACCCGGAAGCCGAACACGGTGGGACTGCGACTAGCCGACACAGCCAGCAGGAGCGTCTGCAAGTTCGCGCCGTAGAATACGTTGTCCCCGAGCACGAGGCACACCGGGTCGTCGCCGATGAACTCGCGTCCGATCACGAACGCGCGGGCTATGCCGTCGGGCCGCTCCTGCGCCTCGTAACTGATCCTCATGCCGAGCCCGGACCCGTCGCCGAACAGACGCTCGTAGCTGGGCAGGTCCTGCGGCGTGGAGATGATCAGCACATCGCGGATGCCGGCGAGCATGAGCGTGGAGAGCGGGTAGAACACCATCGGCTTGTCGTACACCGGCAGCAGCTGCTTCGACACGACGCGCGTCAAAGGGTGCAGGCGAGTACCCGCGCCACCTGCAAGTATAATACCCTTACGTGCTAGAACATCCATTACTAGCGTCCTCCAACGACGCTACCCGCATCCAGCGCGGCGCGGTAGTCCGCCACAGTCATGGCGAGGCCCGTGTCCAGGTCGATTTCCGGCTTCCACCCAAGCGTCCGTATGATCGTGGTGTCGCAGAGCTTGCGCGGCGTACCGTCCGGCTTCGTGGCGTCCCAGTCGATCGCCGCCGGACACCCAGTCGCCGCCTTCACCTTCTCCGCTAGCGTGCGGATGGACACCTCTTCGCCCGATCCCACGTTCACGAGATCCGGCGGGTTCTCCAGCTCCAGCATGAACACGCACGCCGCCGCAAGGTCGTCAACGTGCAGGAACTCGCGGAGCGGCGTCCCCGTGCCCCACAGCGGCACCGTGGCGTCGCCGTTGACGCGAGCCGTCTCGAACTTGCGGATCATGGTGGGCAGCACGTGTCCGCCCACGACGTCGTAGTTGTCGCCGGGACCGTAGAGGTTGGTGGGCATCAGCGAATGGTAGAGAACTCCACAGTCGCGCCGCAGGAACTCGCAGAGCTTGAGTCCGGATATCTTCGCGAGCGCGTAGCCCTCGTTCGTCTTCTCCAGCTCGCTCGTGAGGAGCGCGCTCTCGGGAATCGGCTGCGGAGCCATGCGTGGGTAGATACAGGTGGATCCGAGGAACAGCAGACGCTTCACGCCTGCCTTGTACGCGCCCCAAACCGTGTTGAGCGCGATCATCTCGTTCTCGTAGAGGAAGAGCGCGTTCGCCGCCGAATTCGCGCCGATGCCGCCCACGCGCGCTGCTGCGATCACCGCCACGTCCGGCTTCTCCGCCGCGTAGAACGCGGCGACGGCGGCAGGGTCGAGCAGGTCCAGTTCCTTGTGCGTGCGCGTGACAACGTTTGCGTAGCCCTTCTTGGCGAGCGCGCGGCACACGGCGCTCCCCACCATGCCACGGTGTCCGGCAACGTAGATTCGGTCTGTCTTGTTCATTTCAGCTTCAACTCCTTCTCGGCCAGCTTGAGATCGGCGTCCATCATCATCTTCACGAGGCCCTTGAACGTGACCTTCGGTTCCCAGCCGAGGACGCGCTTCGCCTTCGAGGGATCGCCCAAAAGCTGCTCCACCTCGCTCGGACGCTCGTAGCGGCTGTCGTGGCGAGTGTACTTCTCCCAGTCGAGCCCCACGTACCCGAACGCCTCGGCCAGAAACTCCTTCACGGAGTGCATCTCGCCGGTCGCGAGCACGTAGTCGTCGGGGTTGTCCTGCTGCAGCATCCGCCACATGCCCTCCACGTAGTCGCCCGCGAAGCCCCAGTCGCGCAGGGCGTTCACGTTGCCCATGAAGAGCTCCGACTGGAGGCCCAGCTTGATGCGGCTCGCCGCGCGCGTGATCTTGCGCGTCACGAACGTCTCGCCGCGCCGTGGCGACTCGTGGTTGAACAGTATGCCGTTGGAGGCGTGCATTCCGTACGCCTCGCGGTAGTTCTTGACGGCCCAGTACGAATAGAGCTTCGCCACGCCGTACGGGGAACGCGGGTAGAACGGCGTCGTCTCCTTCTGCGGCACCTCCTGCACCTTGCCGTACAGCTCGCTCGTCGAGGCCTGGTAGAAGCGCGTCTTCACGCCAGTGA